AAATGCTATAATACACACATAGCAAAAAGGAGCTGATTATGATGGTACAAGATCGCAAAACTGGTGAATGGTACAACCCAGAGCTGAGATTCCAAGAAATTCTTGCCCAGCATTGGTTTATTGCTATTATAAAACGGCTAGCTAACAAATAACAGGATTTGACCTTTATTCACCGAAATGTTATAATATACACTTAGCAACAAAGGAAACACCATGCAAGATTTACAGACACAAGAACAGCGTTTAGACAATGCCATGCTTAAAGTGCAAGTTTCACTCAACGAGATGTTTCTAGACCAAAATGACGAAGTGCAAGACGCTTTTAACAAGTTTGTGCTAGCCTACAAAGCAGCCTTAAGCGCCCGTTATTAACAACACTTTGGCGCATTTGACCTTTATTCAGAGTTCTGCTATAATACTATTTTAACGCACAAAAAGGAGCCAACCGTGAGTGCAATTCGAATCGTTAGTGGTGAGTACCGCAACAAAAAAGTAAACGGAAACGTTTTCAAATTAGTCAGTGGATTTCAGACTGGCGTCAAGGGTGGATATGTGACTGTGCAAAATGACGGGGCATTTCCCAACTGCCCAGACACTATCCGCATTCGTGTAAATAATATTTCTGACTATGAAATGGTATCAGGAGAAGCTGTGACAGAACAAGTTCAAACACCCGTGGCTCAGGTAGCAGTTGAAACTGAAGAACAGGCAATGGCTCGAATCCGTGAGCGTTTTGAAATTCTTACAGACATGACAAAGGCCGCAACAGCCGGCGACATCCGTGCCATGATTGTGTCAGGACCTCCGGGCGTGGGCAAGAGCTTTGGCGTGGAATTGGAAATTGACAAGGCCACTATGTTTGACAAGCTGGCAGGCAAACGGCTTCGTGCAGAAGTTGTCAAAGGCTCAGCCACCCCAATTGGCCTGTATCAGACTCTGTACAAGTACTCAGACGAGAACTGTGTCTTGGTGTTTGATGACTGTGACTCGATCCTGTTGGATGACGTTGCACTGAACTTGCTGAAGGGTGCCTTGGACTCAGGCAAGAAGCGCAAGATTTCCTGGTTGTCAGAATCCAGCAGCCTGCGCCGCGAAGGCATCCCGGACAGTTTTGAATTCAAAGGCAGTGTGATTTTTATCACCAACTTGAAGTTTGACAAAATGAAATCGCAGAAATTGCGGGATCACCTGGATGCACTGCAAAGTCGCTGCCATTACCTGGACTTGACGCTGGACACCATGCGTGACAAGATTTTGCGTATCAAACAAATTGCCAGCGATGGCGTGTTGTTTGCAGACTACGACTTTGAGCAGTGCCAGCAAGACGACATCATTGAGTTCATGAACACCAATCAGACTCGACTGCGTGAAATGAGCCTGCGTATGGCGCTGAAGGTAGCAGACTTGGTAAAGAGCTTTCCAGCAAAATGGCGCTTGATGGCAGAGACCACATGCATGAAGCCTGCACAATGAGATAGTTTTTCTGGGCCTAGGTTGGCTCCTGCCCAGATTTCACAGTCGCCCCTAAAAAGGCGACTGTTTTTTTGACTTCTTGCAACAATAAGTATATACTAACATATGAAAAAATATTGTATAATGCCGTTTGCATCTGTCAGAATTGAAGATGGCAAAAATAAAAATTCAACACTAATTAGACCGTGTTGTTTGTTTAACCCGGATAAAAAAACAACTTACACTAACCTTAATGAATATCTTGAGTCAGATATGTTGCAAGAACTGCAACAACATCTGTTGACTCAAGATACCTTGCCTCCGGGCTGCTCTACATGTCAACTAGTTGAAGAAACAGGACAACTCAGCGTTAGACAACTTAAAAATAGATACTTTGACATTGATCATCTTGCTGAAACAGCAATACAAGAACTAGACATATTTCCATCAAACTTATGCAATCTCAATTGCATCATGTGCAGTCCAAAATTTAGTAGCGCCATTGGTGCCGAACAAAAAAGTATGGGATTGATATCAGAAATTATAAACTTTGATGAAACAGACCGTGTGTGCGAGGCAATTGAAACATTGCCAAATTTAAAATACATTTCGGTAGCCGGGGGAGAATTCTTTTATGCCAAGTATTGCATACGCATACTAGAACAAGTGCAAGCCAGTGGCATAGAATATTTCAAAATAACCACAAACGGCACAATACTAAATCCTAAACACATTGAAATCCTAAAACACATACCAAAATTAGAATTACGATTTAGTGTGGATGGTACTAGCGATCATTACGAATTCATACGATATCCGGCCAAGTGGGATGAAGTAAAACAGAATATACTAAACTATCAACAACAATTACCAAATGCAAAATTGGAAACAGTAATAGTAGTGCAACCACTAAATATTTTTTCAGTGTTTGATTGGTTAGAGTTTGCTAACCAAAATAATCTTGAGACACACTGGATTAATTTGCTTAATGATGACTTGAACTGGGATATGCTAACTCCGGTTGAAAAGAATAACATAGTTGAGTTTATCAAATTGGGACTCAAAAATAGTACCCTTACATCACGACAAAAAATATCTTTACTAAACTACAGCAAAAATACAATAGCTTGCTCAGAATTTGATTCTGTTGCTAGAACTAGGTCAATTGAGAAAATAATTAGGCTATGCAAACATCGCAAAATATCTTTAAATGTGTTAAACTTAGTGTTCAAAGAGCTACCAGATCTATTGCAAGAAATAATCAACTATGAAACAATGCACTATAGTAATTCGAGATGAAGTCAACATCAAGATAGAAGGACTTGATCTAGATTGCCGCAAGGCTCTGGTCACGGCATTCAAGTATGAGAATCCAGCAGCACGTTATCTGCCTGCGGTACGGCTGGGCCGATGGGACGGCAAGATTGCCTACTTCCAACTGGGTGGCAGCACCTATGTGAATCTCTTGCCCGAGATCATGCCCATACTTGACAAGTTCGACTATAGTCCAGTACTAGATGATCAGCGTGAGTATGCCACTTCTTTTGACTTTGCAGCAGTGTCAGAAAATCATTACAGTCATGTGCTGTGGCCCAAAACCCATCCAGCTGCTGGCCAGCCCATGGTGCTGCGTGACTATCAAGTGGAAATTATCAACAAGTTTCTGACCAATCCGCAGTGCATACAAGAAGTGGCCACCGGAGCAGGCAAGACCATTATCACAGCAGCCTTGAGTGATGCTGTCAGTGCCTATGGTCGAAGTATTGTGATTGTGCCCAACAAGAGTCTAGTAACGCAGACCGAGGCAGACTACATCAACATGGGACTGGATGTGGGCGTGTATTTTGGCGACAGAAAAGAATACAATCGTCAGCATACCATATGCACCTGGCAGAGTCTCAACAACATGATGAAGCTGACCAAGACTGGTGAAGCAGAAATAACCATTCATGAGTTTATACAAGATGTGGTGTGTGTGATTGTGGACGAGGTTCACATGGCCAAGGCTGATGCACTCAAGACCCTGCTGACCGGAGCCATGAGTCAGATTCCCTTGAGATGGGGACTAACCGGGACAGTGCCAAAAGAACTGTTTGAAAGCCAGGCCCTGTTGGTCAGCCTGGGTCCTGTGGTCAGTCGACTCAGTGCCAGCACACTACAAGACGCAGGCGTCCTAGCACAGTGCCATGTGAACATTGTGCAACTGGTGGATCATGTGGAATACGCTGACTATCAAAGCGAGCTCAAGTACCTGCTGGAAGAGTCCGGAAGACTGGACACCATGGCAGAACTGATACGCAAGGTAAACGAAACAGGCAATACTCTGGTGTTGGTAGACAGGACTGAATGTGGACGACAACTGGTAGAACGCCTGGGCGACAAGGCAGTGTTTGTGTCTGGTGCTACCAAGTCAAAAACCCGCCAGGACGAATACAATCAGGTAGCCGATGCCACTGACAAGATTATTGTGGCCACTTATGGTGTGGCTGCGGTGGGTATCAACATACCACGCATCTTTAATCTTGTGCTGGTAGAGCCAGGCAAGAGCTTTGTGCGTGTGATACAGAGTATTGGACGCGGTATTAGAAAAGCCGAAGACAAAGATCATGTGGAAATCTGGGACATAACCAGCACATGCAAGTTTGCCAAGCGTCATCTGACCAAGCGCAAGGCCTTTTATAAGGAAGCCAACTATCCATTCTCAGCAGAGAAACTAGAGTGGATGAAGATCAAATAATGGTTGACTTTACTTTACAAATACTGTATTATTAACACATGAGAATTTTAACACTTGACAACAAACCCTATGATCTAGATCATTTGCCCGACGAAGTGGATGATATGCGTTTTGCCATCCTGGACAACAGCAATCCACAAGATCCAGATTATCACTACATTCCTTTGATATTTTTAGAAAGCTTCAGCGCACCTGCCCTGGTGCTGCAGATAGGGGATGCCAGAATTAAAATGCCCGTGGACTGGCAAATTTTAATTGGTGAACCAGACCTGGGTGACCTAGAAATGCTGCCCTTGACCAGTATCAATGATCGTGGCTTCAATGTGTTCCAGTTCAATCCTCTCAGCAGCTTTAGACCCAGTTTTCCACCCATTGAGATTATTGATGTTTATCAAGAAGTATCCTGGTATGCTCCCAAACTCAAGAATGGACAGATGCTGTGTGTACCTATCAACGATGCCGAACAACCTGACTGTGTGTACTTTGTGAAAGACGTCAGTCGCAATTGTGAAATAGTAGACTACAACAAGGCCTGGTAGATATGGCTTACACAGAACCTGAAGTATTTGTAACAATCAATCGATTGGCTAGACTGTTTTTAGAAAGCTACCCCGAAGACCGCGAAGGTCTGGAACGATTCCTGCGTTGGGCACATGTTCAGTACGGGTATCAGTATGGGTAGCCTTGTGCCTGGTGTGCCCTTGATCTACGAACGTGTGGACGGCACGGTGTACTCCAGACGTGTGGGAGAACTTGCTCGCACAGTGGTGGGCCATGATCATGATCCTAGGACCAGTGATGGCAGACCTGTGTATGACCATATACAGGAAGATAAAATGTGGGGAGAGATTCGGCGAACGGCCCGGACCAATCCCACTTTACAAGACGCCCTGGAACGTGCTATAATGATCTATCAACTGAGCAAGACCACATGAGTGATAAACTACACATTTCAAACGAGATGCGCCAACTGGACGTCAAGAACAGAAACTTCTATGATGAACTTGACTCAGATGAGCGCAAGAAATTCTCTACGTTCCTGATGTTGCGCTGGGGCTCAGCAGTAGATGGTGCTCAGGAACTGCAAGAATACTATGTGCAGAGCTGCAACCACTATCTCAACAAGCACTTTTTTGACATAGGCCGTCATCCCAAACTGCAATGGCTGTGTGCTACTGCAATGAGTCCGGGCATGGGCACAATGCGACATCCCTGGATTGCTCCCAAGAAAAAAGAAGCAGGACTCAGTGCCAAACGTAAAGCCTTGATGGAAATATATCCCACCTACAAAGACGACGAAATTGACGTAATGGCCGAATTGGTTACACAAAAAGAACTAGACGTATACAATCGAGACTCGGGTAACACCAAAAAGTAATCAGCATGACCCATGTGTGCGAATATTGCAAAAAAGAGTTTGTGAGAGAAACATCTATACAAGCGCACATGTGCGAACCCAAACGTCGTCGTCGCGAGCGTGACGAGCCGGGTCCAAGACTGGGATTTCAGGCCTACATTCGCTTTTATGAAAGCATGGCAGGATCAGCCAGAAACAAAACACACGATACCTTTTGTGAAAGCAGTTACTATCGTGCATTTGTGAAGTTTGGGCACTACTGTGTGAACACCAGAGTGATCAACCCAGACAGATTCATGGCCTGGTTGTTGAAACACAATCGCAAGATTGACCACTGGTGCAGTGACAAGGTGTACACAGAATATCTAGTAGATCACCTGAAAGTAGAAGCCGTGGATGATGCACTCACACGAGCCATAGAGTTTGGCATAGACTGGTCAGAAAAAAACACCAGCCCTGCACATGATTGCATGAGATATGGCAATGCCAATGTCCTGTGCTATGCTGTGACCGCAGGTAGAATAAGTGCCTGGGTAATTTACAATTCAGAATCGGGACAGAAGTTTCTAAGCGAACTAGATGCCACACAGGTTGCTATGATATGGCCCTATATTGACAGCGATGCCTGGCAAAAGCAATTTCAGGATAGACCCCAGGATCAGGCATATGCCAAGAATATTTTGAAACAAGCAGGATGGTAACATAATGATCACCAGCGTTTACCCCACAAGTACATGGGTCACAACAACCAATCCTGTTGGACCATACATCAGTCCAGGTGCTGCCAGTGCAGGCATGTTGCGATACCACAACAATCAAACACAGGTGTATGATGGCAACGCCTGGCTCGCTATGGGCGGCGGATCCAGTGTGGGCCTTACCTCCAATGCTGAAGAAGCACTTGCCTGGGCATGGCTAAAGATGGCACAAGAGAAAGCAGCCCAGGACCTGGCACAAAAGTATCCTGCTGTGGCAGATGCACTGGAGGCTGTGCGTCTAGCTGAGCAGCAATTGAAAACAGTTGTGGCCTTGTGTACAGTATGAGCGCAGACATTGACATTGACTTTGCTGATCGCGAACATGTACTGAAACTGATTCAGCACACCCCTGCACGGCAGATCACAGATGGTAGACCTAGACGTCACAATTCAGGAGTGTATGTCACAGACATTCCACAAGATCCTGTGAATAACTGTGCTGCCATAGACTACGAGTCAGCAGAAGCTCGTGGCTATTTCAAACTGGACTTCTTGAACATGAGTGTGTATCAGTTGATACAGAGTCCCGAGCACTACGACGCTGTGCTTGCAGCCACACCACCATGGGCAAGACTATGGCAAGATCCTGAATGGGCCAAGCAGTTGGTTCACGTGGGCAATTATGGACACTTGCTGGCGACCATGAGACCTGACAGTATACCTAGAATGGCAGCATTTATATCAATCATACGCCCAGGCAAGGCACACCTACAAGGGTTAGATTGGCCCACGGTGTTTGATTCAGTCTGGGATGGCGATACCAGTCGAGGCTACACATTCAAGAAAGCACATGCTCTAGGTTATGCGGCTCTGGTAGCCTTGCACATGAATCTATTAGTCTAGGCGTCTCACAAGAGTAATAGATTTTCTCTTGCCTTTTCTACGGGCAATGTCATTTAGGCTGCACACAGGACCGTGCAAGATTTCCAGATCTTTGTTGACAAATGTGCGAAGGCACAGACGAAATTCATCCCATTCTCCACGCAGGAATATGTTGATCGGAATACTTCTGTTGCTTTCCCACCACCAGGTGTTGGCCAGATCAAGATAACGTCGTTTTTGTTCTGAATCTTTGACAGTTCCAAAGTCATAGATGGTTGTGATAACATCATCTCTGTTTTGCACAATCCCCACATATTCATTGCTGGCGTAAACGCACAAGGTAATAAACGGATATTTGTCAGCTAGTTTTTGAAATAAGTCTTTGCCCATATAGTATTAGTTTGGATATTTATACCAAGGCTCCTTAGGTAAATATTGTTTGGAGCGTCCTATGTATTCAACCCCTGTTTATCTTTATCAGCAAGTTCAGCGAATTTTATTAGTAGATACCAGCGGCGCTTATTTTGACCGGAGGTGGGATCCTGTGTATGCAAAAAAATTAACTGTCAACAAAGGTGTTGACAATGTGATCTTGTTTGAGTTTGTGAACCAAGATCAAAAACCTGTGAATATCACAGGGTCGGCACTGAAGTTTAGACTGATCAATTTGGCTGGCAATCAACAGCTGATTGAAAAAGAAATGGTCATAATCAATGCTCAATTTGGTCGTGCCAAGGTAACACTCAGTGCTGCTGAAACCACAGAGTTTCCTGCAGAACCGTCGAGCTATGCAATTGAACGTGCCAGCGGCGACCTAGTTGAAGCAGTGTTTGTGGATGCACAGGCTCTGGCCCGTGCTGATGTGGACATTGTGGATTCTGTGCAGCCACAGTTTGTGCCCAGCGGCCTACTAAGCATTCCTACCATTTATGGTCCAGAGGTATATATAAATCCTGTGTTGCAGGGCAACTATCCTGACTGGGCACTCAACCCGCCACCGGGCAATACCAATGCAAATCCTCAGAGATACTCGAGTTTTGTGTCAACCACAGGTGCAAGCCTGACCACATTCCAGTTGGAAATGGATCATTTCACTGGCAACATCAAGGCACAGGCAGCACAAACTTATGAATCAATCTGGGCAGATGTTTCGGACATCTATCAATACTATAATCGCACCGGAACAGAACCCATCACAGTGCCAGGATATCATCCTTTGCTACGTCTAAGTCTTGACTCCTATCCGGGCACAGCACAAATTCAATTGGCCACAGCCACAGCAAATGGAGCAAATGGAGTGATCACTTCTATCACTGTGAATCAAGGTGGTTACGGATATCTGGCCCCACCCAGAGTCAACATCATTGGACTTGGTGCGGGCGCTGTTGCTGAAGCAGTAATTGCTGGCACCTCAGTATCTGCCATAAATGTTATAAACGGCGGAACAGGATATGTGACCAACCCAGCTACCAATCAAGTGGCTGCAATAAGCATCAATACCGGAGCCGTGACAAGTATACTAGTTAGATGAAATTTAAAAAAATTGTAGGGTTTGGTGATTCCTGGATGTTCGGCGATGAACTACTGGATCCAGAACTACAACGACAACATTCAGATGCACACACATGCTGGCATCAAAACAACGCCTATCGTGAAAGTCACAACTTTCTGGGGCTGACAGCACAACACTACGGTGTGCCCATGGAAAACTTTGGAATTGCCGGAGGCAGCATGCAAAGTTCCATGTGGACATTTTTATGGTGGTTGGATCACGAGCCCGAGCCAGAACAGTGCCTGATCTTGATTGGACACACAGACTCAGATCGTCTGAGCTTTTACAATCCCAATCATGTGAGCTATGCCAACGATCCTCCTTGGAATCGATTCATACACTCAACCTGGGTGGAATACGGCAGCAGTGTGGTTCCGCAGGAATTTAGAAACATGGTCAAACAACAGCTGGTGCTGACCAACTGTTCAAAACTAGCAAAACTAAATTATCAGCAAACCCTGCTGAGCTTTGATGGTATTGCTGCTAGACGCAATCTTCAAATGATGCAGTTCCAGATCATGCCTGAAGATGTCAAACTGGATCTGCCCACCCAGATATGGCCCGGCTTCTCTACTACCATGTGGTTTCGTAACCATCCCGACAATCAACAACGAGAACTGGTCATGCCCGGAGGTCATCCCAACGAAATAGGGCATAAAATGATTGCAGAAAAGTTGATTTCTACCATAGATGATGTTACAATGTAAGAATGCTCGACATTCTTGGATACTTACCCGCCAAACGAAAATCTAGTGCATCGGGGTGGATCAGTTTTAATGCTGTGTGTTGTGAACACAACGGCGACACACCAGATCGCAGAAGCCGCGGCGGAATCAAAACATCTGAACAGGGCTGGAGTTATCACTGCTTCAACTGCAACTACACCGCTAGCTTTATCCTTGGCCGTACTGTAAGTTTCAAGGCCCGCAGGCTCTTGAGCTGGATGGGTGTGCCCGAACGTGAAATAGAAATGTTGAATCTTGAAAGTCTGCGGCACCGGAGCATACACGGCATTCTAGATGATAGACAACGCACCGTGGATATTCTAGCAGATATCAAGTTTGAAGAACGAGACCTGCCGCCATTCGCTGAACTGATTGGTAGCACAGGACTGCATCGCGACTATGTGAGATCAAGATGTGTGCCAGATGATTATCCTGTGATGACACAAACAAATCCAGAAGCCTGGCCCGCCCGTGATCAAGTGATCATACCATTCACACATCACAACAGCATTGTGGGACACACTGTTAGATTTCTGGATGATCGTAATCCACGCTACATCAATGACATGCAGCCAGGCTATGTGTTTGGCACAGACCTGTTGCGTCCTGACTGGACTCAGGTGATTGTGACTGAAGGTATCTTTGATGCACTTAGCATTGGCGGTGTTGCCTTGATGCACAACACCATAAGTGATGCTCAAGCTAGATTGATTCGCAATCTTGGTCGAGAAATCACAGTGGTACCCGATCAAGATCTAGCAGGTATGGAACTGGTGGATCGTGCTGTGGAACTGGGCTGGGCTGTGAGCATGCCCGCATGGCCCCGGGAAGTCAAGGATGTGAATGATGCTGTCAAACTGTATGGGCGCCTGGGCACATTGCTAACTATAATTGACGCTAGAGAAACATCCAAGATCAAAATTGAATTACGAAAGAAACAACTTGTTAAAAGACTACAGCACTGATGTTCAGAAACTATTCCTAGAAATGATGCTGGAGGACGCCGCCAGCTACGTTCGGGTGCAGAACATCTACAATCCAGAAAATTTTGATCGCAATCTAAGAACCGCTGCGGCGTTTATCAAGGAGCATTCAGAACAGTTCAAGACTCTGCCAGATCGAGCACAGATCGCTGCGGCCACAGGCATCAAGTTGAATGCAGTGCCAGACTTGAACGAAGGTCACTATGACTGGTTCATGACTGAGTTTGAAGCATTTACACGACGCCAGGAACTAGAACGTGCCATTCTAAAAGCAGCAGACTTGCTGGAAAAAGGCGACTATGATCCTGTGGAAAAACTGATCAAGGATGCTGTGCAGATTTCCCTGACCAAGGACATGGGTACAGATTACTTTGCAGATCCAGCAGCCAGGATCAACAAGTATTTCAATTCAGGTGGACAAGTTAGCACAGGTTGGCCGCAAATGGATCGACTGCTGTATGGTGGATTCAGTCGTGGTGAACTCAACATCTTTGCAGGTGGTTCGGGCTCGGGTAAATCCTTAGTCATGATGAACATTGCCCTGAACTGGTTGCAGCAGGGCATGAGTGGCGTGTATATCACACTGGAACTATCAGAAGAACTCACAAGTTTGAGAACAGACGCCATGCTCACAAACATGAGCACCAAAGAAATACGCCGTGACATTGACTCAACAGAACTCAAGGTCAAGATGGTGGCCAAGAAATCCGGACAGTATCGTGTGAAAGGCTTGCCGGCACAGAGCAATGTGAATGATATCCGTGCATATCTAAAAGAAGTACAGATACAAACAGGCATCAAAGTGGACTTTGTGATGGTGGATTATCTTGACTTGGTCATGCCTGTGAGTGCTAAAGTTAGTCCCAATGACTTGTTTGTGAAAGACAAGTATGTATCGGAAGAGCTGCGTAACCTGGCTAAGGAACTGGGCGTGTTGTTGGTAACAGCAAGTCAGTTGAACAGATCAGCAGTGGAAGAAATGGAATTTGATCACAGCCACATTTCAGGTGGTATCAGTAAAATCAACACAGCAGACAATGTGTTTGGTATCTTTACCAGTCGCTCCATGAAAGAGCGTGGCAAGTATCAGATACAGTGTATGAAATCTCGAAGCTCGACCGGCGTTGGTCAAAAAATTGATTTGGAGTACAACATTGAAACCATGCGCATTACTGATGAAGGTGGGGACGAAAACGGTCATAACAAACCACAAAGTTCAATCATGGACTCAATTAAGGCCCGCAGTCAAGTCGCGCCTGCTGACAGCGGCAGTAGTTCGCAGCCCTGGGAAAAGCCCAGACCACGAGACGGTCATGATCCTTTGAGTGGTCGAGTCACAGCAGATGTACAAAGCAACAAACTCAAGCAGTTGCTGGGGCAAATCAAAGCTGCATGATATACCTAGATTTTTTTTCTGGAAGCCATGGACATTTTTTAGAATACGTGATAAACACCTGGCTACACAAGGGTCCAAGGGTACATAATATTTTTACTGAGCACGGATCTTGCCATCAAATTCGCAATGACAAAAATTACATGGCGCACAGGATAGTAGAAGCTGCACATTATACTGAGTTTGATATATCACAAAATACTCCAACCAAGGTAGTTAGAATCAACATTAGTCAGGACTGGGCCAACTGGATATATCAAATCAATGTCATGAGCCGAGCCGGCGATATACCTTTAGAAAAAAAAATAAAACTAACCCCAGAATCAGTGAGACATAGTCCTGTAAAACTTAGAAATGAGTGGTATGCTAAATTTAATTCAACTGTTGATGGATATTCTTTGCCAGATAATTGGCGCTGGCCCGACGCAGTAGTTTTTGAATTTAACATGGAAAGTTTGTTTGATCTAGTGGAATTTTATAATGAACTGTATCGCCTGGCCAATTTTTTAGAAATAACATTCGTACCCGACCGGGAGCTAAGTGATTTATTGGAAGAATTTTTAACTAGAAACCAAGGATGGCAATATTACAAAGAATGCAAACACTTGGCACATGCCGCAATTGCAGGAAACAATATTGAATTTTTTAGTAATGAAATATCTCAGGCATTAATCAATAGTTTGTTGTCAAAGTCCATTGGAATATTTGATGGAGAGTTGTTTGATAATAATAATTATCCTACATCCACCTGTCAGATATGGAACATTGTGGATCAACACTTAAAAACTTTTGATCAAAGATTTTGATATGAAGAAAATCTTTTGTTTTGGTGACGGATTTGCAACCGGGCATATATGGCCAGAGTGGCCTCAGATTTTACAAACGCTGGTGCCCGAACATCAAGTAATCAATACCGCAGGAATTGGAGCAGGTACTGAATTTTTAGTCTCAGGATTTGTTGATCTATTAGATCAGATGCATGATAGCATAGTAATCTTTCAGTGGCCGACCGCTGACAGATTTGATAAGATAATCGAAGATGACTCCTGGCAAGAGATTATTGCCAACGACCCAACGTATCATTTCAACGTCAATGTAGATTTGCAAGGAAAAAACTGGTGGTTAAGTAGTGCTAGCAAAGTTCAGGAGGTCCAGCATTACCACAGCCTTTATGTACAACAAAGCCAACACAATCGTAGACAACAAGTATATCATGCACTAGTATCGCAAACAGCTGAAAATTTAAATTGCCAAATAGTTCATACAAGCACAGACTCAGAAAATTTTTTTAGTAAAAATAATCAATTTAGCACAACTAGGCAAGCAGAAGTGCAACCGTCGCCGATTGTACATTTTCATTGGTTAATAGAACAAATTATTCCTCAGATCAATGTTACTATTGATCCAAATTTACAAAAAGAATTAGAGTCACTAATCAATCAAACACAGTGGATTCCATATGATCTGGATAGAGAATCAATCTGGGCAGAAATAAATAATCGACTCAAGTCTAACTAACTCTAGTTGAAATCAAAAACCGATAAATAATGTCAAAGGTCTGCAATAAAAATCATGCAAAAACGCACCCGTAGTTTGTTAGAAGAATTAGATTCCATGTATATCGAGCGTGAACGCGATCTAGTGATTGAGAGTCGGGCATCAAATGTCATAGCCAGTGCTATCAACTTGCTGGAGCAGATTGATGCTACATACACACCCGAGCAAGCAGAAAATCTCACACGCAAACTGCTGAATTCTATCCGTACCCGGGACGCAGGACGTTTTGCTAGAACCGTTAGAAAAACTCCAACAAGCACATAAACTCAACAGGATCAAGATGAAAATTTTCGAAGGCGGCAATGTATTCAAAGACCCCCAAGGCCAACCACTGACACAACGCATCAATCAAGCTGACGTTGCCGCTACCATTGCCTGGGTGGAACAAGTTACAGGTATTGAATTTCCTGAAGATCGTTGGTTGGGCAGCACTGGCCGCAAGGCCACATCTGGTGACCTGGATCTAGCTGTGGATCTTGGAGAAACAACCAAAGAACAGGTGGCAGCCGGGCTAACACAATGGGCCACCAGTCAAGGACTCGACCCTCGTGAATGGGTTCGTAAATCAGGCGAAGTGCATCTTAGAACTCCCATCGGCGGAGATCCCGAAAAAGGATTTGTACAGACTGATTTTATGTTCTTTCCCAACCTGGATTGGGGCACATTCTATTATGGTGGATCTGAAGGATCAGCCTACAAGGGCATGAATCGCAATGTGCTGCTGAGCAGCTTGGCCAAACAAGCCGGACTCAAGGTGGGCGCAAATGGCATGATCAGCCGCACCACAAATGAACTGGTCCGAGGCGGTCAAGATCCAGACTATGTGTCTGCGGTATTGCTGGGCGGCACTCAGGACCGAGCTGCACTAAAGAATGTAGAATCAATTTATGCTGCTCTAGCAAAGGACCCCGACCGTGACGCCAAGCTCAAAGACTTTCGTGAATATCTAGCCCGTGAAGGCCTTAAAGAACCCGAAATGCCTGTAAAAGAAAATGATGTTAACTTCTTGGCCAGACTACGGGACAGAATAGTAAATCAAGGCATGCAGCAATTGATCGAAGCCAAGCCCTTGTATCAGATATACGAACAAGAGCCCACTGCGGTGGGCGGCCAAGCCAAGGGTATTGAGCATCTGGAAGACTATGTGTTCCGTCAAGGAACCGCGGGTGTTGACCGTGCGCTGGCCATTGCTGATTCTTTTTACAAACAGCCCAAACAAGGGTCAGTCAAATGGGACGGAAAGCCTGCTGTGGTATTTGGTCGCAAGCCCGAAACCGGAGAATTTGTGCTCACAGATGATGCAGGATTCGGTGCAGTTGGATATGATGGCCTGTTTACCAGTACCGATGCTGTGGCTGACCACATGGCACAGCGTGATGCCAATGCTGCTGCCAAAGGCAATCAGGCCACCCGAGTGCAGACACTGTTGCCAGTGTATCAGAGTATCTGGCCATATTTGGAAGCTGCTACTCCAGAAAACTTTCGTGGCTATGTCAAGGGCGACCTGTTGTACAGTCCCGAAAAGCCCTGGGAAATAAACGCAGGTCTGGTGGAATTCAAACCAAACACTGTGGAATACAGAATTCCAGTTGCCAGCAAACTGGGCAAGGACATTGCAGGATCTCAAGTTGGTGTTGCTGTGCATACCATGTACGAAGATGCAGGCGCTGCCAAGCAGCCACTCAGCAGAGTCAAGTTTAATCCTGTGCCCGGCCTGTTGTTGATCGAACCCATATATGCTAAGCCTGTGGAAACAGCAGATCCCATTGTCAAACAAATCAAGTCACTGTTGCGCCAAAACCGAGCAGTCATGAACACCTTGTTTAATCCTGCTGAACTACGTGCCATGAAAATAACTGACTTGGCCAAGCTGGCAATAGACTACATCAACAAACGTGTGGATCCAAACCATGCAGCATACACTGGCAATTTTAGTGATCTTGTGCCGGGATTTCTAGCCTGGCTGCAACAGACTCAAACACCGCAAAAGTACAACAACATTCTGCAATATCTGCGCAGCCCTACCAGCAATGAACAAGCCTTGGCTGCTGCCTTTGTGTTGTTTGAATTGCTGCATGATCTGAAACTGGACCTGTTGACCAAGCTGGATGCACAAGTGCCCGGCAACGAAGGATGGGTGTTTGCAACCCCTGCAGGCTATGGTAAAGCAGTAAATCGCTTTGATTTCACAGCCAGAAACAAAGCTCGAAACAACCCACCAAGCCCTTAATTTTTATCAAGATCGATAAATAAAAGTAGGGCAAGTAGCCCACTTACTTAAGGAGACTTTAAATGTCAGGATTTACAAAAACAAACGGCACGAATCAACCAGTATTCAACATGGATACAGCCAATGGCAACATTGGCGGAACAGCTAACATTGCTGCAACTGGTTCAGTTAACTTCCAAGGTCCCAAGCTGGATTTCTTCAGCTTGGTTGCCAATGGTGCGTTGACTACATCAGCAAACGTGAATGGCTATATCAACAATGTGTTGCAAGCTATTCAGACCAAGGGCACTGTGGCCATGTATCAAGTTAGTCCAGCAGCACCAACAGTGTTGAACTTGGCTATCTATCCAACAGGCGCATACACTGCTGCCACATTGTTGACCACTGCTAATACCAGTGCCACAGTGGCATCTGGTGGTCAGAACTTGGAATTGAGTTCAGCAGCCGGCAATGCAGTGTTCACTACTGCTGCTACCAACTTTGCTCCTGTCTAATACTAGATAGTAGTAAAAAATCAAGGCCCTGGTTTATTTCCGGGGCTTTTTTTTGGCCGTAAATACTCCATGGCATATAGTATTTGTGTATTGACTGATTTTGATTGTAGACCCACTGGTGTTACAGGACATTTTCGAACAAGCGTCTTGCCGTTTGTGGACCGAGCAGATCAATCAATAACCAATTTTGAATCCTGGAACAGCAGTAGAAATCAACAACGCAACTGGGAAACTATATTGCAATTGATAGGACTGTACACACAGCCGCAGCACATATCTAACATACGAATGCAAAACGGTCGTTGGGAATTTGAGTTTGAAACAGAGTTTGATGATGTGTTCAGACTCGATGAAGATCCAGTGGGCTTGCTCAAACAGGCATGCCGCGGCGTTCCAATCATCAACTATGTTCAGCAACAACTGACCACACTACTACAACCAGACGTGAACATTTGGTTCTATCCAAAAGGCCATAAATAATTCATGGACACAACAGAAATCGAAAAGAAGAGCCTGGAAGCGCATGTAGAGCTCTGCGCCGAACGTTATCGCCATCTAGAACTGCAACTAGATTCTGCCAATTCTGCTATCAGTCGACTAAAAGACATGACAGAAGAAGTTCATGCCATGATGCATAAAATTGTGGACAATCGAAACAATCAATTGATAAACTGGGGACTTGGATCTATTGGGTTCTTGTTGGCCACTGTTGGTTGGTTGTTATCACACTACGTATTCAAATGAAAGCCAGCCGCAAATTGGCCGCCCTGGCCGAAAGAGAACTGCCTCATCTGCTGGAAAACGTCATTGTAGAAGACGGGGAAAAATATCGTGCTTTTGGCAAATACACAATACAGCCCAGAGATCCGGGATTTGACGTTTCCATAAGAGACGATGCTGTGGGCAAATTTAGCACTACTAAATCTGCACTTGCCTGGTGCATAGCCGACAGATTAAACTATTTTAATCTTGCTAGACAAATACAAGAGCTAGATCAATCACTCACACGATTGCGCAATGATATTTACATCCGTAAGAACATTGCAGATCGTATGTCGGGAACTGCCTGGGAAACTGTAATAACCAAAGTATCCTACCGACAAGACCAAAGTCAACTGCTGGAACAAGAGTTGACAAAATGTATAAATTTGGCTAAATACTGGCAACTACGAGGAAACTCAAATGAAACTAAACGAACTGGCCGTAACACGCCCCACACAACAAATCGCTAAGGTATTCGAGAGTCATTTTGATCAACAAGTTCAATTTGACTCAATGAATCGCGGTCAACTGCACAACATGTATCGCAAGGTACGTGGGGTATTATCTGAACACAGAAGCGGCCCTGCACGTCACACCAGTGAGCGTGACCCTGCTTACCTGAAATTGATGATGATGGAACAGGCACTTGCAGAAAAAATCTACGAAGATGAAATGGCCGCTGCCAACACTGCTGCCCCTGCACCGGGAGTAAATCCCCAACAGGCTGCTGCCATGGCTGCCAAGCAAAAGATGGACCAGAAGACACAGATACAAAAAGAACTTGAAGATCTGAAAAAACAAGTGACCGACAAGCAGAACGAACTTACCAATCTCAGCAGCACTACCTCAGTGCAAGAACGTCGTCGTGCTCAAACTTATGGATACTATCTTAGCGAAAGCGAAGTTCAGCAAGCCCAAGTAGTTCTGGCTGCACAAGACATGGTTGACAAAATGCAAGGCATGATTGAAGACACCACTGAGATGCAGTTCAAAGAATTGCCAGCCTTGGTTGATTCAATTAAAAATCAAATTGGTGCAGATCAAGCAGCTCAGTTCAACAATGATGCACAAGCAGCATTGACCGGACTGGTTCAGAATCTGCAAGGCAGCAAACAACAGCTGGAACAAGCTCTTGGTGTGGTAACTGGTCAAGGCCCTGTTGAAATGCCCGGAGCTGAAATGGCTCCACCTCCACCAGCCGGCGAAGAACAAATTGACGTGAGCATGACTGCACCCTCTCCTGAAGAAGAACTAGATGCAGCAGCCGTTGGCCCTGCAGCATCTCTAGGACGAGAGCGCAGATAATGCGAATTGATGAAGTAGCTGTAGACGACACCGCAGACAAATTACTGGCCCTGGCCCAATTTGCTGTGGGCCGTGCCACAGATACTTCTGCAAAACTACAAATGCCTGTTCAGGCATTTATCAATCGTGCTAAAAATATTGGGATTGATATCACTCCTGATACTTTGCAAAGCCTAGTTGGCCAACCGCCCTTGAGTGGCATAATAGAACCCATGTCGCCAGATGCTACTGAATTGATATTCAAAGGCGGCGAACAACCTGGACCCACTGCTATGCCGGTAAATCAAGCACAAAATATTGTGGCACAGGCTGCAAAATCGGCCATGAACAAAGACCGTAATCTCGGTTGATTCAAACTGGTTGACTAGTCAGCCTGTTGGTAGTATACTCAACAAAAGGAACCTGTATGGCTTATTCAAATCAAGTAATCGATCACTACGAAAATCCACGCAATGTGGGCAGCTTTGAAAAAGGCGATGTAGACGTTGGCACAGGCATGGTAGGAGCACCTGCCTGCGGTGACGTAATGAAGTTACAAATAAAGGTTGACAATGATACAGGTATTATTACAGATGCAAAATTTAAAACGTATGGCTGCGGATCGGCTATTGCGAGTTCGAGCCTCATTACCGAATGGGTCAAAGGAATGCACATCGACAAAGCAGGAACAATCAAAAACTCCGACATTGCCGAAGAACTAGCATTACCTCCGGTCAAGATCCACTGTAGCATCCTGGCTGAAGATGCCATCAAGGCCGCAGTAGCAGATTACAAAAGCAAGCATGATCTCCTTAACTGATGATGCTGCTAGAAAAATAACTCAAACCATTCAACGTCGCGGCCATGGTATTGGTATTCGTGTTGGTGTAAGAACCACAGGTTGCTCAGGACTTGCTTATGTGTTGGAATATGTAGATACAGCACAACCTGAAGATATCTGCATTGACTGTGCCAACTGCAAATTGTTTGTTGATCCCAAAAGTTGTGCCTATCTTCAAGGACTTGAAGTAGACTACACAAGACAAGGTCTCAATGAAGGATTTGAATTTTCAAATCCCAACGAACGCGACCGCTGTGGTTGTGGAGAAAGTTTTAGAGTTTAAATGATAGTCAACCGATACAACTACACGCCCATCAATAGAGAAACCATAGACGGCAAACGACACTACTGTTTGCCCGACGGCAGCAAGGTACCCAGTGTAACCACAATACTGGACCGAACCAAGTCAGAAGAAAAACGTCAGGTCCTGGCCAACTGGCGCCGGCGGGTGGGCGAACAAAAAGCACAAGAAATTACCACAGAAGCAGCCAACCGTGGCACACGCATGCATGCGTATCTTGAGCACTACATGTTGAATGATGACATGAAACCCTTGCCCGGCAATCCTTTTGCACATCCTTCATGGTTCATGGCAGCAGAAGTTATTCTACAAGGACTGTGCCATGTGAATGAATTTTGGGGTGCAGAAGTTCCTGTGTATTATAGTGGGTTATATGCCGGAACCACAGACTGTTTGGGCGTATGGAAAAACAAGCCTGCTATCATGGATTTCAAACAGACCAACAAACCCAAAAAACGTGAATGGATTGATGATTATTTTGTGCAGTTGGCAGCGTATGCAGCAGCACACAACGAAACCCACGGTACTGCCATTGACTGCGGCGTTATTTTGATGGCTCAACAGCCCGATGTACTAGCAGACGGTAGCCTGGGCAAGCCCATATACACCGAGTACGTGATTGAGGGAGACGAGTTTGCACACTGGACCAATGAGTGGATGAAACGAGTTGAGCTGTATTACGCCACACGCTAAATACAGCACAGAATCAGGATTCATATGGCAATTGTACAAGTTAGTCGCATCACAAACCGTAAAGGTCTAGCAGAAAATCTGCCGCAATTGGCCGGTGCAGAATTGGGCTGGGCTATTGACGAACGCAAATTATACATCGGCAATGGCACCCTTCAGGATGGCGCACCGGTTGTTGGCAATACTGAAGTTCTCACAGAGTTCTCAGATTTGCTGTTGGTAAATGGAGCATACACCTACCAAGGTGCTGCTGCTGGATACACTGTGCAAACTGGTGCCACGTCAGGCAGTCCAGTTAGTTTGAGTTTACAAAACTGGTTGGATCAATTTGCCAGCGTCCTGGACTTTGGTGCAGTAGGCGATGGTGTCACAGACGATACGGCTGCTATCAATCGCGCATTGTACCAGTTGTTCTGTAGAGAAATCAATCCACAAATTCGCCGGTCGTTGTTCTTCCCGGCCGGCGTTTACTTGGTTACTGAATCAATCATAATTCCGCCTTATGCCAGACTCTACGGCGAAGGTGCAAACTCTAGTGTTATTACGCTGGACACTTCAAGCCCTACAAGTACCTTGAGTGAATACGTGGCCAGATTTGGCGACAGTCTACAACAGACAGGTGTAAACATTGGAAATAACGGTGCTATTGCACCTACCAATATTGAAATTGCTTTCCTAGGATTCCAGTCATTGGCAATCACAGACATCATGCTGGTACAGGATGCTAGTTTTTGCACATTTACCGATGTTGGTTTTAACGGACCGTTGGTTCAGGCCGATCTTGTGACAGATGCTGACAATATGGCATGTGTGCGGTTTGACTCAACTCTGAGTTTGATCTGCAACAACATCACCTTCCGTAGATGCAGTTTTACAGGCGCCACCTGGGCATTCAACACTGCCAACGAAACGCAAGGGTGTGTGGTAACTGAAAGCCAATTTGACACATTGTTCCAAGGTGTGCTGTTGGGTGACCCGACGCCTGTGAATGGTGGACCAACTGGATTCCGAATCCTGGGCAACAGCTTTGATAACATCTATGCTGAAGGTATCAAAATTGCTGCCAACACCGGACTCAATGCTTCGGGCTACAATGTGTTCTATGACGTTGGCAACCACTTTAATGGAACCACAAGTCCAGCCACATCAGTAATCAACTTCCTGGGTGAACAAAATGTCAGCATAGGTGACATGTTTGAACGTACTGCTGTTTATGCTACCACCTATCCACGAATCAACATAAATGATGGAGTTAATCTTGCGTATGAAAGTGCTGACCAAATCAAACAAGGCACCTATGTAAGAGAAACGGGTCAGGCACTGACCTTGGTGGACAACACTGCCGGTCAAGTTATAACCACATTTGATGCGACCAAAATTCGTGCAGTACAAATCAATTACACTATTGTGAGAACAGTTGACATTCAAACCGGAGTGTATTTTATTGTGGCAGGCACAACTAGCTCGGGCACAGGATTAACTGGACAAGATACCAGTGTAAATAATGGCACAGGTCCGGGTGTGACATTTGCTGTGAGCGAAACAGCCAGTGTGGTATCCTGGACTGCAACCACTTCCAGTACCGGTAATGCTGGTACTATTCAATATTCAATAACCCACCTAGCATAAAAAGCGATGTGGCTCCCCACTTTTGCTCAACGGCTCGACAGTTGGTCACAACTCCGGGCCCAAGCCGCACAGGTCGATTCAGAATCTGCACTGCACCTGATTAATGCCTGGTGGTTTTGCGCTCCGTGGCGTGCTTACCATTTGCACTGGGATGATCGGCCCACTTGGCCAGATCCCTGGCAACTATTGAGCGACAACATGTACTGCGGCCTTGCTCGCGGACTGGGAATCATGTATACTATAGCTATGCTGGACCACTCGGAAATGCAGGATTCCCATCTAGTAGACACTGGAAGTGACAATTTAGTCCTAGTTACCCAAAAGAAATATATATTGAATTGGGGGCCGGAACAAGTGTTAAATATCAACCCAGGACCTTATAAAGTTCATCATAGTGTTTCGCTACAAGAAATAAAACAACAAATTAAATAATAATGAAAACAATCACAGTACAAAAGCGCAATGGCCTTCGTGAGCCGTTGGCGTTGGAAAAATGGCAGACACAGATTGCAAAAGTATGCGCAGGCATTGCAGATGTTAGTCAAAGCATGGTAGAAATCAAGGCACAATTGCATTTTTATGATGGCATCACCACTAGAGAAATAGACGGTATCACGCTTAGAGCCATTGTTGACTTGATTGACGTGGAATCAAATCCCGGAGTTGGGCACACCAACTATCAGTTTGTGGCCGGCAAGCAACGACTATCAATGTTGAGAAAAGACGTTTATGGTACCTACACACCTCCTCACCTGTATGACATTGTGAAGACCAATGTGGCCACAGGCTTGTACACTCCTGAGTTGTTAGAGTGGTACACCGAAGATGACTGGAACCGCATGAATGACATGCTGGATCATGCCAAGGACGAACAATACAGTTATGCAGCTATTGAGCAGCTGATTGAAAAGTACCTGGTAAAAAATCGTTCAACAGGACAAACTTATGAAACTCCACAAATTAGATACATGGTCGCGGCCGCTACTGTATTTCACTCAGAAGAACCGAACACAGCGAGAATGCGCTATATCAAAGAATATTACAATGCAGCGAGTGATGGTCTTTTTACTCTTGCTACTCCTGTTCTGGCTGGCCTGGGGACTCCTACTAAACAATTTTCGAGTTGCGTCCTTATACGCAGCGATGACGACCTCGATAGTATATTTGCTTCGGGCGAAATGATGGCCAAGTATGCCAGCAAACGTGCTGGCATTGGCTTAGAGATTGGTAGACTACGTCCGTTGGGTTCACCCATTCGCGGTGGCGAAATCATGCACACAGGTATGATACCATTCTTAAAAAAATGGTTTGGTGACCTGCGCTCATGCTCACAAGGTGGCATTCGCAATGCCTCAGCCACAGTGTTCTATCCCATCTGGCATCATCAGTTTGATGACCTTATTGTACTCAAGAACAACCAAGGCACAGAAGAAACTAGAGTCAGACACATGGATTATGGAGTGGTCCTCTCCGCCTTCTTCTGGAGACGATTTAAGAATAAAGAGATGATCACATTCTTTGATCCTAATGAAGTGCCAGATCTGTATCAGGCATTCTACAGCAATACAGAACTGTTTGAAGAACTCTATGTCAAATACGAAAAGCGCAAGGACCTTCGCAAGAAGACCATGAGTGCAGAAGAAGTATTCAAGGGTGGCATCTTGAAAGAACGCACAGACACTGGCCGTATCTATCTAGTGTTCATTGACAATGTGATGAAGCAGGGTCCATTTGATCCTGAGTATCATACAATCTATCAGAGTAATCTATGTTGTGAAATACTTTTACCTACTAAGTCTTTTAAGCGCCTCGATGATGCTGATGGCCGCATCGCTTTATGCACTCTTGGTTCCATTAATTGGGGTGCCTTCCGTAATCCTGAAGATATGCGCAGGGCTTGTCGCATTTTACATAGAAGCCTCAATAATATATTGGACTATCAAGATTTCTTATCAATTCAATCCAAACTAAGCAATGACGAGATTCGTCCGCTAGGTATTGGTATTACCAACCTGGCATACTGGCACGCCAAGCGTGGCTTGCAATATGGTGAAAAGGATGCACTAGGTGAAGTCAAAACTTGGATGGAACACCTGGCATTTTACTTGACCGAAGCCAGTGTAGAACTGGCCAAGGAACGCGGCAAGTGTCTAGGCAGCGATCACACACGCTACGGTCAAGGAACATTCCCCTGGGAACTACGAGCTCAGGGTGTGAATGAACTTGCAGACTTTGCTCCAGAGCTGCCATGGGAAGCCCTGCGTACAGAAATGAAAACGCATGGGGTACGCAATGCCACACAAATGGCAGTGGCTCCTGTGGAATCCAGTTCAGTTGTAATCAACTCAACCAACGGTATTGAAATGCCTATGAGCTTGATCAGTGTTAAAGAATCCAAAGCCGGAAGCCTGACACAGGTGGTTCCAGAGTACCACAAACTCAAGAACAAATATCAACTGATGTGGGAACAGAAAGATTGTGATGGTTACTTGAAGACTGCGGCTGTTATTGCTGCTTATGTTGATCAGAGTATCAGCACCAACACATTCTACAATCCTGCACACTTTGCAGACCGTAAGGTTCCGACCACCCTGATTGCACGAAACTTGATGCAGTCACACCACTGGGGCCTGAAAACTTTTTACTACAGCCTGATCAACAAAACAGGCAGCAAGAATGTCACAGAAGATGCCCCGCTTGAAGTGATTGACTTTGACGATCAAGACGACTGTGAGTCGTGCAAACTTTAACAAAATAGAAATATAAAACAAATGTCAAAACAACAATATAACTTGGCAACACGAACCGATTACCTCAATCGCAAGATGTTCCTGGACCCTGCAGGTCCTGTAACTATTCAACGCTTTGAAGAAGTCAAATACAAAAAGATTGCAGACTATGAAGCCACAGCACGTGGCTTCTTTTGGCAACCCGAAGAAGTCAGTCTTACCAAAGATTCAAATGACTTCAAGGATGCCAGCGAAACAGTTAAGCATATCTTTACCAGCAACTTGTTGAGACAAACAGCTCTAGACAGTTTGCAAGGTCGTGGACCCAGTCAGATCTTTATGCCTGTGGTATCATTGCCAGAACTAGAAGCTCTAATCTACAACTGGACATTCTTTGAAACCAACATTCATTCAAAGAGCTACAGTCACATCATTCGCAACATCTACAACGTGCCCAAGGATGTGTTTAACACCATTCACGACACGCAACAGATCATCGACATGGCATCAAGTGTTGGCAAATACTATGATGACCTACACAGAATCAACTGTGCCAAAGAACTAGGCCAACCTGTGGAAGAAGTAGAACATGTGAGAGCAATCTGGATGGCATTGCATGCCAGCTATGCACTGGAAGCGTTCCGCTTTATGGTCAGCTTTGCCACAAGCCTGGCCATGGTAGAGAACAAGATCTTCATGGGCAATGGCAATATCATTAGTTTGATCCTGCAAGACGAGATCTTGCACAAGGAGTGGACTGCTTATATGATCAATCAGGTCATCAAAGAAGATCCACGCTTTGCCGCAGCCAAGGTTGAGTGCGAAGCTGAAGTGTATGAGTTGTATCTGGATGTGATCCGTGAAGAAAAGGGCTGGGCAGACTACCTGTTCAACAAGGGACCTGTGATTGGACTCAATGCCAACATTCTCAAAGACTTTGTGGACTACACAGCCGTGGGCGCACTCAAGGAAATTGGTATCAAGTATCAGGAACCTGCACCTCGCTCGACACCTATTCCTTGGTTCAACAAGCATGTGAACACATCAAACAAACAAACTGCACTGCAAGAGTCTGAAAGCACTAACTATGTTATTGGAGTCATGAGCGATCAGCTGGACTACGATGCACTACCGGAGTTATAAAATGAAAACTCAATGCACGATCTGCCCACTAGAGGGCTCACATTACACACAATTTTGCTCACTGCTTCCTGTATATCAGTTAGCAAATACAGTGCATGAATGTCAATATCAAACTGAATGTTCACAAATTAGAGAGTCAATAGAACTACAAAAGGAATTAGAAAAAGCATGACAACCGCAATTGTATGGTCAAAAGACCAATGCCCCTATTGCGACCAGGCCAAAACGCTACTGGAATCTCGAGGCATTGAATATGAAGAACGCAACGTGAGCCAGGACTGGACACGTGAACAACTACTAGAAGCAGTACCAAATGCTCGAACATTACCACAGATCTTCCTGGATGAAGAACTTGTGGGCGGATTTACAGAACTTAGAAAGAAATTAACAGAATGAAACATCTCGAAGGCAGCACAGTAACTTTTAAATTGAACTCTGGCGAAGAACTCATTGCCAAACTAACACGGGCCGACGGAGATTGGCTGGAAATCAGTGCACCAGTTAGTGTAGCACCTGGACCGCAGGGCCTGGGACTAGTGCCCAGCATGTTTACTGCTGATGCAGATGAGCCAGTCAAACTAAACATCAACAACGTGGCAATTTACGCATTGACAGATGATGCAGTCAAGATGAAGTACATCGAAGCATTGACTGGAATCCGAGTGCCGGAAAAGAAATTGATAATGGGTTAACAGCCCAGTATTTCACATCCATAAATACAGCATGGGGCATAGATTTGTAATCATGAAAGGCACTGAGCTTTTTGTGTATGATCAATACAAAGATATTCCTGACGATCTAGATCATGTGATAGAATTTCTGCCCGAAATTCCACCTGAACCACACACTCAACAGCAGCACGAAGAGATAGATGCCTGGTGTGGTCTTTTTTTAAAACTTATGGAAAAGGCATATGCGACCAGTAGCAAGATTAGGTGATCCCGGAGTTCCACATTGTTCTCCCTACGTTATTGCCAACGGCAGTCCCACGGTATTTGTCAATTTAAAACCTGCTGCAAGATTAGGTGATATTAGCACAGCGCATTTACGACCCGGTAATCCGTGTCGAGGGCATGTGGCGCCAATTTCTTCAGGAAGTCCAACTGTGTTTGTTAATCTTAGACCTTTGGCACGACTGGGCGATCCCTTGGCCGCATGTACTTTTATAGCTTCCGGAAGTCCAACCGTTTTTGCAGGATAACACATGGCCATAAGTGTGTTGACTCCATTACAAATGATTGCCGGCGCCACGTTAAGCAACAACGGTGGAGTGGCCATTGCCAACACCTGGACAGCAGCAGTAACAGCCTACACCAGCACATCACTATTGACGCCATTTTTTAATACTGTGGGTAATAGTGCTGCTGCCAACATCAGTGGAAACACACTGACCAGCATGTTTACATTTTGTGCAAACACTGTGCCTGCACTAGCTGACAACACACCTGCTGCGTATGCGTCTCTAGGCACAAACACCACATCTGGATTTACTGGCATAATTACTGCCCAGGGCTCTAGCTATCTTGGCAATGGCAATGTTGCAGTTTTTGCGCAGGTGTTTGGTGCAGCACAAGGTTACATAACTTCGGTCAATCAATTTATCAACACCAGCGTAAACAGTCAGACCTATCTTGGGTCAACGTTTACCACCATGAACAGTCTTGTCACTGGCAATCTCAGTGACACCACCTTGGCCATGACAACATTTGGACTAGACCTAGAAGCACTGGGACAATTGATTGATCTTGACAATCTTGGTAATTTTGGTTCTCCAGCAGCACTGCTACGACAATTGGTTACACTGACCAATCTCACACCAAACATTCAAGCTATCTTGATTCAAGCAGGACTTGACGAAGCCAGCATTGGTAATCTAACCACTCCCAATGTCAATGTAAGTGATAGTGTACAACATCTGGCATACCTGGGCCTGCTGAATGTCACAGGTACTGACCTAGAACAGGTGTTGGCTATTTTTGGTGTGACTACCAAGAACATAAACACCATGGCAGACCTGTTGAATCCTGCAAAAATATTCCCCAACAGCATTGCCAGTCTCACAGTACGCACCTACAATCAAGATACCACGTCAGTGCTACGGGCCATCTACGACAACACACAAGGCACAGTGAATTCAAAATTGTTGATTTACTTGCCAAGATATGTGTTGACCTTGGGTACTCTGAATATAATCAGCTACGAAAGACTTGCCAGAATCATACCAGCAGACCAGGCTCTGGCCTGCAAGGCCATACAAGTTAGTCTACAACAAATAAAAAATATAAGCAATCTCAATTTATCTCAACTGGCAGTAGCATTTGCTTTCATGCAGACCACGAGAGATCTGCCATCTATATCTGCACTAGAACAGGCTGTGCCTGCTAGCGTGGCTGCATACTATTCTAATTCATATGCTACCGGCTCAGGACCAGACGGAACACTGGTAATTACTGATCTTCTTGGCGCAGCAGTCGGAGTTGACTATACAAGTGTGCTGAGCAACACCACAGTCACAATCAACAGTATGACCAGTGCAGGTATCCTGGCCGGGTTGACCGACACCTATGGCAGAATGCAAAATACTGTCAACGGAGTGTACGGCAATGCTGTTGCCGGACCAGTTACGATTCCTGCAGGCACAGGTGTTGGAGTGTATGCCAATGCTGATGCAGCATTACAACAACTAATAGCCAATGCCACAGTGCAGGTTTCTAACATATCCGCAACATACCCTACCCAATCAGGCGTTTTAAATTCTGACTTCAACTCGATGGCAGCAAAATTGATTTCTGAAAATACCAATCTTGCACTGGCCAGCATAGACATTGCCAATCTTGACGCATCGGGTCGCGGACCAGTCATGAGTTTTGTGCAAAATCTGCCTGACTACGGAATCAATACAGAAGCCAATGGTCCAGCACAGTTTATCGAAACAGTGGCTGATCTTACCACCCAAGGCGGACAAGCTATTGTGGCCTGCCTGAGAGAAGGACGTAATCTCTTGGTGCTAAACGGCGTGGGCATTGGGCAAGATACTGCCATACCCAGCGAGTATGCAGGCGTAGTTCCGCAGGCCAATCTCATACCATCCACCTATTCAGACGCAGAAGCAGCCAATCTAGTGGTAAAATAACCCTGGATGCATCACAATCCGCTAAGTAACTAGTGTGAATAGCACAAAAATTAATTTTAAGGAAAAACCTCATGAAGAAATATGCTTTAGTAATGGCCCTAGCATTGGCCGCCTCCCTAGCACAAGCTGACGCCACCGTTTACGGTAAAGCTCGTGTGTACCAAGAAAACACCAAGACCGGCACCGCCGAAGGTGTAACCGCGTTGACAAACGATTCCAGCCGTTTCGGTATCAAAGCCACAGAAGCACTTGCTGGCGGCATCACTGCTGGCGTTGTGCTTGAAACTGGCTACGGTGGCGACGCTCCTGCAGCAACCACACTGGGTGACCGCACTGCTGTTGTTGGCTTGTCTCACAAGTTGGGTTCCGTGGCCATGGGTCGTGACAAACACACCATTGCTCGCACACTTGACAACTATGACGCCATGGGCAATGCTTTTGGTTCCAGCACCGCAGTTATTCATGCTGCACAAGGTTCACGTTTGCAAAATGCAGTGTTCTTGACTGCCAAGCCTGTTGCTGGACTTTCTGCTACGTATGCAATTGCCAACAGTGAAGTTGCTGGTGGCACTACAGAATCACAAGCCAGCAGTGTTGAGTACACTGTAGGTGCTGTGAGCGCAACTGCTGCTCGTTTGACCACTGGTACCAACAGCTATTCAGGCATCGTTGGTGCTAGACTAGCTCTGGCATCTGGCACAAAAGTATTTGCGATGTATTCTGAAGACAAAGTATCTGGTGCATCAACCACTGGTAAATCAGTTGGTGTTAACCAGGCTGTTGGTGCAGTGACTTTGCTTGCTGGCTACGGTGAGAATGACACTGTCAAGGCCTACAATGTTGGCGCATCTTATGCACTGAGCAAGAACACTTTGGTTCATGCACGTTATGTCAAAGAAGATTCTGCAACCAATGTACAGAAATTTGGTGCTGGTCTAGAAGTCAACTTCTAAATCCTGCACTGTATAACGCAGTACAACAAAAACCCGCTGAGGCGGGTTTTCTTTTGGTTGACCAATAATACCCATGATGCTATAATACACACATGCAACCAGCTGCTGCCCGTTATGAAAAGTTCAAACGAAAGATGTTGTTGTACTATCATCGCAGCGAATTTACAGTGGTAGAATGGATTGTGTGGTTGGCTATTTTGGGTTGGTTGACCAATATTGCTCGAAATGCTATAATACACACATAGAGCAAAACAGGAGCAGAGAATGGACATTACTCAAGCTATCTCAATCTGTGAACAGTATCGCATTGATCACAGCGTCAGCGGGTTTTTGTTAGAAACTCTGGAATCCATGCTGGCTGCAAAACAACGCAACGAACTCACTGCTGAACAGCGAGTGGCCCTGCAAACAGTCATGAACAAAGGTATGAGCCTGATTGCAAAGGCTGAAAAATGAAATGGTTTGCTGAAACAACTGAATGGTCCGGTGACACGGCACCCAATCATGTGTACCTGATGGACGATGGCAAGAGCAAGATGTATGCCTATGTGAAGTTTGGCACAGGAGCAGCACACAAATTTCGTACGCCCATGCGGATTGACATCCGTGGACGCAAATTCAAAATTGTGCCTGATCAATGGAATGTTTCTGTTGACGTGGCACCACCTGCAGGTGAGACCTGGACCGTGGCCGGCAGCAAGGGTGAGGTTTATACCGTGACTCGGTTAAACGGCAACTTGAGCTGCACTTGCTCGGGATTTCGATTCCGCGGCCAGTGCAAGCACACAAAACAAAACGGTTGACCAATATTCGCCAATCTGTTATAATTAACGCTTAAACACAAAAGGAGTTTTAGATGCTTTATACTTTCGCTGGTACTTCCGTTCTCAAAGGCGCTGTCAAAGTTCGTTTTGCCAACTCAGAAGCTCGGGGCAAGCAATTGGCCAAGCTGGGCGACACTGATGTGAATATTGTGCCGTTGCCAAGTGCAATGGACAAGGCCGGTGCTGTGTGTTATCTGCAGAATCTAGCAGGCTTTGCTGACACTGATGCGGTGCGTGAAGCACTGGCAGGCGAAGTGGCAGTCAAACTCCGCCCTGCTAAAACTGCAAAAAAACATCTCACCAAAACTGTTCGTGTCAAGACTGCAAAGCCTGCTCGTGTTCGCCGCACTGAGCCAGTGGTTGTTACTCAAGCAGAAGTTGACGCCTTGATGGCAGCAGTATTTGGAGTTAGGTAACATGACCAATCGCAAAATTGACTTTGCTCAATTGGGTTTTAATCGATACCAAGTGTCAGACATGAACATTGTGATGAACCTGAAGACTCCAGAAGAAATTCAGGACTGGATGGTGGCAGTGGGTGCAGCGGATGTGGCCTATGCCATCAGTTTGCTGGAACAAGCTGCCTTGCTTGAGCTGGACAGTGCAACTGACACCATGAAACGTTTTCCCGAAGCAATGGCTGCAATTAGAAAGGTAATGTAATGGGACTGGACATGTATGCTTATGCTGCCGCCAAGGCAGCAACAAATGACGAAACTGGACAGCGTGAAATTGCCTACTGGCGTAAACATCCTAACCTGCATGGCTGGATGGAGCGACTTGCTGAATCAAAAGATTTAGAGTACGACTCATTCAACGGCGTTGAACTAGAACTCGCCTGGGAAGATCTTGAAGCTCTGGAACAGGCAGTTACTCACAAACAATTGCCTGCCACTAGCGGATTCTTTTTTGGGCAGGACAGCGACGACGAATATCGAGACAGTGATCTTGCGTTTGTCCGAGCAGCCAAAGCAGAAGTGTTTTTGGGACTAAAAGTTTTTTATAACAGTAGCTGGTAATGAATACATTGATTGATTTTAGTGAAGCCGAGGATGATTTGAGATACATGGGTATGGAAATCCCATTGCATACCCGCGAAACACTTCAAAACTATTTGATTAAGGGGTTTACGCCATGTGGGTTTTGCGAATCAATGTTAGCAAAAGATTACGACCGTGCATTGGCTGTTGCTGATACTGCCAATCGTCAAATGTTTTGGGCTATAGCAACTTGGATTAGGGAAAATGCACCCGAAGGAAGTTGGGGTAGTTATGATATAGTCAGTAACTGGTGCAATGATGTTAATGGGTCGCGCACTGAGTTTGCTATTGATGCTGAAAAAAGATTTGTTTGGAAGAAGTTAAAAGAATGAAAAAAATCTACTACGAAAAACGTGGCCGCAGATATGTTCCTGTGTCTGAGTATGACAACGATCTTGCGGATAGTTTTTCTAAAGGTACTCATCTTGTGATGGTTTACCCAGGGGGTGCTAGTCGCCGATACAACATTGACCCTAACTATGCGGCCATGATGGCGGCCAGCCGAGTAGCCGAAGAGGCTATGATTCGGGCAATGCATAAAGCCAGTGAAATGCGGCCTGTTCGCACTCCTATCACACCTGCACAACAAAAGGCATGGAAGAAATTGGCTAAAGAGTTTGGTGATGAACTTTGTACGTTGAGCGGAGCCAGTTCACACGATATTGCCGAAGCAGGTATTCGTGCCCTGCAGACGGAAGCAGACAAACTCATGACACATGCCAGTGTTCGTGCAGCCTATGAACAATTTCTATTAGTATGTGCTTTGGCCCGCCCGCAGGAGAATTAAATAATGCATGACATTGACTTTGACAACAATGAGTTTTGGAAACACGTAGTGGTAGCTGACTGGATTCGCGACCTTGAATCCAGCGACAGCCGCTTGCACAAAGAACGAGTGATTGAAAAAGCCTTGATGGCTTCAAAATTGGGCAGTGCCGGCGCACAGGGTTTTTTGTTCAACTGTTACCTGGCATACAATCCTTTCTATGTGTACAATGTTCGCCAGGTGCCGGAGACTGAGGGTCTAACCGGACAGCCCAACCCGTGGCCTATATTCTGGGGCTTGTGTGAGGACTTGAGAACTCGCGGAGTAACCGGGCATGCTGCTAGAGATCGCATTGAACAAGTGAGTGAACTGTTTGATTCGGAGCAGTGGAATGGCATGTGTAGACGAGTCTTGATCAAGGACCTGCGCTGCGGCATCAGTGAGAAAACACTCAACAAGGTTCTGGGCAAAACATCCTGGAAGATACCTACCTTTACCTGCCAGCTGGCGCAAGATTCAACTGATCGTCCGGCCAAGATGAAAGGCATCAAACGCCTGGAGGTCAAACTGGATGGTGTGCGAGTTCTGGCAGTGGTACAAGGTGCCAGTGTTACACTGTACAGCCGCAATGGCAAGCCGTTTGAAAACTTTCCGCACGTGGCCGAAGCCATTGCTGCCAACCGCAAACTGATTGGTGCGTTTGGCGGACGATATGTGCTGGACGGCGAGATTGTAGGTGCCAGCTTTCAACAACTCATGCGGCAGGCACAACGCAAAACAAATGCCGAAACCACGGACATGGTGTATCATGTGTTTGATATCATTCCACTTGACAGTTTTCAAGAAGGACACTATAATGCACAACAGAGCAAGCGACTTGATATTTTAACAGGATCTCGAGCACGGTTTGATGCTACAGATTGTCTGCGTCTCATGGACGGTATCACTGTGGATCTGGACACAGCCGAAGGGCATGACATCATGAATCGATATGCACAGGATGCTGTGGCCAACGGATTTGAAGGTATCATGATCAAGGATCTTGGCGCACCATATGAGTGCAAGCGATCTAGTTTTTGGATGAAATGGAAACCCACAATCACAGTTGATCTTAATATTGTGGGTTTTGAAGAAGGTACCGGTCGCAATCAGGGCCGGTTGGGTGCTATAATTTGTGAAGGAGTTGATGATGACCGTAGAATTTGCGTTAATGTTGGCAGTGGGTTTAGCGATACTCTTCGTGATGAGTATTGGGCCAGTCGGAATGAGCTACTTGGTGACGTGGTTGAAGTCGAAGCGGACGCAGTCACACAAAACCAAGACGGATCATACTCATTGAGATTTCCGCGCTTTGTACGCTTTCGTGGATTTGAAGCAGGAGAAAAACTATGACAGAAGTCAGCAGAATATCTGCACAAAATGCAGAAGTGTATCGACAGATGGAAATCAAAAAGGTGGACAAGCGTCACGAAGAACTTAGACTAGAAGAACGACGTGTACAGGCCGATGCCAAAGTTGATGAACAAGCAAGAATTGAAATGAATCGTAGAATGAACCGTGCGGGACAAAACATAGATAGAATGGCCTAGCCGGGTCAACCATGAACAGTAATTTTTAGGAAAAATCATGCACAAAACAGTTTACACAGAAGTTGAAGTTGATGTTAATCTTGGAGATTTTGAAACAGAGGACCTGATCGAAGAACTAGAAAGTCGTGACGAATTACCCTCGAGTCATGGCCCATATGATGCTAAAGAGCTAGTGGAACAAATCTGGATGCTTCGACGCAACGGTAAAAACTATGATGCACCATTGGATCAGTTGGTGTATGCTGTGACTGGACGCATCATTTAATCAATCATGAATAGTAATTTTTTAGGAGAAATCAAATGGCAACAGCAAAAACAGTAAATCGACTCAGCGATAAGCTGACCAAGGTAAATGAATCATACACTGTGAATCGTTATGACAACGGTTTCATGGTAGAGGCAAGTGGACGCAACAAAAAAGGTGACTATGTCACTGCCAAGATCTTGTGCAACACACTGGATGAAGTGCTGGCTCTTGTGAAAGAAGCCTGCGAGATGGACCTGGACGTTTAATATCATGATTAAACTTTGGTTAGCGTTTGCTATTATTGCTGTTCTCATACACTTTGGCATCACTGCTGTTAGAAAGATGGACGGCAAGGAACAATTAGCCTTGACAAAAAGTATAGGTTACAGTATAATTGTGTCACTGGCAGTGGTAATGGTAATGACAGTGATTGTAATTTTATTTTAAGGAAACACAATGAAGCGTATTTTAACTCTCTCTATCTTGGCTGCTGCTGTACTGGCAACAGGTTGTACTCGTATTGAAACTGGTGAAGTTGGTGTGCGAGTGGGTTTTGATAAACAGGTCCAGAGTGGTGAACTACTTCCTGGGTCTTTCAATCAATCAATCATTGGTGAGGTTCTTACGTTCCCCATCAAGGACGTAAACGTGGTGCTGGAGAATATGACTCCTGTTGCCCGAGACAACAGCACCATGAAAGACTTTGATGCAGTGGTTGTTTACAACATCAACCCCCAGCAAGTAAGTGAATTGTATGCAACCAAGAACAAGAGCTTCCATACCGAGTTCAAAGGTGATACCTATGTGATGTACAATTACATTGTGCAGAATGCTCGTAACGCTATCTACAAGGCCGCTCGTAAGTATGAGGCCCTGGACATGGCAGATGCCCGTAGCGACATGGAAACCTTTATCAAGGAAGAAATTGTTCGCAATCTTGCCGAAGAAAAACTGGACGGTAGTATCAGTATTAGTCAAGTGCTAATCCGTAATATTGTACCAGCTGACTCAGTTGTGGCCAGTGCTAACGAATTGGTCAAGGCCAAGAACGAGTTCAAGACCGAAGAAGTCAAAGTGGCCACTGCTCGCAAGCGTAATGAGTCAATGCAGGCCAACCCAATGGCAATTCCCTTGCTGATGGCCGAAGCACAAGCAGATGCCATGCGTAAGTTGCCAGATGCTATTGCCAACTTCAAAGGTCAAACCTTGGTCATCAACGGTGTTGTGACTCCCACAGTACAGACCAACAGCGCAAAATAACCCAAAGGAACTATCATGGCAGTCTGGAGATTATCAACACATTACAAAAAGTCAGCAGTTGAAAAACAGCTCTGGTACAAGGATGGTGTGACAATCAGCAAGGAAGAAGGCTATCGTTGGGGCACGTTCTATTGCGAAAGTGATGAAATGCCTGATGTTGATCTTGCCAACCCAGACGGCTACGAACTCTACGGCTATGACTGGGAACTGGACAGCCTGGATGATGGTTGCTGGAGTGACTGGACATTTCCTGAGGATATGAGCGCAGCAGAACGTGAGCAGATTGAAGCTGCCTGGGACCAGGATTTCTCAGACGGACTTGAAGCACTGGGCTGGAGTCACAATGATACTGAATACTGGTTTCATGGTCCCTTGCTTATGACCAATGAAACCACTGGTGAAGAGTTTTCAGGCCTGGCAGAAGAATCACAAGAAAAAACTGCTCAACAGTTGGCAGCCGAACTTGACGAATTGATTGCTGAAATGCCAGGCATTCCAGACTATGCTGTGAAAACACCTGCGATGACTGAGTGGTATGACAGTGATACTCTTCCTGCGCGAACAGGCAGCTACGAAGTTATCACAATGACCTGGCCGTTTGTGATGTTTGCTGACTGGAATGGACGTGCCTGGCAACGAGAAGGCTTTGCAATCAACCCCTCGGCCTGGCGTGGACTGGCCGAGGATCCTGCCAAATAATTTGACAACAGGCCACAGTGCCTGTATAATTACTGTGCATGACCAAGGAGATGGTGCTGTTCGATAGTGCGGTGGAATTCCTAGGCCCACTGCTACTGTGGCATGTGAACATAAGTCACGTAGGTTGAGACACTGTCCTTGAATAAAATCAAAACCCGGCTGGTACCTGGGGGTATGCCAATAAGGACTAACACAGTGAAAGGATATGTATATGTCTGTTGAAATTGGGGCCGCTGCGTTGAGCATGTCCGAGTCACTCAGCTCTCTTGAATCAACGCCCTTGGTCATGCACCGTATTTGGTTTGATATCTCAAGCACCGACGTCTGGTACTCAATCCAGCGTGAAGCAAAAACACTCTATGGCACAGGTTGGAAAAGCCAGTCACGAGTCAAGCGCAAACTAGACAACATCTGGGGCAATCAAACATCCTATCCAGTTTGGTTTGATGTGCCTGAACAGTCTTTTGCATCCTGGATCTCGGTAAAGTACGCTGTGAGTGCCAAGATAAAATCCGGTAAATAGTCTTATGTTTCTTAGTCTTATAACTCTAGCCGTGGCTCTGAGTCTCAGCGTTATTGCTGCCTACTACAGCATTGCCGGCCTGGCAGCTATATTTGCAGCCGCAGTGATACCCATCATGATCATGGGATCCATCCTGGAATTGGCCAAGGTGGTTGTGACCATATGGCTGCACGAGTACTGGCCACGAGCCAGATGGTTGATGAAAATATACCTGGTGTCTGCTGTGATCATGCTAATGTTGATCACCAGCATGGGCATCTTTGGTTTCTTGTCAAAAGCACACAGTGATCAGAGTCTTGTGAGTGGCGACAGTCAGGCCAAGGTTTTGATCTTTGATGAAAAAATTCGAACATCCAAAGACAACATTGACGCCAACCGTCGGGCACTTAAACAGATGGATGAAGCTGTGGACCAGGTCATGGGTCGCAGTGCCGATGAGAAAGGTGCTGAGAAAGCTGTTCAGATCCGCAGATCTCAAAATAAAGAACGTGCTCGTCTCATAGCCGAAATTGACACTGAGCAGAAAACCGTGGCCAAGCTGAACGAAGAAGCAGCACCACTCCGAGCAGAATTTCGCAAGATCGAAGCTGAAGTAGGTCCAATCAAGTACATTGCAGCCTTGATCTACGGTGACAATCCTGATGCCAATGTTCTGGAACGTGCAGTACGCTGGGTGATCATGTTGTTGGTTTGTGTATTTGATCCACTAGCTATCATGATGCTGTTGGCATCTACAGAAAGTCTCAAGTGGGCACGTGAAGGTCGCACCAGTCGAGTGCTTGAACCTGAGCCACCAGCATATGAACCTGATGATGGTCCCATTGATCCAGAAGTACTGGAACAGTTACGTGCTAGAGCACAACAAGACTTGCCCACTGGCGAACTTGTGAGCCGGCAAGAACTATTTCCTGAGAACCCGCATCCAGCCGGTTGGATGTTTGAGCCCGACCCACAGCCAGTGCCACAAGCAGCAGAAACAACACTGCCCGACGATGATGACTCCGACGAAGAAAGTCCTGAACTCAAAGCAGCCATGACACAATGGAAGGCCGAGAATCCCACAGACACACTCAAACATCAACGAAAATTATTTGACTCTGGGCAGATAGAAGAACTGCCTTGGCTAAAGTTTTTGCCATCACATGAACCTACATCTGGATTTGGAACACACCTGCCCGACACTGCTGTAAAAGGTGACAGCTATGTGTTGACCACAACGATTCCCAATGTGTTGTATAAATTCAACGGCTCCGGCTGGATCAAAGTTGACAATTCTATAAAAGACCAGTATACTTACGACATAGCATACATAGATCACTTGATTGTTCAAATTGAAAAAGGATTGTATGATCCTGAGCTTTTGAGTGACAGTGAACGTGATCAAATCGAACAACGCATACAACAACTTCCAGAATAAAATAATGATCAAAGAAACCCATTCCTCATGCAGCTTCTGTGGCAAAAATAAAGATGACGTGCGTAAACTTATTGTTGGCGAGTATGCAGGCATCTGCAACGAGTGCGTGGATTTTTGTCAGGGACTGTTGTCAACTGACGAACCAGTTGTGCCACCCGAACCACCATCAGCCAAACTAGATCCAATGATCCTGAAGAACTATCTGGATCAGTATGTGATTGGTCAGGACGCTGCCAAGATCATGATCAGTGTGGCCATTGTGAATCATTACAAACGCATCAGCAAGACCACAACTGATCCAGAAATGGACAAAGCCAACATCTTGATGTTAGGACCCACTGGCTCAGGCAAAACTTTGTTGGCCAAGTCAGTGGCACGTTATCTTGATGTGCCATTTGCCATTGCTGATGCCACAAGTATCACTGAAGCAGGATATGTGGGTGACGATGTGGAAAGTCTAATCACTAGATTGTATGCTGCATCAGGCAACGATGTGGCCAAGACACAGCAGGGTATTGTGTTTGTGGATGAGATTGACAAAATTGCTCGCAAGGGCGAAAGCTCGTCGATCACTAGAGATGTGTCAGGCGAAGGTGTACAACAGGCCCTGTTAAAAATGGTAGAAGGCACTGTGTGTCGTATTCCAGCAGCAGGTGGTGGCAGAAAGCATCCTGGTGGTGACATGATTGAAATTGACACTCGCAACATTTTGTTTATTGCTGGTGGCGCATTTGTGGGGCTAGATACCATAGTGAAAAATCGTGTGCAAGGAACCTCCATTGGCTTTAACGCCAAGGTTGCAAAAACATCTATTGATACCGATCTGGACATGACCACACCAGATGACCTGGTGAAGTTTGGCATGATTCCGGAATTTGTTGGACGTTTTCCCAACTGGGTCAGTTTGAAACAACTCAGCAAAGCGGACCTGATTAGAATTCTCACAGAGATCAAGAATAACTATGTGGATCAGTATCGTTGGCTATTTTCTGAAGATGGCGTGGACTTGACGTTTACTGTGGCGGCACTGGATGAGATTGCGGAGCGCACCTTGGTCAATCAAACTGGTGCACGTGGTCTGCACAGCGAACTAGAACGTGTGCTGTTGCCGCACATGTTTCATCTTGCACAATACCGCCAGCAAGGCATTGCTGTGCTGTCAATTGACACGGATCAGGTGGCAGAACCCGAGGAACTCCGGGTTGTAAACAGCTAAAATGTACATTGAATTTGCATGGTCAAAGGATGGTGGCGGTCAGACAGCAGCACATGCAGTGGGCACAGTTTCTAAAAAACTGGCCACCTGGGCAAACAAGTACAACGTCGAGTACAAGACAAAAATAATCAAATGCAAGTTACGAGTAACTTTTGATTTGGACGAGTATTACACATTGTTTGGGCTGACCTGGGTCTTGGACCCAAAGTACCCAAGCTGGACAAATTACCGACTGATATCTGACCTAAATAACAAAATATAATTCTGATCTGTAGTATAATAAATACTGCGGTAGATGCCCATGGTGGGGTCTACACTAGTCATCTTGCTTAATAGGAGAAAAACATGACAAAAACTCTCACCCTTCGTAGTTTCGATATTCCTGCAATTCACAAGTTTGGAATTGGATTTGATAATCTATTTGACGACCTTATGCGTGTCACACAGCATCAAGCCACTACAAACTATCCTCCCCACAATGTGATCAAAACTGGCGACGACACTGTCACCATTGAAGTTGCTGTGGCTGGATTTGCTGAAGGAGAAATTGATATCAGTCTGGATAAACGTCAGTTGGTGATCTCTGGTGCCAAAGCAACAGAACAAGATCAAGCTCACGAATATCTACATCGTGGTATTTCACAACGCGACTTTAAACAAACATTCCCACTCAGTGAGCATGTGGAAGTAAACGGCGCAAGCATCAGCAATGGTATCTTGACTGTGTATCTGGAACGCAAAGTTCCTGAGTCAGCCAAGCCTAAAAGTATTGCAATCACATACGCAGTATAATATAATTGTGTAAATACAGTGGTGGAACTGTTCCACCACTCCATAAGGAACAACATGGCAAACGCAGAAGCAGCAACTATTTCAAAAACAAAAAAAGCCATCAAGGAGCCGTCTCTTTACCGTGTGATCTATATCAATGACAGCACCACTGCCATGGAATTTGTGATAGAGAGTCTAGTGGAATTTTTTGGTTATACTGAAGAAACTGCCACAGAACTCACTGTAAGCATACATGAGCACGGATCAGCTATTGTTGCAGTGTTGCCTTATGAAATCGCCGAACAAAAAGGCGTAGAGGTTACTGAAAGTGCAAGAAAGCAGCAGTATCCATTACAGATCAAACTAGAGCCTGACGCCGAATAAGTTCGGGATCACGTTTCTACAACAATTCTTTTGGGAAAATAAGGTGCCTGTTTGTAAGGGGTGTCGCCTCGGCCCCGACAGTTGTTGACAAATCTCACCCCATTTACATTTTGATCCACGGCCCCGTGATAGTGACCAAAACACCAGGTATGTATTTTGTGCTCAGTGTCATTGGTGCGTACTAGATTCATGAGTCGATTGCCCATGTGATTAAATTGTACAGTACCGGCTAGTACAATATCATGTTGTATCAAATTTGCACCCGGTACTGTGTGCGTGACAATCACAATCTTTTTGACATCGTTGTGCGTTTGTAATTTTTGTACACTGTTGATCAGATAAGCAGCGTCAGCTCTGGCACAATTGCTAAGTTCTTCAGGGTCAATTGAGTGTCCGGGCATGAATCGTTCATACCAATCTACCATGCGTTGTTTGCCCTCGTCTCGACTGATGGATGTGTCCAGATCGTAGCCCCACCAACCATTGGTTCCTAGAATAGCCACACCGTCGATTATTATCACGTTTTCCTGGAGATAAGTCACTCTCTGCAATTTGCCTATTGTTCTGGCCAGATCGCGATAGCTTTCTCCTAGCTCATGATATCTGTATCGGTGTTCATCATTGCCGTCGATATAAAACACAGCAGCATAACAGTTTGACAGATGTTTCAGTGTGTTTCTTACTATTTTGGGATCTGGACTTATGTCACCTGCTACCACACAAACAGGACTGGTGGGCTGACCACTCCAGTTGAATTCTTCAGACCAGGTGTCCAAATGTAGATCAGAAATTAAATCAAAGGTCATGCTCATGATACATATTTAAAAGGAATTGACATGCACATAATATTTGGAGAAGAGATTGGCCAAGCCGCCGCAGAAAAGTACATTGTTCTGGAACTGGATACATTTGAGATCAAAGGAAAAGAATCTCCAATGACTGCATACGCTCTTGTAGAGCATGTGCCATTACAGGACATGCCCACAATGAATCACTTTCATGATCTGCACACCAATCTCATGGTTGAATACCGCAAACGCAACTGGAAGTATTGTGAAGACGCCATGGAACATTTACAGGGCAAATGGAATGGAGACTTGGACACTTTTTATACCGAGTTGAACACCCGTATTCAACGGCTAAAGACCGAATCATTACCCGACCACTGGTCCGGAACTGTTCTTAAGAGCTAGGTAATTCAATACCTGATCTATTTCTTTTTGTGAACGAGTATCGTTGATTCCCAAGATACGATCTAGTTCTTGAAATTTCTTCCAGTGTTTTCCGGTACAATGTTGATTGACAGTAATTATGGCTTGATTCATATTGTCAACATATTCTTGTACTATGCTGGCTTGCCAGGCAGCTGAAAAAAATCTCTGCTTGTTTCTCTCAGCAATTTTGTGCAGTTGATTCCATAGTATGATTTTATCCGCTGGACACATGGCAGCAATCCTGGTGATTTCCTGAATCACAGCGGCCAATCTAGCCACCGGATCTGTTTCAAGATCATAAGACTCATCAATAAGATCTCCAAAGGTCTCAAATCCGTAACTGCGCAAATATTCTAAGCTACCGGTAGTGGCAACCAGCATAAAGGGTTTGCCACACGCAATAGGGCGCAGCGCCTTTTCTGTGAGATGCAATCGTGAATCATCAAACAAGGTTTCCAGCACAATTTCCATGCCTGTTTGAGCATAATCCTGATTGTTGTAATCGGCACTGGCATGAGAATTATGTGTGTTTGCAGGCAATACTGTTTCTAGATTTGCATTAGTGATTGCCAAATTGGAATTCTCAAACTTGTGTTGACTATAGTGCATGTCTGAATCCACAGGTGCAAAACTGGTGCGGCAATATTCCACTAAACCTGCTTTAATCAATTGATCAGCAAATGCTAGTCTATATTCTCTAGTACCTGACCAAGCACGATTGTATATTAAAAAATCTTGCATAAACGTGGCGGTATTATATTGCAACACAGGATCATGCGCAGCATATCTAAACCAATCAGCTGCAATCACAGCATGACTCCAGTAGTACACAGGTAAGAATCCATGTTGGAGGTAGATATCTGCCTCTGAGCTATTTTTTTCCGAATGCACAAGCAAAACATAATCATACAGACTGGTATGAATTGATCCTTTAAGGTGCCGTGATTTTTGGTACTCAATATATTTGTCTTCTAAATATAAAGAATTCGATTGGTGTTTGTCCACACATAGTCGAGCAAAATCATCTAGATTCCAATAACAAAAATTCAGCGGCTCCTGGTCATGAAAAATTGTTGGTGGCCTGGTCATCATTTTAGACCAATCTACGTATGAATATAACGGCGTTAGATCTTCAAGTTTTTTTGAGCCATGTGGCCAAAAGCGATAAATTGTTATATCATGATTGACAACGTCATGCAAAAAGTTGTATAATCTATCTAAAGGAACTGACATATATGAAGAATATTGGATTTATTGGAATTGGAAAATTGGGCCTGGACTGTGCAGAAGTTTTTGCTGAACAGCACACAGTACGGGGATATGATATTTACCCGCGAATCAGTGACTCAGTGAAAGTTTGTGACATAGACGAACTTGTGAATCAAAGCGAGTGGATCTTTATTGCTGTGCCAACTCCACACCAGGAAGGTTACGATGGATCTGTTCCAAGCAGCCATATGAAACCCAAAGACTTTGGTCACGATGCTGTGATTGACGCTATCAAGAACATAAACAAATATGCAACTAGTCCAAAAAAGATTGTGTTGATCAGTACAGTATTGCCCGGGACCACACGCCGCAAGTTTTTCCCACTGCTGGATCCACAGCATCAGTTCCTGTATAACCCTTATCTAATTGCCATGGGATCGGTCAAATGGGACATGGTCAACCCAGAAATGGTCATGATTGGCACCGAAGATGGCAACCCCAATGCTCTAGCAGGCGAACTGATTGATCTGTACAAGACTATTATGGCAAACAATCCACGCTACGAAATTGGCACCTGGGACGAATGCGAAGCCATTAAAATTTTCTACAACACATTCATCAGTGCCAAAGTTGGTCTGGTCAACATGATTCAGGACTTTGCTCTACGTATTGGACACATCAATGTTGATGTGGTCACAGATGCCTTGGCTCGTAGTACCATGCGTATCATGGGACCCAAGTACATGACAGCGGGCATGGGCGATGCAGGTGCTTGTCATCCACGTGATAACATTGCTCTGCGTTGGTTAGCAGAAGAATACAACATTGGCTACGATTTGTTTGATACTGTGATGCATGCTAGAGAAATACAAGCCAAAAACTTGGCTCAGTTCCTGATTGATCAAGCTGCATTGCACAGTCTGCCTGTGGTGATTCATGGCAAAGCATACAAGCCAGACGTTCCTTATTGCATTGGCAGTTACAGTACCCTGGTTGGATTTTATCTAGAACAAGCAGGGCACCAAGTGGTCTATATTGATCCTCTTGCAGATGATCGAACCCACGTGGTTGACAGTGTGGATTACCCTGCGGTGTTTCTTTGGGCACACAATCGCAAAATCACGTATGAATACACTGGCGACCAATTGGATACCCAACCCTACTGTGCTATCAAACCGGGCAGCATTATTGTTGATCCTTGGCGCAAACTGACTTCAACTGCGGAGTACGAAGTCGTTCACTATGGCAACACTCGACCAAAATAACATCTGGGTCCAGGGGCATATAGATGTTACCTGGGGTCTACAACATCGTGAGCTTGTCTATATAAACGAACAGTTCAATGATCGAGAAAGTCTAGCAGAATGGCGTCAGCTGGGATATACGCAAAGTAAATTTACCGGGGACATGTATGACATGCGTTTCCCTGAGCCTGTCTGGATGCAATCTATCTGTGACAAGTTTCCTTGGACCAAGCTAGGATGGAGTGTGTATTGTATGTCGCCAGGTACAGTATTACCAGCACACAGAGACAGCTACAACAGATTCAAACTCATACACGGGCTTGAATCAACACAGTCAGTGGTTCGTACCATTGTGTTCTTAGAAGACTGGGACAGTGGGCATTACCTGGAAATGAACGGTGCTCCTATTACCAATTGGCGTGCTGGTGATTGGGTCAGCTGGCGCGATGATTTCTTACACCTGGCCGCCAACGTTGGCAAAACTGATCGCTATACTCTACAATTAACCGGGACCGCATGAAAATTTTCAGTCACGATGAATACAGTACACTCAAGAGCATAGTGGTCGGCGACGCTAGTCATGCAAACTGGCCTGTCAACGATCCGGTGTTTAGCTCAGAAGCAGAGCGTACACTCTGGAAAGAAACACCTCTACCTGCTGGTCCTGTGCCACAATGGATCATAGACGAAGCCAATCAAGACCTGCAAACGCTGGCAGACACGTTGACAGCACACGGTGTTGAAGTAGTACGTCCGGATCCACTGAATTTTCAGGTCCACGATGGCCTCTACAACTACTGTCCGCGTGATAGACTAATTGTGCATGGGTCAATTGTGGTCGATCCTGCCATGATGTATCCTTGTAGAGATATGGAACTACAGTGTTATCATGATATTTTACAAGCAGCAGATCAAGTTATCACAATGCCACGAGCTGCAGGCATGGTTCTAGACGCTGCTAATATTTTGCGTGTGACACAACACAAGTGGTTGTTTCTTGAATCAGCCTCAGGCAATCGAGCAGCATACGAATGGTTGTGCAATCAGTTTCCTGATGTGGATATTGAACTGTGCAACTTCTATGCTGGTGTGCATATTGATTCGACTATTGTGGCCTTGAATGCAGAACAATTTGTTGTGAATGGCAGCAGGCTAGATCGGAATAGAAAAGATCTACCACGACATCTCAAGGGCAAAGAGATATTTTTTGTTGACGAAGTGGTGGCACAAGGATTCTATCAATATCCGTATGCTTCAAAATGGATTGGACTCAACATGTTGAGCATTGATCCTCATACAGTCATAGTTGATGCCAAACAACAAGCCATGATACAGGCTCTGGAACAGGGCATGGGCATGACAGTTATTCCGCTAGAACTGCGTCACAGCAGAACGCTGGGCGGCGGTTTTCATTGTGTGACTCTAGATCTGCATAGAGAGCCATGAATATAGCCTGGCTGTTGGCTGAAAATACTCTGTTGCCGCCGGGTCAGGACACACAACCCATGCGTGACATTGCACCCATCTGGGGCAGCTGGCGCACTCAACGAGCATATCAAACTGACAATGTGGTGTGCTGGGATGCCGACCAAGCAGCGGTGTTGATCGAGCAAGGCTACGCTGATGTATGCAATCTTTACATTCCAGAAACTGTTTATGAAACTCTGCACAAACCGCCGCGTGTTAATGTGTTTGGCGGAGCATTTGATTTTGTTGTGGATTCTGTGGATGACATTGTGGCTGCTCATTTATCGGCCAGTGTGGCAGATGTCATAATCATGGTGGGGTTTGACCTGGAATCCAAACCCAACGCAAAGGTCAGCCGAAACAACTATATTGGATTGTTAGCGCAGTCGATTCGTGACAGCGGAAAACAGTGGGTGATAGTGGATCATCCAAAAAATCTTGACGAGCCTATCCAAAAACTCTCCAATATCACTAGAGATTTATTACCAAATGTGTTACAATTACTGAACAACAACAGTGATTGATATGACTATACCCCAAATTGGTTTTTGTTGCAAATGGCTCAATGATCCGTCCGAATGCGGCGGCATGAAAGTCAATGCTGTGGACCGTGAACTAAACGGCCGATCAACCACCATGCGCTGGCTTCGAGAGCACAAGGATGAAGCTGAACAGCGGCAATGGGACATAATGAATCACAATGCCACAGCAGCAGTTCGCATGATTGAACGAGTGGCTACCCTGCCTGAAGGTCGTAGAATGGTACGGCTGGGTTCAGAAATGCTGCAAGGCTATACTGAACCTTCATGGATCGACTGGTGGCAGCGCAAAGAGATACAAGATCACTGTGAACGGATCTTTGCTCCTGTGGGCGAAACTGCCCGCAGACTGGGTGTGCGACTCAGCTTCCATCCCGGACAGTTTTGTGTGCTGGCCAGCGAGCATGACGTGATTGTGGAACGCAGTATCCTGGAATTTGAGTATCATGCAGACATGGCCCGCTGGATGGGCTATGGAAAAAGTTGGCATGACTCGGGATTCAAGATAAATGTACATTTAAGTGGCAAAGGTGGTGTCACTAAATTCCTAAAGACCTTGGGTCGCCTCAGTTCCGAGGCCAGGAATCTTATCTCCATCGAAAATGACGAAATGACAAATGGCATCGATTCTACTTTACTTGTGGCTGAGCATGTGGCTCTTGTGCTGGACATACACCATCACTGGATCAACTCCGGAGAATACATCACGCCTGCGGACCCTCGTGCGCAACGGGTTGTTGAGTCTTGGCGTGGTGTTCGTCCTGCTCTTCACTACAGTGTTAGCCGTGAAGATATTTTGGTGGGTCACGATCACCGAGTTCGACCCGATCTTGCTGGACTACTTGCAGCAGGTTTTAAAAAGCAGAAGCTCCGGGCACACAGCGATATGATGTGGAACACTGCCTGCAATGAATGGGCCCTGACATTTGGTGATCAGTGGGATATTCAGTGTGAGGCCAAGGGCAAGAATCTTGCCAGTGAGCAGGTGTACAATCAGCGACTGGCCCAGACATGAACGATATACTACCCAACATTTTTTCTTGGATACGAGATGACTATAAAACTTACCCTGTGCGTTTTGCAGTTGAGATTGTGGCTTGGGCAGTGTCTATTGGCTGCTCGATCACAATGGCGATCACCGTCCCAAACCCTCCGTTGTTGTACATGTATCCTATCTGGATCACTGGTTGTGCCATGTATGCTTGGGCTAGTTATACTAGGAAATCTTTTGGTATGCTGGCTAACTACATCCTGTTGGTGAGCATAGACATGGTGGGACTGGTTCGCATGATTCTGCAAATTGTGTAACAAAATTGTAACATTTTAGTCATTAAATAAATGTACTAACAAGGAGTCAAGATGAAAAAATTATTAGCTATTCTATTATCAGTTGTTGCAGTTTCTGCAACAGCACAAGAAGTTACAGGAGCCGGTGCAACATTTCCGGCTCCGTTGTATTCAAAGTGGGCTAGTGACTACAACCGCGTGACCAACATCAAAATCAACTATCAGTCAGTTGGCTCAGGTGCAGGTATCAAACAGATTGAAGCCAAGACAGTCACGTTTGGTGCAAGTGATATGCCACTCACAGATGATCGACTAAAAGATCTGGGACTATTCCAGTTCCCCACAGCAATTGGCGGCGTGGTTCCTGTGATCAACGTCAAGGGCATCGAACCTGGACAAATGAAACTCACAGGCACATTGCTTGCTGATATCTTTCTAGGCAAAATTACTCGCTGGGATGACGCTGCTATCCGGGCACTAAACCCCTCATTAGCATTACCTGACCAAGCAATCACTGTGGTTCGCAGAGCAGATGGATCAGGAACTACATTTATCTGGACCAACTATCTCAGCAAGGTATCTAAAGAATTCAAAGACACCATTGGTGAAGGCACAGCAGTCAACTGGAAAGTTGGAGCAGGCGGCAAAGGCAACGAAGGTGTTGCTGCCATGGTTAGACAACTTCCAGGAACACTGGGCTATGTTGAATTTGCTTATGTAAAACAAACCAAGATGAACTGGGTCAATGTACAGAACGCTGCTGGCACCTGGGTGGCACCCACAGAAGAATCATTCAAGGCAGCTGCCGCAAATGCTGACTGGAACCGAACATACTTTCAGATTCTAACCAATCAAGCAGGCAAAGAAGCATGGCCCATCTCAGGTGCTACATTTATCCTAGTGTATTTGAAACCCGAAGATGCTGCTAAATCCAAAACTGCTATTGCTTTCTTTGACTGGGCATTTGCCAGTGGAGATCGAGCAGCAGATGACCTAGACTATGTGGCATTGCCTTTAGCAGTGAAGAACAAGATTCGTGCAGACTGGAAACGGTTGGCACTACACTAAACCGACCGCAAGATTGAGCGGAGGCTGGAACTCGTAACCAGCACTAAGGGCCCCAAGGGCTCTTTTTTATTGGCAATTATTTCACTAACGGTATAAATAGTTTTCAAGGATGGGCAACTTATGAAACAATCAAAATTGATCACAAAATTATACCGAGCCTGCGTTGACCACGATGACAAGAAGATTCAACAACTTCGTCAAGAAGAATATCGAAAAATTCTGAAACACAAGGCTGCTGGCAAGGCATTTACTGCCCGATGGACTCTGGTACAGATATAGTGTAACACAACTGTAACATTATTGGGGCGAACTTCTGCTTAAATACCCCATGCAGAAAACTTATCGCAGTATCTTTATCTCAGATGTACATCTTGGTACCAGAGACTGCCAAGCAGAGAAACTCAACAACTTTCTAAAAAACAACACCTGCGAGACCCTGTATCTTGTGGGAGACATAATAGATGCCTGGCGCATACAACAAAACAAGTGGCGTTGGAAACAGAGCCATACCAACGTGGTACGCAGAGTGCTAGGTCATGCCAAGCGTGGTACTAGAGTTGTGTATGTGGCCGGCAACCATGACGAATTTCTAAGGCCCATGATACCATATGGATTTAGTTTCGGACATGTTGAAATACACAATCAGATAGAACACATAGGTGCAGATGGCAATCATTATCTGGTGGTGCATGGTGACTTGTTTGATGGCATCACCAGACTGGCGCCCTGGATAGCATTTCTTGGAGATCGAGCATATGATATCATTCTTTCTGTCAACAGCAAGTTCAATTGGATACGTCGCCGTATGGGTTTTGGGTACTTTAGCCTTAGCAAGTTTCTTAAGCACAAGGTCAAAAAAGCAGTAGACTTCATGTTCAAGTTTGAAGAAAATCTAGCAGGCTACTGCAAGAAGCGTGGCTTTGATGGAGTCATCTGTGGACACATACACCACGCAGAGATCAAAGAGATCAACGGAGTTACATACATGAATGATGGCGACTGGGTTGAATCATGCACAGCCCTGGTAGAACATCATGATGGTGCATGGGAAATAGTTACTTGGACCCGGGAGACAGACCATGAAAATCAGTGACAAAATCACTATAGTAGTGCCTTGCAAGAATGAAGAGGCATATATTCATCATTTGCTAGATGCTTTGCGAGCACAGAACATAGGTGATACTAGAGTTATCATTGCTGACTGTTCAACTGATACAACTAGACAAGTTATACAGGACAACAGTTGGGAATTGAATGTTGAAATAATCGACGGCGGTCCTGTGTCTATGGCCAAGAACAACGGAGCACGACTAGCCACTACCCCATACATCTTGTTCATTGATGCTGATGTGCGTTTTTTCAAATACGATGTGATCCGTGATGCTGTGGATAAAATTGAATCTATGAACCTGGATCTTGTGGGTCTGAACATCAAGTGTTATGATCAAGACCTTAGAGCAAAAGCAGGATTTGTTGTGTTCAACACCATAAATCATGCGCTGAAATATTTCTCTCCTTTTGCAGTTGGAGCGTTCATGCTCACACGTAGAGATCGGTTTGAAGAATATGGCGGTTTCCCTGAAAACTTTTCCACCAGCGAAGATTACTTTTTGTCCAGAAAATACAGCCCTCGAAAGTTTAGAATCATCCGACACCACCTTGGACAGGATAGTCGTAGATTCAAAAAGATGGGCTACATGGGCATGGCCAAGTACCTTGTGAAAAACTTTGTGAATCGCAACAACAAACAATACTGGGACAGCCTAGACAACAGCAAGTACTGGAGTTGAAATTGAGTATTGTTTAGCGATTTTGCAGCTAAATAGCTCTATGAGAGCAAACGAATTTCTTAATGAAGGTACCGCACATCCAGTTATTGTAGTGGATGTGCAACCCGAGTATTCAGGCATGCATGATGGGGATGAAAGTGCTGTTTTTCCGCAAATTATAAACTTTGTCAACAAGCAAACTGGCCCTGTGTTGATGTTTGTCAATGCAGAAGATCAAGGACTCAGTGGTGATACTGTGGCTGCGATTCAAACATACTGGGAAGATACCATTGATCCAGACTGGTACGACAACAACCCTGATGTTAATCCCATTAACTGGAGCCGCTTTCAAATAGTGGACAAAGGCTATGGATACTTCCGTGGATGGATGGATGCTGGTATAGAACCGGCTACTATTATTGCTACCATACGTGAGTTATATCAACAACACAAAAGCGACAGCAGAGAATTGCAGTTTCCTCCATTCAACAAACGCACGCCACAGCAGTCCTTGATCCAGGGTGCTATGGAAGAATTAAATGATGAACCTCTGACAGTAAACTGGACTAGTGTGGCACAATTAAAACGATTTAGTGGTGCTTACCTGGTAGGCGGTGCTAGAGATCAATGTTTACGAGAAGTTGAATTGTTGATGAATGCGTTTAATATTCGTTACAAACGCATAGACAGTTTGGTGTACACATGAGAGCACAAGAATTCCTAGCAGAAGCAGCCACCGCAGTGGTGTACCATTATGCAGGTATAGGTGCAGCAGCCAAAATACTCACCAGCGGTGTATTTCAACTCAGCAGCGTGACCGGCAACAAGAGTGAAGAAATGTATGCTCCCCCGGGATATCTTTATTTTTTAAGTACCACACGCAGTCGAGTGGGCGACTATCATAGATATGTTGGCACAGGCGGTGTGATGTTTGTGATCGACGGCACCTGGTTGAATCGCAACTACAAGACTCGACCTATGGACTACTGGGAACGTGCGTGGTTGCACAGCGACGGTGCTAGAAGTCGCGAAAGCGAAGACCGTGTGTTTAGTCGTGAGCCCGAAATCTCAATTGAAGGTGTGACAGCGGTACATGTGCTGCTGAAAGAACAAAGTGAATATCGCAGCCCTGAAGCCAGAACAGTGTTGATTGCTGCAAAGAAGCGTGGTATCCCTGCGTATTTTTACACAGACGAAACTGCCTGGCGTCTGCAAGACACACGCAAGACGGTGAGCCCAGCCTCAGCAGCGGCCGTACTCAAGGGCGCACAACCCAGGGGTGTTACACCCAGCAGGCCACCAACTATGTATCTGGAACCGTGGCTGGAACTGATCTACAAAAACAACAAGTCAGAATTGTCTCCACGTGCAGAAAAACTACGACATGATCTGGTGTACTATGGATCAAGATATCCTGATGAGGATAGCGGACTGGGAGTGGACATGGGCAATGCTCGCAAGCCCAACAGTTCAGACTATCCCACAGCAGTCAAGATCAACAACTACATGCGTAAGAACAAATTCCCAACCACTGTTGCACTCAAAAATGCCATGGTGGACAAGTGGGACAAGATCAACACACCCACGGTACAATCGTGAGATAACCCCTTGCGGGGTTATCAAAAGTTCAGTTGATAATTAGACTGGCTTTTTGGCAGCAGGCTTTTTTGCAGCTGGCTTTTTGGGCTTGGGAGCAGCTTTCTTTGCAGCCGCTGGTTCAGCAACTATTGGCGCAGTGACTGGTGCAACTTCGGCGTGTGTCCATGGTGCTTCTATCTTGTACGGTGCCTGGGCTTCTGGAGCAGGTTTGCCCAGAAAGAATTGTTTGATTTTTGTAAACATAAGTTCTCCTATGAAATATTTACCAACGTTCATTGTATAACAAACTTATTTGATTTTTGTCGATTTTCAGTAAAAGTTGTTACTCGTAAATTATGTTCTACATGCAGTCCGCACACTAATTTATTAGTCAATGGCACAATGTGATCAACTTCGTGTTTTACACCAGTTGAAATAGTTAATCCTGCCGCTTCTTCATATATTGATCGAATTGCTGTTTTATTTGCCCAAGCTGGCATAGCGTTTTTAGTTCTTTTTTGTTTTTCAATTGACCATTGGCGATGGTATGCAACAATTTCTTCTTTTGATCGGTCGGGCTCATTAAGTGTCCCCCATCTCATTTTTGCAGAATACCTAGCCTGATGACTTGTACAGCAGCAGTTACGCCGCCAATTAGAAAAAGGTTTATTACATTCGGGCAATGCACAGTGTTGAATTTCAGGAAGGGCATTGTTTAATGTCATACTTTATTTACCCAAATTGGCATAATACCGCCGTAAAATGTTGCCCTGCAGCAATTTGTCATATATAATAGCATGCTAGGATGCTGCATAGGGCGGGTCCGGCTAGTAAATTTTGTCTAAAGGAAAAATTATGTTTACATCAGAAGCAATCATCGACGCCGTACAAAACGGTAAAAAAACTTTCGTCAACACATTCGTCACAAACGAAGCTGTGAAAGAAGCCATGGTCAACTTTGTTGACACTCAAGCTGAATACACCAAAAAAGCAGTCAAGGTTGGTCAAGACACTGCCGCAGTGTTGGCCAGCGAAATGGTCAAGACCATGCAACAAGCTACCAAATTTGACTACAGCAAGTTTGGTGAAGGTATCATGAAGGCCTACCAGACCACACAAAAGCCTGCCAAAGGAGCCTAAATGCTGCTAGACGCCAGTGTATCGACTGCACAAGACCAGCAGCCTACAGGGCTGTCTGAGTTTTGGATCTGGGTAAAGCGCACGTTCACTGACCCTTACCGGGACGAAATCAACACGTATCTGGCACAATCAATTGATCATGCCGACGTTGAACGTAGAATAAAAGTGCTCATGAAAAGAGGCATGCTCTAAACAGGTCACAGCAGAGTTGACCAATAATCCGGTTAGTGTTATAATAACAGCACTAACCGGATTTCTTTTGAACTTATGAAACCTTTATCTTTTGTGATACAGTTGCCTAGACAGCGCAGACGTGCTGTGGAACTGTATAGTCGCGACACGCCGTTTCGTAGCCGAACAGAAAAAAGCCGTGTGCAATATCAGCGCCGTGCCAAACATCCGGGACAAGATCTTGATCGCTGAACAAGACCTCAATCAAGATCTAGGTGCAGGGCGCCGCTTTGCTGTGGCACCGTCAGAACTGGGCTTTGGCCACAGGCTGGTCATACTCAGTGACTTTGCGTACTGGGTTGAGCATGATGCTGAACTGGTTGCCTGGTGTGAGCGCAACAATGCTATCCTTGAAGGAGCCACTGTTGAACTTGCAACTGACCAAGACCTTGTGATGTTTTTACTACGGTGGAGCCCATGAAAAAACTCTTGATACCCATAGCAGCTCTGGTTCTAAGTGGCTGCATGTCCATTGTGCAAAGATCACCTCCTGTGGATGTGAGTCTGATACCCAATGATTGTGCCAATCAACAGCGTATTGTGCGCTGGTTAGAAAATCAAAGCCGAGGAGAATGGAATGAACAAGTCGCTCAAATCAAAGCACGTATTTGGCATCTTCGTTACACTTGCAATCCTGTGTAGCGGATGTGCTTCAAACTCACAGCAGCCCATGGCCGCATATGACCTGGATTATTTTCAGATCACATGTTCCCAAAAGGCACAACAGATTGCCATGTTGCAAAGTATGCGCAGCACCAGAGATGACAGACTGTTTGCACGGGCCAGCAATGCACTACAACCCTGGTTGATAATTACCAACCCAGGTCAGTACAATGAAAATATATCACGTGGGTCAAGTCGTACAGATTGGCTGCTGAATCAGAAACTCATGGAGTTAGCACAATGTCCATGAAAACCATAATATATGGCCTGGCGCTGGTCACAGCAGCAGCACAAGCCGACCAGTGTGTGCTGCAAGACAAAACAGTTTTACACAGTGCCGTGACTGTGGCAGAACGCACCAAGATCACGGCCACAGTTGTGCCCGAACCCACAGGTGGCAAAAGATGTCTGGTAAACTTTCAGGCCAGAGTTGGTGCCATCTGGTACACCGCATTTGGTGAATATGCCTGGTCTGGAGACACACCAAGAGATCAAGCCTGTGCAGCAGCCACACGTCGAGCCGATGATTCAGTAAGAGAACAAGTGAGTTCCAGCAGAGTAATTTCGGAAAAGGTTTTGATTTGCCGGGATGATCCTACTCTAAATACTCTGCGACAAGTGAATCCAGGTGTCACCGGAGAACTGGCACAATTCAGACCACACCCAGACTATGCCACTGAATTCTGGCACAACGGAACCCAGTGTCGTTGGTTCCTGGACACAGGATATATCGTGCGTGATGTGCGTACATGGCAAGGTATTATTTGTAAAATCCATGACTCAAAATGGGTAGTGATTGACAAATTTTAGAATCAGACTTGACCTAAATTCAATCTTGTGTTATAGTTACGTATCAATAACTTTTTAGGATTTTGTATGAAATACATTTTGACATGCATGGTTGCTCTGGTTCTTTGTGCCTGCGGCACAGTGGGTGGAGCAGTAAGTGGAGCTGGGGCTGATCTTGGCAAGGCCGGCGAGTGGATTAAATCTAAATAAGGATCAATATGAAATATTTTATTGCATTGGTTACTGTGGCCTTGTTGGCCGCATGTGGCTCAACCCCCAAAGAACAGTACGAACGGCGTGCCTATGAAGAACGTCAGCGACAAGAAAAAGCAGTGACATCTGCTATTGATCGAGCACCTAAATGGATGACTGAACTGCCTGTGAGTAACAGTGCAGTGTATGCCAATGGCAGTGCAGTCAGCACAGACATGAGCATGGCAGACTACAAGGCCAAGCTGTTTGCGTATGGCAAGATTTGCATGGCAGCAGGCGGAAAAGTCAGTCAGCAATCCAAGATTTTTATGATGGACACATCTGAAGCCAGCCACGAAACCAGTGAAATTGCCATTCGCGGCATGTGCCCAGGCGTGGATATTACCGGGGTCGAAACCAAAGAAATCAAGCGAGTTGCTGATGGCACCAGATTCCGTAGCTATGTGCTGGTGGCCCTGCCAACAGGTGATGCCAATGTGCTGAAAAAACGTCAGGATCAGATACGACTGCAAGCACAAGCCCAGGGTCGTAGCCAACAAGCGTTTGAAGAACTGGACACTGTAACACAAAAGCAATAATCTGCGATAATATACGCATAAATAAAAGCAGTCCACTCGGGCTGCTTTTTCCACTACAAATTTATGGCCACAGAAACTGAAAATCTAGATCAATCACACACCCAACGGCTGGCCGACTCAGGCATGCTGGTACTCATGGGTGAAATAGACCATGACAGTATCAAACCAGTGATAGAGTGGATTCTGCATGAAAACTATGTGGTCAAGAAAAAGCGCAAAGAACTCCTGCTGATGATCTGCTCAGAAGGTGGAGACATGAGTGCTGCCTTTGCACTAATTGATGTCATGCGCAGCAGTGCTATTGCGGTCAAAACAGTGGGACTGGGACAGATTGCCAGTGCAGGACTCTTGATATTTCTAGCAGGTTCCCCGGGACGTAGAATCCTTACTCCCAACACCAGTATCCTGAGTCACCAGTTCAGCTGGGGCAGCGATGGCAAGGTGCATGAATTGTTTGCTACCATGCGTGAATTTGAGCTTACACAAAAGCGCATGATACAGCACTACCGGGACTGTACCGGGCTTGATGATGAAACTGTTCGGGCCAAGCTGTTGCCACCACATGATGTTTGGCTTGATGCTACTCAGGCTCTGGAACTGCACATCTGCGATGCAATATCCACACTGGGACGTTAACGACGCTCGCGCCCTAGGGTGGCACGATCCATTCTGGGTTCGCGATTTGTCTTTGCTGCTCGTGCACCAGGACCCGATAGTCTTGGTGTGCCGGTAACTGCATCTAGATCTTCGGCACCAGTAGCAGCTGGAGCATTGTCCCAACTGGCTTTTCGGTATTCGGTGAGTTTTTCCAACAGCGGACCCTTTTCAATGTAAGTGCGAACATAGATACCGCCCTTGGGTTTGTTCTCTACTTTCATCCTGATGGTCAGCAGTTTATTATTAGGGTTATCGCGTTCATGAATGACCACTTCTGGCCAAGTTTTTTTATCAACGTAAGTGGCTTCAAGATCTGTATTCTTTAATTTTTCAACCAGCTTGTTGAATCTCAAAATCTTGAATCCACCATCGCTGAAGTCCACCAGTTCAACATTGGGATCGCCCAGTGTAGCAAAGTGTGTGATACCAGTGGCAATGGCATCAATTATGTTGGCTTCATCTTCAGGTCTGGCGTTTTTCAATTTGTTGTCTAGTTCGGTAGCAGCATATTGATATATTTGTTTGAATGCATCTCTTGTTGCTGTTGGTGAATTGGATTTCATTGCCTTGGTAAATTTGGCCAACGCAGAACTTGCATCAACACCAAAATAATTCCACAAGATCTGTTGGGTTTCTGCACTGTCGCCACCCACTTGTCCAAACTGTTTAATACCACCTACCTTGAGACTGGTATTGAGTCTAAGTTTACGTGGCTGGCCATTTTCATCAGTGACAAACACCCACACATCGGTCTTTTGTTCTGTTTCACCTGTGACGCCATCGGCCATGATCACGATCTGATCTGACCTGCCATTGATATAAAAATACTTGCTGTATCGTTCAGCGTCCGAACTGTTGACATAAGCAGCGGCACTGGAGAATTCACTGGCCAACAGCGGTCGCTTGGCAGGATCCATGAGATCCTGATACGGCCCGGATTTAAGTCTCAGCACAAACGAAATCACATCCGCATGTTCATTATCAAAATCTTCCACTTCCACTTGATATTGATCCTCACCGGTTTGCTTTAAACTGTCAAGCACATTGCCGATGTCCTGAGCGGTCACTGTGCCGATATCTTCGTCAGATTCACGTTTGGTGAATTTAGCAAACATAGCAGCGCCCAGAATACCTTCGGCTGTTTCGCCGCGATTGGCAATTTTCCCAACATCGTCGTCGGCAGTGGCTCCAGTATACACATTAAACGCTGCCCCAATGGTACTAGAACTGCCAACAATCAAAACAGACTGTCCAGCATTATTGGAAAAAATATAACCGTCGCCGCCTTTTCCATATGTAACTGTGGGGAGATTTAAGATATCTTTTTCGCTCAATTCTGTGTCGTCTTGCCTGGTCAATGGCGGAGTAGCATCAAATCCTTGTTGCTGCAACAATGTCAGTAACTTTTTTCCAGCTTCTGACCCTGTGGAAACAGAAAATTGAGTGCCAGGTCCATATTTGGGTTTACTGATGGTCACCTCAGTTATTATGCTGTCAAGTACGTTGATTAAATCTCTCATGGTGTATTTAGTGACACCATAAGTATTGGAATGACAGAACCTATAGCAATAGAATTCAGCGGCGATTGCTGGAATAATCCTACTCAATTTCAACAACAACTTAATCAGCACCCACCTGGAGAACCACTGGTCTTGGACCTACGTGGAGAGGGTCCTAGCTTGTCGGCACTGGGCATAACCAAATCAATCAACGCCTGGCTCATGGCTAGGAAACAAACTCCTGATACTGTGCAGTTAATAGGATGGAGCAATCCTGTAGAATTTGTGCCATACCAGCGTGTGAAATGCAGCAAGATAAGTCATTTTTTCTTCATGGTTCAGGATTATTGGCAACACACAGAACCCACACTAGAACAACAACTAGAATATCAACAACCTTTTGGATTGTTTGTTGGAAGAATTACACTCAGCAGAGCTGCTATTCTGTATCAAGCACATAGCACTAGTCTTTTTGCCAGCATGATGAATCACATACAACCATTTCCTTGGAAACGAGAGATAGGTGATGTTCACGATTTAGAAAACATATCAGACTGGTTATCACTGTATGATCAGGCCCGGATGTTTGCTTGGTATGATCAACGGATTGTGACCAGTGTGGACAACAAATCAGTAAGAGATCAATTTGCTACTCCTGCATCATCAGCAGAAACCAATACTAGTTTGTTGCAGCACTATCACAATTTTGCTGTGGAGATAGTGTGTGAAACTTACACCTTAGGAAATACATTCTTTCCTACTGAAAAAACCATACGTCCTATCATGGCTGCCAAACCCATGTTGGTATATGCACCACGTTACTATCTAGCAAGATTGCGCAGCATAGGGTTCCAAACATATCACAGCATCTGGGATGAAAGTTATGACCTGTATGAAGGTGCCGATCGTTGGCGACTTATGCAACAAAGTATGCGCACCTTGCTGGAGTGCGGCCGTGCAGAACAAAAACGAATATTAAGTTTTGCACATGAGATAGCTCAATACAATCGGCAACATCTTGCGGACATTTGTAACAATCAAACCAATATACTAGACCATGATTATTCAAAGATTTGACAACGGCTGGGGCTTGCAGTTTCCACTCAAGAAGTTTGAAACACACATAGTTGATCGCATGCTCACGCACATATCTGCCGACTCTTCTAGAACTGTTGTTATCAATTCTGTATGGTATACCAAACAATATCATGAACAAGTACTGGAATGGTTGCGTAACAATCCAGTTGATTGTATTGTGCTGATTGCCATGTTAGATGCGGCTATTCCTGCTGCTGATTGGTATAGTGAGTTTGAATGTGAAATATCGACTGTGGGATATTATGCAGGACCACATGCTGTGGATTTTTGTGCAGTGTTCGTGGATGAATTTTTAAATCCACCATCATTGGATATTCTAATGGATCCGTCTCTGATTGATACAGCCTACATGTGTTTGAATCGCAAGCCACACTGGCATAGACAAAAGCTGTATCAAAGACTTGAAGCCAGTAACTTGTTGGACCGTGGTATAGTAAGCATGGGAGGCACTGGTTCAGCAGTAAGATCTTTGCCAACTGATTGCGAGCCGGACAATCTTGCACCCAACGCTGCTGCCACACATTACGGCGTACCCAATGATATAGTGAGTCTGGGCCACATGCAAAATTGGCAACGACACCTGGTAAACATTGTGACTGAAACGTTTTTCGATATCAATCAGACTGGATTTGTAAGTGAAAAAATCTACAAACCCATAGTAGGATGTAGACCGTTTTTGGTGTATGATCCTGATGGCGGCACCCGCTGGCTAACAGATCGAGGGTTTGAACCGTATGTTGCAGACTTTGCGGATATCACCGACTTGAACCTTGCTGAGCCAGCGGCCATGCACCGATTCCTTGGAGTGTTGTGTGACCAGACACCTGAGTACTGGCAAGCCAAATTTCTTGCTCTTAGTGAAAAAATACTATACAATAAACATCACTTCACTGATTATGTTCATAGTCAGAAACAAAAAATCCAAAAAGGAATATCATGCCAAATCTAGTACCAATTGTTGTTGAATCCACAAGCAAAGGCGAACGCAGCTACGACATCTACAGTCGCTTGCTTCGAGAACGCATTATCATGCTGGACTCAGATGTAGACGAACATAGTGCCAGTTTGATTGTGGCACAAATGTTGTTTCTTGAAAGTGAGAATCCTGACAAAGATATCAGTTTGTATATCAACTCACCCGGCGGCAGCGTCACAGCAGGCATGGCCATCTATGATACCCTGCAGTTTATCAAGCCTGATGTGCAGACCATTGTGATGGGACAGGCCTGCTCAATGGGATCATTGCTGGCTAGTTCTGGTGCTAAAGGCAAGCGATTTATCTTGCCCAACGCTCGTCACATGATTCATCAACCTTCGGGCGGCTCACGTGGACAGGCCACAGACATGCTGATCCAGGTCACAGAAATTCTCAAGATGAAACAGGTGCTGACTGAGATCTATGTCAAACATAACTCAGCAGGCAAAACATTTGAAGAATTCACAGCAGACATGGAGCGCGACAATTTCATGAGTGCGCAAGAAGCCGTAGACTACGGACTTGCTGACAAGATACTGACCACTAGATAATGTTTTTCCATATCAGCCAGCAGCCACAAGAAAATTACCCATGCCAGTGGCAACTGAGTAGTTTTGCAATCAGTACCGATCCCGGATGGAAACAGTTTGCTATTGGTCCTGTGCAAATTTTGTACAAAGGCTACGCAGACGCAGGACCTTTAGAATCGCTACTTGGTCAGATAATGTTTCAGAGCACGCCGCATCTGACTGGCAATTTTTGTGCGCTGGTTGTTGTAAATGACACACTAACAATTCAGTCTGATCGCTATCGCGGATTCCCAATTTATATCAATGACGCCGGCATAAACAATTTGATTGCAACTGACCGCACTGCCTGGACTGACAGCTTGATCACAGTACATGCAGATCTTGCAGTGACCGAACACAAGTTTGATGTGATTGGCAGCATCGATACTGGTTATTCAACTGTTGATGATATTGATATCTTGCTGTGTAAAAAAATTCAACAGTATGCGCAACAGGTAACAGAGCCAATACGTGTGTTTTTAAGTGGTGGCGTAGATACATTACTGGTGTATAGTTATCTTTGCCGATATCAGATTCCGCATGAATTGGTCTGGGCAGAGCACTGTGACCATGATGCATTTTGGTTGGCAAACCATGCTGATATTTGCAAAAATTGGGGATATCGACAAATACATCACTGGCAAGAACCGTGTGTGTTGGCATCAGGTGCACCCGGCGACGAATTTATGCTACGCAGCCCTGTCACTGCCAATCAGTACCTGATGCATCATGGCTCTAGTGTTTTGCAATTGCTAATGGAACATCCCGATTGCTTACATCGAGAATATTTCAAGTTACAAAAGCATGTGAAAGTATTTTCTGATCAGATGTGTAACTATCAACCTGCCACAGATCAAGATTTTAATTGGTCAGTGTGCAATACCGTTGTGAATGATTGGCAACACTGGCATATTGGAAACACCCTGACCTGGACTCCTCTGAGAGATCTTGAATTGTTTAAGTTGTGCCTGCGCTTGCCTTTAGAACTGGCAAAAGGTCAAATCATGAACAGCAGTGTTAGCCGCACACTAATCGAACAAAATGTTCCAGGACTGACCTCAGCACTGAGCAATCAAAAAAATACTGGGAATGTGATGAGAAATCTACAGCAGTTATTAAGCTAACATATCTGCTGTAAATTTGCAATAGTCCAGGATGTTGATTTTCTTCACACGGTCCATGTCTTCCACAAACTTTTTAAACTTTTGATGCAACACATGATCATAGTTGTTGGTCGCCAATGCATCGACTATTGATTGCAGTGCATTCACCGCATTTTGTTGTTGTCCTATTTCAATAGCAGTTGATTTAATTTTTTCAATAGATCGAGTTAAACTAGCAACAATCTCTGCTCGATATTGATCTGGCACTACCAGGGTTCCCAAGTAAGCATCGCTCGGGACACCAAAAGAAACCACACTGGGCCATTTGGCCAGCAGCATATCTAACACCTCTTCTATATAAATGTAATTGTATGCTGAGGAGGTAATGTTCACTCGCAAGTCCACATGAGAGTATTTTTGGATTTCTTGAAAGTTCTGATGCACTGTATCCCATTCAGTACCATAGCGTATGTACTCTGCAGGTCTCCCCACAGCGTCAATGCTGAACACCACAGTGATAGGATGTTGATAGTTTTTGATCCAGTCCCATCGAATCATGCTGCCATTTGTGAACATGGTAATGTTGGCGGACAAATGTTCAGCAGCCCAGTCTAAAAATTTCAAACAATTTTTGTCATAAAACGGTTCACCGCCTAGCAATACCACATTACGGATTCGATCAGCGAACGGTAACAAAAAATCAAAATTGCTGATGCTTTGACTGTTGACATCTTTGATATCTATTATTCCAGCCTGATGATGAAACTGCGCCACTCGAGTGCTGGCCTCAGGCCAACAAGTTTGACAAGCAAAGTTACACACAGCCCCTGGACGAATTTCCAAAGTAATATCGTTGCCGCTGTATTCTGCATAGGACCGAGCACCGTTGAGACGAGTGCTATCACCCCTGCCTGTTTTTTCTATAGAATGGCAATGCTCACAACCGCTGGGCCAAGAATCTTGTGCCAGTTGATTTTTAATTCTGATAATCTGATCAGATTGGTGCCATGTGTCAAGATTGACCGAACCAAGTTGATTTTGTGCTGTCCATGAAGAATCATATTTCCAAACACAACATGGTTTCACCACTTGGTCATAAGAAATAGCAACCCCGTGGTCTAGAAATTTGCAATGCATAGAATATTTAGTAACGCATTTTTGCCAGCATAAAAATACAATCTTGACATTTATTCGATAGTTTGATTGACCAATATTACCCGAAGTGCTATAATACACACAGAGCAACAAAGGACTAACATGATCCAACTTTGGGCATATCTAGCAATCAGCCTGGTGTTGACAGCCTGCGGCGGCGGCTCAGACAATGGTCAGCCCAGTTCAGATCAGAATCAGATAACTCCGACTGTTGCATTTACTAGAGTGCTAAATCAAATTACTGAGAGAAACAGAGTTGAAACCTATGCTGTAGGTGATCTCAATGGCGACGGACTAGATGATGTAGTAGTTGGTGGGTGGACAGGCACAGGCACGTCATACCTTGCTGTGCTGATTCAAAATGCCAACGGTTCACTAACTGATCGAACTGTTCAGCTGGCAGGAACTAATCAGTACTCCGGTAGCCAGCGCATGTTCATACTGGACGTGGACAACGATGGATTTGCGGATATTTGGCTGCCCGGATTCAATGACTGCACGGGTTGTTCTGCCCAAAGTGTCATGCTTTGGGGCAATGCGAATGGTATCTTTACACGGCAAACTTTTGCTACTGCCATAGATAGTCATGGAGCAGGTGTTGCTGATCTCAACGGCGATGGACGTAAGGATTTTCTTATTCGCGGGGTCTGGGACGGAACCACAAACAACTACGGATATTATTTGAACAATGGCAATAGAGCGTTTACTTTTGTAACAAACTCGCAATTAAATGGTGCAGCAACGTGTGCAGTAGCCAAAGATCCAGTCTCGGGTCATATTGCAGTGGTTCAAGGCAACAACAACCAAGTAGCAGGATTTAGTCACAGTATCAATATTTTTGACGCCAACCTAAATTTAATCACGCAAATCGGTGTGGCCAGTCAAGATCCTGCAGTCAATGACTTGATCAACAGCATCAGTGTTGATGTCAACGCAGATGGATTAATGGATTTTGTGCTGGTGTTTAATCCTTTAGCAGGCGCAGGCGGCAGGAGAGAAGTTTGGCTCAATCGCGGCGCAGACAACTTTTCATATGCATACACAATTGACAGTGGCTACAGCAACGGCTATGACATTCAAGCCCTAGCCTATCAAGGGTCCAGTTACTATCATTTCAATGCTGCCAACGGAGATGGCAATTTGTACCGACTCCAAGGTGGTCAATTTCTAGGGTACCTGCGAGAAAGCTTTTTGACCATGGCACGTGCCTTGGGAGCCAACCCCGGAGTCAGAGACTGGAGTGTGTGGTCTTCCACTGTTTATCGAGGCGCCTCAGGCATGTACATGCTGCAACATGTGACCGGGGGCTACTACACCCAAAAACTTTGAAATACAGGTTGCATAAAAATCAATATTCAGTTATAATACATTTTGGAGTTGAAGAATGAAATATAAAATATTAATGGCGGTGTTGTTCACAGTGGGTTTGTTTTTGATGCTGTTGCCTTTTGTATGGCTAGGGACCAAGTGATGACACAAGATGAATACCTGCGAGAACTTGCATCTCAAGTGGATCCGGACTTGGTGGAAAAATTTCGTGACTGGCCCGATGAGACCAGGATGTACATGTATCTCCACAACATTCAGTTGGCACACATGGCCAGATTTGAACACATGTTGAAAGAACACACCCTGAACATTGCTGCCTTGAACAGTCGACCCACAGTGAATGCTGTGAGCACCACCTGGATTGAGCCCTAGGCCATGACAGTGCTATGGATCTGGAGCCTGCTGACCTTGAACAGCGAAGGCCTGATTCAGCAATCACGTCCCATGCAAACTGAGCCCGAGTGCCTGCAGTTGTCCGCAATAGTACGGGTATTCAACAATGACACCGGAACCTTGTGCATACGTCACAAGATCTCTGTGCCTCGACAGGAGTAACACAATGGGAACACTAGCTGAATATTTTGCTGCCAATCGTTACGTGAGCCAGTATGAAATTGGTACACGACTGTTCGGTCGCTGGAACAAGATTCCGTTTGTGGGCACAGTGGGCAATGACAGTGTAGTAAACGAACTAGAAGGTCCCATGATCAGTGTTCGACTGGACCTGCCCATCAAGTATGAGGACAGAATCTACAATCACATTCGTGTGAAACATGCGGATGTGAAGCTTTATCGGTAGGGGAATTTGACACAGAGTCAAATATTATTTTATTTTAACTTAGGAAAAATTATGTTCAAAGATATTCGTGTTCGTGCAGCTCTTAGGACTCTGGCAGTGTTTGTAATGGCTGCGGTGTCAGGTTTTGCAATGGTACTGGCTCTGGAAACTTATGGCTTCAGAGCAGTGATGACCCTGTGTTCTGTCATAGTGGTGATCTGGGTCGGATCCATCATATACGAGTTGATGCTGCTGGAGTTGAAGCATGAAGAAGCAGCGGAAGAATACCGTGTGCAACTTGAAAAATCCACTACAGAATAAGCAGAAAGCCCCTTTCGGGGCTTTCATTTTTACGCAGCGTCTACAAACTTCTTGAGTTCTTCGGCCTTGACCACAATGTCCGTACTGGACGGAAAATCTGGTAAGGTTGGGAACGGATGAGACTCTCGATTGGCATCAGTCAGCTTGGAATGGTATTCCTGCATCTTTGCGTCTCGAGATTGGATGATTGGCGTCTGAAGGATTTCTCTAGCCAAGTGTAAGAGTTCGAGACGAATCTCGTAAGGTGTTTTGCTCATGTTTTTCTCCTGTGTATGTGTGTGTAATCTGCCAACTGCCCTATGCTTTTGGCAGAATGCTACACGAGCCTATTACTTATAGATGTAATTTATGGTGTTGGAATTTTCTCTCAATTCCACAGCACCGTTCTTGAGATGGAAACGTCGAGCCATTGGGGTCTTGGGACTCAAGGTCACATAGGTCTGTATTTCAGGAAACTCGGATCGGATAGACTGTTGTGCTTCTTGAATCAGGCTACGGCCAGCGCCAGCAGTGTAACTCCAGATGGTGTAAAACACAGCAATGGTAGCACTCTCCACAATGTTGACCATGTCCTCTACCGCAGCAGGAATAACAGACAAGAACTTCACACAGGTCACTGCTTGAGTTTGATCACCACTTTTGAGCATGTAGATTCTGCTGTTGGCGTTGACTCGGTCGGTCACCGGAATTTCTGGTCGCACAGGGTCGTCCAGGATCAGTTGGTTCAGGTCTTCAGTAATTGTAGTAATTGTGTATAACATAATCTACGCCGTTGGTTATGTGCAGCTATTTATCATTGGCATCAGATCAGGAAATTTTATCAGAACACTAGATTATGGCAACATGATCGTCCAAACATGCTTGATTATATCGCACACATGCGTTATACTATGATCATGCTGTGACGCAAACAGCTAATTTAACTTACTTTGAAAGGTAACAATTATGCGCTTTAATCCAGAAACTAAAACCTACAAACTCTTCTCCGCTCTCAATGCAGGCGAGAAAGTATCCGCCAGTGTCGCTTCCAAGCGTTTTGGCATCAAGAACATTTCCGCTGACGTATCACGTATTCGTCAAGCTGGTTTTGCAGTGTATGCCAACTCTCGTGTGGCTGGCAACGGTGTCAAGGTAACTGAATATCGTATTGGCAAACCAAGCCGTAAACTCGTGGCATTGGGATACAAAGCCCAGGCCATGGGAATCACTCTCTAAGAGATTCCGCGCTGTCTGATTCAAACCGGACACTAGGCAAACAAAACCGGTGCAATGCCGGTTTTCTCTTGACTGATATTCACTTTTGTAGTATAATACACACATGCTAAAAAACTTATTCAAACGCCTGGGTCGATACCGCGTGATCATGGATCGACTGGATGGAGAACCTTACCTGGAACGCTACTATGTGTTTCTCCGGGACCGCTCATGGTTTCCATTCAACATCTTTGTTCACAAGTTTCTCAAAAGTGATCCGGATGATGTGCATGACCATCCGTGGCCGTTTGCCACACTGATTCTTCGAGGTGGATACTGGGAATGGCGTCCCTTGTTTGACGCTCAAGGTCGTCGCCAAGGTGAAACAGCCCGTTGGTGTGGTGCAGGAAGTTTTCGCACAGCACGGGCCAACACCTATCACAGGATCGAGCTTGATCCTGATGTCACTTGCTGGACCTTGTTCATGCCCGGTGCCAAACAACGTGACTGGGGATTTCTTGTAAAAAACAAGTGGGTGCAGTGGGAACAATATTTGATTCAAAGGAAAACAACATGAAATGGTTCAAACGCATGATCGTTCGTTGGGTGCGAGAAGATTGGGACAAAGCAGGTACTTCTGAGGACTCAGCAACGTATCCAATGCCCACAGGAAATCGTCGAAAGAATCTAATTGGTCTGGTCAGCGACGACGTGGAAAGCGATGCCGGACTCAATATCACAGTACGCAAAGCAATTGGTGGCAAAATCATAACGTTCAGGCACTATGATGCCAAAACAGATCGCAGCAGCAACAAATTATACATTGTGCCTGATGAACTGGATTTTGAACGTGAACTGGGCAAGATGATCACGCTGGAAAGCATGCGAGGCTGAAAGTAAATACATTATGGAAACTATTGTTGATTTCGCCCAATGGGTGCTCTGGATCGCCGGTGCTATTATCTTGGTCACTTGGCTAGCACAACTGGTGCTAAAAACATATCTCCTGATAAAAATAAAACAGTATCAGACTGAACTGCAACCAGTCCTGGACGTGATGGAACGTGCTGTTGCTGGCCAACTAATCTTGCTCACGGTAGAAGTTGACCACAATCAGTATCTGTGCTATAATGCACTGACTCAGGAATTTGTGTGTCAAGGCGTTGATGTAACCGAAATAGTTCAACGTTTCAGAGCCAGATTTCCGGACAAGTCATTGACAATATTCAATGGTGATGACACAGCAGTGGAAACACTACAACAACAATCTAGAGCACAACATGAAAATCTCAGTTTGCAGTGACCTCCATCTGGAGTTTGGTGACCTTGACTTTGCCAACACAGAGTCAGCACAGGTTCTGATTCTCTCAGGCGATATCTGTGTGGCCAAAGACATGGTTGCACATGACACCGTTGAAGTGCTGGGCATAGATGGCCGCAGCGGTCGCTATCACAAATTCTTCCAACGCTGTTCAGAACGGTTTGAGCATGTGGTGTACATTGTGGGCAATCATGAGCACTACAATCATGACTTTGCAAAAACTATTCCACGCCTTAGAGATGTGTTGAGTTATTTGCCTAACCTGCACATTATGGAAAAAGATTCGCTTGATATCGGTGACATCACGTTTCTGGCTGGCACGTTATGGACAGACATGAATCGCGAAGATCCGCACACCTTGTATGCTATTCGCGGCTACATGAACGATTTTCGTTGCATCACCAACAGCGCCAAAGACACCCACTTTCGTGACACAGATGGCAACTTTCATACTCGTGTGTCCAGATTTAGTCCTGAAGACACTGTGGAAGAACACAAGGCCATGCTGGAGTTTGTGAACACTGCTATCACAGCCCGACCTGATCGGCAGTACGTGGTTGTGGGTCATCACAGTCCCAGCAAGCTCAGTACCAAGCCACAGTACGAGGATGACCAAATGGTGAATGGTGCATACAGCAGTGACCTAAGTGAGTTTATTCTTGATCATCCGCAGATTCGACTGTGGACACATGGACACACTCATCATGAGTTTGATTACCTGGTTGGTACCACCAGGATTGTTTGTAACCCACGTGGCTATGTCGGTTATGAGCAGCAGGCCACTGACTGGCGATTGCTGACTGTTGAGGTATGACAGAATTGTCCCTGACTCGAGAACAAGTGCAACAGCTGGCAACATTTTTTGCTCTGGACTTGAGTATTCACGGTGTGACCATACGTGAGAGTCACGACAACGGCATTGGAACCAGCCATCGCGCCACGTTACACAAGACTGAAGCGGCACGTGATTTTGAAGCAGACATTACTGATGTCTCAAACTGGTAAGGAACTTATGACTGAACTTGAAACTTTGTTGAAAACACATGACTGGGGTCATGCAGGATACGTTGCTCGCCCTGCGCTGGATCAGGCCATGCGAGCCACGGCCGGTGCAGAAGCTGCTGCACTGTGGGAAAAATACTGTCCTTGGAGCATGACCAATGGCGGATACATTGCTTGGAGCGACATATGAAAGTGTATATTTCGAAATATCGTAGTCACTGGATCTCACCTTACACAATCTTGGACTATGCGTTTTTTTGGACTGACTGGTCAAAGTGCAGTCGGGACAAACGCATTCTTGGACTTGACACAAAATATATTGAGCATCCCGACTGGGTGGAACGCTGGAGTGATCGACTAGAACCTGTCAGTAAAGGTATCATGTGGGTGTTGGATCGTGTGCATCCGCCTATCAACTACATCAAGATTGATCACTATGACACCTGGAGCATGGATTCGACTCTAAGCCCTGTCATCTTGCCCATGCTCAAACAACTCAAGGCGGTCAAGCATGGTAGTCCACATGTGGACGATGAGGATGTGCCTGAAAACCTGCGCAGCACCGCAGCACCGGCCAAAGAAAACGACTGGGACACAGATGGCAATCACTTTGCTCGGTGGGACTGGGTCATGGACGAAATGATCTTTGCATTTGAGTGCAAGGTAGATGACTCCTGGGAAGAGGCTTTCCGTTCAGGAGATCATGATATAACATGGATTCCCGTAGATGCTGACGGCAATCAAGTGCCCAAGGGCGAACACAAGTATTACCAGATGGGCAAAGGCCCCAAGGACACCTACCAGTGTGACTATGAGGGTATGCAAGTGGTAGAAAAGCGCATCCAAAATGGCTTTAGATTATTTGGCAAGTACTATCAGGCACTCTGGGACTGATCCAGACACTGCCGACCGTTCAACAACTCAAAGGAATCAATGTTCACTCAAATGGCTCAGCAACTGTTACAACGTCACGAATCCAGTGCAGAACCCAACTCGATTGATCTAGACAGCTATCTAGACTGGCAACGCAATCACACATTTGAGGCCCTACAAAACATACGTTATGGACAGAGTTTTTGCAATCACTTTGACATCACTGACAATCGTATTTTCTATGAACGTGACTGGACCCGCTGTGACAAACTGATTCGAAAAGAATGGCTGAGCCGTCCCTAAACAGGGTCACTATAAAAAATGCCACAGCTGATGATGCAATCAGGCTCAAGTATCAGCTGGTGCAAGATGGGCTGATTCCGGGGCAGGATTTTGAATGGTCCTGGGTGAGATTACAGGATCCCAACGACTTGTATCCTGTGGTACGAGTGGCGTATTTTGATTTTGTGAATCCTGTGTTGGCCACATTTTACCAGCTCAAGTGGACATGAACATAATTAATTGTAATGCAAGTTGAACTAACAGGACCAGTAACAGAGAGTCGTGAGCGCAAGAGCTTTGAGTACTCCTGTGAGATCAACAAAAAGCTGGGCACACTGGATCGCATGCTGAACTGGTGCAGAACTGAACTACTACACGACTGGCGATGGGAACTGGTGGGTTCAGGTGATGATCAGTGGCACTATATTTTCTATTTTGACACCGAACGCGATCTGTTTGCATTCACTCTACAATGGCAATAACATGAGCACAGAACAAGACAAATTTGACCACAGCCGCAGAAGGCTCAAAGATGACAATGCTGTAAAAAAGCAGACCCGAATTGCCAAAGGATTTGGTCTACCAGTTGACGAGCCACACAAGTTTGCCAAACGTCATGCCATGGATTGTGGCAAGCCAAAGTGTGTGATGTGTGGCAACCCCCGTAAAACTTTCAAAGAGTTAACCCAGCAAGAAAAGCGACTGTTCCAGGACCTGGACCAGAGTCGCGGAACACCACCCGCAGAAACTGATTGACCTTTATTTGCCCGTATGCTATAATCGAGCATATGACAAACACCGGAGCAGATCAATGAGCGACGACCGTAAGGGCATCTTTGCTGTGATGTGGGACTGCAATGGTCTAGAAGCAGTGCAGGCAGTTCCGTACCCTGCAGACACTACCTTTGCCTTGCTCAAAGGCGACCAGCCGCCAGCCTTTCCCAAACTCATGCACTGGACATTGCGGGCTCGTTTCAACAGCCACCGCCACTACGAAATCTACATAATCACTGCCACCCCCGGCATTACAGAAGATGATGTTCGAGACATGTTTGACGCTGATCCGCAGACAGCAGCAGACACCATAAGACGTATAGGTCAAAAGTACTACAGTGATCGCCAGGGACCTGGTCGCATAGCAATCACCTAGTGGTTGACCATTATTGCCCAGAGTGCTATAATGCACACATACCGCAACAAACCGGAGTAAGATATGATTAAAGCAGTTGAAAGCAATCTTCCTATTGAACAACTCGAAATACTTCGCCCAATTTTTAGAACTCTTGCCAAACTACAAAGCAAGCAACTTCGAATTCGTTTTCGCGGCCCACGTCGTGATACCATGCGTTTGTATTGTTTGAAACGTGATGCCGTTCGTTTCAGTGTTTACATAGATTAAAAGATAATAATATGAACAAGCTCGCTGATGCTATTAAAACGGTTATCCCTAATGTCGTCCAAGAATGGAATGATATTAAACTTCCGTTGTTTGAACAACTTGTTGAACAAACTTTTAACAAGTATTTTGAAGGTCGCCAAACACAAGAAAAAACTAAAATGGTAGCTCCTATACTAGATAGTATTTTTGCTAGACATGTAAAAGCAATCATTCCAGAATTTGTTGTCTCAGAAGGTAAAGGTCAAGACTATCTATATGGTAGTATTCCTTTTGAAGGTAAGATTACATTTGGTAGCGGAGATAGTTGGACCGGGAACGGGTATAGCAAGACACCGTGGCATCTTCTTATGCGTTTCGAATTAACAGAACAAGGAAAGATTGTTAGCCAGTTTGCTATGATAACTGATCTTTCTCAATGCGAAAGTAATTGGACTGCCCCGGGAACAACTAGTAACTTTAGTACATTAAAATTTAAAGTCAAAGACATGGACAATCTTATTCCAATTATTGGAAAATTAAGTAATAAAACAAAGACAGGCAAAGATGCAACATATGTGTCAGCATTGATGGAAGCTGTCTATAAATAAAATTATGCAAACAAATATAATTCACTTACAAGATTGTGTGGAGGGCATGTTGGCATTGCCTCCGCACAGTGTAGACATTGTTGCTACGTCGCCACCTTATAACTTAGGTATTGCTTACGGAACCTACAAAGACAATAAGCCGCGCCAGGAATATCTTGATTGGTTGGGCAAAGTATTTGAGGCAGTAAAGCATTGTCTCAAAGACGATGGACATTTTTGGCTCAACGTTGGTTACAGTAATATTGATCCCTGGGTCGGTATGGATGTAGCACAGGTTGCCCGGGAACATTTTGTTTTGCAAAATAACTTTACCTGGGTCAAGAGCATTACAATCAACGATGTTACTACCGGACATTTCAAGCCCATCAATAGTGATCGTTTTGCTAATCCAACATGGGAACATCTGTTTCATTTTACTAAGGCAGGAGCAGTGCCTTGTGACAAATTAGCAGTGGGTGTTCCTTACATGTGGGACTGTAATATTGACAACACCGGACGTATCAAAGGCCGCTTGGCTAAAAAGTTAGGGTTCAAAGATATCAAAGACTATAATAAAAACGCCACCACTGGACAAAAAGAAAATTTTGATATTGAAATTGCCAACAAAATTGCAAATCAAAAGCCCAAAGCAGATAGTAGATGTCGGGGTAATTCTTGGTTTGTTCCATATGATACTATTGCCAACAGAGAAAAACATCGAGGAAGTCACCCTGCAACTTACCCAGTGGCATTAATTGAACAATGTATCAAATTTAGTGGGATTAGCAGCGGAGTGTTGGTTGATCCGTTTATGGGATCCGGAACTAGTGCCGTTGCCGCAGTTAAATGTGGCTTAGAATATATTGGGTTTGACATCGACACAGAATACCGACAGTTTGCACAGGATCGAATTGCTGATTTTATCCAACAACTATCGGTGCCAGAAATAATTGAACCTACTAAGAAAAAATCCAAAACAATACAAATGGGCAATCCGTCTCTGTTTGAATTTACTTGACCAAATTACCTGGCCATTGACACAGCATTTTGATTATTTTAAACATTTAATTATCAACATAGAGAAATAATTATGAGTACACTAATATTCAACGGTCGTCCTTGGACAGTGTTTGACGCTCACAACAAACTACACCGTCAGTGGTTTGCAGAATTTCAACGAGACCGTACCTGGGGACATTGTCCTGTGCGATTCATGTCCGATGACCGTGAAGGCGATTTACTGACCATGATCCAACGCAGACTGATTGACTACTATCTTGCCAAGGAATTTGGCCTAGCAAAGAAATCACGAGCATGAACAATTCTCAACTGTATTTTGCCTACGGCATGAATACCAATCATATTGAAATGTCCTTTCGATGCCCGGATGCTTTTGCCCTGGGCCATGCTCGACTGATTGACCATGCTTTTAGATTTGCTGTTCATGCGGATGTAGTGCCATGTGCTGGCAGTTATGTGGATGGAGTGTTATGGAGAATCACCGACCGAGATCTCGACAGCCTGGACATACTGGAAGGTTACCCCACCTACTATGGCCGGGATAGTTTGAGAGTGAGTATAGAATCAAGAATTGTTCAAGCCGTTTGCTACAGTATGCAGCCCGGGCGATCTGACTCCCCTCCCAGTGCCGGTTACATGAACATGGTGCTGGAAGGATATGCTCAGCACCATGTGCCAACTGAACAGTTGTGGAATTCGGTCGAGCTGGTTGACCAATAATGCCCGAAGTGCTATAATACACACACAGCAACAAAGGACACAGAATGGAACATGCTTTCGAAGGCCCTGCAAAAGCTCGTGAGTTTTTGAGCAGCCTTATGCCTTCCATGATTGGCCAATTGGGCCTGGGTCGTAGCCGTCGAGCTTTGTTGGTAAAAATCACTCCTGATGTTCCAGACGGCATGGAAGGTGCAACCATGTACATAGACGTGGCGGACTGCTACTTGGTGTTAATCAAGCAGCCCCGGAGACTGAGCAAAAGCTCGCTAATAAACATGGCCACAACTCTGGCTCATGAAATGGTGCATGTGCGTCAGTTGGCCAAGGGTCAGTTGAAATATCTGCCCCGTGAGGCCAAGCTCTGGATGGGACGCCGTTACACCAAAAAAACAAGCTATCTGGACCAGCCCTGGGAACAAGATGCCTTTGCACGCCAGGAAATGCTCATGCGGCGAGCCATTGAATAATTTGGTTGACCATTAATGCCCGAACTGCTATAATACACACATACACAGCAAATAGGAGTCACAATGCTTACAGTCAATCAAACTATTCGTTCCTACGCAGGCCGACCAGGCTGCATGTGCGGATGCAACGGCACCTACAACGAAGGCGAACGTGCCCGCAAGATGGCCATAACTACCTTGCTCAAGGACCCTGCTGTGAGATTTGACACATGGGGCGACGGCACTGAAGGAGCAATATTTGTTGTCACTGCTACCCGCAATCGTGTACTTTATCTCACAGCAGACGGTGTGAAAACAGTGCAGGCACTGGGCGTAAAGCACGAATAAACTGTGAACTTTTCGGTTGACCAATATTCACCGAAATGCTATAATACACACATACACAGCAAAAAGGAATACGAAATGAGTTACTACATTATTGCCAAGGCTACTGGACTTATTGTGTCAGATGGCCCAAATCGTACCCGTGCCTACAAGACGTTTGGATCGGCCTGTGCTACCCGAACTCGTGTTTGCCGCAAAGCAGGTTACACAGTTGATGAACTGGACGTGGTAAACACTCAGACCTACAAGCCACGCCAGGTCACTCGCAAGAACTTGATGAGTGGTCAAGAGTTCCAAGAGGACGTGAACACACCTTACTTTTGCTCTCCTTCTTCAGAAACTTACTGGAGCATGTGATCGGTTGACCAATATTCACCGAAATGCTATAATACACACATACACAGCAACAAGGAACCCAAAATGGCATACTTCAATCAAGAACGCAAAGCACAACTAGCACCGGCTATCAAGGCCATCCTGAAAAAGTACAAGGTCAAGGGTTCGCTTGCAGTACGCAATCATTCTAGTTTTGTGCTGAATATCAAGAGTGGTGCCATTGACTTCATTGGCAACTACAACAGCACCGTGGCAGCACAGCCCGGCGGATTCCGCAACGGCAACCCTGCTGTGAAGTCCCTGGATGTGAATCCCTACTGGTACCAGGAACACTTTGACGGTCGGGCACTGAGCTTCTTCAAAGAAATCTTTGCTGCAATGAACGTTGGAAATCATGACCGCAGCGACATCCAATCCGACTACTTTGATGTAGGCTGGTATGTTGACGTGAATGTGGGTGCCTGGAACCAACCATATGAGTTGACAAAATAGGTTGCCCAATATTCACCCAAATGCTATAATACACACATACAGCAACAAACCGGAGCAAGATATGAAGACTATTCAAGACATCAACTCAGCTATCATCAGTGGCACCTGGACCAACACAGAACTCAGTTCAATGATTGACGCTGTGAAATTTGCTCGTGCGCAACTGGGCCAGTCAACCAAGCGAAGTCTTGCAGTTGGCGACAACGTGAACTTTGACAGCACCAAGCTAGGAAAGAATGTGACCGGTGTGGTCATGAAGATTGCTATCAAGTATGTCACAGTACGTTCAGTCAGTGGCTTGTGGAAAGTGCCTGCCAACATGTTGACCAAGGTTGGGGAGTACGCATAACATGACCAAAATCATAATTGGATTTGTACTGGGCATTGTGGTCAGCACAATTGGCTTCAGTGGTCTGGCTCGTTTAGCAGATCAGGGTGTGAGCACCATCAAACAAACTTCGCAGGAAATGGCAAAATGAACAAACAGTTTACCAATTCGGTAAACTCAACCCAATCTATTGCAACAAAAAGGTTGACACTGATCACTCTTTTTGTTACAATTAGGTCAGCTGTGCAGAACAGCATTTTTAAACTTTGAAAGGCAACTTTATAATGGCAACAGAAAAAACTTTTACCGTAGCAGGCACCGCAACCAATGCAGATGGCACCGTCAAGGTCCGTTTTGCAAATGACTTGGTAGCACGTATCAAGATTCTTAACAAGAACAACTGCACCAACATCAACTTGATGGAATTGCCCAAGGCAATGACCAAGTTGGAAGCTCTGCAACACCTGCAGACTTTGGGTATCACCATCGGTGATGCTGGCTTTGCAGTAGCAAACAAACTGGCCGAGAAATCCAAGGTGGCCAAGAAGGGCGAGATCAAGGTCAAGGCAACTCGTGTTGCTAGTGCCAAGGCTCCAGCCACAGCAGACATTCCTGCCTAACAGCAGCAGATCCTGCAAGACAGAGGCTCCCTGGAGCCTTTTCTTTTGGCTAAATATTTTGTGGATACTGTTCCACATCAACCTTGTGCAATACATTATCCTATATCGCGGCGATGCGTCAGATGCCAAATTCAAATCTTGGATAAAAAACAATCCTGCCGCCCGAGCCCGTATTGTTGACAATCGATTGACCCTGCCTGACTATCAGGCTCTGGGCCTGTTTCAACTGAGTTGGGTGGAAGAATGGGATCTTACTGTTATATGGGATTCTTGGCAACGTCGTCATATTGTCATCCAATAATATTGACAAGTGACCGCGCATAGTGTATAATTACACTATGATACAGAACTTTGTAGCCCCGGGTCGAACACTCACACAGTACACTTGGCACGAGGCGCTGGTGGCAGCAGGTAGTTCAGAACATGATCCGATATTTCTTCAGGATCAGTGCATGGAAGACTGGCTATCAGGACAACAGTATCAGATCATAGAATTCGACGCTGAGAGCTACAGTGCCAAACTGGAACAGGCTGTGGCTCAAGGCATGAATATAGTCATCATCAAGGAGAAATCAAAATGACACAACACGAATCAATTGTAGCAGCCTACGACACATACATTGCAGAAAATGAAAAGTTCACAGCCAAGGGTGTGAAAGCAGCCGCGGCTCGTGCTAGAAAAGCTCTGCAAGAAATGAGCAAGGGCATCAAAGAACGCCGCAAAGAAATCACAGCGGAAAAAGAAGCCTTGGCTACTGTGGCAAAATGATTCATCGGGATCTTCAATTGCCCGTTAGGATTTCTACTGAATGGCCCACAACACTAACACCGCTGCAACGAGATCAGCTGCTTCAAGAGAAACTGACTCGACTGGCGGTGTGGTATCAACACTCAAAAAGTCATGACAAAACCAAACATACTAGTCCGGCAAATAGTTGAAGATCCTGAAGATCCAGAACAGTTGATTCTGGATCTTGGACAAGAATTATGTGATCAAATGGGCTGGGACGAGGGCGACACCTTGACCTGGACCGATCTCAAAGACGGCTCGTGGCAGCTGAAAAAAGCACCAGAATGAAAAGCCGCACAGTATCCTATCCTATTGATCCTGACGCTTTGAAAAGCGTTTGGAACATCAATGGCAGCAATACCGTCACAAGTCATGGCAACACCGTGGGCATGCCTTTTGGTCCAATCACAGCAATTGGCAGCAGCACCAGCGGTACCTATTTTGGCAACACCGGCCCTTATGGTGCGACTCCAACCTGGACAAATGGCACCACTGGTGTTGGCCAGGCCCCGGTCACTGTCAACGCCAGTGGCAAAATTGATCTCCAGGGCGAGTCAGCAGACATCACAATCAACGGCACAAGCCTCCTGGCCACTCTGGCAGCACTACAAGAGCGCCTGAACTGGATGCAGCCCGCAACTGAACTTGAAGCAGAATGGGATCAATTGCGTGAGTTAGGCGACCGTTATCGTGAGTTAGAGCAACAATGCCGAGAAAAATCCCAGATGTGGGCAAAGCTCAAAACATTACCTAAGTTGAATCAACTATGAAACCAAAAAAACGAATCAGTCATATTGTGAAGTGGATCAAACAATATGCCACCAAGTCCAAGATATCAACTCTGGTGGTTGGGGTGTCAGGCGGTATTGACAGTTCTGTTGTGAGCACACTATGCGCCATGACCGGACTCCCAACAATTGTGGTTAGCATGCCCATCTATCAGGTGTCAGCACAGAAACAGCTCAGTGAAGATCATGCGGCCTGGCTTACACACAACTACGCCACTGTGACTCACATCAACCTGGATCTTACTCCGGTGTTTGCTGCCTTTGAACAAAAGGTTGGCCCTGTGTGCTCAACAGATCAAGAATCCAATTCCCAAGAACAATTGGCCTTTGCCAACAGCCGTGCAAGACTGCGAATGATGAGCCTGTATCAGATTGCTCAGTGCAACGGTGGCATTGTGGTGGGCACTGGCAATCGAGTAGAAGACTTTGGTGTGGGGTTCTACACCAAGTACGGCGACGGTGGCGTGGACATCAGCCCCATTGGAGATTGCCTCAAAACTGATGTCTGGGACATGGGACGTGAAATGGGCCTGCTGCAAGAAATCATTGACGCTGCCCCCACTGACGGACTCTGGAATGATCGCAGAACTGACGAAGATCAGTTAGGCATGACCTACCCAGAACTGGAACTGGCCATGGCCCTGGACACCATGGTCTGGACAGAAAAACTCAGCAAAGACCAAACCCGTAATCTTCAACGCTATCGCAAAATCCGAGAGGCCAATCTGCACAAGATGTTGCCAATTCCGGTGTGCATGATTGACAACAATTGAACTTGATGTTATAATTGTTGATGGGGTTAACTCCCTAGTTAATGGCAAAACGCTACCATTTTGGCCCGGACTAGTCCGGATTTCAACCCAACTGAGTAAGTAAAACTACCATGAAAACAAAAATCTATCAAAATCTAAAAATGGCCAAATGGAGCTCTAGAGCTCTCAACGCCATCGGACTTGTGCTGGTGTTCGCGGCTGTGTTTGCAGCCTGCAATTCCAAGCTGAGTCAACTACGCCAAGACAATCGCAACCTGCCCACCGGCTATGTAAGTGCTGCTGAAAACACCAAACAACTGGATTGTCTCACCAGAAACATCTACTGGGAAGCTGCCTCGGAACCCTTTGAGGGCAAGGTAGGTGTTGCTCAGGTCACACTGAACCGAGTAGAATCGGGCAAGTTTGCCCCCACCGTGTGTGGAGTGGTATATCAGAAGAACACATTCTATCAAAAGGTAGTGTGTCAGTTCAGCTGGTACTGCGAAAGCAATCACAAGATTCGACCAGTGCATCCTGCACTCTGGAAAGAAAGTGAAGAAGTGGCCAAGAAGGTGCTGTTGGAAAAATTCCGATTGCCCAGTCTTGAAAACGCATTGTTCTATCATGCGGACTATGTGAGCCCAGGTTGGAAACTGCCCCGAATTGAAAAAATTGGTAACCATATTTTTTACGGAGACAAAGCATGAAATTTGACATCAACATTGCACGTGATTTTGTGGCAAATTCCCTGGCTCGAATTTCAGCAGATACTCTGGGCTGGTTGGCAGCTATCCTGTTGCATGCTGCCACTGTGCCCACAATGCTGGCTCTGATCACAGGACTCAGCGATCGCCCACCCAGTCTGGATCTGGTGCTGTTTATGTGGAGTGCCTTGGTCTTGTTGTTTTTGCGGGCCATAGTACTCAAGGACAATCTAAACATTATCACAATTGGTCTGGGCTTTATTGTGCAGGCTGTGATGATGGCTCTTGTGTTGTTTAAATGACTGTACCAAACTTTGTGGTGCTGGATAGCATACACGGTCGGTTTATCATAAATCGACACTGTAGTTTTCAAGCAGAAGCCTTGATCAAAACAGGTGCCACACACATCGAAGATGAACTGCGCAACATCTTTGCCATACTGGGCACAGTTCCACAGGGGGCTGTGATCATTGACGGTGGTGCCAATGCAGGTTTCTTTACAATTCCTGTGGCCAACAACATACGAGCAAAGAAACCACGAATCATTAGTTTTGAACCACAACGCGAGTTGTACCGTGCGCTGTCAGGTAGCCTGGCTCTGAATGACATTGACTTTTGTGAGTTGCACAACGCCGGGCTTGGTGAACACCCTGGCACAGCCCGGGTGCCTCCAATTGATTACGGTATGCCACAAGACTTTGGTTGTGTGCAGATTACAGAGACTGGCCCGGGCACAGCAATCGAAATAAAAACCATTGACGGCCTGGCCCTGGATCGATTGGATTTTATCAAACTAGATGTGGAAGGATATGAGTGTGCTGCCTTGGCAGGCGGCATTGAGACCATACAAAAATATCGTCCATATATCTGGGTGGAATTTTTTATCACAGGAGCGGACGCAATAAAACACACATTGGCCGCGGTGCCAGATTATGAGTTTTTAAAAATAGACTATCAAAATATGTTGTGCATTCCAAAAGAAATTCGATCTCAGATCAATATCATCAACGCGGATCAATTGTGACTTGACTATTAATTCACTCTGTGCTATAATAAGCACATGATTGAGCCACAAAGGATATTTCAATGACGTTTCATCTAGTTGGACCTGCTCTTAGTCTTAATGGTAAAAAGAAGGGCAAGTTCAAATACCGCAATGCCGAGGAAGCACGACTGGCTCGTGAGCTGGATTCCAGCTGGAAAGAACTGCTGAAACGTCAAGGCGTGGCTGCAGAAGAAAAGAAGCGTCGACGTGCCCTGGCAGCAGAGCCCTTGGTGTACAATCTAACCGGTGTGACAGATCGTGCAGGCACCGCGCACATTCCCAGCCGTGACACCGGACATTCAGGAGCAGTATCCAGCAAACCTAATCCGCAATACACAGGCACAAAAATTCTTGGCATTGGTACCATGCACAAATCAAATGCAGTGCCGGTGTTCAGCGATCAAGAAGCACATGACATCGCAACCATGCGCCGTGGATAAGCAGCATGACAGTCACTTTGCCCTACGATCCTTTTGATTGGAAGCCTTTGGCCTGGGCCAAGCAGCATTGTCCAAGTTATATCACCAACTTCTCATACAATACCGCAACAATTGATTACTGTTTTGGCAATGAAAAAGAAGCCTTGATGTTTTTACTCAAGTGGTCATGATAAAGAAACGTGCTATGGCAGAATCTCGCTGGACCGAATTGGTAACCGATAAGAAACGGCTTGACACTGGTCAAGCAGTATTACAACCCAATTGGCCCTACTGGGTGCAACCTCGGTACTACAACGTAACAGAAATGTACAACATCGAGTTATGGGTGCGAGCAACATTTGGTGACACTGTGTGGGCAGACCAAGACAAAGGGCGCTGGGTAGGCAGTGATAGAAAATACTGGTTCCGTGAAGAATCGGATAGAACCTTGTTCTTGTTGAAATGGGCATGAATTTTTTGTACCGGGCCACTACCACCAGTTCAATGGATCAGGTGGTGCCTTGGTGTGAACAACACCTGGGCAAGTTTGATCAGGCGTGGTACAGACTGGGTCGAGATCCAGCAGCGGACCTGATGTACCCACTGGGACCGGACATTTATTGGTTTGACAACAAAAAATACCACATGTGGTTTACACTGAGGTGGTCATGAACTCCAAACAACGACGACAAGATGCACGAAAGTGGAAATATCGAATCAGGTTAACTTACGATCAAGCAGATCGAAATGGATATATCAACATGTTTGACTGGTGCTGCAATACGTTTGGCAATAGCATACACACTGATCTCTGGCGTGAAGAACACCAGGCAGACGGTGGCACCGTTTGGCAGTTCACTGATAGCAAGACTGCTGCACTGTTTGCACTGAAATGGTCATGAACCTGGAACAAACGCTATTAAAAAAAGCAGCTCAAGCCATGAGCGATGATATCGATAAACAAGTTTTGAAGAGTATGGGCATGATATTTGATTTTTATCTAGAGCACAGCACAGGTCGAGTGTATGGACAAGAGTATCTAACAGTGACTCCTGGGAACGCAGAAGGCAAGTGGTATGACATGGTGGTCTGGATGAACAACACCTTTGGCCCTTCGCCTGACCTAAGGGAGGCCAATGCCCGTTGGTATGCGGACAGTGGCAAGTTCTGGTTTCGTGACGCTCGGGACCGGGACTGGTTTGTGTTGAAGTGGTCATGACATGGTCCTTGCCCGCAAACTCTGTAGACATAAAACAGCTGATATGGATCATAGACACGTTTGGACCCGGTGGCGATCGTGATCAAACTCGTTGGTATCACCGGGATGATGTTATCTACTTTCGCAAGGGCACTGACTATGCATGGTATCGATTGAGATGGGGATTATGACAACACCGATTAATAAATATTTAGGAGAACATATGACAACACTAGATTGGGAAAAAGCAGAAGTGTTTCGCTTGCTGAAAAACGCACCCGGAACACAGTATCAAGAAGCAGACGAAGCAGGACAAGCTGAAATACGAGCCTGGGTCCGGGGCCTGTTGATCACCAGCGAAATCACAGTGGATTTTGTCAAAGCTGACGGCACAGAACGCAGCATGCGATGCACTCTGGACAGCAGCAGAATTCCACCGGCACCTGTGGGCGCAATCTTCAAATCCTCTGTCACCAACCCAGATGGCTTGACCGAAAGTCGAAAGCCGCGCAAACAACCTGACCCGCACAGTGTTCGAGTATTTGACACAGAAAAGAACGAATGGCGCAGTTTCCGTTTTGATCGCCTGCAAAAAATCACAGCTGAGTTGGATTTTGCTGCTAAGTAATTGTCTATGAAAAACGAAAGATACTGTTGAAAGAAGACACCATAAACATGGAAGGGTATGTGGAGGAAGTGTTGCCCTCTGCCATGTTCCGTGTAAAAATAGACAACCTAAACACTGTGGTGCTGGCACACTTGTCGGGCCGCATGAGAAAAAACAACATCAAGGTCTTGCTGGGAGATCGGGTAGAAATGGAATTCACCCCTTATGATCTTGCCCGTGGCCGAATCACCAGAAGGAAATAAATATCATTATGGACATCAGAAATACAATTGATCTTGTTGAAGCCAGCACACGACCAGCCAAGCTGGAAACCACTCCTTTGCCCTATGGTGAAAAAGATCTGATGCCGGTACTGAGTGCAGACAGCATCAACTATCACTACGGGCATCTAGCCAAGGGCTATGCCCGCCGCTACAATGCAGGAGAAGGCAATGCAGATTTTAATCGTGCTGGTAGTTTTCTACACAATAAGTTTTTCCCCCAACTTCGGGCTCCCAAGGGTGCCAACCGTCCACGTGGTGCAGTACTTGCCCTGATAGAAGAACACTTCAAAACCTATGAAGATTTTCGCGAAGAGTTCAAACAAACTGCCATGAAGATTCAGGGCTCGGGCTGGATTTATCTAAGTACTACAGGTGCTATCAAAACAATTGCTAATCATGCTGTGCGCACAGACATCTGTGTGCTGGTAGACTGGTGGGAACACGTTTGGGCCACAGATTACCAGTGGGACAAAGAACGTTATCTTGACAATATCTGGAAGATCATTGACTGGGACGTTTGCAACGAAAGACTTTAATGAATATCAAACCTGGTGCAGTGACCAAACTGCGAGAACTATTTGCTGAAGAAAACAAGCCTGGCATCATGCTGCGAGTGTTTGTGCAGGGCGGCGGATGCTCAGGGTTCAGCTATGGCTTTACGTTTGAAGAAACACAGGCCGAAGATGATTTTGACTTTGTGTACGAAGAAGTAAAAATTGTGGTAGATGCCATGAGCATGCAGTATCTCAATGGCGCGGACATTGACTATCGCGAAGATATCATGGGTGCCAGTTTTGTGATTGCTAACCCGCAAGCTGCCAGCACCTGCGGTTGCGGATCTAGTTTCTCAGTTTAATACACTCAGTTAACTGGGGTTGATATGGGTGCAATGCCCATAGTTCATCATTTGAGCTTTCCAATTTAGGCCATAAATACCTTAGAGGATGTGTATCTATGACTCAATTAATAATAAACGTCGGTTCAAGCGCAAATGATGGTCAGGGCGACCCGATTCGCACGGCATTTATAAAAACAAACGACAATTTTAACCAACTATTTGCCACTGGTGGTGTCTCAGGTATTGCCAACGGTTCTTCAAATGTTAATATTCCAGTAGCCAACGGCAATGTTGTAATCAGCTCGGGCAATGTGGCAAATGTGCTCAACATCACTCAAACTGGTGCCATAGTCACTGGACTGGCCACTATAACTGGTACTTTGCAGGGCGGCAACATTCGCACAGCAGGCACGATTTCGTCCACGGGTAATATAATCGGCGGCAACATAACCACCGCCGGAGCAGTGTCTGCGGTGGGCACAGTGCAAGGTGGCAACGTAACCACAACTGGGTCAGTAACTGGATCAAGCATTATAGGTGCAGTAATTTCGGCCACGGGCAATGTGGTTGCAAACAATTTAAACGCTGTGGGCATGAGCCTGAGCGGTAATGTTTTAAGCACAATAAATTCTGTGGCTAATATCACAACCAGTGCGTATGTTGCTGCCAGTTTCTTTTCGGGCAATGGTTCGGGTCTGACTGGTATTGTTGCAACCGGCAATGTGGGCGCAGCAACACAACTGACCAATGGATCAACAGTGTTGAGCATTCCTGCAGCGGGTGGTAACATAATCGGTAATATTGGTGGGGTAACCAACCTATTTGAATTCTCGCAAGCAGGATTTGGTGCGGTAGGAAACATCACCGGTGGCAATGTGCTCACAGGTGGCCTGATCAGTGCCACGTCAACAATTACAAGTTCGGCCAATATTACAGGTGGTAATGTATTCACCGGAGGCTTGATAAGTTCTGGTGGCAACATCACAGGTGGCAATTTAGTCACAGGTGGTTTGATCAGTTCAACTGGCACTGTAACCGGTTCAAGTTTGTTGGGATCAGTAGCATCACTAAGTGGCAACGTCATAGGTGGAAATGTTGTCACAGGTGGCCTGATAAGTGCAACTGGTACCGTAACCGGTTCAAGTCACTTGGGATTGGTTGTTAGTGCAAGCGGCAACGTTACTGGTGGAAATGTTGTCACAGGCGGCTTGATAAGTGCCACAGCGACAATTACTGGTGGCAACTTGATCACAAGCGGTACAGCAAGTATAACTGGTGACATCTTTGGTGGCAATATTTTACTCGGCGGCACAGTGTCGGCCACCGGTAATATACAGGGCAGTAATTTTATCACAAGCGGCTTGATTATTGCAAGCGGCAACATCTCAGGTGGTAATTTGCGCACAGAAGGATTGATATCAGCTACAGGCAACGTCACCGGTGGCAATGTAGTCACAGGTGGCCTGATCAGTGCTGTTGGCAATGTTACAGGTGGCTTGATAAGTGCTGTTGGCAATGTCACGGGTGGTAATGTCATAACTGGTGGCCTAGTAAATGCCACGTCAACTATCACTGGTGGCAATTTGGCTACTGGCGGTACTGCGTCAGCAACTGGCAACATCACAGGTGGTAATGTTGTCACAGGTGGCTTGATAAGTGCTGTTGGTAATGTTACAGGTGGTAATATATTGACGCCCGGATTCCTCTATGTCAACTCAGATGGGTTTGCCACAGCTATTGTGAATGGTGCAGGCAATGCAGTGGGCAACATTGGTAATTCAACCAATTACTTTAACAGAGTGTTTGCCCAGGCAACCACAGCACTGTATGCTGACTTGGCCGAAGTCTACGAAGGTGATGCTGATTTTGCAACCGGCACCGTGGTCAGTTTTGGCGGCTCAAAAGAAGTTACTCAGAGCCAGGTTGTAAATGACGCTCGTGTGGCTGGTGTAATTTCTGACAAGCCCAGTTATCTAATGAACAATGGTCTCACCGCTGAACATCGCGCTGTGGTAGCACTAACAGGACGAGTGCCTACTCTAGTGGTTGGCACTGTGGCCAAAGGTGACATGATGGTAAGTGCAGGTAACGGTCATGCACAGGCCTGTGCTGCACCTGCCATGGGCACTGTGATTGGCAAAGCCCTGCAAGACTTTAACGGTTCAAGTGGAATTATAGAAATTGTTGTAGGAAGAATGTAAAAATGGCGCAACCAGTTTGGGTCACTCAGGCAGGAAACCTTGGCACAATACCTGAGGGTATATTTTACCAAATCTCGTTACAGGCCTATGATCCTGTAGATCCCAACAATCCCGATCTGGTGTACTATGTCATGATTGCTGGGGAACTTCCTGCAGGCATCCAGTGTACCCGAACCGGCTTGATCATAGGCATACCACAGGCCATTGCCAGTTTGCAAGGTGTGCCCACCGAAGTAGCAAGAAATGTAACCAGCAAATTTGCTGTGAGAGCATATACTGAACGAGTAGTCAACGGGGTAGTTTTGGTTGATCGAATAGCAGATCGCACATTTACTCTTACTGTTACTGGGCAAGACGCTCCAAAATTTGTCACGCCAGCCGGCAACATAGGTACATTCTATGATGGTGCTCCAATTGCACCTATACAAATTCAGATCAGTAATACCGATCCTGGCGAGACCACTGTGATTTCTGTGGCCGCTGGCGAACTTCCACCGGGCCTAACAATTTCCGCTGCAGGGCTCATTTCGGGATACATTATACCATTGGTGCCAGTAACCAAGGAGGCTGGATTCAGTAGAGACGGACAAGGATTTGATCAGTATCCATTTGACTTTGCCAGCAACAGTGTTAGCACCAACTATCAGTTTACTCTGGAAGTTACCGATGGCAAAGAAAGTGACATAAGAACCTACGAAATTTATGTGTACGGCAAGAGTTCAATGACTGCTGACACTACCTTTCTTACTACTGACAATACGTTTGTTACTGCTGACGTTAGTCCTAACCGGGTGCCATTCTTGATCAATGCAGTGCCCAGTGACCTTGGCACAGTTAGATCGGACAATTTCTGGGCTTACCAGTTTGTTGGGCAAGATTTTGATGGAGACGTAATAGAGTATGTGGATTATCGTGATGGCTCTCTGTATACTTTGCCTCCAGGAACCACACTGGATACTTTCTCAGGTTGGTTGTATGGATACCTGCCAGACATGGGCGCCACAGAACAAACCTATACTTTTGCTCTGATATTGAGAAAAACAAACAATCCTGATCTACGCAGTGATCCGTATGTGTTTACTCTGACCGTTGTAGGACAAGTGGACACTGACGTTGTTTGGCTCACTGCTGCGGACCTGGGCACAATTGACAACGGTGCCACCAGCCTGCTAAAGGTAGAAGCTGTGAACACCGGTGGTAGAAGTCTGCAATACAAACTTAAACCCGGCAGTTATCCGTCTCCCAACATAGGGGTATTCAATCGTTTACCTCAGGGAACACAACTGCTGCCATCGGGAGACATTGCAGGGCGTGTGAGTTTCAATACATTTGCTCTGGATCTTGGAACCACCACGTTTGATAAAAATCTCAGAACAAGATTGAGTGCGGACGAAACCACGTTTGACATGAGCTGTACATTTACTGTGAATGCTTTCAGCGTGGATGGTCTGGTATCAGTGTATAAAACTTTCACAGTCATGGTGGTACGAGCCTACAACGAACCTTATGAAAATCTCTATATCAAGGCCATGCCACCATTTGCTGACCGAGCCTTGGTCAACCAGTTGATACAGAACACAGATATCTTTCCACCAGACTTGATATTTAGACCAGCAGATCCAAATTTTGGAATATCAACATCAGTAATTTACGATCACTGCTTTGGGTTGACCAGCAGTACCTATGAGCTGTACATGAGCAGTCTTTACAAAAATCACTACTGGAAGAATTTGGTGTTAGGCGAAATCAAAACAGCACAAGCCCTGGATGCAGCCGGCAACATAATCTACGAAGTGGTATACAGTGCAGTACAAGATAACCTTGTGAACAGTCAAGGAATCAGTGTGAGCAAACAAGTTACCTTGCCGTATCCAATCAGTCCCGGTGACTCTTCAGAAATTACCACAGTGTATCCCAACAGTTTGCCCAACATGCGAGACCAGGTGATTGATGTGGTTGGCCAAATTTCAAACATATTGCCATTGTGGATGTTGAGCAAACAAACCAATGGGCAAGTACTGGGGTTTACACCTGCCTGGGTAATAACCTATTGCAAGCCCGGAACTTCAGGACAGATTGCCTACAACATACAATCAAAATACGGAACACAACTCAACCGAGTAGATTTTGAAGTTGACCGATACGAACTGGATCGACTGCTCAGTTATAGCTGGGATCCTGTTGCTGACAGTTCGACCGGTGCCTGGGTTCCTACCCCAGCCGAAACCACATTCGACGCCGATGGTAGCACAACAACCACTCCTGGATGGAAAAACAACAGTGGGCAATTGGTACAATGGATAAATGATAGTGCTGAAATAGTATCCTGGTCTAACAATTACAACGGAAAGACTACTACTTTTGATGCTACCAGTATGAGATTTGAAGCACCAGTTGACATGTATTCAGACACCGATGCATATGATAAATATCTTGTATTTCCCCGAAAGACCATTTTAGGATAACAATTAATGTCTACAGTCCCATATATTTTTGCCGGCGACACTGGCAATATACCATTAAGTCAATTAGATGCTAACTTTGCCAACGTCAAAGCGTTTGCCAACACAGCAGGATATGTGACTGGGTCCAATCAGGCCAATATTACTTCAGTAGGAACATTGATATCAGTTAGTGCAAGTGGTAACATCACAGGCGGTAACATTGCTACCAGTGGGTCAATAAGTGCTACTGGAACAATTACCGGTGGCAATATTGTGAATAATGGCAACATTACTGCTGGCAATATCCTAACAGGTGGACTAATAAGTGCTGCTGGAACAATCACTGGTTCAAGTCATCTTGGATCAGTTGTTTCTGTAACCGGCAACATCACTGGTGGCAATATCTTAAATAATGGCCTAGTAAGTGCCACGTCAACTATCACTGGTGGCAATATTCTAACAGGTGGGCTAATAAGTGCCACTGGAACAATCACCGGTGACACCATTGCAGTCACTGGAGCATCTACTGCTGCAAGTTATAGTGCAACTGGTAACGTAACTGGTTCAAGTCATCTTGGATCAGTTGTCTCTGTAACCGGCAACATTACTGGCAGCAATCTAGTGATCAACAGCATCACCAGTGATGATTCTACTTTTGTCACCATTGAGGATGGCCTCAATGTTACTTCCGGTTTTATATCTGCTCCTGAAAGTATGTCATTGACAGCAGGTGTTAACACCTGGATCCTGGGCACAACTGGCAATTTAACTGCTCCTGGTGCTATTAGTGCCGTAGGCAACATCACTGCTGACAATATCCTAACAGGTGGGCTATCAAGTGTAACAGGCAACATCACTGCTGGCAATATCCTAACAGGTGGGCTATCAAGTGTAACAGGCAACATCACTGGCGGCAATATTATTACTACCGGTGTAAGTAGCCGTTATATAGATGTCAACGTTCCGGCGTATGCAAACATCACAGCGACCAATACCTACAGTCTAAGTACAACTAACAGCATCAATATTTTAATAGCCAACAATGTTGGATACACAGCAACCTTAAATATGCCCACAGGCCCAAGAGATGGACAAATTTGTAATTTTGCCATAAGTGGAAACACAGTAACTTTAGCAGTTGGAACTGGTACTGTATTACCAACATTTGCTGGTAGTACCGTGGTTGGCACAGGCTATAGATATGTTTACCGAGTTAGCAATACAAGTTGGTACAGAACAGGATAATTATGGTACATTCAAAAGTACAATAAATACATCTAATAACCCAGGATAGATTATGACAAGTAGCATCAACCCAAACGACATCGACGGCACCTACCCAGTTGCCGGGCAAGACAACGACAGCCAGGGCTTTCGTGACAATTTTACCAATACCAAAACCAATTTTCAGTATGCATCCGCTGAAATAACTGATTTACAAAACAAATCGGTGCTCAAGGCTGCACTCACAGGTACCACTCTGGACAATGACATGGCTGGCAGTCCACTGACCAGTGCTGACATTGCCAACTTCAGTGCCAACAGGGTTGCGCTAGGAACCACGTCCGGCACAGTCACAATCAACTATGCAACTGGTCACTATCAAACAGTGACCACTAGTGGTGCAATCAGCCTGGCCTTTGCCAACTTTCCTGCTGCTGGTGCAGCCGGTCTGGTGCGTGTGCAGATCACTGTGTCTGATGTGTCTCACACTGTTACTCTTCCTGTTGCTGTCAGCGTGGGGACCACAGGTATTCAAGGTTACAGCAGCAATGTAATCACCTTCCAGGCAACTGGTACTTACGAATTTGAATTTGTCACCAACGATGGCGGCGCAAGCGTTACTATTTTTGATCTCAACAGACCATTACTGGGCAGCAATCAAGCACAAATCGGATATGCCACAGGTGCTGGCGGCGCAGTCACCCAGGCTACTGATAAATCAACTGGAGTTACTCTCAACACACTTTGCGGCCAAATCACCATGAATGCCGCTGCCTTGGCAGCTGCCGCAGAAGTTAGTTTTACACTGACCAATAGTTTTATTACAGCTACCGATGTGTTGATTGTGAATGTGGCATCTGGCGCAACTGCGGCCACATACACTGCAACCATTGATGCTGTGGCTGCTGGATCTGCTAGAATCACCGTTGGCAACTATTCCGCAAGCAGTCAGAGTGAAGCTGTTGTGCTGAACTTTGTGGTAATCAACGCTGTAATAAGTTAATCAAACTAGTTGACATCTATCGGCATTTGCTGTAAACTAGTTTCAGCAAGGAGTCGAATGGAACATCCCTTTATTAACAACCTAGATAGCTTGACCCCGGAACAACTGGGGTCAAAGATATCCGAACTGCACAAAAAATTAGGCATTGCATATAGAACTGGCAATGGTTATCTGTGTGATCAATTGCGTATGGCTATCGAAAGCTACACAACCAAACACCAACAAAAAATAGCCGAACTCAACAAACCCCGAGATGGGGACGACGACGCTTTTAAATCCAAGATTGATATATCATGAACGTGCGACTTGAATACGACATGACCTGGCGTGCAGCCATATGGTTTGAAAATCGCCTGCAACTCAACGATTACACAGCCACCATATCCATGATTACCAATACCGCAGTGTCCGAAGATCACACAACTTGTATGGACAGAATCAATCATTTTGTCTATCATGAACTTGTTAACACAGTGTTTGTGCACCAGGAAGATCGAGAACAAATGCAATTGCTGGCAGCAGCAGGTATCAATTTTACTCCGCTACCCGAACAACCGATTGACCAGATAGTGGGTCTTGTGTTATACTGCAAGCTGAATGCTATTGTGGAAGATCGAATGCATGTGACGGCCGTGGCCATACAAAGTGAGCTGGGTGATAACATTAGATATCTACACAGCGAACATGAAGGCGCAACCCTGATGGATCAACCCGGCTGGTGGCAGGATTCAAATCCTGCCCATAACAATTTTAAACAAACTGGCAACAGTAAAAAACAAGTGGTCAAACTCAATCGAACCCCCAGCTGGCGAGAGCTAGACCTTGACTGGAGTGATGCACAACGACCCACAATCGAATCAAACACTGTGGTATTTGCCAAGTTTCCCCTTGATGAAAACTGATCACCTGGGTCAAATTATCTATTCAGAAGATGATGGCGTGAACTTGCTCATGCAGGGTCAACCTGCGACAATCATAAACAATCTGCTGATGGATGCTGCGGTGGATTTGAGCAGTGTTGCTGCGATATTGGAACAGGTACCCAGTATCATTAGATATGATGAATTGACTGCACAAGCAACCACACAAGAACAATTTGACTCAGCAAACCAACTCAACTGGTTCATGCCCGAAGAATACAAGAATCTCGACATTGCAGAACATGTGTTGGGATTGTGTTCCAGTGATGCAGCACTACAACGAGTAGGCGAAGAACTCTTGCTTTATCAAGCACGTGGTCTGTTTGATCTGTTGCGTTATCTTAAATTTTTAGTGGACACCATGCACCAGAATCGTGTGATTTGGGGTGTGGGTCGAGGCAGCGCAGTTGCCAGTTATGTGTTGTATCTATTGAAAGTACACCGCATAGACAGCTTGCACTACAATTTAGATATCGCAGAATTTCTGCGTTAAATATCAATTCAAGGAGAAACTATGTCAAAGAAGATTTACAAAACTGCACAAGGAAAAATTGTGGACCTTGGTGCATTACAAGTACAAAACGAAACTGTGCGAGCAGTTGGCAACATGAACGTGAATGCCCGCGGTGACAGGCTGGATGCTGACGGCAACATTATTGCTACTAGATCACAACAGGTAAATCGTGCTCTTAATCGACAGACCAATACCGCAGCTGGCCCAATAGCTGCCAGTTCCAGGGCGCAAAGAGAAACTGAAACTGCTGTTGATCAATCCGCAGCAAAAGAAAAATTAGAACAGGCTCGCGCACAACGTCAAGCACGTCGAGAAGCAGGCGTTGCTCTGCCTGAAGCAACACCGCCAGCAGCAGGATTGGCAGCAGCCATGGCGAGAGCAGCACAACAAAAGGACCAAGAATAATGATCAAAGCAGCATACGCAGCACACCGAATTGACCGAGAACAACTGGTTCCGCTGGGGGAGTCAGTTATTGTGAGTGACATGAACTTTGAAGAACGTCTCAGCACAGGCGGTATCATTATCATGACCGACAATGGCAAAAGCACAGGTATCAGACCACGCTGGGGTCGAGTGTATGCAGTGGGTCCAGATCAGCAGGATATTCGAGTCGGCGACTGGATCTGTGTGGAACACGGGCGTTGGACTCGTGGTCTGGACATTGAAGACGAAACAGGAAAAATTACTCTGCGTCGAGTTGATCCCAAAGACGTCATGATGACTGCGGATGAGAAACCCGACGATCTTACATTCTCAGGTGCCATTCACATAGAAGCCAAACCCAGCTGGATGCAACACAATTGATCTTCAATCACATCAAACAACTCAAGGCAGATGGCAAACGAATTGGCATCACCTTCTCAACATTTGACATGGGACCACATGCCGGCCATATTGCCATGCTGAGTGAAGCCAAGAACCACTGTGACTATCTCATATGCGGCTTGCAAACTGATCCCACAATAGATAGACCAGACACAAAAAATGCTCCTATTCAAAGCATAGTAGAGCGTCAGATTCAATTGGCAGCGTGTCGCTATGTGGATGAAGTTGTGGTGTATCAAACTGAACAAGACCTTGTGGATCTGTTGTTGATCTTGCCTGTGGATGTGCGTATTCTGGGTGTGGAATATTGTGACAAAGATTTTACTGGTCGCGAAGCAGGCGCCCTGCGAGGAATCGAACTGGTATTCAACGGACGCGATCACAGCTTCTCCAGTTCAAGCCTACGACGACGTGTGGTTGCTGCCGAAAGTCATAAAGTACTGTCACAGAAATAGAACAGTTTGGCAAGTTGGCCTGTTGACAATTCCTCAGTGTTGCATTATAATACGCTATATCAACGGAGAATACAGATGGAAATACAACCCAAAGACCCCAGCCGCGGTCACTTTTATGTAAGCCTGGCCAAGAGCGCACTACGAGTAGTTGCCGGCATTGCTTTTATCCAAGGAGCAATCATGCTCGGCGGTGCATTTATTATTGCAGCCGAGGTGCTTGGGGTAGTAGAGGAACTGGTGTGAGCAAAGGTTCAAGACCACGACCATACAGTGTGGCCCAGCAAGAATACGATAACAGATGGGATGCCATCTTTGGTAGAGATCTAGAAAATACACAACCCGTCCCTGAACCACAACAGAAAGCACAAGATGAAACAACTTTGGGTAGAACAGTACCGCCCCAGCACAATTGATGGCTATGTATTCGTTGACGATGCTCAACGAGAACAAGTAGAAACCTGGATTCGTGAAGGATCAATTCCGCATTTGTTACTGAGTGGCTCAGCCGGCACAGGCAAAACAACTCTGGCCAAACTCTTGATCAACGAGCTAGGCATTGACGAATATGATGTGTTGTACGCAAACGGATCCAAAGAAGCTAGAAAGGTCGAATGGGTGGACAAACTGATCAGCTTTTGTCAGACCATGCCATTTGGCAAATTCAAGATAGTGCTAATTGACGAAGCTGACTACATGAATCCCAATAGTGTACAGCCTGCTCTGCGCAACTTGATGGAAGACTATTCGGGCAGTGTGCGATTTATTCTTACCTGTAATTTTCCCAACAAGATCATTGCGCCCTTGCACAGTCGTTGCCAGGGATTCCACATTGTCAAGACTGATCATACAGAATTCACAGCCAGGGTGGCCACTGTGTTGGTCACAGAAAACGTGACCTTTGATCTAGACGTACTGGACAGCTATGTCAAGGCCACATATCCGGATCTGCGCAAGTGTTTGAATCTGGTGCAGTTGAACTCGCAATCAGGTGCTCTGAATCCTCCCGGTGCTAGTGACCGCAGCGCACGAGACTGGAAGTTGGACTGTGTGGACATGTTCAAACGTGGCAAAACACGTGAGGCAAGAACTCTGCTGTGCCAGAGTTCGGGACCAGAAGAAGCAGAAGAAATATTCCGCTGGATGTACGACAATCTTGATCTCTGGGGGTCAACTCCTGAACGTCAAGATCAAGCCATTGTGATCATCCGCAACGGCCTGGTCAGTCACAATGCTGTGGCCGACGTTGAAATCAATCTGAGTGCTACACTAATTGAACTTAGTCAGATTAGTTGATCTTAAATGAATTTTAACACTCTAGAACCTGCTATAGATCCCAACAACAGAATAACATTCCTGTTGGACTGGGAACTAACTTTAAAATGCAATTTAGATTGCACATATTGTCCTACCGGTATTCACGGCGGCCACGATAACTCAACCACGCATCCGCCATTGGCTGAGTGTTTGAAGTCACTGAGATTTATGTTCGAATATGTGGATTTGTACATGAATACAAAATCCAAAGGAATTAAATATGTGATCTTAAACGTGTATGGAGGTGAAAGTTTGCATCATCCAGAAATTGTCAAAATATTGAGTCAGGTTAAAGAAGAACATCAGAAATATTCTGCTCGTTGGCATTTAACAGTAACTACCACTACCAATGCTATTATTAGCAAAAAACGCCTGGTACAAATTATTCCGTTCATTGATGAATTTACTGTAAGTTATCATACAGAAAGTACTAAAAAACAAAAACAACAATTTTGTGACAACCTGCTGACCATTAGAGACTCGGGCTGCCGACAAAAATGCATAGTGCTCATGCACCAAGAAGCGGATCTTTTTTCTGATGCGCAGAACATGCTAAGTTGGTTGGATCAAAACAATATTAAAAGTTTGCCTAGACAGCTTGACGGAGATAGTGGAACAGTCGACAACAAAAGAATATATAATCAGCAACAAGTGCAATGGTTTGATAAGTTGTATAAATCGTCTACTTTTGGTGAATATTCTCCCTTTGAAAATACCGATAAGGGAGTGCATTTAACTGATGTTGGCAGAGCATGTTGTGGTGGACGACAAACTTGTACTGATCAAAATTACAAGCAACGACATTTTTATGTTGAAAATAAATTTCCAGACTGGTATTGTAGTGTAAATCATTTCTTTCTTTATGTAAAACAAGTCAATGGAGAAGTTTATGTAAACAAAGATTGCAAGATGAATTTTAAAGGTGAAGTGGGTCCTATTGGCAATCTCAATGACACTGACAATATATTATCTACTTTGCGCGGTCAACTTGACACTGATTCTTTACCAATTATACAATGTAAAAAATACCAGTGCTTGTGCGGGTTGTGTGCGCCAAAAGCAAACACACTAGAAAAATATAATGAAATTATGAAAAAATATCAATTGACATCATGAGATATCTCACACTTACCTACTACACCAAGGCCGATGGCAAAATTGACGAAGCAATGGCTGTGAGCAAAAACATCAGAGCAAGAGATTTGCAAACTGCCAGCGTGATCCTGGACTTTAAAAAACTCCAGGTGGTCAAGTGCAGCATGAACGGCGTGCAGGTTCCCAGGGACTGGGACAGAATTGTGACCTACTATCATCAACACTATGCTTCAACCATTGAACGACTGTTCAATGAAAACGGCTACGAAATTGTCAAACCAGAAACTACAGTGTCACAAGATGCGGATACAAGCACTGCACATTGAACCCACAAACATCTGCACATTGAAATGTGCAGGTTGTGCTAGAACCAGATTTATACAGCAATGGCCGCAGCACTGGCGCAATCATAGTCTGGACGTAGAGGTGTTGATGCAGTTTTTGGATATTGATTTGACCAATATGCCTGTGACATTTTGCGGCAACTACGGCGACCCAATCTATCATCCTGATTTTATAAGCATGATACAACAGTTCAAACAGCGTGGCGCAGCAGTCACAATAATCACTAATGGTAGCCATAAAAAATCCGAGTGGTGGCAAGAATTAACATCGTGTCTAGACAAAAATGACTCAGTTACATTTTCAGTTGATGGCATACCAGAAAATTTCACTCAGTATAGAACAAATGCAGACTGGACGTCGATACAATCAGCAATGACAATTTGTGCTCGGGCACAGTGTGTAACCACCTGGAAATTTATACCATTTGCATTTAATCAGACCTGTATTGATCAAGCTCACGCTCTGAGTCAATCACTAGGCATAGATCACTTTGAGATTTCGCCAAGTGATAGATTTGACGAACAAACTGAACATCTAATACCCACAACTGATTTACTGGGCTCAAGATACAATGATCAACAGGACTGGAAAAATCACAATAGATCAGGCAGAGTTGATGCCAGGTGCGCCCCCGGAGATCATCACTTCGTCACAGCCGACGGCTACTATAGTCCTTGTTGTTATGTTGCTGATCACCGATTCTATTATAAAACAGAATTTGGCAAAAACAAAAAAGCATACAATATCAATACCACCAGCTTGACCAGCATACTAGAGCAACCAGCTGTGGTTGATTTTTATCAAACGCTGGATTCTATTCCAGCATGTCAATATAACTGTCCTAAAGGAACCCAATGAAGAATCGACTGATACTAACTGACGCTGATGGCGTCTTACTTGACTGGGAATGGGCATTCTCAGTCTGGATGCAGGAGCGCGGATACACACTCACAGCAGACAACAAGAAAAGTTATTTCCTACATCATCACTATCGTGAACTGGAAGAAAAAGACGCCAAAAAGGTTGTAAAGACCTTCAACGAATCGGCTGCTGTGGGCTTCTTGCCTGCTCTACGTGATGCCACCTACTATGTCAAACGCCTGTATGAAGAACATGGCTATCAGTTTCGAGTGATCACCAGTCTGAGCCTGGATCGAAATGCTGCCAAGCTGAGAGAAATGAATCTGCACAAACTGTTTGGCAATGCAATTGAAAGTGTGATTTGCCTGGACACCGGCGCAGACAAAGACTCTGCACTAGAGTTCTATCGTGACAGTGGCATGTGGTGGTGTGAGGACAAGCCCGAAAATGCCGATGTTGGCCATGCCATGGGCCTGAAAAGCATACTGGTAGAACACGGGCACAACATGCATCATGTGTGCCCGTATCCGGTTGTTAAAAATTGGCGAGAAATTTATTCTATAATTGCTCCTAGCGAGAATACAGTTTCAACACGTCACCAATAATTTTATGGCGCTGCACGTCTCTAGCTTCTAGAGCACATACTTCCATGCCTGCTACTGGATGAGCACGTAATCGATTACACAGGTCCATCAAGCCATTGTCGCCGTTGCTACGGTCTGCCTGCTCGACATCTCCTGTTATAACGATTTTGCTGTTTTGTCCGATACGAGTCATTAACATCTTGGCCTGGGCAGGAGTTGCGTTTTGCATTTCGTCTGCTATTATCCAACTGTTTTTAAAAGTACGGCCGCGCATGAATGCCAGAGGCGCTATCTCCACTACTTGGTCTTCGATCATGGTTACAATGTCCTGAGGGCGATAAAATTCTCGCATGACATCCAGTAACGGACGGGTCCATGGTTCCATCTTGGCAACAAGATTGCCCGGCAAGAAACCATGTTGTTCTCCTTCGACTCCCACTGCAGGGCGAGTCATCACAATACGTTCACATTCTCCTTGTTTGAGTGCTCTAACAGCGGCCACCATGGCCAGGTATGTTTTACCTGTGCCAGCTGGTCCCACTGTGACCACAATATGCGTGGCAGGATCTTGCAGAGCCATCACCAGGGTTTCTTGATTTCGTGTTCGAGGGATCAAGTCTATGCGGCGTTGTCTCTGTTTGGATTCTGAATTAAACGGAATTGTGTTTTCTACCATTTGTGCTGCTACTCTTTTTTGTGTTTGGGCTTTGGCCCCTCTTTGTCTACTCAAGTGCGGTTCTCCTGTATTGTGCTGGTTGCGTCCAGCCTAATATTTAGGTGTTTGCAACTGAAGATCTATGCACCGAGATTTCAGAGAATACTGGACTAAGTATTAGGCTGTGGCGTTGACAACAAAACCACGCAGTTCTATATCTTACTGAATAAATAACTGGTTAGATAAAATCTACTTATTTTAAAGGCCAACACAATGTCGTCATCTCTTGTAACCAATAGCGATTATTTGATAAATTTAAATTCTGGAGCAAATACGCTGTCGATTACAGGCAATGTAGCAATCACTGGCAATTTGAGCGTGAGCGGCAACGCCACACTCAGCGGCAACATTCTGGGCGACAGAATTCAAAATGGCACAACCAGCATAGACATACAGACCATAAATGGCAATGCCAATGTCACTGTTGGCGGTGTATCCAACGTGGCAGTGTTTGCCACAACCGGTGCATATGTCACAGGTGTTGTTAGTGCAACTGGCAACATCAGCGGCAATTACTTTGTGGGCAACGGATCACAGCTGACTGGGATTGTATCAAGCTACGGCAACGCCAATGTTGTGGCCAACTTGGCTGCACTGGGATCAAATCCTGTGAGTACCACTGGCAACATCACTGCTGGCAACATCATTGCTGGCAACCTGGATGCAATCAATCTAGTGATCAACAGCATCTCCAGTGATGATTCAACTTTTGTCACCATAGAAGACGGACTCAACGTTGTGGGAGCGGTTGCTGTCTTGGGCAATATTACTGGTAGCAATCTAGTGATCAACAACATCTCCAGTGATGATTCAACTTTTGTCACTGTTGAGGATGGCCTCAATGTAGTGGGAGATATTGATCTTTCGGGCAATATCACCGGTGGCAACATCAGTGTCGCAGGCAACGCCACAGTCACTGGCAACTTAAACGTAACAGGCACCTCGGGCAATGTGGTCACTAAATCTTACGGCGCTTGGACAGTGCCCACAGGCAACAGCACACAGAGTTTCACAGTGGATGGCAACAACACCTATCAGATGTGGGTAGAAGGCAACATACCCAATGGTATCATTGCGTGGAATGCTCTAGCAACTGTAACCAATATCAATGTGCCAGTGATAGGTCAACAGTTTGCCTGGAACTACGAAGGTGGCGGAAATCTTATTTTGTTTACCAGCATACCTGCTCAGATCATTGGCACAGCCGGTGCTATAAGCAATGCTGCTCCTGTGGTGGCCAATACCAATGTATTCTCTTTTGGCATCAACAACGCATCCGGCAACACTGTCACTGTGGAATACGGTTGGGTCAAAATAAGTTAACACTGTGGCCACAAGATTTAGCCATTAATACCGGAATTCAAAGCCTACAGGTTCTATTCACTTGCCATAAATATCTGCATGGACGAAAATATCTTTAAAGATCACACAGACTACTGGAATGTTGCGGACAATATTCGCGACATTTACCTGAGTGAGGGCAGTTTGTTGACCCTGCTGGACTTTGAACGTGTGCTGGACGAAATGGATGTGTATGCATTTCGCAACTGGGATCGCGGTGAACTGGTGCAAGGTCCCGATATTGGCAAATACAAGGTGACCTGCATCTTTATGTGGCCCGAAAATCTCATGCCCGACCCACGTGGCGGACGCAGACTTTTGCCATTTGACTGTGATGTAAACTTCAAAAAAGTCAACATGAAGATTCCTATCAAGGTCACAGAACCCAGCGACTACCTGGGCGGCACACACATTGCTCGATTAATAACCAAAAAGGTCTGGCTGGTGGAGATTGTGATACCCAAAAACTTGATTTCTGACATACGCACCGGATCCATTGATCTAGAAGATGAAGAAATTGATCTGCAGGATCTGGATGATGCTTATGCACAAGACCTGGACCAAGATCAATACAAAGATGATGAGAAAGCAAATGCAGCACAACAACAACTTCAGCAACCCACAGCAGTCCCCCCAGCAGCTTAACGAAGGGTTAGGCTACAAAGACCTAGAGGGCATAATGAAGCCCACGATTCATATTGACGAATTCAGTAGCAAAATGGGCGAAGATTCTGATGTAATTGTGGTGAGCTTTTTTGTGCGTGATCGCCAAGCTGCCAAGGATCTAACCAGCTGGTTTGAAAAGGGCTATGATTTTGTGCTGGATGCAGACACCAGCCCCGGTGAAATCAAACCCAATCGTTATCTAGTGTATCTTGAAATGCGCAGACGCAATGCTGCACCCAAACAAATTGAAGAAATCCTAGGCGACCTAGGCACACTCACAGAGTATGAGCCCGAAGACTGGGTCATGGTGTACAAAAAGCAGCGCCATGAGTGGAGTCCAGAAACATTTGCCGAACTGGTGCCACTAACTCCCAACGAGTATCGTGAACGCACAGAAGGTGACCTAAACGAAATGCGTGTGGCAGCAGGAATTACCACAAAAAACATCTATCAACGTGATGCGGGCATGCGGGCCATACAAGCCGCTGCTGGTATCCTTTAAATAGTATCAATGACTGTAACCGGGTTCGGATGCTCGTTTATACACGGAGCAGAACACGCAGATTCTCACCCAAAGAAACACAGCCGTACAACGTGGCCTGCGGTGATAGCACAGAGATTAGGACACGACTATAATTGTTTAGCCCGCAGCGGTTGCGGGAACTTGTCCATACTCAACAATATACTCGACGAACTAGCAAAAGATCAAACTGATCTTTACATTGTCAATTGGACCTGGACCATGCGCTGGGATTATATTTTTGCAGGCAACGATCAATGGCACAGTTTGAATCCCAACCATGACCATCCACGGGCTCAATACTACTATCAAAATATTCACGCAGACTACGCAGATAAATTACACAATCTAATCTGGATCAATACTGCTGTTCAGGCATTAACTGCTGCGGGCAAAAAATTTTGCATGACCTACATGGATGATCTGTTGTTTGAGGACCGATGGCATGCTAGCCCAGGTATGCTGGTACTGCAACAACAGATACAACCACATTTACAGCAATTCGATAAATTAAATTTTGTGGATTGGAGCAAACAAAATAATTTTGCAATTGGGCCAGGCGGGCACCCATTAGAGGCAGCACACGAAAAGGCCGCCTTGTATCTGTTAGGTCACTGTTTGGTATAGACAAAGTACAGTCTATCATTGGCATCCTTTTTGAAGGTGTCCAGATGCAGATTGTACTTTTCTGCAAATTCATTTACCACTTCAAACGTCCACGGAAAGATTTCCACATAAGGTCCTGTCTTGTGTGTTATACCCGGATTAGCTCGTAAAAAGAATTTACCCTGAGTCTTTAGCAGGCTCACACAATGCGCAAAACGTGATTCAATGTCCGCACGTGAATTGAAGTTTATTGCACCCAGAGCAATGATCACGTCGTGGCTAGCAGGCTTGACCCGGTAGTCTAGAATATCCACTTCATAATCTGCGCAGTTATTGTAGGGATCTATCCCCACAAGATTCTGTATGCGCCCTTTGAAAGGATGATATCCGCAGCCCACATCCAGCACACTCACAGGATTCAAGCGGTTAACTTCATCTGCCAGTTCCCATCCTGTGTGTTCATAGTCGCCTGTGCGTGGCTTCCAGATTTCAGCAAAAAATCTGTGTGTGTAGCGTTCACTGAGATCATCACAAATCTCCTGTAGTGTTCCGCAGTATTCACAGGGCAGGCTCAGCTCAGCTTCCACAGCGTCTCGAAACTTGCGATAACGTGCGGGCGTCCAGGGCAAGGCGTCTATCACAGTGTCAGCACCAATGCTGGCTCGGATCTGATCATGCTTGCCCAGAGGAAAAGCCAGGTTTAGATTTTTTACAAGAAGGGAGAAAATTTTGGTATTCATAGAAATTTTTATAAATAAAGTAGAATTTTACAACAGAATTAAATATTTTGTTGTGTTGATACTTTATTTAAGGAGACTACAAGTGATCAAAAAATTATTATTAGCCCTGCTACTGGCACCTGCAATAGCCATGGCCTGGGAGCCAACTAAGCCTGTTACTGTGATTGTGGGCAACACCCCAGGTGCAGGCAACGAAATTGCCTTTCGCAAACTAGCAGCAATTGTGCAGAAAACCAATCCCACAGTGGTATTTGTGGTGCAGAATATTCCCGGAGCAGACAGCGTGATTGCCAACAACAAGGTGCTGGAAGCTGTGCCCGACGGCTACACCATCAACCTGCCCAGCCACATGAGCAGCTATGTTACCAATGACATCTGGGAAAAATCCATAAAGAAATACAAGTACGACAGCTTTGTGGATGTGCTGACCATGGGCAAATCACCACTGGTCTTGGTGGCCAGTGTGCGCAGTGACATCAACACACCTGAACAATTTGTGCGATTGATTCGTACCACCACAGCACCCATCAGCGTGGCTGTGGGCGGCGGTGCTCATAGAACTGCATTTGAATACTTGATGGACCGGGGCCGGGGCAATCGAGATCTAGTTCGGCCAATCAAGTTCAATGGGCCCACGCCTGCTGTGACCAGCGTGGCCAGCTACGACGGCACACAAGGTACTGAATTTGGTATCTTGCCTATTGCAGTGGCCAAGGCTCTGATTGACGCAGGCAAGGTAAAACCCATTGGATTCACAGGCACAAGACGCATGCCACAGTTTCCTGCTGTGCCGTTGTTGAATACTGTGGCACCTGGCATCAATGTGTATGCGGCCTGGAGTATTCAATTGCCTCCAGGAGCAGACTCTGCTGTGGTGAACTGGTATCAGCGTGAGTTCAGTGCTGCTGTGCGTTCTGCAGAGTACAAAGAATGGGCTGACGGTCAGGTGGTATTTTATGAAGAATCTGAGTTGACTCCTGCAGGATTGCGCAAACAAATGGACGAATTACGTGCCGCCTTTATTCCGGTGCTGAGTCGAATTGATTTAAGTAAAGAATGAAATATATCAGATCCCGGAACCAAAATGCAGCAGATATAAAGGTAACAGTAATATGACAAACCAGGACAGCACTGAGATAAAATTAAATGGTTTTGAATATTCAGGATCAAATCTAATTGATGAAGTAAACGCATTGTGTCCTTCTTTGGTAATTGATGTGGGGTGCGGGTCTAATTTTTTTAAAGGAAAAATAAAAAATTTAATTGGATTTGACAAACACCCCCATGATGACCTGGACTATTGCTGCGATATAAATGACATGACCGTGGCAGATAATTCCGTAGATGCAGTGCTGGCACTGGGATCATTGCAATACCGGGACAGAGCTGCAACCTACAAAGAATTGGCCACAGTGGTAAAATGGGTTAAATCAGGCGGATACATTGTGATGCGAGTTCAACCACTAGTGTCTGAATCCGAATCGGTCAAGAGTGGGTGGCCCTACCGCTGGAGCAAACCCTGGATCGACGAAATGTCCGAAGAATTTGGATTGGACATTGTGAAAGGTCCAGTATCTGACAGAAACAAAAACATAACTGGTCTTGTCAGAACAGTGTGGTGGTGGAAAAAGCAGTAATCGAACAAAGGTAAAATCAACATGAAAACACTACTAATACTAACAGGCCCGCAAGGCGCAGGCAACCACTTATGGAGCAAGATATTTGCTCTACATCCGCAGGTACTGGGATGGCGTGCGCTTCTGGACACACACTGGATTGGTCACGATCAAGAGCCATTTGCACAGGCCTGGGCAGATCCTTCTAGACTGAATGAAATGAGCTGGCGACAAGCAGACTGGTTTGTGACATCAATGAGTGTGCCTTACATGAATAATGGCACAGCCACAGTACCCGACTTCAAGGGCTTTGTGCGTGGTGTGCAGAACCTGGGTCACAGAGTGATTTTTGGCGTACTAGGTCGCGATCAAAACATTGTGCGTATGCAGCAGACTCGAGTGCGCGGTGCAGTGACCCTGGACCAGTCACTCAAAGAATTTGACAATCTAGCAGCACCTGTGTTCTTGAGCTATGAACTACTGCATCTTTATGGGCACAAGTATCTGGAATCCATTGGGCGACAATTAAATTTCCCCATTGCAACTACGGATCCCAGAATCACAGCCATACTAGCAGATGATACCAATGCCAAATACTTTGGCGCTGTTGGTGCTCAACCAACAGATCAACTTGCACAACATGCTTCAAGGAAACACACATAATGCCACAACGAATTCTCATAATGGGCCTGCCCGGAGCAGGTAAAACATTCTTGGCCACAGCCTTGAAAAAGTTCCTGGAAACCAACAGCACTATTCGACACATGCCTGTCAGCAGAATGATCAATCAGGAAATGGCTCCGTCTGCATATTCATGCACAGTGGACTGGTTCAATGCTGACGATGTTCGCAAAAGATTCAATGACTGGGACTTCAGCCGTGAAGGACGCATACGCCAGAGCATAAGAATGGCTGATTTTGCACTCAGCTGCACCAGTGACTATGTGATCTGTGATTTTGTGGCACCCTTGGTTGAGATGCGCAACAACTTCAAAGCAGACTGGACAATTTGGGTAGACACCATTGACGCTGGCCGATTTGAAGATACCAACCGGGCCTTTGTTGAACCTGAAGTATATGATTTCCGTGTGACAGAACAAGACGCAGACAAATGGGCTGAATTTATTGGAAACCATATTCTTGAAAATCGTCGCAGACCTGTGTTTGACTGGAAGCGGGAAACTGTGCAGATGATGGGACGCTGGCAACCTTGGCATGCAGGGCATAGAGCCTTGTTTGAAAGACTCATAGCCCGCACAGGGCAAGTGGTTATTCAAGTGCGCGATGTACAGGGCTGGCAAGGATCAAATCCTTTTGCAATTGATCAGGTTCGAGCAGCCATCAAGCGAGATCTAGATCCGCTATACCAGGGACAGTATGAAATACAAATTGTGCCCAACATTGTGCATATTGGCTGGGGTCGCGGTGTGGGCTACACACATGCAGAAGAAACCTTTGATGAATCCGTCACCAGCATATCAGGCACAGCCATTAGAAAAAGCATGGGTCTGACCTAAACACACAACACGGTTCCGGACGGATAAATATCATATATGTTTATCTTGCAATATCTCCCGGACAGCGTAATCTTGTGGTTCTGCAATGGCCTGCTGATAGCGGGCATTGTGTTGACCGTTGTGGCCTTTTTCATCAAAACACTGCCCTTGGTCAATCAGTATCGAATACCTGCACAAGTCCTGGGTATCGCACTGCTGGTTCTGGGTGTGTATTTCCGTGGTGGACTTGCTGTGGAACAGACCTGGCGTGAGCGAGTGGCCAAACTTGAAGCACAGATTGTGGTGGCCCAAGCTGCCTCCAAGGACGCCAATGTCAAAATAGAAACCAGAGTCATAAAGAAAACTGAATATATCACACGTCGTGGTCAAGACATTGTGCAGTTTGTGGATCGCGAAGTTGTCAAATACGACAACACCTGTGTGATACCTGCACCATTTGTTCAGGCACACAATCGTGCAGCGGAGCCAGTCAAATGAGAGCCACAGAATTTGTCACTGAAAAGTGGAGCCCAAAATACAAAAAGAGCATCAATTGTGCTCACCCAAAAGGCTTCTCACAAAAGGCCCATTGTGCAGGCAAACGCAAACACAACGAATCTGTTGATGACACTGTGATGGAAATGGTGTGCGAAGACTGTGGCATGTGTGAGGCACATGCTGACTCAGACGTGAATGAAAATCTTCGAGACTGGTTCAAGGACAAATGGGTACGCTTTGGACCAGACGGCAAAATACGCGGTGACTGTGCTCGAGGTTCCAAATCAGAAGGCAAGCCCAAGTGTTTGCCACGAGCCAAGGCCAATGCACTGGGCAAGAAAGGTCGTGCATCAGCAGCGGCCAGAAAACGACGACAAGATCCTGACGCCAATCGTTCAGGAGCAGCAATAAATGTCAGCACAAAAGGAAAGAAAAAATGAACATAAATGATATCATTACAGAATCACAACAAAAATGTCCGCACTGTGGTGGACCCTTGATGGAATATTCAGATCTAATAGAAAAGAAAGATGCCTGCTACTACAAGGTCAAGGCTTCAGCAAAAGTATGGCCCAGTGCCTATGCGTCTGGTCGTTTGGTACAGTGTCGCAAAAAAGGTGCCAGCAACTATGGCAACAAGTCAGAAAGCATGGCGGAAGGCTCCAAAGACTCTGCACCCAAGATGGGATCAAAAGAAAAGAAACTAGCCCAGGGTGCTCTCAAAGGTGCTAGAGATATGTCTGCCGTACTTGGGTTGGTCCGAGGCAAAGACGGTGTGGCCAAACCACCAGAGACTAAAAAGCAAAGCGTGGCGGAAGGTGAAGAAGAAGATGCTAAGTTCACTCCTCGACTACAAATCAGAAGTCGAATAGGGACTGCGTTAAACCAATATTTAGATCCTGAAAAAGTGGCAGGTGCCTATACTGACATTCAATACTATAAGCACGACGGCAAAGTTTATGTTGAAGTATTATTCCACTATACCGATGGACAAAAGATCGGTCCCAGACAAAGAAAGCAATTTTTAGTCAATAAAGATTTTACACTAACTCCTATCAAGAAGCAAGGCATGGCGGAAGGCTCAAAACACAATCAGCAAGATTTAGACGATGTTGCTGATTGGATGAATACTACTCCTGATAAATTGTCAGTTGAAGTCAAGCAAGAATCTATTGAAAAGTTCATCAAACAGATTCGTGAAATGTATGGGACATATGATGAATTTCCCGAAGATGAAGACCGCACTAATCGTATTTTGAAGTTGTTAAAGCGTGGAGCAAAGCCATTGCCCATCTATGTAGAAGCAGGTGATCCACATTTGTTTGTTATGGAAGGCCGTCATAGAATGGTGGCGTTTTGGTTAGCTGAGATGAAAACTATTCCAGTCGCCTATGTAAGCATCAATAGTCAGCAAGGTGTAGCGGAAGACAAAGGTATGACACAATACAACGCATTCAAGCGTGAGTGGCGTGCCAAACACGGTAGTGATGCCAAAGTACCTGGCTACGACAGCAAAGAATACAACGCATATTGGTGGCGTCAAGGCGATAAACAGCAAGACAATAAAAAGCAAGGTGTGGCAGAAGGCTCGGAAGAATTCAACACGGTAAAAACTTCGCCTTACAAAGCAACGCAACTGCTTGGTGGCAAATATCCAGTAGCATTTGCAATTGAAGTGTTGTGTCCAGATCAATCTGTTGTTAGCATGATCCAAAACAAAATTGGCAGAGCATATCAGGTAGAAAGAGATAATTCTATAGAAGGAAATGGAATAGGTATTGAGATTGTATCTCGGCGTTTTGAAGGTGGTCAAACTGCTCAAGCCGCATATGATCAACTACTTGACTTTATTGAACAAAATGGCGGCCAGTTCAACAGTTCAACACAAGTTACAATTTATAAACAAAAGCCAGGCATGGCAGAACAGCAACTGGATGAAAAATGCTGGGACGGCTATCAGCAACAGGGCATGAAAAACAAAAGTGGCCGCCAGGTGCCCAACTGTGTGCCTGTCACAGAAGAACTCACAACAGATCAGCAGTTTGACATGATCGAAGACATGGTAGAACAACTGGCCGAATCACATGGTGTGGATTCAGATGTGATCTGGGAAGACTTTGAGTCAGTGGATGATCACGAACTGTACGAAACAGCAGCCTGGCGCAGAAAAGAAGGCAAGAGCGCCCGGGGCGGGCTCAACGCCAAGGGTGTGGCCAGTTATCGCAGAGAGAATCCCGGATCAAAACTGCAAACAGCAGTCACAACCAAGCCGTCAAAACTCAAGCCTGGCTCCAAAGCAGCCAAACGCCGCAAATCATTCTGTGCCAGAATGGGCGGCGTAAAAGGCCCAATGAAAAAGCCCAATGGTAAACCTACCCGCAAGGCTCTGGCCCTGCGTAAATGGAACTGCTAAATGAGAGCAAGTGAATTTGTTTCAGAAGTCAAGGGTCACGATTTTATGGCAGGACACTGTCATGTGATGGCCATGGCATTGAAGCAGTTGCACCCTGATTGGCAAATACGTGCCCATGTAGGCTATGACGATGATGCTGCTGATGACACTGAGTATCGTGTGGATCATGTGTACACAGTGGCGCCAGATGGCACGGCATATGACTGCCGTGGTAGATTCGACAATGAACAACAGTTGGTGGGACCAGACACAACAGGTGGTGTTGACACACAGTATGTGAACTTTGGGCCCGAAGAGATCAAGCAGGCGATGCTGCGTGGTGAATTGAAACGGTTCACTAAACAAGACTTGGCCAATGCCATGCAGATAGCCACACAGGCAGGCAAGCAAGATGTTTCAGAAGCACCGGCTGGATACAAAGAAATAGAATTTGTATGTGTTAATCCACAATTCCCAGATGCCACTGATCCTGCATTGCAGAAAAAGATGTATCGCGGACTAAAACAAATTGACGGAGTTGTTCCATTATGGCAAGAATGGGGTGATTACAGTGAAGGCCAAGCAAGTCTAAGTGCAATATATCAAGACTCCATGAGTCGTGACAAAATATTATCACTGGCAAAACAACTGGGTGTCAAAGTGGACCTAGAACAAGCAGTGTCAGACGACTATGTTGACCGTGCCATGCGTGGAGAACACGAGGGTCAGCGGGGCCTAGCAGAAGGCCAGAACAATCTAAGCTATATTGGCAACTGCACAGATGATGACGTTATAGAGCATGTTTTTGGCGATGCCACTGGCTTTGCTCAAGCTGTGGAAGAATATGGTGATGAGTTTGTGTTGGACGACCTTGTGGTAAAATACGATCCAGAAACCGATGTTCACAGTTTCTATTACCAGCAGCAGGATGTGACAGAAGGCTCCTTGACAGAAATTGAGAACATGAAGCAATCTCATTTTCGTGGCGGTAAAGATACACTAGACCGTTTCAGTACTCCAGGAAAAAAACACCTTCGTGCCCTGCCGGGCGGCAGTGGCTTGATGTATTCAATCACATACGATTCTTATGTGCATATTCTTGATCCTGGAATTCCCGGAACAACAAAACCGTCTATTGTGGCAGGTTTGTACTTGGGAAAAGGTGTGATTCCTGACAGTGTTCAAGTTGGTTCTATCACTGTTGACGAAAACTATCGCGGACGCGGCCTGGCCCGAGCCTTGTATGGCATTGTGTTGACCATAATGAAAAAGACCTTGATTTCTGGCGATAGTCAAACTCCCGGCGGTCGTAGAAACTGGCTGAGCCTGGCCTCTATTCCTGGGGTTGAGATCAAAGGACTGTTGGATCTAGCCGACTTCCAGCTTGACAAGTCCAGACAAGTTGACAACACTATAGATCAATTGATGCAGTTGGGTGGACAGTTTGTGGCCAAAAACAACAACCGTACCTATTGGGCATTTGATGTTGTGCCTGGAAATGGCCAACTCACCCCTGCTGTTAAAAATAAATTGAGCAAGTTATACGGTTACGATTCAGACAATTTGCTCATGGCAACATGGACCGGAGGTCAGCAAGCTGTGGCGGAAGGCTCGAATCATCAGCATACCGAAATTATTAAACATCGTGTAGGTGACTGGATAGTATATCTTGATAATCACAGTGTAATCCGTGCTATGACTAGAAACATAGGTCCCAGAATGATGAGTAATCTTGTAACCATGGTAGATATGATTCCTGATTTAGAAGATAAGGTGCCAAAGGGTGGAGCTTTTTGGATACAAGATATCAAGACTAATAGTAGTTTTTATTTTAAACGCCTAGACATACCAAGCGAGCCTCTTGCAGTTCGTTGCGAAACCGGAGTGCAAGATATTCCTAGAGCCAATAAACAAACTCCTGTATTCCAAGTAAATGCCTACACTGGACCAGAAACAAAACAAGCTATCCAAGGCATGAAACAGGCAAAACTACGCAGTAAATTTGTTGGAACTAACACCTTGGCCAACACCTTGGCTACTAATATACAAAAAGGCCGTATTGGCGGTGATGATGCTATACGCAATCCAGCAACACAAGATAGCAAAAGGTATGATACCGCATTTAAACAAGCTCAACGAATGGATAAAGAAGTCGATGAAAACTTTGCCGACGGTCGCAATCCTCAAGACAAAGGCGATGCCAAACGTCACGGTATCAACACCAAAGCCAGTGTAAGCAGTCTACGCAAAACTGCCAAGCAGGGTGGACGCAAAGGACAACTAGCCCATTGGTTAGCAAATATGAAATCAGGAAGGGCCAAGAAAAAATGAAAATCTTTGTATTAGCACTAGCACTCTTATTATCAGCATGCAGCACCTTGGTACCTGTGTCAATGACATTCCCCGAAGCACCGGGAAAGCAGGCCATGGTTACCTGTCCCAACCTGCAGAAACTAAAAGACGATGCCCTACTCAGTGACGTCAGCAGAACCATCACCATCAACTACAGCACCTACTATGAGTGTGCTGTGAAAACAGATGCCTGGATTGAATGGTATGAAATACAACGCCGCATCTTTGAAGGCGTGGGCAAATGAACAATCATGCACAAGAGCAATACAATGCTCAGCATCCTGCTGCTAACGCGGTAGAACTCAAACAATACACAGCACAAGAGCTGCCACCAGCGGAATGGACCACAACAGACATTGCTGTGACTGTGATATTTGCTGTGCTGGCCGCTTGGGCAGTGTGGCGAGCATTTGACTTGATAAGAAAGAAAACAAAATGAGCACAATACTAACCAAAGAACAACTAAAACAAATGGTCAAGAATCCCCACATTGACCACTGGTATGCAGCCCTGGAACAGTTGCTGGATGACTACGAAATCAACACTCCACAACGTGTGGCAGCATTTGTGGCACAGTGCGCCCATGAGTCAGGTAACTTTGTTTTTATCAAGGAAAATCTCAACTACAAGGCCGCTAGTTTAATGAAAACCTTTGCCAAGTATTTCCCCACAGCAGACATTGCAGCACAGTATGCCAACAAGCCTGAGCGCATTGCCAATCGAGTGTATGCCAACAGAATGGGCAACGGTGACGAAGCGTCTGGAGATGGCTGGCGCTACTGCGGACGTGGACTTATTCAGCTCACCGGCCGAGACAACTACACATTCTTTGCAGGCAGCATGGATATCCCTGTGGAAGAAGCAGCAGAATATCTGGCCACATTTGAAGGTGCTGCACAAAGCGCCTGTTGGTTTTGGGAAACCAACAATCTGAATCGCTATGCCGATGCCGGCGATATCAAGGGACTGACCCGAGCCATCAATGGTGGCTACATTGGCCTGGAAGATCGTATCAGTCACTATGAACATGCTCTGCACGTGATGGGAGTATAACACAGCAATGAACATTGGCCAACCACCCACTGCTGCTGGTGCAATGGTCTATATAGATGACAAAGATGTATGGGCAACTTGTCCTGTAGATTATCTCTGGATCTATGACAAATTGATACTGGCACGTAAAAACGGATACTCAGCTGGCCCAGCCGGCATTCCGGTTCCCAGGCCAGGCTGGTACATTGTGCGACCCATAACCAACATACGCATGATGAGTCGTGGCGCCACAAAGCAATGGCTCACACCCGCGGACACTGATTCAGTACCAGATGGATATTTCTGGACCGAATGGTTTGATGGTCGTCACACCAGTGTGGATTTTCATCATGGCATACAGCAATTAGCGGTGGAAGGATTTCGCAGCAGCGATAGACTAGATAGATTCTGTCGCTGGGAGCGAATTTCAGATCAGCACAAATTTCCACAGGTGCTAGAAGATCTGTGGCAACTGATGCCCTGGGTCAACGTGGAATATGTGGATGGCAAGATAATAGAAGTACATCTGAGATGGAATGACGATTTTGCCAATCACACAGGTGATGTGATATATCCGGTATGGAAAGACGATCCCGGACCGCAGCCACCAGGCTCGATCTGGTATCCCAGCATTGGCGGAGATAGACTGGGCTTTTGGGTAGAGAATAAATAACAGCTATGCGTGTACATGAAATACTAACAGAATCCAAAAATTCACTTGCACAGTGGCGCAATAGCGAACCTGTGGCATTTGTCAAAAGCCTGACCAAGAAACTGGGTCAGCCTGACGAACTCACAGAAAATCGTGCTGTATGGTACGACAAAGATGGCTTCAAACGCATTGAAGTGCTGGACGAGTATGTGCTTCACTGCTGCCCAGAACCACACTATGATTTTGTCTACAGCACTATAGATCTGCATGTGCCCAAGAAGTTTGTGAGAGTGCTGGCAGAATCATCCGAAAGCATCTTGTTGGACCTACTGAAGAACGAAGTAAGTGCCAGATGTGCCACACTCAGTGCCAACGCAGTCACACTGAACTATGTGCTGGATGTGGTTTCTGGTCGAATACAAGGCAGCAAAGCGGAATACGAAACACGCATCAAACAACTGTACAAGAACAAGCTAAATCCCGATCCAGAATGGTGGCCGGATGTGACCAAGGAAGTGAGAAAATAACAAACGCCCAGCGTGTCAGAACATGTGATGGGCATGTAACTTTTCTACCAGGTTAATGATTGATTGATCCAGATTAAATATAGTAGCTTGCACATGATACTGTGCAAGACTATTATAATAACAAGGATCAACAATGAATCTAAAACAACTAGTGACGGCACTGGGCATCAGCATCTGTGTGATGGCCCAAGCACAGTCAGACCCAATTGTGACTCAATCCACCAGTGACAGCAAGACCAGCAGCATCAGCGACAGCAAGACCACTGTGGTCAGCCCTCCTCCCAGTGCTATTGCACCCAGCATCACCAGCATCAACTCAGACATCTGTGTCACAGGCGTTAGTGGAGCAGCTCAAACACAAATCTTTGGCCTCAGCTTTGGCAACACACAAGTGGACTACAACTGCGAACGCTTAAAGATAAGCAAGACTCTGTATGACATGGGCATGAAAGTGGCTGCTGTTGCTGCCATGTGTCAGGACCGTAGAGTGTTTGACGCCATGATGAATGCCGGAACACCCTGCCCGGTCGACGGCAAAATTGGTGCAGAAGCCAAGGCCGTCTGGGACGCTGACCCTAGTCGTATTCCTGCCAGTGTACGTGAAAAATGAAGCAACTGGCAGCATTACTGCTAATGCTCTGGATTGGCTGCACAACAGCACAAACTGTCAGCGGCAATCTGCTGTCCGGAACAACAGGAACTCAAATCTATGCTATTAATCAGGCACTGAGTTCAGTGGGGGCGGGTGTACAAATACACGGTTTTAATTATGGATACAGATATTCATTTGGCGATACTCAATGCACAGCAACCAATCAGGACGGTAGTTGCTCCTGGTGGATGGCAAACTATGCCAGTGTCAACGTAAACATCAGGGACAGTGAAAACATCAGTATCCTTAATCAAACCTGGTCTCATCAGGGCGTATGGCAATCTAGTAATCAAAGTTACCAATATAGATTTAACAACACACGAGATATAACAACCCTGGGCACATTTAAAATGACGCCATCAGTAAGTGGCAATGCCAGCATTTATAATATGTATAGCAACGCAGTATACACTGTTGATCCGTGTGCTGCCGATCCATTGAGTTCTACCACTTGCTCAGGTTATGCGGCGGCTGTGTTTGCTCAACAATGCAATTCTAACCCCTTGTCGGACAGTGCTTGTCCTGGTTATGCTCAAGCATATTTTTCACAGCAATGCAGTTCTAATCCTTTGTATAATTCGGCTTGTCCCGGGTATCAACAGGCCTACTATGACCAACAGTGTGCAGCAAATCCCCTGTATGCAACCACTTGTCCTGGATATGCTGCTGCCTACAAAACACAGCAGTGTGATGCCAACCCATTTTACGCAACAGATTGTCCTGGCTATGCTGCGGCCTATCACGACCAACAATGTAGTATCAGTCCACTTTACATGAGTGACTGTGCAGGATATGCAGCAGCATATAAAACACAACAGTGTTCATTGAGTCCATTGTATGCTACTGACTGCCCGGGCTATGCAGAAGCATACTTGAACCAACAGTGTTTGTTGGACAGCTTGTTCAGCAACAAATGTACAGGATACAAGACTGCTTATGCTATCAAGTATCTTGTGAACCTGGACCCTGCTGTGACCACTGCTGTTAATTCGTCCCTGACCACCACAGCGGAAGTTCAACGCAATGATCCTGCCAATGTGGTTTCGGCCACAGGCGATGCCACTGTGGATTCAGTTGTGGCCACACCGGCTGCAACATCAGCAACTTCTCCTGTATCAGTGATCAATGCACCGCCCAGTGCCAGCACAATGAACTCAGCGTCTGCACCACCCCCACCACCGCCTCCTGGTGCAGCAGCAGAACAAAAGGCTGATGCCAAAAAAACAGAAGGTGCTGTGGCCAGTGTGGAAAAGAAAGCCGGCGGCAATGCCACAGCAGCTAGAGCAGCAGCCACAGAAAAAGCCAAGGAACTGGCCAAAGATATTGGCCGAGCAGCAACCATGGAAGCACAAACAGCCACACAAGGCCTGCTGGTGGGCTTGATAGGATATGTGCCGGGCTTTAGTGCATATCAAAACAGTACAGTGCCTGATGCTCTGGGCGCCACAGTAGCAAAACAATACTACAAGGCCACAGTAGACAACAGATCCGCACAGCGTCAACTCAGCGGAGCCAATGAAACTCGTTGGAAACAAATAGTTGACAGTCAATACAACAAGGAACAATAAAATGACAGAACAAATCAAAGATGTTAATGCCACAATTGATCAAGCTGAAGCAGCGGTCAAGAAGTATGCCAGCAAGGATACCGTGATCTCAATTGGCGGATATGAATTTACACCGGCCAAACTCATGGTAGCAGTCACACTGGCCAGTTCATTGCTGGGCGGACTGTACGGTGCATTTGAAGTGTACAAGGACTATCAGGGCATGAAGAAAAAGATTGCTGAATACTCTGCACCAGACTTATCGGGCTTTGACAAACGACTGGCAGTGATTGAAGAAAATTCAGGCAAGACCAGCGACTACACTCGTGACATCAAGAATGATCTAAAGAACGATATTCGCCGCAACGAGTCAGTAACAGAAGCAGTTGAACGCAGTGTAAAACAAGCACAAAGAGAGACCGAGGCAGAAATGCGAGCAGCTCGTAAAGGTGTTCAAGAAGATCTAGAAAAAGCTCGCAGCGAAGTAAATGCCATCCGCAAGGAAATGGCAGATGCCCGTAGAGAAATTGGTCGTGAAGTAGATGCACTCAAACGCGAAGTTGATGTCAAGATTCAGAAGGCCATTGACAATCCCCTGGCTGGTAAATAATTCAAAGGAAACAACATGGCCGACCAAAAACCAATTCAATCAAGATCAGAACGTGAAGCACATATCAAGGACCGAGCCGGCTGGGTAATCACAGTGGTGGCAGCCTTGTTGGCAGTGAACACCTACATTGCCAACGGTATCAGCAGCAGTGTGCTGACCAACACAATCCGTGCCAACGACACCTGGAACTTTTATCAGGCCAAGAGTATCAAACAAACCATTGCTGAAAATGCTCGTGACGAAGCAGTGGCTCGTCGAGATAGTCAGAAAGTTGCGGCACTGACTGCCAAGATTGATCGCTACGAAAGCGACCCCAAGACCGGCGAAGGCAAACAAGAACTCATGGCTCGTGCTAGAGGTCTAGAAGCAGATAGAGACCAGGCAAAACTGCACAGCCCATGGCTGACATTTGCTGGCAGTGCATTCCAGTTGAGCATTGTGCTATTAAGTGCGTCTATATTGGCCGTGAGCATGGGCATGTTCTGGGCCAGCATTGGTGTGGGTCTAGTAGGTGCAGTGCTGATGAGCCAGGGCATTTGGCTCTGGGCCACCTGGATGATCTAACCACCCAATTTGCTCTAACGCAAAGAATCTGTAAATACACTGGGCAACTTTTGCCCGGAGTATAACAGTGCATGCACGATGGTCAATAATTATTCTAACAACAGTACTATCAGCATCCGCTGACCAGTATGTGTTGCCGCCTCAAAATTATCGTCACTGGCAACGCCTAGACAAAGTGTGTGATGTAGGTAGAAAAACCTATGGCACAAATGAATTCCTGGAAAATGGACAGATTTGTCGCTGGGTCATGGTGCCATATTGGCCTGTAGACCGTGCAGCCTGGGACGCTGCTAGAGCAGCTGAACGACGAGCTGAAAAATGATAGACCCATTCACAGCATTTGCCATGGCTCAAGGTGCAGTCAAGGGCATCAAAGCAGCGGTACAACTGGGCAAAGATGTTTCGGGCCTGTACAAAGAATTCAGCCAGTTTTATCATGCAGCAGATCAGGTGCACGTGGCCAGCACTCGGATGCGTATTGCTGCTGTCAACAAAACTGACGCCCAAATCAGTTCGGATGCACTTGAAATTGCCATGGCTAGCAAGGCTCTCAGGGACAACGAAAAAGAACTCAAAGACATACTGTTTTGGTCGGGCAACGCTGACGTCTGGAATGAAATGATGGCAGAACGCACCCGAATGGCCAAAGAACGGCGTGCTGCGGAACAGGCCGTTATAGACCAACAACAGCGTGACCGTGAAGCCATGTACAATACTATAATGAACACACTGCTGGCAATTGGAGCCGTGTCAGTAATTGTGCCTGTTATAGCAATAACCTGGACCATAGTCACACGATAACAGCATAAATATCTCACAACATATTCAAAGGAAACTCATGGCAGAAGAACAAAAACAACCAAGTGAATCAGAAAAGAAAAAAGAAGACTGGATGAATTCCAAATGGCGCCCCATGATGGGCTGGATGTACATGGCAGTATGTGCCTGTGACTTCATGCTGTTTCCTGTGCTCTGGAGCCTGTTGCAGGCAGTGATGAAAGTGGGTACCATGGCACAATGGCAACCACTCACGCTACAAGGTGCAGGCCTGTTCCACATTGCCATGGGTGCAGTGTTGGGTATTGCAGCAATGGGGCGTACCCAAGAAAAAATAGCAGGAGCCAACAATGGCGGAGCAGGAGCTTCCACACCCGGTGGATTCCCAGTGCCTAATACACCAGCCACACCCAGCTTTGGCAGTGGCATGTTTGGCAGTGCACCAGCAACAACATACACACCTGCACCCAGTTGGAACTCTGCACCAGCAGTAGATCCATCACAAGTTGTGTCAGGATTCGGCGGCAAGGCTGCTCCTGTGATTCCACCATTCCCAGAAAGATAAGGAGATATCATGTTAGAAACATTATTTTGGATAGCACTAGGAGCATTCGTCGGCTGGAACTTTCCACAGCCCGAGTTTGCCAAAACGATTCAAACCAAGTATTTGCAAAAGTCGATTGATCGACTGAAAACAATTTTGTTCTTTTGGAGATAACATATGAAATACGCAATCGTTTTAGCCACAGCATTATTCGCACTCACAGCCACAGCCGCAGACACAGAGACCCGAAAGGTCTGTGTTGACGTCAAAGACAAAGCCGGCAAAGCAGTTACCGATCCCAAAACAGGCAAAATCAAACAAAACTGCAAACAGGTCAAACAGCACAAGAAGCTGGAAGGCACTGTGGTTCCGGGCAAGAAGTAATCGACTTCATGCACCTAGTCCTGTATAATTACTGTACAGGACTTTTTCATGACCGATCATTATGCCGCGCTAGGTGTAGCCCGAACAGCCACCGCAGACCAAATCAAACAGGCTTTTAGAAAATTGGCCAGTACCCATCACCCGGACAAGGGCGGTGACACAAAGAAATTTCAAGAGATCCAGTCAGCATATGCTGTGCTGGGAGATGCACAAAAGCGAGCAGACTACGACCACCCACGACCACAGTTTGGCGGGCATCCTGGACAGGGCCCCGGTGGGCAGTTTGATTTCAATGAAATATTCAACATGTTTGGAGCCAAGTTCCAGCAGCCACAACGCAGTTCTCACTCCAGGATGACACTGTGGATACGCATCCAGGACGTGGCCACACCTGGACCCAGAGTGGTCAGCATTGGCACACCAACTGGCACACACAATGTTGAGATCAACATACCCACAGGCATCGAAGATGGCGACAATGTGCAGTTCAGTGGCATTGGTCCTGATGGCCTGGATCTAGTGGTGACCTTTCGTGTGCATCCGGATCGAGCCTGGCAACGAAATGGCAGTAGTGTGGTGACCGAAGCCACCACAGTGGTCTGGAAACTGATTGCGGGTGGCACCATTACCATGCTGGACATACGGGGCAACAAGATTGAAATCACTGTGCCTCCGGGCACACAACCTGGCAGCATGCTGCGAGCAAAAGGGCGTGGATTACCGGATCGTTCAGGACAACCCGGAGACATGCTGATTCGTGTGGCTGCTAGAATCCCAGGTAAAATTTCCCCAGAATTAATGGCTGCTATTCAACAAGAATCTGCCGAATAAGTACCTAATAGGTTGATCTAATCCTTAATTTATTGTATACTAAACTATGAGCACACCACACGGACAAAACGCTATGCAAGACAACCCCGAAATTGAAGCCATCATTGATGGCTCTATAAAAATTGCGCAGACCTGGAAACACGAATACGTGATGACAGAACATCTGTTGCTGAGCCTGATCAGACATGTGCCTTTTAGAAACACCTTGACCAAGTACGGTTGCGATGTGGCCATGCTGGAAAACGAACTCTGCGGCTACCTGGACAGCCTGATAGGCATAATCAGCGACATTCCAGATTTTACTCCTAGAAAAACATCCGGCCTGGAACGAGTATTCAATCGTGCAATAACACAGGTGTTGTTTAGTGGACGCAGACAAATTGTGACCATTGACCTGTATCTGGCCATCATGGGCGAAACCAACAGCCATGCACACTACTTCTTGCTGAAGTTTGGCGTGCAAAAAGCCGAGTTTGTGGACTTCTGGAGAAAGAACTACAAGATGGATCCTGTGGCTGGTCTCAATGATCAGCAGGCCACTGAGATCCTGGAAGAATACTGCACCAGTTTGTCAGCCCTGGCCAAGTCGGATACTTTGGAACCGCTAATTGGGCGCACAACAGAACTGGAAGAAATGATTGCTGTGCTGGCCCGCCGCTTCAAGGCCAACGTGCTCATGGTGGGCGATCCTGGTGTGGGCAAGACTGCCATCATTGAAGGTCTGGCACAGGAGATTGTGGCCGGACGTGTGCCTGCGTTCTTGAAGGACTACGAAGTCTGGAGCCTGGAAATCGGTGCTCTGGTAGCAGGATCAAAGTATCGCGGAGACTTTGAAGAAAAGTTCAAGGCTGTGATTGCTGCACTGGAATCCAAGAAGAAATGTATCTTGTTTGTAGACGAAGCGCATACCATGAAGGGTGCAGGTGCCGGCAGTTCAGGTAGCCTGGACTTTGCCAACATGCTGAAGCCCGCAATCACCAAGGGCAATCTAAAGGTTATTGCCAGCACCACCTGGGAAGAATACTACGAGAGCTTTGAAAAGGATCGCGCACTCATGAGACGATTCTACAGGCTCACCATAGATGAACCAGACACCGAAACTACAGAAAAGATTCTGATCGGACTCAGCCCCAGACTGGAAGCATTCCACAATGTGATGATCGACACAGAGGCCATGACCGCAGCAGTTGAACTGGCGGGCCGATACATTCATGACAAAAAGAATCCAGACAAATCAATTGACCTGTTGGATGCTGCCTGTGCTAGAGAGCGTGTGAAGGATGCAGGCATGGTCACAGTGAACAAGAGCATGATTGAACAGCAGGTGGCCCGGGTCACCGGTGTGCCCACTGATAGATTGCAAAACGAGCGTTCAACCAAGATTGTGGAACTTGAAAGCAACATCAAACAAAAACTCTATGGTCAAGAAGGTGCTGTGGATGCTGTGCTGGAGCGAGTGTACATCAACTTCTCGGGCATTGGCAGCACACACAAGCCCATGGCCAGCTTTTTGTTTCTGGGCCCAACTGGCACAGGCAAAACTGAATTGGCCAAGCTGTTGAGTGAAAATCTAGACATGCATCTGTTGAGATACGACATGAGTGAGTTTCAGGAAAAGCATTCAGTCAGCAGCTTGATTGGTGCACCTCCGGGCTATGTGGGCTTTGAAGATGGCAATGTGGGTGGTGGCAAACTGATCTCGGATCTGAGCAAACATCCATTTGCTGTGATCCTGTTTGACGAAATTGAAAAGGCACATGCTGACGTTACCAATATCTTGTTGCAGATGCTGGACGAAGGGCATCTCACAGGTGCCAATGGCAAACGGGTAGATTGCAAAAATACCATCATTATCATGACCTCAAACTTGGGTGCCAGAGACAATGAAAACAACAACATTGGATTCTCCAGTGAGTTGGAAAAATCTGGTGAAGAAGATCGTGCATTGAAAGAGTTCTTCAAACCTGAACTGCGTAATCGTATTGACAAGATCTGCAAGTTTGTCAAACTGGATACCTTGGCCATCAAGAAGATTGTGGTCAAGTTCCTGGACGAACTCAAGACATCAGTGGCATCCAAGAACATTCGGTTGTTTTTCTCAGAGCCTGTGATTGAACTACTGGCCATCAAGGGTTACGACAGCAAAATGGGTGCAAGGCCTCTGAGTCGCAAGATTGATGAACTGATTCGTGTGCCCTTGAGCAAGAGAATCTTGTTTGATCGTCTCAGTGACTGCGACATCACAGTAGGTGTAACAGATGATGTGGTGCAGTTTGATGTGATTCCTGTGGTGACAGCAGACAACATTGTTAGATTACTGGATCCAGTCAGTGAGCAAGATTAAAGATATCCGTCAGGAACCACGCGATCGACTGTTTTTTGATCAGTATCAGTATCGCATGCAGTTTTACCTGAGGTTTGCCTGGTGCATGCGCAGTTTTGATCATGCGGATCTTGACCGCCGCTTGGAAAATTACTATGGTCGCTACCGTGGTGATGTCATTGGGATTGGCACAAATGCTCCGTCTCTGGCAGATACTCAGCAGCGTGGTGATTTGCACAACATGTGCGATCTGCTGCGAGGCTTGCCCAAGTCATGCAAAATAATGATTCAGTATGATCATGTGTTTTTGTACACCAACGAACTGACCACCCTAGAGTACATGAGTCAAGTTGAATATATTGATCGGTGGTTGATTGGTCAAGCGGTGGTAGTGTACCCCAAAGACACTGTGATGCTGGTGAACCCTGTGAATCAGTACCGCACGTTTTTGAAGAGTCGATGGTGGGATCCGGACACCAGTGCTCGAGTCAAAAAGTTCCTGCTGGGGCGACAAGATTTGTTTAGAATTCCCAGAGCATTTTGCGAAAAACTTGAACGTCCCGGCAGATTGGCCACACGCGACCATCATTTTGTAGATCACGACGACCCAGATCTCTTGTTGATGTTGAGTCTGGTGTGTCCGGGAATTATCAACAAAACCCTACCTATACAGGCTAAATAAAAGACTATGGCAAAACTTATTGAACAAACCCTTGTGATTACTGTGAGCAAATTGGTGCCCAACACGGACCAATCCTCTGCACTACCCCTGACCCCGGAAAATCTCGCTGAAATTGCTTCAGTGGTAGAAGCTCTAGCTGGTGACGGTACCATTGTAGAAATTGTACCTGCATAATGACTACTACTGTTGCCCTGCTGTCTTATACCGAATACGGTGTGCCATCAGGCAACTACGATGGCAGCTCTGAAGATTTTATTGGCACGCCACAAAAAGCAGCCAATTACTATCGCGGACGTGGCGGCGTACAAACTCTGCGTTGGGTATTTCGCGGCGTTCAAGGCGAAGTAACTGTGCAGGCCACGCTGGATCCTGATCCTGCAGATTCACGCTGGTTTGATGTTGCTGCATACGGCGATGGATCCACTGCTGACTCTACCACAATAACTGATACCTACTATCAAACAGTCACGGGAAATTTCACATGGCTACGGGCCGTGGTAACAAATTTCACTGACGGCATTATTGAAACTGTACAGGCCACCTACTAGCATGACCACTGTTAGTTTTAGTTGCACTATTACACCTACCACGGCTGCTGTGCCCTTGGGCATGGAAATTTGGATAGACAATCAGAAACTGTTTGATCAGGCACATGTTCAAGAAAGTCACAAATTCAGTGCAGATATTTCAGACAATGACGGTGAGCACGAATTGCGCTTGGTGTTAAAAAACAAACTGAGTGAACACACCCAGGTGGATGCCAACAACACGATTATCAGCGACGCTAGAATTTCTGTGAGCGACATTGAATTTGATGGCATTGCACTGAATCAACTGGTGCCAGATCTCGCTGAATATCAACACAATTTCAACGGCTCAGGAGAACTATCGGTTCACAAGTTCTATGGCGAACTGGGCTGCAACGGCACTGTGACTCTGAAGTTTACTACCCCGATCTATATCTGGATGCTAGAAAACATGTAGAGCTAAATACTGGGTATGAAACAATTAGTCATCATGCCTGGTGGATTTCACCCTTTTCACGCAGGCCACCTAGCACTGTATCAATCTGCTGAGCAGGCTTTTCCTGGCGCTGATGTCAAGGTAGCGGCCACCAACGACACTTCTGCTCGACCATTTCCGTTCAAACTCAAAGAAAAACTAGCACAACTGGCCGGTGTTCCTCCTGGAAAGTTCTATCAAGTCAAAAGCCCATTCCGTGCGGATGAGATTACCAAGAGTTACAATCCTGCAGACACACAGTTGATCTTTGTTCGCAGTGAAAAAGACGCTGACAAGCCTCCTGTGGCAGGTGCTACCAAGAAAGATGGCACGCCTGCATATCTGCAACCCATCAGTGATGACATGGCTCCAATGACTCAGCATGCCTACATGGCTTACCTGCCCACAGTGGAGTTTGGGCCCGGTATGACATCAGCCACAGAAATACGATCGGCATGGCCCACTCTCAACCCCAAACGCAAGACAGCCCTGGTGATGAGCCTGTATCCTGAGACACAAAGCAATCCCAAGTTGGCGGCCAATGTGGTTGACATGCTGGACACTGCCATGGGTGCAGAAGCACAAGATATGGCGGAAGGCGGTGCCGACTCAAGTTGGTCCAAAGGCACAGATAAAATTACACTACAGGATATTTTAGAATTAACCAAACACATTAAACAAATAAATTTACCGATAAACGATAATCTAAAGAGTAAACTACTTCATTGGGACGGTAACCCAGAAGAAATGGAAAGAGTTAATCAAGTAACAGTGTCTAAACAATTTCCTATTTTAATAATGGTAGATGAGCAAGATCAAATAGCCTGGATACTCGATGGCAACCATAGACTACATAAGGCAATACAGTCCCAAGCAAAAACAATACCTGCTAAACTTATTAGACCCAGCAATCTCAATGATAAAGCAAAGAAAATATTTAATATAAAAGAGCAAGGTGTGGCGGAAGTCTCTAACACACATGTGGCTGAAAATGCAGATCAAGCCGCAGTTGATGCTTTGATTAAAAAGCATGGCTGGAGCATGGGACGAACAGTGAATGGCGATCTTGCTTTTACCTGGCAAGGTAGTAAATATGTATTTTACGGCGAGCGTATGAGGATTACACTGCCCGACGATAGGTCTATATCAGTTGTATGGGGCCAGAAGCCTGATTGGCAGGGCCGCGGCACCAATGAACTTAGTTTTGCACAAGCCGTACAAAAAAAACTTCTTACATTTGATTTATCAATTTGGCAAGCATTGGATCGTGGACAACTCACTGACAGTCAAGCTATACAAAAATTCAAAGCAGAAAATGAACGCCAGGCCAGAGAAGCAATTGCACAAGGTGTCAACGAAGCCAGCAATCAAACCAATGACTCTGAACTAAATGCCATCAAGAACTATGCCAAACGCCACTATCCCAACCTGGCAGCAGACCCTGAATCAGCGTTTGACAAGTGGGTGCAACGCAGTCTCATGCACAGCAATGTGGATGATCATGAGATGGATCAAAAGATTCGACGCATGGCCGCAGAGATTGCCAGCTTGAAAACAAAGATTCAGTCGCTGAAACAACAGGCTGACGATTCTGCAGATTATCTGGACGAATCCAGGTAGAAAAAAATCTGGTGGCCTGTTATACTCTGTAAATAGAAATACTATTTTACGGAGTAACAAATGGCAGACGAACAACAATTACCTTATCAGAACGCATCACCTGTGGACCAAAATGGTGGTCAACAAAGTATTCAAGTCAACATTGACTACTTGAAAACCACCCGAGTCCACATATGCATGCCCTGCTATGGTGGCCAGTTGACTGAAAGCACATTCATGAGCTTTATCAAGTGGGCCAATGTTGCAAGACAACTTGGCATTGACTGGACAGTGGAAACAATGACCAATGAAAGTCTGATCAGCCGTGCCAGAAACACTCTCACTGCCAAGTTCCTGCACACCAAAGAAAGCACACACCTGATGTTTATCGACGCTGACATTGGCTGGGAACCCTGGCACCTGTTGGTGATGTTGAATGCACAAAAAGACGTGATCGGCGGCCTGTACCCCATGAAGAGCCTGCCAATCAAGTGGTGTGTGAACGGTATTCCTGATGCTGATCAAAACGATCCGTCGGGCCTGATCGAAGTTACCAAAACTGGCACAGGCTTTTTGCTGATCAAACGTGATGTATTTGACAAACTCAATGCTCACCCTGCGGTAAAATCCTTTACCAATGACATTGGACTTGATCCTGTGTTGAATATCTACATGAAAACCTACTTTGACACAGCAGTGCGTGAAAATCGCTATTACTCAGAAGACTGGACATTCTGTGAAAACTGGCGTGATATTGGTGGACAAGTCTGGGTTGACAAGCGTGTGTTGCTCAAACACACAGGCACCTATGTGTTTGACTATCAAACACAGGACAAGCTCTATCAAGATCTGCATCAAATGGCTCTGAGCAATCAGGCAGCAGCACAGCCGCAAATCGTGGACACCAGTGCAACACCAGTGGCTGCGCCAGAAGTGGCTGTGGAAGCCACGGTCATTGCCAGCAGCCGAAAGAAAATCAAGCAAGAAACTGCTACTGTTGAGTAACGGTAAATACAGTTCGTATGAACATCAACGAACTGAACTCCTTTAATCTTGCAGATGCTGTAAAATTCCATCGCCGTCTGAACCCTGCATTGTGGGGCACAGACGAGCACCTGCTGCCTGAGGTTCAACAAAAACTGCTGGCAGTGGCCGATGACTTCCGAGAGTTTCTGGGTGTGGATGATCTCAAGCTGGTAGACATCACACTCAGCGGCTCCAACGCTGCTTATTCCTACACTGCAAATTCAGACATTGACCTGCATCTGGTGGTAGAAATGCCCGATGATCCTGTGTATCAAGAACTGTTTGATGCCAAGAAATATCAATACAACGACACGCACAACATTCGCATTGGCGGCGCAGATGTAGAACTCTATGTGCAACCTGCTGATCAAGCACATCACTCACAGGGCATCTACAGTGTAAAAAACTCTGACTGGCTGCAGGTGCCACAACGCCGACGAGCCAAGATTGATGACAACTGTGTGCAAAGCAAAACAGCTGACCTTGACGCCAGAATTCATGCTGCCATAAAAACAAAAAATCTCGAAGCCATAGACTCGCTCTGGAACAAGATCAAGACCATGCGCCAGACAGGTCTGGAGAAAAACGGCGAGTTTGGCTGCGAAAACATTGCGTTCAAACTGCTACGCAATAAAGGCTGCATTGCCGACCTGCTGGCTGCCAAGACAGCAGCTAGAGATCAAGAACTCAGTCTCAACACACGACCTCGTGAACGAAAAACAGTCAACTATGGCATGCGTGATTACTGGTATCCGGGCACGGCCTATGCTGGCCAAGATCATCCTGCTGGCACCGAAGCCGAACAGGTGGACGAAAGCACAGATCCTGATCAACTTCGAAAAATCTTGAATCGCTTCTATTCCAGCTGTGTGAACAAACTGCAACTGGAAAATCCACCCGAGCTGAGACTGGAAACCACTCCTGAATGGAGTCAAGAAAATGGCAGCTTTGGACAGTATGATCCAGACTCAAACACCTTGATCTTGGCCACATCGGGTCGCCATGTGCTGGACATACTTCGCACCATGGCACATGAAATGACACATCGTCAACAGGACGAGCGCGAGCCGTTGCCCTTGGATGCTGGTGCAACAGGTAGCCCGTATGAAGATCAAGCCAATGCCATGGCAGGTCGTATCATGCGAGACTGGGCCGATGAGCAACCTGAGATGTTTGATGGTGTCACACTAGAAGAAGCATCAGGCTACATCCCTACAAAGAAACAAGCCCGCGATCCTCGCTTTGTCATGGCCCTGACCCGAGACGTGCGTCCAGGTGCTGTGGGCAAAGAAGCCAACAAACTTGGATTGCAAACAGACGCACAGGGACATCCTGCACTGTTGATGAAACCCACCAACACCTTGGCAGAAAGTCTGGCACGTGAGCTAGAATTATTTGAAGAACAGGACCTGTTTGAAATCAACATGGGCAGCAAGAATCTACGACGAGAAGCTGCCAAGACAGGTGCCCTGGCAGGTATGGAATTTGAAATGATTGTGCCCGGAGAAGGCGGCGGTGACGCTGAAGAGGACATGGATCGTGACGAGTCTGCCAATGACATTGACGACATTGTTCGTTTTTTTGACGACGGCGACTACAACAGCAGGGGCGACATTCGCAGACTCAACGACAAGTTGTACGAAGACTTCCGCCAGTGGCAATTTGAAAAGATCAGTGAAGGCTGGTATGAAGAAGGCCGCGATTTCTTGCGTGACTATGTTGTGAACAACAGCGAGTTTGATGGCGGCGAAGCCGAAGCCACTGCCCGTGAAGAACTGGAACAAGATTTGTTCTATCGAGAGCTGCCCGAAGCAGAACGTGATCAAATGATTGAAAAGCGCACAGGTGCAATGCTGGAAGAATTTGTTGAAGAACAATGGTTGGCGCAAGACGACAGCTCGATCTATGAATCTGCCCGAGAAGTATACGAATCCGACATGCAAGGTGACTGGACAGAATCCACCTGGTTGAATGATATTGGTATTGACCAAATGAGTGATGTGTTGCGTGAATACACCATTTCATGGCCCTACTACACTGACCCCGAATCCAATGTTGACATCAATCAGGTAGGCGACGACTTCAGTGACGCAATTGGCCGTCCGGTCAATGCCAGTGATCGATATCATGGTGGGCGCCGCGAGGCCGGACGCTATGTGGTTGAACCCGATGGCAGTCTTGATCCTGACAGTGATGACGACCAAGGCCTGGAGTTTGTGAGTCCGCCCTTGCCCATAGATGAAATGCTGAGTGATCTGAACAAGGTCCGTGCCTGGGCAAATCGCACAGGCTGTTATACCAATGACTCAACTGGTCTGCACATCAACGTGAGTGTGCCGGGCTTTAGCCAAGAAAAACTGGACTTTGTGAAACTGGCTGTGCTGCTGGGTGACGAGCGAGTGCTGGAAAATTTTGGTCGTGCAGGCAATACCTATGCCAAGAGTGCCATGAAGATTGTCAAGGACAACATAAGATCAAATCCTGGCCCTGCGGCTGCACTGTTGACCAAGATGAAAGCCAACATGGATAGTCTTGCTACCAAGGCCATTCACTCGGGCACCACTGCCAAGTACACCAGTATCAATACCAAAGACGGCTATGTGGAATTCCGCAGTCCCGGCGGCGACTGGTTGGGTGACAACTTTGACCTGATTGAACCTACCCTGTTGAGATTTGTTGTGGCTCTGGATGCTGCGGTTGATCCTGAAAAGTATCGTCAAGAGTATCAGAAGAAATTGTACAAGTTGCTGACTGCTGACAGCAAGGACGACAGCACAATCCGTTACTTTGTGGACTATGTGGCTGGCAAAATACCCAAGGCTGCTCTGCGCAGTTTTGTGAAACAGGCACAGCTGGAACGTGGCCTGAAAAAGAATCCTGCTCCGGAGCCGGCAGCAACCAAGGAGCCAGCAGCAACCTCAGGATCAAGACAACGCTATGTGGTCAAAAATGCAGCAGGCACGCCAGTGACCACAGTGGCAGCATCAGATGCCGACACAGCACGGATCCTGGCTAATCGTTACTTGCAACAACAAAATCCTGGAATCAATACCAATGAGTTCAGTGTTGAGTTAGCAGGACCCGTTCTTCAGACACAAAACTATTATATCAGCGATGCACAAAGCAGCGTGGCTCGCATGGCGTTCCGTGCTGGTAGTGATGAGGAAGCCCTGGATCGATGGGAAATATACAATTACAGTCACCCAAGTGAAGGCGGGTACCGACTGGAACGCGAGGATGGAACAACAGTAACAGAGCCTGGTGCACCGATCCCGGGCAGCACCCTGGATCTACAACGCCAACGCCAGGCAGCCGCAGCACCCACTCCAATTCCTGGAGTGCAAGACATTGACATAGATATCCCCATAGCACAACCCAGAGGCTTCTGGAACGGCCAATGGAAAATTGTAGATGGCAACACCGGAGAAGAATTGTATAGATTTGGCGGCATAGGCAACAGTCAAGTGGATGCCAATAGAATTGCAGGTGAATGGGTTAGAACCAACAGCATCAGTGTGCCAACTGAGGTGTATCCGGTTCAGAGCGATGGCTCAGATACCAACGAACAGATTGTAAATGAACTAAAAATCAACAATGCCTCGGGCATTGGAGCAGTGCCCAACAATCAACAAATTGGATATCAAGGCCTGCAAGTGGTCATGCGTCCCAGTATGTTTTTGGAATTGGCGTTGCCTCTAGATGTCAAATCTGCAGACGAGCGTGAGACCATTGAATACATCAAAAAGAATCTGGACGAAAAAGGCGTGGGCGCACCCTGGCTCACAGTGGTGATTCCTGAAGCCTGGGAATCAGAAGATTTTAGCCAGATGGCACATGTGAGTAATCATGACGGCCGCCACAGAATGCACAGTATTCTGGAGCAAGAAGGCAACGATCCTGTGGAAGTACACATCATTGTCCCACACATGCGTCGCAGACACATCACTGATGCCATGGTAGATCAACTAAGATCTGGCGTGCTGAATCAACAGGGACAGTATGTGAGCGGTCCTGTATTTGGAGCAGCCAAATGAGAGCCAGTGAATTCATTCATGAAACAAAATTTGCTGGGCAAGAAGTCAAGGGAAATGCCTACACAGAACTCAAGGATAAATTTCCACTGTTGTCCACATTGCTTTACTTCATACCCGGACTAAACACCGCACTGGCTGCAGCAGATGTTGTTAGTCAAGTTCAGATGTATAATCAAGCCATGGAAAAAATTGAAAAACAATATCCCATGGCAACTATTCAAGCAGTCCAGCAAAAGGCCGGGGACGCTGGGGAATCTTGGGAACCAATGATTACACCATTGGATGAACTCAGTTTCCTGGGCTCACCTTGTACCAAGGATTGTTCGGGTCACAGAGCCGGTTATGCCTGGTCCAAGGCCCGAGGTAACCGCAGTGCCCTGAGCTACAGCAACAGCTTTAACAATGGTGCAAGATTGGCAGCACAGGGCAAATAGAATAAATAAACAACAAATCGGACTATCCGAAAAAGGAAAAACTATGAGATCAAGTGAATTTTTAAACGAAGCCGGGCGCGATGGCACACCAATGACAGATGCTGAATTTGCAGCACAACAAGCACAAGGTGCAAAAAACCTGGATTCCATCAAGGGCTTTGGTAGAAAAATTGCCAGCGCACTTGGTGGTGGAGCCCAGGCAGCAACACCGTATCCTGATGCAGCCACAGCAAGAGCCAGTCTCACACCAAGCCAACTAAAGTGGTTGGGTGGTGCGGATCCCATGGACAAATATATCATGGCAAGACTGCCTGCACCATTACCTGGTGAAACAGTTGCGGCAGCACCCGCAGCAGCACCCGCAGCAGCACCAGCAGCAGCACCAGCAGCGGCACCAGCAGCAACTCCGGTTGCTGATGCTGTGGCAGCCAGTGGTGAGCCTGACAATGTGACTGGTGTGGATGCAGCCGTGGCAGCAAATGCTGCAAATACTGCAAATACTGTGCAAACCACTACACCTCCTGCCAAAGCACCTGCCCGTTCCACAATCAGCCCAGCCATCCTGGGATATGCCAGCAGTATGGGACTTTACAAGAATGGCCAACCTGACACAGCAGCTATCAAGGCCTTTCAACAAAAGAATGGCCTCCCTGCTGACGGTAAAATTGGACCCAACACTTCCGGTGCTATTCTGTCTGCTGCAAAACCTGGTGATGCAGGCAGCGGTCGTGGTGGTGCCGGTGGTCCTACAGCTACACAAATGGCACAGAATGCCACACCACCGGCAAACGAAAAACTAGGCCCTACTAATACAATGCCTCGCAACCCCATGTATGCGCCAGCAAGACCAAGCACTGGTTATACTGCACAGATGGCATGGGATCAACAGTATGGTAAAACACACAGCACCAGCGGTGCACCAAAACCAGCTACTCCGAGACCAAGTACTGGTTACGCTGCACAGGCTGCATGGGATCGCCAGAATGCCGCAGCACCGGCAAACCCAGTGCGTGAATCAAATTTTGAAGAGAGTGTGAGCCGCATGCGTCGCCTGAGCACCTTGCTAAAAGGATAACATGAAATCTTGTGATTTTTTGCCTCGCAGCAGTAGAGTTCTAGCCGAGGCTGTGGATCCTAGTGTGCCGGGCAAAATGTATTCTGTGCAAGCAGGAGACACTCTGGAAAAATTGGCCAAGGCCTCTGACACCACTGTGTCCGGCCTGCTTTACATGAATCCGGACATTCCTGCCACTGGGCAGATAACTGTGGGCAGCAAAATAAAATTGCCCAATCTGGGAGAATTTGCTCGCGGACAAACAACTGCACCTGCCACAGCAGCCGGATCATCGGCCAATGCAGCCACGGCCCTGAAGTTCTTTACACAACAGGGTTGGTCAGCAGCACAGGCCGCGGGCATTGTTGGCAATCTGCAGGCCGAGTCAGGCAAAAATATCAATCCAGCAGCCGTGGGCGATGGCGGCCAAGCATACGGTATTGCTCAATGGCACCCACCACGGCAGAAAGATTTTCAAGCACAAATGGGCAGGCCTATAAAAGGATCCAGTCTTCAAGATCAATTGGAATTCATACAGTGGGAATTCAACAACACAGAAAAAGCAGCGGGCAATAAATTAAAAGCTGCACAATCAGCAGCCGCTGCTGCTGAAATAATGGACAAATTCTATGAACGCAGTGCTGGACTGCATACTGACCGTCGTGTGGCCAACGCAGTGGCTTTGGCACCGTCTGATACCGCTGCGGCCTAATTTGATCTGACTGTGTCGCAATGACCCGCCAGTTTGTGATAGTCAAAGCAGACGTGAGTGTGGACTGGACTGGAGCTGATCCCAACTACAGAGTGTATGTGAACAATGAACTGTTTGCAGAACGAACCTGGGTCTGGAGAGAACAGTATCTGGAAGAATTTCTGCAGATCTGGGCTGCGCCAGGCAAGTACGAACTGCGTTGGGAATTAGTTCCGCCAGCATGCGGCACAATTGAAGTGAAAAACGTGAGAATTGCAGAAGGTCCAGTAAACTCACGCATAGTAAAAAACTCACTGTTAAGGATTGAAAATGAGAGCATATGAAATAATGGAAGACATCTCGGTGGGTACCAGTGGGACGGGCAGCATGGCCACTGTAAGCCAGCCCATGGGCATGGTCGCAAGATCAGGTGGTTCCTTGTTGACAGGTAAATACTCTACAGATCCTACGCCTAACACGCCCAAGGAATACAAAAGGAACAAGAATGCTCGCGGACAGTTTAAAAACTCTATTGGCAACTAACTTTGCCTACTATCTAAAAGCCCAGGGCTTTCACTGGAATGTGGAAGGGCCGGACTTTGGCGAACTGCATGATTTTTTCCAGAACATCTACCAAGATGCGTATTCAGCCGTAGATCCTGTTGCCGAGTACATAAGATATCTTGACGAGTATGCACCGGCCAGTTTTGAACGTTTTGGCGAGCTTACACAAATTTCAGGTCAGACCAAAATACCACGTGCTCGACTCATGATTGAAGAACTGTTGGCCAACAATCAACAAATGATTGATCTGTTGAATCAGTGCTTTGCCGAAGCAGAACAAGAAAATCAACAGGGTATTGCTGACTTTGTGGCAGGACGTCTAAGTCAGCATGGAAAATATCATTGGCAATTGCGTAGTTATCTGAAAGACAATAGAGCATGAGCAACAGCATCGCCAATATACTAAAACGTCTGGCTGTGATAGAGTCAGACATTACTCCTGTCAAAACAAAATCGGGACTCAACGCACAACAAAAATCAGTGCCACAATTGCCGGCCTTGTTCAAGCCTGAAACGGTGTCTCCGGTGCTGGGCAGCAACAAGCAATCCAAACCCTTTGGCCGGTACATGGTAGGAGATGATGTGGTACCCACTCAGACTGCACTGGCCGAACGCATGGCCGAGATTGACGAAGACATGCTGAGCCGGGTCAGAAAAGACCTTACACAGTATCTGGATCAACTGGAAGACAAGAAAAAAGAACTAGAACGCAAGGCCAGCAAAGAAATACAAGACCGTAATCCAGCCAAGGCCGACGATCAAGAAGTGTCGGAAGACCCCACTCAAGACGAACCCAGCGGTGAAGACTATGTTCCGCCGCCCACAATCAACCCTGTGATGGCCGAAGCTGGTCCTGTAAAAACTATCACTCTGGAAGATGGCACATGCCTGGAATGTTATGGCGATCAGGTGCGCGGTTTTGAAATCCGTCATCTGGGTCGGGTGTTGCCCAGTCGGTTCAGAAGTCTGGATGAAGCAGACATGGCCGTGAGAATGTTTCAGGCACATAGAAAAAATGCTGCCAGAAATTCCTCAGCAGATTACATAGAAGAAGCATAACATGATACTTGACGAATTTTTCAAACCTAACTCCACCGACAACCTAACGGAACGTGTGACCTTTGACGCCAACGGTAATCCAATTTACCCAAACTTGCAAAACTTACCAGGTGTAAACACTTCAGCAGCAGCACCAGCAACAGCAACAGATGATGATGATGACGCAACAGAACCGCCAATGGGGTCAACTCCAGTAGCACCAGCAGGTGGTCCCGCACAGCTTCAAAACCCAGCAGCAAGAGCTGAATATCAACGAGTGCGGAGCACAGCAGATAAATTCAGTTTTTCAAATCCAGAATTTAGAAAAGAATATGATCGTATTGCACGTTCTCGTGACACTGCATCTAATAGAATAATGTCAGGTAACAGATCCTACAGTCCTGAACCGGCCCTGGCTGCTCGCCAACACCAAGAACTAGTAAAAATGCTGTATCAAATTGATGCTGATTTTGTTCAGGGCGCTAACATGCTACTAAAAAATTACGGTGCTCTCAAAGAGCAAGGTATGGCAAAAGGCCGATTAAACGAATTTGCACCCAGCAGTGATAGCAATCACGATGGTAATGGCGGTGGAGACGGTGGCGTTTTTAAACTAACTGATGAAGAATTAATTAAACTACTAAATTCTGTAAGATCTGGCCTGGGAAACAAGTGGCTGGCAGATGTGGACCAAAAACGGTTTACTCAATTGGCTCGTCGAGATCAAGATAGTGCTATTTTTGAATTTGATTCTTGGTTGGAAGACCTGGGCATCAGTAATACAGGGTTTATGATAACAGACATACATGTCAATAATGGCAACAAAATATGGCACGGCTTTTTTAGGAATTTAGACGAGCAAGTCATGGCCAAAGATACCACGTCTGACCTTTTTAATATGCGTCGAGATGATCCTCGCATACAACAAAATCAAGATGTAAATGCCCTGGCTAAAGAAATTTACGCCCAAATGGTTGCAGAACGAGGTCAACCCATGGACAGTAGACAGCGAAACACCTGGATGACCATCGCTCAAACAAAAGCAGCAGCAGCAAAATTATCCAATCCAGCAGCACAAAAAATTCAACAACCGACCCAACAATCACAACAAGGTTTCCCTGCTCAAGGCAGTGAGCGTAGAGTCGCTAAAGATGCAGACCAATTTGAATCGCAAGACAATCTGCAGGGTGCCAGATCTGATGATGAAGTGAAATTTTTCATTGACTCTGAACCTGCTTACTATGCTGTGATGGATCGCTTTGGTGACCACATTGAATTTCGCGGTGATGATCTGGTTGCTCCACTGCGCCTATGGTCGGCCATACAACAAACAGCCGGAGACGCAGGCGGTGCAGCAGACATAGCAGGACTCGAAGATGACCGCATGGGAACAGATGATGAGTTGGATGAGCAGGGTGTGGCGGAAGGCACAGTAATAGACATTAATAACAAATACCGTGGCTTGGCAAGAAAGATGGTTCAAATCTATAAAACTGTTCCTGAAGTAAAGGCCGCAGTTGATGATAGCCCTGAGTTCTATAGAGCAATGGTTTATGTAACTGGAGTTATCACTAATCCCGAGGAAATTGACGGCACACCTCAATATGATAAAATAGTAGATGAATTAGAATCTATTCTTAGCTCTGATGGAGAGCAAGACATGGCGGAAGGCAAACTCAAGATAAATTATGATTCTTGGTTGTCCAAAGTTCCAAACACAATCAATGATAAAATGAAAAAAGTATTGAGAGTGATGCAGGATGGAAAAGTTCGCAGTCGTGCAGATATGTTAAGAGCAGCAGGTATTGATCCAAATCCCCGAAGCCCAGGTGGGGTCGCTGGAATGGAAGGTACTGATTACTACCTGTATAAAAAAGGGCTGTTGGATGTAGTTGATATTGTCAAGGGACAAAAGTATTTCAAAATTTCAAAGAATGCTTCTCAAGGCGTGGCGGAAGGCTCTGATCAACAGTGGGTAGTTACAGTTGGCACCAAGACAGGTGGCACATCACACACTATGACTTTCAGTGGCACTAAAGAACAAGCAATCAAGAAAGCAGTAGCAAGATTTGGTACAAGTAAGAATCCAGTAGTTACTGCTAAACTTAAACAGCAAGGTGTGGCGGAAGGCTCAGCCGCAGATGGATCTGTCAACTACACCTTGGGACACACTCCTGATGCAGAGTATGTGTATAGCATTTATAGAGATGGCAAAAAAGAAGGAACATATCACAGTGTGGCCCAAGCCCGAGAGATCATGGGTAATATGAAGTTGACTAGTCCCAACCGTGAATACAAAATCAAGCGCGGCGCAAGAAACAAAATGGCAGGCCCTGCGGGTCAACTGCCCGAGCAAGGCATAGCAGAAGCCCACAACTTCAAAGGCAGCTTCCCGTTTGATGTGGATCACATGGGTGGAACTCGTGGCATCAATTTGCCATCAGCACCAACTAAAAAATTCTTTGATGATAAGAAACAGTGGTCACAAGCAGTAGATGATATCAACAGTTCCAAGTACGATGACAACTCAGAGTACTCCGGTACTACAGGTAGAACCACAGTGTCAATAGATAATCGTGAATGGGCCAGATGGAGTGACGCACAAGAAAAAGGCTACATTGAAATGAGTTCAATGACCGAACAGGATATCTCAGAAGCCCACGGTAACTATGCAGGTGATCGACCAGTCAATCTTGGCGGTGTGTCCATGAAAAAGATACAGATAGGTGACACAGTACGGTACATTGACCAAAAAGCACAAGTGGTTGACATGAGCCGGGACCGAGAGCATGCTCGTATCACAATTCCGTCCAGTGCCACTACAAAAACAGTGCTGACATCTGATCTAAGACAACTAGGTAGAGGTGTGTCGGAAGGCAATGACCAGCAGTTAAGCGTACAACAACTGGCAACTGTCAGTGACGAAGCACTGGATACTGCATACGGATATGGTCGTAGTAGCCCTGGCAACACATTTGGATGGCAAGCAAACTTGAAATCAGCTGCGTATGCCAAACAAATGATTGATCAAGGCGTCACAGACATCGAAGCCATCAGCGATGCCATTCACCAAGGTTGGAATACCACTGCTCAAGCATTTGTGCAAAATCCTGAACAATTTGATGACACAGAAAAATTACGAGCCGCTGGCAAACTAGAAGCAAAACTTCAACAACGAGCAAAGTTGATGAACATTGACTATGATCAGTTGCCTGACGATGAACAAGAAAAAGATCGTGTGGTTGCTAGAGCATTGCTGCAAGCACTAACAGGTCAGCAAGACGCAGCAACCGATAATAAACAACTAGACGAACTCAGCCCTGCTACTCTTGCCAGATACAAAACCAAAGCCGGTGCTGCTGCCACTGCTGCTGATTCCGCAGGTGATCGCAAAACTGGTGATCGTCGCTTCAGCGGAATTGTCAAGGCCACAAAGAAACAGTTTGATCAGGATGCCAAACAGTCAGCCCAAGCAGTCCACGAAAGTAGACTCAGACTCATGGCCAGCATTATCAAAACACAGTAACCTTTGACACAAGACGTTTGCATCCTTTATCAAGGTGGGTCCGGCGGTTTTGCGTTGTATTACTATCTATTGTTGTCCGGCAATTTTCAACACAGCATCGATGAAACGTGGGAAATGATCAACCATCAGTTCTCACCAGAATTGATGCGTGATCGTAGCCAATGGAAAACCCAAGAAATCTGGCCCAACAATCATGAATTAAAACAACTAGCAGGCCGCAAGCTGTTCCTGGTGTGCAATCCATTCTGGGGTGATTACAATCGGTCAATACCCAATGATACCTTTAAGATTTTTCTATATGCCGACCTGCACCTGCAACTGAGACTGGCTTGGGAAAAACAGGCCTGGTGGTTTACAGATGAGACTAGACGATGCACCCATGCTCCGGATAACAATCAAGTCTACCTAAGACAAATTATCAAGGATGCAGACACATTCAACGGACAGCCAGTTGATCCGGCGGTGCCCAAAATAATTCAAGAGTATTCTCCAGACCAGATTATAAACCTCAAAGAGTTTGCCCACGGAAAAAATATAATAGATCCTCCCAATACACATCAACTCAAATTCCTGGATCACTGGATTCGGCTACAATCTAAAAAATCTCTGCGGCTCATGCACCTATAAGTAGAGCATGAAGACTGTGATCTTGTTGTATCTGCCCGGGCATGCAGGCAACTTTCTAGCCAGATTGTTTTCTCTAGGAGAAGACACCATGCCGCTGCTGCGAAAAGACCAACTGGATCATCACCTGGATCAAGGAACGCCAGTTCCTGACAATTTTGACAGATTGGAAAATTATCGCTTTGGTCAAGTAACTCAAGAATTTGACAGTTGGCAACAGTTTCATAGAGCTCATGCTGATTTTTTAGAAAATGCACAGTATAGACTGCTCAATGTATTTTGTGGGCTGCACTATTCTAGAATAGTGTTGCCGGTACATCCGGGAGAATTTGAAAATTATTTTGTGAACATAGATCCAACTGAATTTTATTATGTAGACCTTGATTTAGACCAATGGGGAGCATGGGTATCCGGTCAACAAGAAAAATTAGGATTTGATACACGTGGCAACGAAAATCAACTGTTTGAAAACTACAAAAAACAATACCATATGAAATCTATAAATTTAACCAAGATGTTGGCAAGTGAACAGGCCTTTGTGGAAGAATACATGTTGGTGTGCAATCAAATGAATATTGAACCAATGTTGGAGCAGGCGCGGCAGCTACGGCAAGACTGGTATTCAGTTCGTGTGGCAGGACAAATCTAATGTATGTAATAAGCCAAGCAGTGTATGATGATTGTAGTTTACCACTATTTCAAGAACTAGTGGGCAACAATGAAAGTTACTATCTGTGGAGTTGTGATACACTGGCCATGGATAGATTTTTGCAAAGCGCACAATGCCAGTCTCCAGTGGTGTTTGTGGGAATCAAGGATATGTTGCATGGATGGAGTGAATTCAACTGGTGGCAGGATCGTCAACAATCAGGAGTTATCAGTATTGAAGGATTTGCTCGTCGTCATCCTGACACACAAATAGTATTGTTTACCAGTGTAGAACAATTAGAGAACGAACTCAGTGAGCCTAATCTGCATATCATTGCCTGGGGCGGTGACTGGACAAATCAACGTGCTGAATACAGTTTGATAGAACCGGTGCTGGACAAAAACTTTGACAGTGACAACACCTATATCAGTCTAAACAGACATGTACGTGCTCATAGATTGGTTGCATTGAGTTATTTGTTTGGTCAGGAGTACAATCGCACAGGTGTGATAACCTATTTGAACAACCCCAATGGCATGCCGCAGTCATTTTTAGACACAGTGGGCTGGCAGTTTGGACCAACACATGATGTCATACGAGAATCTATACTCCGTGGATTTGATCATGTAAAAAATAACAATGCTATCAATCTGGACAGCTACAATATCTATCAGGAATATGGCCAAGGTGCCACTGACAATGCTGGGAATTTTGAAAACAGATTGCGAGCCATGTATCAGGACAGTTTTGTAGAAATAGTGAGTGAGTCTGTATTTGCAGCGCCATCATTCATGATCACTGAAAAAACTGCACATAGTTTTTATGGTTGTAATTTTCCAATTATCCTCGGTGGGTGTGGTATCATATCTCACCTTAGAGAACTTGGGTTTGACATGTTTGATGATGTAGTTGATCATAGTTATGATACTATTGCCAACCCGTTTGACCGCATAGTCGCAGCCATTGAACTCAATCGAACACTGTTGCTTGATACCGAACACGCCAAATCACAATGGAAACAGTGCAGATCACGCTTTATTAGCAATGTTGATACAATTAGGAATATATACAGTTGGTATGAAAACAGAACACGAACAAAATTAACCAGCGTACTTGAACAAATGACTTTGAGAACACCCTTAGGACCGCACTAGTTGCGAGGGCAGGCGGGAAGCCGGGCCTTGATCAAATGAATTCGCTACTCAGATGATCTAAACCGGTTTCATTTTACATTTATCACCGTGCCATTGATCTATGTTACCGATCCCGCTCTCGATTCGACAATGTATGCAGCACATTCTTCTTTTAACTATTCTTGCTTGTAATTGGGAATGTTTTAACTTGACTTCCGATTTCCATTTCCATCCACCTTTAGATTTTCCTTTTTCAACCTTAGGCTGATCTTTTTTTATAAATCCATTTTTTTCTAAACTACGCTTTCTCATTGCATCGCTTATTTTTTTATTATGTTCCGGGGTGCGATTTATCTTAATACCCTTTACGCCACTGCCCAGCAACCCATTTTCGGGCATTAGATTTGCCCAATCCTTAGATTCTACTATTTGTTGTTCTTTAGAAAAACTTAAAGCATACTCTACTATAGATTTCTTATCTGTGAATAGTTGATACCAAATTGTTGTTACATTATTCCCATGCTTCTTAATATGACGCAGCCAGAGCTTCCCAGATCCTTTATATTTTATAGGGTCATTGGCAACAGTTTTTCCAAAATATTTCATTCCGGTGACATTATGTTGCTTAACGTATAGGAAGGTAGGTTTAAATTCTGTCATATTTTATTTATCGCGTCTACTGGGAATCCTAAAGTGAGCAACAACATCTTGACATCTCCTACTGTATCAGTTATACTAGCTGACTACTTTAGGAGATTCTCATGGAAAACAAAACATTCAACGGCGACCAAAAAATCAAACTCACCCAGATCATCAATGAAGGCATGCAGGTCATGCACGAGATTGATACCTTGCAAGGCGGGCTCACCGACACAGTCAAGGCCATTGCAGAGGAACTGGAAATCAAGCCAGCTGTGCTGAAAAAAGCAATTCGCATGGCACACAAGGCCAGCTTTGGGCAAGAACAACAAGATCATGAACTGTTGGAAACAATTCTCACCACAGTGGGCAAGACATTATAAATATTGCGTTACAACGAGTCGCCCACGTTACGGGCAAGCAACACGGCTTACCGGCCATAAACGGAGATACATGAGTTATATTGACAGTCTTTTTGATCGTGCCCACGATCGCATTCACGTGGTGGAACGCCGCAATGGCACTCGAGTCTACAGAGAATACCCCGCAAACTTTGTGTTCTACTACGATGACCCCAGAGGCAAACATCGCAGCATCTATGACACACCAGTGTCAAGGTTCAGCACAAGAAACAACAAAGAGTTTCGCAAAGAAGTCAGCATGCATTCAGGCAAGCAGTTGTATGAAAGTGACATCAATCCAATCTTTCGTTGTTTAGAGGACAACTACAAGGGGCAGGATGCTCCGGATCTGCACACAGCATTTTTTGACATTGAGGTAGACTTCAACAAGGATCGTGGATTCTCACCTGTGGATGATCCGTTCAATCCCATCACTGCTATTTCTGTTTACCTGAACTGGCTGGATCAAATGGTCACCATGGCTGTGCCACCCAAGCACATGAGCATGGCTACTGCACAAGAACTGGTGGCTGACTTTGAAAACACGTTCTTGTTTGAAGACGAGCGTGACATGATCAAGATGTTCCTGGACTTGATTGACGATGCAGACGTGCTGAGTGGTTGGAACTCAGAGGGCTACGATATTCCTTACACTATCAATAGAACCATCCGAGTTCTCAGCAAGGATGACACTCGCAAGTTCTGTCTCTGGGGGCAACATCCCAAGAAGCGTATGTTTGAACGCTTTGGTGCTGAACAAGAAACCTATGACCTAGTGGGCCGAGTACACATGGACTATATGCAGTTGTATCGCAAGTACACCTATGAAGAACGTCACAGCTACAGTCTGGATGCCATTGCTGAATACGAACTGGGAGAGACTAAGACACAGTTCGAAGGCACTCTGGATCAGTTGTATAATCAACACTTCAAGAAGTTTATTGAATACAATCGTCAAGATACTGCACTGCTGGACAAACTGGACAAGAAACTGCGCTTTCTGGAACTGGCCAATGAACTGGCACATGCCAACACTGTGCTGTTGCAGACCACAATGGGTGCTGTGGCAGTGACTGAACAGGCCATCATTGTGGAAGCACATGAACGTGGATTTGTTGTGCCCAACCGCAAGCAACGCAACGACACGGAAGACAATCAAGCAGCAGGTGCTTATGTTGCATATCCCAAAAAAGGTCTGCATGAATGGGTAGGGTCAGTTGACATCAACAGTCTGTATCCTTCGGCCATTAGAGCACAGAACATGGGTCCGGAAACCATTGTGGGGCAGTTGCGGCAGACCATGACTGATCATTACATTCGAGAAAAGATGGCCAAGAACGGAGGCAAGTTTGCAGATGCCTGGGAGAACCTGTTTGGCAGTCTTGAATATACCGCTGTGATGAACACAGAGGTAGGAACTGAAATCACCATTGACTGGCAGGACGGCTCTGAAAGCACTCACTCAGCAGCAGAGATCTGGAAACTGATCTTTGACAGCCACCAGCCCTGGATACTCACTGCCAATGGCACTATTCTTACCTATGAGAAAAAAGGTATCATTCCCGGCTTGCTGGAACGTTGGTATTCAGAACGCAAGGACATGCAGGCCAAGAAAAAAGCAGCAACAGATCCCAAGGACATTGCGTTCTGGGACAAGCGACAACTGGTCAAGAAGATCAACTTGAACAGTTTGTATGGTGCTATTTTGAATCCAGGTTGCAGATTCTTTGACAAGCGCATTGGACAATCAACCACACTGACTGGTCGTGCTATTGCTAGACACATGGATGCATACATCAATGAATGTATCACTGGTGAATATGATCATGTGGGTGCAGCAGTTATCTATGGTGACACAGATTCATGTTATTTCAGTGCTTGGTCTGTGTTGAAAAACGAAGTTGCAGAAGGTCGTATGGAGTGGAGCAAAGAAACTTGTATTCAACTGTATGATTCGATTGCTGATCAAGTGAATGATTCGTTTCCAGGCTTCATGGAACAGGCATTCCATTGTCCGCGGGATATGGGCGAACTGATCAAGTGTGGTCGTGAGATGGTAGCAGACCGCAGCCTGTTTATTACCAAGAAGCGTTATGCTGTGAACATCATTGACCTTGAAGGCAATCGACTGGATGTGAACGGCAAGATTGGCAAGACCAAGGCCACTGGCCTGGATCTAAAACGTTCGGACACACCCAAGGTTATTCAAGAGTTCTTGTTGGAAATTCTAAACAAGATACTGAGTGGTGTGCAACGTGACGACGTGATTGAACATATTCGCAAGTTCAAGTATGAATTCATGGAGCGGCCGGGCTGGGAGAAGGGTTCGCCCAAGCGTGTGAACAACTTGACCAAGTATGGTGCTGCAGAAGCTGCCCAGGGTCGAGCCAACATGCCAGGACATGTTAGAGCAGCCATGAACTGGAACAACCTGCGACGAATGAACAGCGACAACTACAGCATGCAGATTGTAGACGGCATGAAGACCATTGTGTGCAAGCTCAAGTCAAATGCGCTGGGTTGGACATCAATTGGATATCCCACAGATGAACAACGCTTGCCTGTCTGGTTTACAGAACTGCCGTTCGATGATGGGCTGATGGAGGCCACGGTTGTGGATCAAAAGATTGACAACTTGCTGGGAGTACTGGAGTGGGATCTTGCATCTGCAACCAATACTGAAAATACATTCACAAGTTTGTTTTCGTTTGAATGAAATTAAGTGACCTTGTTGGATATCTAAATACTCTGGACACCTTGAGTGTGCAGGCAACTGCAACTGAAACTATCGGAGAGCTGAAAAAGATTGTGAAAATTGTTGAAGACAGTCGAGTGCAGGTGCCCGATGCCCTGGACAGTTTGAACGAATCAAAGAGTCGTGCTGAGAAATTTCTTGGACAGTTTGATCAAAATCTACAGCAACTTAGGGATAGTGTACAGGATTTAATTGTGCAACAAGAGCCTGCATATTTTGCTGACAGCACAGACCTATATCAAACTGGTATGAAAAAAGACACGCCAGAATATATTCTATCAAGACAACTGTCTATAGAACCCTTGACCTGGGTGTTTTTGCAAAGCCGATTGCAACTGTATACTGATTGGCATTATCCAGGCATGGTGATTAGGCCAGCACACAGTCCCGGTGTAGAAGATCTGGTAGCACTTGACCCCATGTACTTGGTGGACACCGACACAGAACTGTTGGAGCCTATGCGAACACAGTTTACTGAAGAGTATCAGCGTAGACTTCGCTATTACGTGGTCAAGGAATACACCACTGATCCGATATTTTGGAACCTGCCAAAACAACAATTTGGATTTGTGTATTCATTTCACTACTTCAACTTCAAGCCTTTGGAAATAGTCAAGCAATACATGACCGAAGTGTTTGGACTGTTGAGACCCGGTGGAAGTTTTGTATTCAGTTACAACAACTGCGATCAGCAAGGTGCAGTAAGTCTTGTGGAACATCACTTTTGTTGCTATACTCCTGGTAGATTGGTGCGTGAGCATGCACAGATACTGGGCTACGAGATCATCTACGAGCACAACAACAACGGCAGCACCAGTTGGATAGAACTAAAAAAACCCGGTGTTCTGGCAAGTATTAGAGGCGGACAAGCCCTGGCAGGAATTTTTAGAAAAGAAGATATTGATGCTGCACCGCCCATAATAATTGATGCCACACCACCAGAATCAGTTGACAGATCAACAAAAGATATCTATAATGAACTAGAGCTAATGGCACTGATTGAGATTGCTGCAATATTGCCGGTGGATCTCAAGGATGCCACCACAAAGGGACAACTCAACATTAAAAAAGTCCGCAGAGCAATATCTGCCAAGATAGAAGCAATGGGATTGTCGGATGAAAAACTCCGAAGATTGATTATACGTTTTAACAAAAGGACCGAAACATGAAAGACTATTTACTAGATATTGTACAACACACATTTGACCTGGGTTGTATTGATTTAATCAAAATTACTGGCACTGATTCTGCTACCACAGTTGGTGGACTAGCCGAAGACAAATCAGTTATTATCGATGCACAGTTTGCCAATCCAATGGCTGACTTTGTTGGAACATTTGGCATGCCCAATCTTGGCAAACTCAAGACACTGTTGAATTTGCAAGAATACAGAGAAGATGCCAAACTGGCAGTCACACGCAAAGCCAATGGTGAACTGGACGGCATTACTTTTGAAAACAAGGTAGGTGACTTTAAAAACAACTATCGATTCATGGCAAGTGATATTGTGAATGACAAACTCAAGACACTGAAATTCAAAGGTGTAAACTGGCATATTACTTTTGAACCCACTGTGGCTGCTATCCAACGTTTGCGAATGCAAGCACAGGCCAATTCAGAAGAACTCAACTTTCAAGTCAAGACTGATGGCAAGGATCTCAAATTCTTCTTTGGTGATCACTCCACGCACAGTGGTAACTTTGTGTTCCAGCATGACATTACTGGTGCATTAAAGCATGCCTGGTCATGGCCAGTGAGTCAGGTCATGAGCATTCTGAGCCTGACTGGAGACAAAACCATGCAGATATCTGATGATGGCTGCATGCAAATCACAGTGAATTCTGGTCTTGCCGTGTACAACTACATTTTGCCTGCACAGACCAAATGATCCCACAACTGGTTGATCGAGGGTTTAGTTACGGTTCCGGAACACTGAGTCCGGATCTGTCACAATTCATTGTGAACATTCCCAAGAACGCCAGTAGCTACATGTTGGACTGGGCAAGACGCCATCAGTGGATGACCGCAGTGGCAGATGATCACAGTGACACCATAACAGAAATGATTGTGATACTGCGAGATCCACTGGATCGCTGGGTAAGTGGAATAGTGCAATACCTAAACACCTATATACTTTCGCCGCAAGGTCCCAATGGTCCTGTGTTTCCTGACGAACCATATTCGCCGCACAACTGGCCCATGGATGCAGTGCAATGGATAGACGGATACAATCAGACCACTGAGCGTTTGATATTTGATGTTGTCAATAGGTTTGATGATCATGTGTGGTCACAGCATGAGTTTGTTGAGGACCTGTTGCCCGCAGTCAAGAGAAAATACTTCTTGTTGGATCGCAACTTTGATGCAGCAATTGCAGACTATCTTGGATTTGCTCCATACTCGGATCTAGACTCAAACTCAGCTGGCAACAATGCCAATATGCGACTGTTGCAAAAATTCTTTGTTGATCGACTACAGCAACGACCCGATCTTGCGCAACGTGTGATCAAGGCGTATGCAAAAGATTACGAATTAATAGCTAGAACAAAACAATGACTCAAGATAATTTTACTGAAAAACAACTGGGTCCTGATGGACTAAGTCAATATGCTGTGTTCCTTCCGGCTATCTCTGGATTCTATGCAACATACATAGGTAAACAGCGTGATCCTGTAAACGGTCCTTATGTTGCTCCCAGTCGTATGCCCAGCGGTATACCAGACATGGAACAAATGAATTGGCTCAACAGTTCTAAAGCCTTGTTTCCCTACAAGTGGAGCCTGTATTCCGGTGGTCATGCCAATCTGGATTTGACCAAGCAGGACTGGTCGGAGGACATGGTTCGCAATCGCGAGCCTGGCACATTCATGCTGGGTGACTCAGGCGGATTCCAGATTGCCAAGGGCTTGTGGGAAGGTGACTGGAAGGCCAACTCAGGTTGTGCCAAAGCACAAAAGAAGCGTGACGCTATTCTCAAATGGCTGGATGGTATCAGTGACTATGCAATGACCCTGGATATTCCCACCTGGGTTATCCATGACAAGAAAGCCAGCGACGCATGTGGCATCAAGACCTTGCCTGAAGCTGTGGCAGCAACCAAGTACAACAACGAGTACTTTATGAAGAATCGTCGAGGAAAGAACGACGGCGGAACAAAGATTTTAAATGTGCTGCAAGGCGACAATCACACCAGTGCAGAATCTTGGTATCAGGAAATGAAGGACTATTGTGACCCTGTGAAATACCCGGACACACACTTTGATGGCTGGGCCATGGGCGGGCAGAACATGTGTGACGTCCACCTGATACTTCGCAGACTGGTAGCACTACGGCATGATAACTTGTTGCAATCAGGCACTCACGATTGGATGCACTTTTTGGGCACAAGCAAACTGGAGTGGGCAGTGTTGCTCACTGTGATTCAACGGGCCATACGGAAATATGTGAATCCAACCTTTACCATCAGCTTTGATTGTGCCAGTCCGTTCCTGGCCACTGCAAACGGTCAAGTGTATCACGAAATTGATCTAACACACAATGAAAAATGGAGCTATCGAATGAGCCCCATTGTGGATGACAAAAAATATTCCACAGACACACGCCCATATGGACCAACTGTGGTAGCAGAAAAATTTGTGGACCACTTTGACGAAAGCCCTATCAGTAGTCAGTTGCAGATGAAGGATATTTGTGTTTACAAACCGGGTGTTCGCAAAACTGATGCAGAATTGAATGGTGAAATATTTGATCCCAACAACATGACTCACTTTCATGTGCCACCAGATCTAAACAAAATTGGTAAGAATGGCAAGACCAGTTGGGATAGTTTTAGCTATGCCTTGCTCATGGGTCACAATGTGTGGACACATTTAGAATCGGTGCAACGAGCAAACCAAACATTCGACGCAGGTGCCGAATGGCCATACATGATGTGGAATGAAAGTGGTGACCATGCACGATTTGCAGACATTGTGGATGCAATTTTTGCTACCACTGATCGAGACGAGTCAGAAGCCATAATTGAACACTATTCCAAATACTGGATGGACATCATTGGCACACGTGGTTTCAAAGGCAAAAAGACCGTGAATGCTAACACAAAGTTCAATGCTCTTTTTGACGTGGAAGAGGTTGACATGATCACAGATGATGTAGTACAATTAAGTACAGCAGCACTAGATCAACTTGAAAACGAGCAGGCAACATGATTAGACCAGATCACGACGAATCAGTAAAGTTCTTTACTGGAACAGAAGTAGAACACACACCAGCATATGGCATGCCCACATTGTTTGTGGTAGGTATTCAAGAGGCGGAATGGATTGCGTATCGCTTGAATGGACGGCGTCATATCTACTTTGGTGCTAATCAAAGTTTTCCCAATCCAGATATAAATGATGCTGCTGCGTGGAAACCTTGGGAAGACATGATCCAAGGCTTTCTTGATCGCGACTATCTATGCACCCTGGACATAGATGTTCGATGTGTAGAAGGCCTGCTGGAATCAGGATTGTGCGAACACCACAACTTTATTCCCATGATATCGGTCAAGTTGCCGTACATTCAGCAACTGGGCTACAATGCCACACTCAAACTGGATGACCGAGACTTTGACGCAACCAATCCCGGAGTATGGTGTCATAGTGTGCATGAATTACAAAATCGAGATCACTTCACTGACTGGTCTAAATATACCAAGGACAAAACATTATGAATCAACGAGAACAATCACTAGCAGACACCCGCAGCAGAATCATGCAGCATGCCCGTCGACAAATTTGGGTCACATTCCAAAAAGAAGGAATCCATAAATATCCAGCTGCTGCCACAGATCCTGCCTTGGCCACTGGAGATGAATATGATGTATCGTTTCTTGCTAGTCCTCACCGCCACATCTTTCATTTCAGGGTGTGGGTCGATGTGTTCCATAATGATCGGGACATCGAGTTCATCCAGTTCAAACGGTGGCTTGAGAATCTGTATCGTGATTCCACTCTGAGTCTAGATTACAAAAGTTGCGAAATGATGGCAGATGATCTTTATGCTCAGATTGCCTCCCGATATCCAGATCGTGCAATCTGGATCGAAGTGTCCGAAGATGGTGAAAACGGCGCACTGGTCAAGTATGAAACTCACCGCCCTGTTCAATCTATCAATATCTAAAAGGAGCCATCATGGCCAAATTGTCTTTCAAATCCAATCCCCGTGTAACTGAGATCTTCGAGGACCTCGAAGCGTATATGGATTTTTGTCAGGAATACGGATATCGCTACAATGAAAGCGATCTCTACAACTTCAAGAGCTATGCATGGCAGCAGTTCAACAAGTGGCACCAGGGCAAGAATGCCAAGAACATGTGGTGGGAAGATGCTCGTAGACTGGCTGGATTTCGTCCTGCATGAGTGGATCAAGAGAAAAAGATTCTGCAGACTTTGATCTAGATCGTTTTATCAACATGTTTGATGAAGCACTGACCAGTCAAGACCCGCGAGTGATTGACGCCTTGCGGGGCTTGTTGATGATTGTTGCACTAACAAGACCTGAAGCCAAGACTTCTGTTGAGCGTGGTCCGCTGAGAAGATTAGTGAATGATGTCACCAACCTAAATAGAAGACTAGGTGTTGTTGAAAATCGTGTGTTGGCCGAAAGAGACCGAGCTATCGCAACAGCCAAGTACAACGGCACAACATTTGGGCAAGTTGAAAGTAGACTTTATCCCAACGAGACCTGGGCACAAGATCAACAGGTACAGAGTTTGAGAGATCAGTATATAAAAGATCAGTATATAAAAGGACTAGTAAACAAATGACCAAATGGCCATTGGTTAGTATTTCCAAGGATAACACCAGTTGGGTTGCTTTGGAAAATATTTTTACTGACCAAGAGCTGGATGAAATTGTTATTCAAGGAAACAGGGTAAAAAAAACATCCGGTACTGTGAGCGGTTCAATTTCGGATTATCGTGTTTGTGATATTGCATGGTTAAAGTCTGACGAGACAGAATCAGATTTTGACTGGGTGTACGCTACTTTAACCGATGCTATTAAAAAAGTCAATAACGAGTATTTTCAATTTGACTTGACCCACCTGACTGCGTTACAATTCACAGTGTACGATGGAAAAAATAACAGCAATTATCAAAAACACATGGATCTTGGACGACCGTTTCCTAACAGGAAGTTGAGTTTTAGTATTCAATTATCAGACGACAACGAGTACACTGGTGGGGATCTAAGATTCCACTACATCAAAACTCAACCAGAGATTGCACCAAGAACTAGAGGAAAAATAATTTTCTTCCCAACCTGGATGGTTCACGATGTTACTCCGGTGACTCAAGGCATACGATACAGTTTGGTAGGTTGGGTGAACGGTCCAAATTTTAAATAAACAAAGGCATATTTTATGAGAAAACTATACTACATGGGACTTGAAAGTTACAAAGCCCGTTACACTCTACAACTAACAGAATGGAATCGGCGTGTGTTTGATCGTCGTGGACTAGATGTTGTTTATGTGCCTGGCATAACTATAGATAACACACAAGCCATCAGTGTTGGCCAAGTTCTGGACGCACACGGGCGCAGTTACTTTGGTATGAGCCAGATGATGAACTTGGTGCAACTCATGAAGAATGGTGAGGTCACACATGAAGACGTTATCTATTTTGAAGACATGTTTCAGCCAGGTATCGAATCACTTCCGTACATACTGGACCAGGTACCTGCTGAGCTGCGGCCTCGCATTTACGTGCGTTGTCTCGCTCAGTCTATCGACCCTGATGATTTTGTTCACGTGTGGGGTATGGCTAAATGGATGGGACTTTATGAGCAAATGGTTAATGAGTTTGTAACCGGAGTACTTGCCACCAACGAAGAGATGGTTGCCCACATGCGTGTTGCAGGCTGGACGGCTCCTATCTACAACATCTCAGGTCTGGCGTTTGGCAAAGAAGAAGTACAAGAACGTGTGGGCGGAGCAGCCGGTATTCTTCCGTTTGCCCAACGCCGTCATCGTGTGGTATTTTCTGCAAGATGGGATCAGGAGAAGCAACCGGATTTCTACATGGATCTAATTGAAGCATATCATCGCCGTCATCCCTTGACTGCTGTGGAGTTTTGCATCTGCTCAGGCGGTGTGTTAAAGTCCAACAATGACTCCTACATGGCCAGAACCCATGAACTAGAAGCAGCAGGTAAACTGACTATTCACCAAGATCTAGGCAAGAATGAATACTACAACATTGTCAATGACAGCCGTGTGGTGTTCAACTGTGCGCTGCAAGACTGGGTATCAAACACAGTGAGTGAAGCAGACGCACTAGGCGCCAATGTGCTGTATCCCGCGTATAGAAGTTTTCCTGAAACGTTTGCCAACGATCACGAAAGACTGTATGTGCCCTGGAGCATAGAAGATGCTCTAAACAAACTGGAAAAGTTATTGTTAGTGCCACACAAGAACATGGGCCGGATCAGTGACTGGACAGATGGCACAGTGGATCGTGTGATTGATATCATCGAAGGCAAAGGCGACATCTGGGCCAGAGATGGCAATCGATATCGCGATCATGCTGCCACAGCCAAATATCGACTACAACAGGCTCAATCATGAGCACCATTGTAGTTACAGGTGCCGCAGGTTACATTGGCGGCGAAATTGCACTGCTGTTGAAAGACGCAGGACACACAGTGGTTGGCATTGATCGCAGACCTCTGCCGCATCATCTTCAAGATGTCATGGACTTTGTGCAAGCAGACTTTGACAGCGATGAATCTTATCGTAAATTGATTTCTGTACAACCCACAGCCGTCATACACTGTGCAGGCACCAGCTTGGTTGGTCCCAGTATTCTGCGCCCGTCTGAATACTACCACAACAATGTGGTCAAGACTCTTAATCTGTTGAACATTGTTATGGCTGCTATACCCCGAGCCAGATTTATCTTTAGTTCAAGTGCAGCAGTGTATGGTGAACCTGTTATGACTCCGTGTCACGAAGTTGATCCCAAAGAACCCATCAGTCCCTATGGTGAAAGCAAGCTGATGGTAGAGCAGATCTTGGCGAGTTATCATCGTGCGTATGGACTGGACTATGTGGCATTTCGTTACTTCAATGCCTGCGGCGCAGACAGTCAAGGTCGCCACGGACAAGAACCCGGAGCCACACACATCATTGCTCGAGTGCTAGAAAGTATCATGCAGGGGCAAGAGTTCACACTCAATGGCATTGACTATGCCACACCAGATGGCACCTGCGTTCGGGACTATGTGCATGTGGAAGACATTGCACGGGCGCACAGACTGGCTCTGGACCCTCAACTGGAACCAGGTGTGTACAATCTAGGCACCAGCACAGGTGTTAGCAATCAAGAAATTATCACACAAGCACAACAAGTCACTGGACATGCTGTGGTCATGACCATTGGTCCAGCTAGACCAGGCGATCCTCCTGTACTGACTGCTAGTGCAGCCAAGATTGATGAGATCTCTGGTGGTGCATGGCGACGGCATGATCTACATGACATGATATCGCATGCATGGGCATGGTACAATCGATAACATGTTCTGCAAGATACTTGAGTTTGAAACTGCACTGGCTGAATACACCGGTGCTCCTTATGCGATCATGACTGATTGTTGCACACATGCCATTGAGCTTTGCTTGAGGCATGACCAAACAAAGACGGTCACGTTCACGCCCTACACCTATCTAAGTATTCCCATGCTGATGCACAAGCTGGGCATTGAATACTCTTACCTAGATCATGAATGGCAGCGTTGGACCACTGAGTATCAGTTTCACAACACCAGGATCTGGGACAGTGCTAGACACATGGAACGCAACATGTATCGCAAAGGACAGATGCAGTGTGTGAGCTTTGGGCACGGCAAGCCCTTGAGCGTGGGTCGTGGTGGCGCTATCTTGTTGGACGATCGTGATGCATATCAGACCATGATTCAGCAACGCTACGACGGTCGCGATCTCTCTATCGCACCCTGGCCTGCACAAAGAACATTTCGAGTTGGTTATCACTATAAACCCACCATAGAAGAAGCTGTACAGGCTCTGACTGTACTACAAGGATTTGAGCAGACACCACCCAACATGCCTCTGGTAGTTTATCCTGATTGCAGAGAAATTACTATTACATCTTGACACTACGACCTAAATAGTGTATACTTAACAAACGCAATCCACTGCGCTATCATCGGAGAATAAAAAATGGACACAAGTAAAAATTTATCGCAAGTGATTCGCGATCGAATGAACAACGACGGCAAAAGATTCTGGGCCGGCGATAATATTGCAGATTATCTTGAAGAAGACGACAAAGAAATCTTGGTCAACGAAGCCACTGTGGCATTCGAAGGTGTGCTAGACAGTCTACTAATTGATCGAGAAAACGATCCCAATAGCCAAGGCACAGCAAGACGCTTGGCCAAGATGTACTACAACGAAATTATGGCAGGAAGATATGAACAAGCTCCCGACGCAACAGCATTTCCAAATGATTCAGCAGACCGTTACGAAGGTATGTTGGTGGTACGTAGCGAGTTGCGCTCTATGTGCAGTCATCATCATCAGCCCGTTAGTGGGGTCGCTTACATTGGCATCATCGCCGCACAAAAACTTATTGGTCTTAGCAAGTACACTCGTATTGCTCAGTGGTGTGCTCGTCGCGGGACTCTCCAGGAAGAACTTTGCAACGACATCGCCAGAGAAATAATGAAGGCTACTGACACCGACGATGTAGCTGTGTACATACAGGCCATTCATGGCTGCTGTGAGAATCGCGGCATCATGGCACATAGCAGTCTTACACAGACCACAGTACTCAAAGGTGCATTCAACACTGACCAAAGCACCAAGAAAGAGTTCTTTGACAACATCAAACTGCAACAGGAATTTGCACCACGATGAAACAGTACATTTCCAACCAAGCTCGCACTGTGTTTTTGCCCTGGGAACCGGGCATGATTGAGTGGTTGCAGGCCAACTATCCCTACAGTCGATATCACGTGGTGGAGGTGGCATGACTCAGTATGACACACTAGGGCATGCTGCCCGAATGGGTTCTGCACCCTGGAGTCAAGTGGCAGCGGAACTGAGTAGCGTTCGCGTGGCGGTGTTTCGTGATCTCTTTCCAGTCACCCACGGTCACTTGTTGTTTGTGCCTAGAATCAATACACCAGCAGTGATCCGAGACTGTTTTGAATCTGCACTGGCCGAAGGCAACCGAATGGTTGCAGCCGGAGAATGCGATGCATTCAACGTGGGCATGAACTCTGGTGCTGCTGCTGGACAAACAGTAATGTATCCACATGTGCATTTGATTCCTAGACGCACCGGCGACTGTGCTGATCCTGTGGGCGGAGTGCGGGCAGTGATCCATGGCCAAGCCAACTATCATTCTGGCGGCTATCAATTGCCAGCATAAGTACTGATCTAACAGCGGCCTTTCTGGCATCATTCCCGCTATACAAACTCTGCTGCCTATGCTATAATACACATAGGAGAAATCATGGCACAAAAATTCTTTAGTACAAAAACATACAAGCAAATTGGACCTGTTGCTTATCGTCAGTGGCGTGCAGATAGCCACTGCAATTTGATTCATGGTTATGCCATGAGCTTTCACTTTGAATTCGAAGCAGACACATTAGATGCCCGTAATTGGGTCACAGACTTTGGCGGTCTAAAGCCTCTCAAGGCCAGTCTCGAAGAATGGTTTGACCACACCTTGCTGGTGGCACAAGATGATCCCATGCGTGAACACTTGTTGGAACTGGGCAGACTCAAATTGGCCAAGATTACTGAAGTTGAACGCACTGGCTGCGAAGGCATTGCTGACTTTTTGTACAAGTATGTAAATGGTATTTTCTTGCCCAACTGTGGCACTGAAGAGGCGGCTCGTGTTTGGTGTACCAAAGTAGAGGTACGTGAAACCGATTCAAACATGGCGGGGCGTCAAGGCCGTCGTGAAGACAATGAAGACTTATTTTAAAGGAAACACTATGTTAGACAAATTATTTGGAAATTTAGATCGCAAGCTGGCGTATAAAATTATGGCCTTCCATATTTTTATTATTGCTTTTAGCAATTATATCGTTCAGTTCACATTCAACGTTTTTGGTCATCCTCTGGCCTGGGCAGCGTTTACATTCCCCTTAGTGGTAGTGGCAACGGATTTGACTGTTCGCATGCTGGGCAAAGAGATGGGTCGAGCAGTAATTGCCCTGGCATTTATTCCTGCTATCCTGGTTAGCATGGCTGTGGTATCTCTAGGAGGCGCACCTGATTCAGTTGCAGTCCGTATTGGTCTGGGATCAGGTTGTGCATACTTTATTGCCACAATGTTGGATGTGTATGTGTTTCAGTATTTTCGTGAACGCTATACCCAGTGGTACATTGCTCCGTTGTTGAGTTCGATTGTGTCAACCATCATTGATACTTACACATTCTTTGGTGTGGCGTTTGCTGGTGGTGCCAATGAGTTCATGGCTGCTAACTGGCACATTGTTGCTACCAATCATATTATTACCAAGATCGCAGTGAGTCTTGCAGTTATCTTGCCAGCATACGGCGTGTTGTTGAGTTTCTTGCAAAAACGAGTACTGCACTTGGATGCTGCAAACTCCGGCAACTGAGATTGCATTGACTCAACCAGTTGATATCAGTATCCTGCTGCCCACTAGAGGGCGGTCGGATGCTCTCATGAGCAGCATTGAAAGCCTACGCAGTCTTGCGGAAGATTTTGACACTATCGAAATCTTGTTTGGTGTTGACAACGACGATGTCGTGGGCATGGAGAACATGCTGCACAATGTACTTCCCTGGATTGAAGCTCACAAAATCAATCACAAGATAGTTGTTTTTGAACCCTACGGCTACAACAATCTACATCGATATGTAAATGGCCTGGCGGAAAATAGTCAAGGTGCCTGGTTGTTTTTCTGGAACGACGATGCTGTAATGATCTCCACTGGATGGGACTCACGCATACGCGAGCGTACTGGTGAGTTTCGACTGTTGAGTGTACACACTCACAATGAACATCCTTACAGCATTTTTCCTATCCTGCCAAGAAAGTGGTTTGAAATTCTAGGACACATCAGTCAACACAGCAGCAATGATGCGTATGTGAGTCAGATTGCTTATTATCTAGACATATTTGAACGCATTGAAGTGTATTGTGATCACAATCGTTACGATATAACTGGAATCAACAATGATGCAACCTATCAACAACGTCGTGTGATGGAAGGTGATCCTGGCCAGGCTGGGGATCTAAATCATCCTGACATGATCAAATTGCGTGGGCATGACACTGCTGCTCTGGCCACCTGGATGCAAGATCACGGTCTGGACCTGACATTTTTTGTTGATGCCTGGGAAGGCCGGCAGGATCCCTGGGTCAAAATGCGAGCCAACGACATCAACAATCAAGTTGATGCCACAGCACGAAGAGTAAATACCACATGACAAAAAAGAAAATCAGCTTTGTTCAACCCAACTTCCAGCAAGGCCCCAAGGAGTTCAATGCCTACTACTTGCCTTATTCAGCTGGTGTAATCCTGAGTTATGCACTGGGCAGCGAAAAAGTCAGTGCAGCCTGGGAGTTAGATCACTTGGTATGGCGCAGAGAGCCAATTGAGGCTCTGGCAGCAAAACTCAGCACCAGTGATGTGGTTGCTTTTTCAACCTATGTATGGAATCACAGATACAACTATCGGTTGGCACAAAGAGTCAAAGCCCTTAATCCCACGTGTTTGATTGTGTTCGGCGGACCCGAGCCTGCTATTGAAGATCCTGACTTGTTTGCAAAAGAGCCGTTCATGGATCTGGTGATCAAGATGGAAGGCGAGATGACCTTTCGTCACATTCTAGAAGATCACGGCTCTGATTACACACATATTCCTGGGCTCTTGATCAACTCTCCTGCTGGCTTGGTCGACACTGGAGATCCAAAACGTATCAACGATCTAGACGAAGTTCCTAGTCCATATCTAACCGGCATATTTGATCGCATGATGGCCGACAATCCTGATGTTATCTGGAATGCCACTCTGGAAACAAATCGCGGCTGCCCGTATCAATGCACATTCTGCGACTGGGGCAGTCTTACCTACAACAAGGTCAAGAAGTTTGAACTCGAACGTGTGTATGACGAACTGGACTGGATTGGCGAACACTGCGGATTTGTCACAATCACTGATGCCAACTTTGGCATGTTTGTAGAACGTGACAACATGATTGTGGACAAACTGATTGAAGTTCAGAAGCGTTGGGGCAAACTGGAAAGTTTCTCCATGACCTGGGCCAAGAATCAAAAGAACGAAGTTGTGGACATTGTGAAAAAACTAATTGATGAATCGCCTAACTTCGGCCAAGGTCTCACAGTCAGTGTACAGAGCATGGACAATGACGTACTAGAGAATATCAAACGTAGAAATCTTGATCAACACAAGATTGACGAGATCTTTGCCTTGTGTGACAAAAACAATATTCCTGTGTACACAGAACTGATTCTGGGCTTGCCTGGCGAGACTGTGGAATCCTGGAAAGAAGCTTTCTGGAAGATCTTCCGAGCAGGCAATCACGGTGGTATCAACATCCTGCAATGTCAGCTGTTGGAAAATGCTGAGATGAACCTGTTGCAGAAGAAATTATACAAGTTGGAATCGGTGCCGGTGTATGATTACATGAGTGGCAGCTACGGTGATGTTGATCTTAATGAAAGCATTGATGTGGTAGTAAGCACCAAGACCATACCGCGAGAAACCATGTTGGATACTCTAGTATGGTCAAGTTTTATACAAACTTTTCACATCAATGGACTTTCGACCTACATTGCTAGATATCTGGCCAAGCATCAAAATATTGATTACAGTAAATTCTACGAAGACCTGTATGCATGGGTACAAAAAGATCCTTGGTTCCAGTTGCAATTTATTGAGACACGCAGTTACTTTGAGAACTGGATGACCAAGGGTCGTATTGATCATCCCAGAATTGGCAACATCGAAGTGTTTGGCTGGAACCTCATGCACCGCACTACCTTGTACATGGTCAAAGACAAAATGATCAACTATGTGTTTGAATCGCTTGACAAATTCCTGGACAACCACTATAATATAGACTCACAAGTGAAACGTCAACTGTTGCAGTTTCAAAGAAACTATGTGATTGACTACAGAGATCTAAAATCTCTGCCAATCACACAGGCATTTGACTATGACTTCCTGGGATATATTTTGGACAATACCGAACTAACAAATGCCACTGTTTATCAATTTGCCACCACAGAATCACCTGCCATGAGCGAGGATCGATTTTTAGAGAACATGTACTTTGGTCGAAAACGCAACTTTGGAAAAACCACTATCACATATGTAACAACATGAGTTTACTTGAACAAAACCCCAACATAGATATCAGTGTACTGTTGCCGGTCCGCGAACGGCCGGGCCCCATGGAGGATTGTCTACGCACTCTAATTGACACAGCATCGGCACCAGAACGAATTGAAGTATTGATTGCGTTTGACAATGACGACACAGACACCATTGAATATTTTGTTGATGTGATTGCTCCGTATCTGGACAGCAAAAAAGTCACATATACTGCCATGCAATTCAAACGCCTGGGCTATATCAGACTCAACGAATATCTCAACAAGCTGGCTGAAAATAGTCAAGGTGCCTGGATGTTCTTCTGGAACGATGATGCTGTAATGACCACAACTGGTTGGGATGACGTCATACGCTCTCACAATGATCAGTTTGCATTGCTCAGAGCAGAAACCAATCATGAGCATCCATATGCTATATTTCCCATCCTGCCGCGCAAGTGGGTAGAAATTACTGGACACCTTTCTCCGCATCAAATCAATGATGCATGGACCAGTCAGATTGGATGGATGTTGGATATTGTGGTCACTATACCTGTAATGATTGAGCATCAACGCTATGATCTAACTGGCAAGAATGGTGATGACGTTTTTAAGAATCGTCCCATGCTGGAGGGCAATCCCAACAACCCCAGAGACTTCAATCATGTTACCTGGCGTAAACGTCGTATGCAAGAAGCCATGATGATTGGCAACTATCTAGCACCACTCGGCTACGATCTAACCCACTTTAAGTTAGGCCTAGAGAACAAAATAGATATCTGGGAAAAAATGGCAGCCCTGGACAAAAAAGGCCTAATGAAACAATGGAAGATACACGAACTTGACCACTGAACTAATAGACAAAATCAAACAGTACTGGAATGCACAGCCCTGCAACATCAAGCACAGTTTGGGTGTGCCTGGCACAGAACAGTACTGGAATGAAGTTACTGAGCGTAGATTTTTTGTAGAACCACATCTGCGTGACTTTGCGGGTTTTCACTCATGGCGTGGCAAACGTGTGTTGGAAATAGGATCTGGTATTGGATCTGACGCTGTGGAATTTGCACGGCACGGTGCTGACTATGTGGGCATTGATCTTTCTGCAGAATCTGTGGCCATGAGCCGCCAACGATTCGACCTGTTCGGGCTAGCTGGAGAGTTCCATGTGATGGATGCTGCCGATGGTGCAGCAGTGTCCAGTCTAGGACAGTTTGATCTGGTGTACTCATGTGGTGTATTGCATCACTATCCAGACATGACTGCGTGTCTAGACAACATTCATAATGCATTGAGGCCCATGGGTGAATTCCGTATGCTGGTGTATGCAAAGAATTCCTGGAAGTATGCCATGATCCAGAAGGGTCTGGACCAATTTGAAGCACAATCCGATTGTCCGTATGCCAAGGCCTACAGCCGAGAAGAAATTTACGATCTACTACAAGGACAATTTGAGGTCCTAAGGATTAGACAAGATCATTGTTTCATGTATAATGTACCCAATTACCGCCAAGGCGAGTACGAACTAGAACCCTGGTTTGCTGCCATGCCCGAAGACATGCGAGCAGCAGTCAAAGAATACCTGGGATGGCATTTGTTGATTAAAGCACGGAAAATATGAGCAAATTAAAAATAGCAGAGCTGTTTTACAGCATACAAGGTGAAGGACGCTACATGGGGGTGCCCAGTGTGTTCTTGAGAACATTTGGATGCAACTTTAAGTGTTCCGGCTTTGGAATGCCGACAGGCAAAGCAAGTCAAGAGGTTGAAGCAATTGCTGCACGTATCACAGAATTCAAAGATTACACTGAGCTTCCACTTGTCAGCACAGGCTGTGACAGCTACGCCAGCTGGGATCCGCGATTCAAAGATCTAAGTCCAATGCTTGAAAGCAATGCTATTGTAAATCGCATTATGGAAATACTTCCGCAAAAGCGTTGGGAAGATGAGCATCTGGTTATCACAGGCGGTGAGCCCTTGTTGGGGTGGCAACGTGCTTATCCTGACTTGCTGTCACATGCTAGCATGAATAAACTCAAAGAGATCACATTTGAGACCAATGGCACTCAAAAGCTAACTCCAGAATTTGCTGCGTATCTACATACTTGGGCACATCATCATGATAAAGATTTTTGTAGAGAAATTACATTTAGTGTCAGTGCCAAACTCAGTTGCTCTGGTGAATCAAGACATGAAGCTATTCAGCCAGAGATTGTGTGCGAGTACCAAGACGTTGGCAACACATATCTCAAACTGGTAATTGCCACAGAGCAAGATGCTGAAGAAGCCCTGGAAACCGTTGACATCTATCGTGCAGCCGGATTTACCGGACATGTTTATCTAATGCCCATTGGTGGTGTAGAAAGTGTGTATGCTTTGAACAACCGTGCTGTGGCAAACTTTGCCATGAAGAATGGTTTGCGTTATAGTGATCGGCTGCAGGTACCTTTGTTCAAGAACGAATGGGGCACTTGATTGGAAACTAAAAAACGAACAGTGGTTAGGATGATTACCTATCGGCTGACAGCCTGGATATTCACTATCTTATGGACATACTTGTTTACTGGAGACCTTGGTAGTGCTACCGGATTTGCTACAGTATTACATATTCTGTTAAGTGTTGATTATTACATACACGAAAGAATTTGGTTAAAAATAAAGTGGGGCACTTGAGAGAGTGACTGACAAACCAAATATACTAAAAGGACGCGAAAGCTACGATAGTACTAGTACAGGAGCAATCATTCCATTCCTTAACAGGAATGTTACTCCTTATGCTACCGAAGCTGGAGGTCCTAAATTTGATCTTGTTCCAGTTACTGAACAAAAAGATCTAATGATCAATCATGCCAGGATGTATGCCCAGCAAGAATATGATCGTATAATGACCCTGGTTCGTGTGCTGGAAGAACAGGCACAGCAGATCAAACGCAGACTGGAAATAACAGATGCAGTGCATGGCGCAGAGTTTCAGTTCAAATTGGTCATGGGTAAGAGTTACTGGTTGGTGTGGGAAAAGAGATTAGAGAAAATGTTGTTGGTACCCAATGGTCCAACAAATTGGAGCAGTGGTGCTCCGGAAGATTACGAGTATGTGGCACAGGTAAAATACATGGGCGATCATACTTGGATGGAAATAAAAGAGGATTGATATGGGACTGTTTGATAAATTTTTCAAGCCAAAAAAGGCAGCTGAGGCACCGGTGGCACCCGCTCCACCCAAACCCAAGGCACCGGTCAAGAGTGCTAAACAACTGGCAACCGAAAGCAATGAGCCATATGTGAACATCTTGAGTCTAGACGTGGATCTTGACAATCTGCATCAGGGTGCGTTTGAACTGGACTGGAATGAAATCTTTGTGGCACGACTGGTCAAAGCCGGCTACATGATCAAGAAGGACGATACCGACGCTGAGATTGTGGATCGTTGGTTCCAGAATGTGTGTAGACATGTTGTGATGGAAACCTGGGAACAGGAAGAAGCCATAAACAAATCAGGCGTGTGGGTACGCAGTACCAGTATTGGTGACGGTCGCTCAGAAGTGAGTTGAGTGATGATCACAGAAGTCTATATCAATGGTGATAGTTATTCTGCAGAACCTATAGGACAAATTTCGTACAGCAGTTTTATTGCTAACATAATAGATATTCCTGTAATAAATCACGCAGTGGCAGGATCTTGCAACGATCGCATATTTCGAACAGCCCTTGAATACTGTGCAAATTTAAAACAAAATCAACGCCCGTTGATAATTATTGGATTTAGTTTTATAACTAGAGAAGAAATTTGGGTTGAGGACATAGCAAAGTATTCAGTCAGAATAAAAGATTATCCTGGATCTCAATTGATTACATCAAACTGGATGGATAAGGTTGATGAATCGACTATGCATGCAATTATTGATCAGAATATCAACAAACAGGTAACACATTTTTATACCAAGTTGTTTATGTTTGTTCAGACTTTGAAGTCTATGGATCTTCCATACTATATTTTTTCAGCAGCCAACAATACAGATTATAGAAATTTAAATTGGAATAGTTTAAAAAATTTGCAGATGTTTCAAAGACTTAGTCAAGATTCAAACATTGTAAATCTACACGAATTTAACATAGGTAAATGGGCAAAGGACAACCATCTCAACACTACACCAACATATCATCTCTATGAAGATGGTCATAAAATGTTTGCTGATTATCTATTAAAAAATGTAATCAATGATTCTCTACGTCAACGGTGACAGCCATGCTGCTGCCGCTGAAGCAGCAGTCCCACATGCCTGGGCACAGGATGACAGCATGTACTGGGGTCTAGGGCAACAGCCGCATCCTGACAACGAACGTGCGAGCTTTGGCTGCGAATTGGCCAATTGGTTACGGGCAATACTGTATCTTGATGCACAAGCAGGTGGATCCAACTCACGCATCATGCGAACCACCCGAGACTGGATCAAACAAAACAAACAAGACGTATCAGACCTGTTTGTGCTGATTCAATGGAGCACCTGGGAACGCGAAGAATGGTGGCATGACCACACCTGGTGGCAGGTCAACGCCAGCGGTATAGATCAAGTGCCTGAACAATTACAAGATCAATATCGACAATTTGTGACTGACATAGACTGGGCCAAGTGCAGTAAACAGGCACACGAAGACATTTGGCAATTTCATTGTGAACTTGAACAGCAAGGTGTACGGCATTTGATGTTCAACGGTAACAGTCATTTTGGCAATATCACACAGCAACAGGACTGGAAAGCCACTTACATGAGTCCGTACAGTGCTGATCAAACCTATGACTCGGTACTCAGACGTCGAGGATTTTGCACAGTAAGTGCAGATAGTTGGCATTTTGGGCAAGATGCCCATTGCTTTTGGGCGGAACATGTGTTACAATACATTAAAGATAACCAACTACTGAGTCCTAATGAAATACCTTCTTATTGACACAAGCAACATGTTCTTTCGAGCACGGCATCAGGCACACCGTGCTGCGGACTCCTGGACCAAACTAGGCTTTGCACTATATCTAACCTTGATGAGTGCCAACAAGGTTGTGCGGCGATTCCAAGCAGATCATGTGATTTTCTGTCTCGAAGGTCGCAGCTGGCGCAAAGATCACTACAAGCCCTACAAGGCCAATCGTGCTGTGGCTCGTGCGGCCATGAATGATGAACAGGCCGAAGAAGACAAGCTGTTCTGGGAAACCTATGATGAGCTGACTAAATATCTCAGCAACAAGACCAATTGCAGTGTGATTCGTGAGCCCCAGGCCGAAGCGGATGACATCATTGCACGATGGATAGCCCTACACCCCCAAGACGAACACATAGTTGTCAGCTCAGACACAGATTTTGTGCAGCTGATCGCACCCAATGTCAAACAGTATAACGGTATCACTGATGAGCTGATCACACTAGATGGAATCTTTGATGTCAAGGGTCAACTGATCAAGGACAAAAAGACCAAGCTGCCCAAGACTGTGCCTGATCCTGCCTGGTTGTTGTTTGAAAAGTGCATGCGTGGCGATACCAGTGACAATGTGTTCTCAGCATATCCTGGTGTGCGGACCAAGGGCACCAAGAACAAGGTTGGACTGGAAGAAGCATTTGGCGACATGGGCAAAAAAGGCTATGCCTGGAACAATCTCATGTTGCAACGTTGGATTGACCACAATGGTGAGGAACACAGAGTCTTGGATGATTATGAACGCAACCGTGCCCTAATTGATCTCACAGCACAGCCACAAGAGATCAAGGATCTGGTGGATGCTGCCATACGTGCTCAAGTGAGTCACAAGGATGTGGGACAAGTGGGCAGTCACTTTTTGAGATTCTGTGGCAAGTATGAATTGGTCAAGTGCAGCGACTCAGCAGACAGCTTTGGACGCTGGTTGAATGAAACCTACAAAGGAGTATTGAATGAACATAGTAGCTAAACCCATAGTCAAAGATCAGTTCTGGATTTTGAAACAGGACGATCGCAAGGTCGGCAACATTGAAGCCACTGATGATGGCTTTGCAGTCAAGATCAACAACAAGATTACGCCATTCAAGACCATGGCCATGATCCGTAAACAAGGCGATATTGAATTTGCTGCGGTAGGAAATCGACCGTCAAAGGAACCTGCCAGTTATCAGGTGCAGGGTTATCCATCCGGTTCACGAGTGTACAATCCCATCTGGGATGTGCAGCACAAGTTGCCCCTGTACACCAAGAATAAAAAATCCAGATCCTGGTATGCTGCTGGCTGGTATCAGGTCAAACAACGCAGAACATGGACTATTGAGCAGAGTCCCAAACTTATTACCTTGCAGCGTTATCAATACCAAGGTCCATTTTACACCAAAGAAGAAGCCAATGTCAAACCTCTTCCGTGATCAGGAAAAATTCATGAAGGCCTGCGACCAAACGGTCGCACAACACAACATGGCACAGTTCATGTTGTATAGAAATTTGATCGAAGAAGAATGCAAGGAACTAGCGCAGGCATGCGACACAGATGATGCAGTGGAAACACTGGACGCCTTGATTGATATCTTGGTTGTGACCATTGGTGCCATTCACTCCATGGGTGCAGACGGTGAAGGTGCCTGGAAAGAAGTCATGGCCACAAACTTTGCCAAGATTGGTGAAGATGGCAAGGTGCGCAAGCGTGAAGATGGCAAGGTGTTGAAGCCAGTGGGCTGGGTCGCACCTAACTTGAAATCATTCCTAGAGCGAAAAGGCGCATTCAACAAGTTCTCTTAATGAGCATACATATAAATCGATTTGTTGATTCAGTAAAAGCACACGAATCTCGCGGGCAAAAGGACTTTGTCATGAGCCTGCGAGATGCCAAGGATCTGCACAGTGACATAACCAAAATGTTGTTGGCAGTCACTGAACTGCAACGCCGACTGCTGGACACAAACAATTCACAGATCGTCAACGTGGAACTCTCGGGCAAAGACTTTTAAACTACATACATTTCTGATAAATAAATGTAGGAGTATTACTGCATGAGTCGCCCAAAGCCAAAGGTGTTGATAGAAAACACCAACAAACAAACTTACAAATCTGAGCAAGTGTTGGCCAGCGAAGGTATCTGGGCGGTGTTTTTTGACAACTTGCCCATCAACCTAAAGACTTCTAATCTGCTGACTCAGTATCCTGGACCCAAGTACAAAAAGGTCTCGTTTTCGAACCCGGGACACGCAATCAATCTTGCACGAAAATTGAATGTGCAATTTCGCACTGACAAGTTTTCAGTAGTGCTACTCAAGCAAGGGGACAAGATATACCCCGATGCTCGATAAATCCCAACTCACCCAACAAATCTTACAAGGCTTGCCGACAGACGATTGCCCTGCGTTTGACGAAGCATTTGCCGCCTGGTGGATGGATTCTCGCGACAGGGGCGGTATGCGATTAACCACAGCAGGTTATCAGGCCATTGCCACAATTGATATTGCGGCGTATGTGTTTGATATTCCAGTGAGCATGGCTCTGCTGCCACGACATCTGCTGCTGATGGATCGAAAGCTAGATTGCCCTTATTATCTCAGGACAGGAAAGAAACCGCAGATCACCTTGTTTGGCAGCGAGCAGGCGTTAATGCTGACCATGTATGGGGATTTGAACAGATTCATGCGGTATCTGGAACGCACCTAGCGGTTGACCTTTATTGCCCAAAATGCTATAATATGGGCATACGCAAAAAGGAGCCGGAGATGAACGAACGAATCGCAGAACTTTACGACCAGGCTATCATAATTGAAAATGGTGGAGATTATGTGTGTGGTGAATTGGATCCAGAAAAGTTCGCTAACCTGATTGTGGCTGAATGTGCCGAAATTGCACTAGTTGATGGACAAGCCACTGGCAACTTTGAGCTTTTCAACAAGATTTCAAGGCATTTTGGGGTGAAATAATTCGGTTGACCATTATTGCCCGAAATGCTATAATACACGCATGGAAGCAAAAAACATCACCCGTAAAAAGCGAACAGATCGTATGCATGCAATATACATGCTGCAATCTGGTGCTGATTTCTACATTGGCGTCACTGCCAAGACTGCCAGCACAGTGAACCGAAGTGTGCAGACTCGTTTCAACAAGCACGTTTATCGCAGCAGAACTGAAGACAAGAGTTGGGCACTGTATGAGTGCATGCGCGAGCGCGGTGCAGACAGTTTCACAGTGGTGATTGTGGACGTGGTGCGCGGCAAGAGTGCTGCTCACGCTCTAGAGCGCGAACTCATACGTGAGCATCGACCCAACTTGAACAGCGATGTTCGTGGGTGCTGATCGGGTTGACCATTATTGCCCGAAATGCTATAATACACACATACACAGCAACAAGGAGCCATGAATGAACGAACGAATTAAAGAACTTAAAAAGCAGGGCAAAGAACCTTCAATTAAAAAGGTTAAAAAACGTATGAAAGAAACAAACAACGAAAGTTTTTATCAAGCCCGTGAACAGATGCGTAACGAGGAATATGGTCCTTTGCCTCCTGGGTATTCTTCTTGGGGAATGTATTGGAAATCACTATGAACGAACAATTTATGAAACTATTGGACCAGGCTCGTGAATTAGCCGATGAAGTGTTTGATTATGACGGCTCAGATTACGCTGAGATTGTTCAAGAAAAGTTCGCCGAACTGATTGTGCAGAAATGTGCTGACATAGGTGCGCTCAAGGCTGACGGCAATTATGAAGTTTATAACAGCATTGTGGAATACTTTGGTATGCAGGAGCCCGAAGAATGAAAAACAAATTAAATGAACTCAGACTGGATGCTGGTATTGCCCGTATCGAAAACCAAAAATGGTTATGTGTGTTGGACAAAGAAACTGGCATGATGGTTGACCCCTTGATTGGTTTGGAAAAGTTTGCCGAACTGATTGTGCGGGAATGTGCGTTGCAATGCAATCACAATGATGACATGGATCGTATTCTAGAACATTTTGGAGTTGAACAATGAAAAAAGCCCTTGCGTTATTGATGTGTGGTTTACTGTGTGTGGGTGTACCGGCCCAGACCTGGGATTTTAACAATTCCGGCAGCAGAATATTTGACATGAGCAAGAATCAAACAGAAAAGACCGTGGTCACTGTGCGATACGTTCCTGCAGCCAAACTACTGGAGGCATGCAATGCACAAAGTCGTGAGTTTGGGTTCAACGGTTTTCCGGGTGGTGCCCTGGCCTGCTCCTGGAACTGGCCCGATCGCTGCTACATAATCCTGCCGGAAAAAGTAGACATGCGAACAGTGGGCCATGAGTTCTTGCATTGCCTACAAGGCCAGTGGCATTGATAATCATGTGGGTGCTGTTGGTCATAACCATCATGGCACAAGGGGAACAGCCTGCCCAATTTAGCAGTGCCATCTACGCTGGTCAGGCCGCTTGTGAACGGGCCAAAATCCAGGCCCAGCGGCGACCAGCTACTGTGGGCTATTGCTCGTTTGAAGCCACGAGAAAATCCTAGGTTGACCTTTATTGCCCGAAATGCTATAATACATACATAGCAGCAAGGAGCACAACATGGCGTACAATTCACCCAAATTTGACAAAGACGCACACTATGCTTCCAAGTCAACAAAAGAACTGGAGCAGTTGATTAAGTTCTGGGAAGAGTCTATTGCCAAACATGGCAGCAACACTGCCATCAACGAACTGCACATTGTTAAAATGAAACTGGCCGAGCGTATTGGCAAGAAAGAGTAAGGAGCACTACATGATGGTTATGGTAGCAAAAACAACAGACGGACGATTTGTAGAAGTCGTGCGGGTTGCTGAAACTGTGGCCTTCAGTACTGAGCCCGACTGGGTGATGATATGCATGGACTGGCAACAATCTGAACGCAGAAAGAGCCAGTTCAGATGGGTGCCTGCCAGCACCAGATTTGAATGGGTACGTGAATTTGTAGGAGAAGCAGAATGAACGAACAAATTGGAAAACTTATCTCTGAGGCTATTAAGGCAATTCCCGACCATGTAGACTTTGATTTGCCTAAAGAGTTTACTGAAAAGTTCGCCGAGTTGATTGTGAGAGAATGTGCTCGATCCATTGAGAAAACAATTGAAACTAATTGTGATACTGATAGTGAAAAGATGGGTTGTGAATTTGCTATTACAGATTTGTTGAAACATTTCGGAGTTGAACGATGAACTGTATTAACTGTGGTAAACCCCACAACGGACATTTCATCATGTTGCTGGGCGTGTTCAAACTCTGTCGGCAATGTGAAACAACAGGCACACAGAACGAGAACATGTTGAAGCAAGGGATTGTGGTTGAGTCAGTGGATCGAAAAACTGGCCAACTGGTCAAGCAAACATTTCGGAGTTGATGTATAAACCAACGAATTGATCAACTGTGGGCACAGGCCCTGGATGCAGCAGTGCCTGAAACATACACCCGGCTGAGTCACAGCCAGGTGCTCAAAATCAAACAGGTGTTCGCTGACATGATTGTGCGGGAATGTGCTGAAGTTGTTTATTCCCGTTCAGGTCATGCTACCCCTCAAGATTTGTATGAACATTTCGGAGTTGAAGAATGAAAGTATATTTTAACAAACGACTTATTGTGGTTGAATCGAATGTGACATGGGCACTGCCTTACTGGAAGGCACGCAAGGCAACAAATTCAACTGCTATCACTTGGGAGATTCTATGAACGAACGAATTCAAAAACTTGCTGAACAGGCTACATCTATTCAAGGCCCCACTCCTTACAATCCACTTACCTTTGAAGTGTTTGATAAAGAAAAGTTCGCCAAGTTGATTGTGCAAGAATGTCTAGCACAGGTTGATAAAGTAGATGAAGTGTGCGAGGATGATGCAGAAAAACTAGGTATATCTTGGGTCGGCTATGCAATTGCAAAACATTTTGGAGTCGAAGGATGAACGAACGAATTAGAGAACTTGAACTTCAGGCTGCTGACGGCACTGTCGATCCTAATGGACCATTTACAGCGGAAGAATTCAACAACTTTACAAAAAAGTTCGCTGAGTTGATTGTGCAGGAATGTTTGGAACAAATCCATATACAGTCAAGAGGTCGATGCGGTGATTATCATGGTGAATGGTATGAATCTGATATTTTAAAACATTTCGGAGTTGGAGAATGACCCCAATTGAATATCTACAATCTCTTATTACAGGGATGGAAATAGAATCAGAGATTCCAGTGCAATTATCGGAATTGAAATTTCTAATGGCTCTTATTAAGGCAAATGAAGAATGAATGAAAGAATTACTCAACTTGCTGTAGAGGCTGGTATCAATGTCATTCCTCGGAGACCGTATATTGACGAGGAGCCTGATGGCTATTTAGAAAGCGATAACGACTTTGTTTCGAACAACTATGAAGTCGCTGTAAAATTGCTAGAAGGCGATTTACTGAAAAAGTTTGCCGAGTTGATTATTGATGATGTAATGAACGAAGTATTTGTTGTGTATCCTGGCGGCAAGCACGGTAGTGATGTTAAATATCAAAACATTACAGCAAGACAATGGATTAATCAAGTATTCGGAGTTGAACAATGAACGAACAAATTTGAGAAGTTGACAAGTGAAGAAATACATCTGTTGTATATTGATACTGATTGCGGTTTCGCCCAGCCCGGCTTACAAAACTCAACGGGTGTGTGAAACCAGCGAGGCTTCTTCAAAAGCACCTGCCAAAAAAACATGCAAAACAGTATTGGTCATGACAGAGGCACAGAAAAAAGCAGTTGAAGAAGAAAAAGCCCGACGAGAAAAGAAACCTGCAAAAAAAGAACAACCTAAACATTAAGAGACTACAAGAATGACAACCTGGATCACAAGTGATCTCCACTGGGGACACAAGAACATAATGAAATTTTGCCCTGAGTCACGGGCACGGTTTCGTAACGATGTGGCCTACATGAACGAGGCCATGATTCGAGAATGGAACGACTTGATTGGCGCAGACGACACTGTGTACATTCTGGGTGACGTGGCATTCTTGCCTGCGGAAAAAGCCGTGGCAACTGTGCGTCGACTGAATGGAGTCAAGATTCTGGTTGAAGGCAACCACGACCGCAAGCTGTTGCAAGATCAGGATTTCCGTGACTGCTTTGCACAGATACACAAGTACCTGGATGCACAGTTCAACGAAACCAAGGTAGTGATGTTTCATTATCCCATAGCAGAGTGGGATCAGATGCATCGCGGTGCTGTTCATTTTCACGGACACTTGCACGGTGGCACCAGCAGCCTGGAAAATTATCGTGCGTTGGACGTGGGCATGGATGCCACTGGCGCAATTGCTATCACCATGGAACGTGCTATTGCACAAGCCCTAAAAGGCAAGATCAAGGGTCATCATGTTTAGAGAAAAACTAAAACAGTATGTGGAATCATCCAATCTGGTGAACCGCCGAGAATGTGGCGATGGTATCTACGTGCTCAAGTACAAGAAGAAAGTGTTCTACGACAGCCTCTGGGACGAATACATTGCCGAATGTCGTGGAAGCATTGTGGATCGTGACTTCAACTTGGTTGCTTATCCATTCACCAAGATCTACAACTACGGCATTGAAAAGTCTGCACCTGTGCTGGCTGACAATGTTCATGTGACTGCTTATCGCAAGGTCAACGGTTTCATGGTGGCTTGCACATGGTATCGGGATGATGTACTGATCAGCACAACTGGTAGCACTGACAGTCCTTATGTTGACATGGCACGTGAAATGATTGGTGACAACATAGATCGTTATCGTGCCACTTGCAAGCAGTATGAAGGCCACACATTTATGTTTGAATGTGTTCATGAAAGTGATCCACACATTGTTCCTGAGCAGCCAGGCATGTACTTGTTGGGCATGCGCAAGAACGAATGGTGCAGTCCAATTGAGGCCAATGCTGCAATCATGATGCTGTTGCAAAATGCGTTTCGCACACGCATTGTGCAGTCGTTTTACACTTCAATGGGTCAACTATTGCAAGAAGTCAAGACTGTCAAGCACGAAGGTTTTGTTTTCTATACCGATGAAGGTAATGTGAGTTCCAAGTTGAAGTCACCCTACTACCTGACTGCCAAGTGGGTGGCACGTAACCCAAGAACTGACAAGTTGTTGACTCAACAGTTTCGAGAACAGATTGACGAGGAATACTACCCGCTGTTGGATCACATACGCAACAACATCGACACTTATACTGTGATGGACGAACAGGCTCGCTTGGCCTGGGTTAGAAACTATCTGGAGGCAGGATGCCAAAATGTTATCAAATGATTGGAGTGCCAGGTTCGGGTAAAAGCACCTGGATCCGGAACCAAATATGGGCCCTGGGCTTGACTGTGGTTAGTACAGACACGTTTGTGGAAGACTATGCTAGAGCACAAGGCCAAACCTACAATCAAGTGTTTCGAGACTACATGCCTCGAGCAGTGGATCTAATGGCTCAACAGGTGGTGTTTGCACGGGAACATGGTCACAGTGTGATCTGGGATCAAACCTCAACCACTGTGGCCAGCCGACGAAAGAAGTTTCACATGCTGCCCGACTATGAACATATTGCTGTGGTGTTTGGCACACCCGAACCTGTGGAACTTGCTCGTAGACTGGCTGGCCGTCCAGGCAAAAGCATTCCGGATCATGTGATGCTAAGTATGTTACAAAATTTGAAAGAACCCACACTGGAAGAGGGGTTCCAGGAGATATGGCATGTATAGCAACCTAAAAGTTCACGTAAAAAATCACAAAGAAATAACTGATGTGCTAAACGCAGTCAGCAGTGGCGGCCAATACACGGACGCAGATGAAATTGCATATCAGCTGGGCCTGTTGAGTGCCTGGGTTTTAAGACTCAGCAAACAACACTGGGATGTCAGGGCCGAACTTGACCAACGCCTGGCCACATTTCGGGAAAAAACGCTATTACGGACTCTGGAGAAATCATGAACGAACGAATTCGACTACTTGCCGAACAGGCTGGAATAGAATTTACCTACGACCCAACAGAAACTCCTGTGAGAGCGTTTGCTGAATGTTGGGCAGATGAATTGGCAAAGTTTGCAGAGTCAATTGTTCGGGAATGTGCCCAACTTGCCGAAGATATAGATGGTCATCCACGGGCAAGAAAAATTGTGTTGGAACATTTTGGAGTCGAATCATGAACGAACAAATTAAACAACTGGCCCTGGCGGCTGGCGGTAGCCACTATCCTGACGTGGGCGGTCGAACACTAGAAAAGTTTGCTGAACTACTGATTCAGGAATGTGCCCAAGTTGCAGATATTGAAAGAAATACTTCGGCTGGGTGTGGATATGTCACACAAACAACTGGACAAAGAATTAAAAAACATTTTGGAGTCGAATCATGACCTTGCAAGAACAAGGTCTGGTGTACCGATTACGCAAGCGAGCCGAGATACGCAGACAGATTCCTGGACGCAGAAGTGTGGAACAAGGTGAGACTGACCGTATTGCTGATCTCTTGGATGAAGCAGCCGCAGAAATTGAGCGTTTGCAAAAACAAATTCAGGATCTACAGGCGTTGCTGTCTGTGAAATAATCTGTTGACACTAAATAACTTTCCTGTTACAATGTAAAAATAGCGACTCTAGCTCAATGGGAGAGCAGGACCCTCATAAGGTCTTGGTACTTGGATCGAAACCAAGGAGTCGCACCAAGTATCTGGCGTTCATATAATGGATAATATAGCAGGTTTCTACCCTGTACATGGCGGTTCGATTCCGTCACGCCGGACCAGAGCAATGCGGTGGTAGTGCAATAGGTAGGAGACAACAGACTTAAAATCTGTACAGTGCGGGTTCGAATCCCGCCCACCGCACCATGAAAGAACATATGACTGATCAACCACTAAAAGTGCAATTTGCCCCAGGCTGCTTTGACGATTTTGAAGGAACTCAAGAGGAACTGGATCTCTTGATGGCTGAAATTCACAGCATGTTTGAGAACATGACAGCCGAAGACCTTGCGGCCACGAGTCATGCAGTAGATTTTGAACAGCTGACTGAATCTGATCCCGAACTGGCACAACGACTGGCAGAATCCCTAGACAGTATTGAATCTGGTTCCCACACAAGAATCCTGCAATGATTTCCGCCAGTCCTGATCGTCACACTTTTCAAAAGCAAAAGTACATTGAAGGTTGTTTAGAAGCGGGCCAGAGTCTCGACGATCCTGAGGTGCAGGCCATGCTTGAAATGTACGAAAGCTGGGCACTTCGAGATGAAGAAAATCTAGTCAATGCTGAATGGCAAAAGAACAACATGGAATTTGACATGCGTACCACCGACTGGATGGTGGCCAAGGTTTGCGAAAGCAGAGTGTATGCTCAAAATCTCTATGCTGCCCTGTGCAACAACACGTTCCAGAAACAAGATGTGTGGACCATACTGAAAGATCAAACCTGGGCCTGTACATGGCGATCGGCTGGTGGCATTGTGGCCAACATGCGGGGCGAAGGTGACTACATTGACTGGTACTGTTCAGGCATCAGGGATACTGCCACACTAGAACAGGCTGAATGGAACATGCTCACACAAGAGCAGCAGACGTTCCACCGGGAAAGCCAAGCACATGTGGGCGAGGGCATGGTCACTGATGAGATACGTGAAGACCTTGCTCGTCTAGGATGGTCAGTGGTCTCAGACTAAACCACCACAAATTTTGCCAAAATAATAGACTTTTGTCGCAAAGGCATATATACTACACTTATGAACCGGCTCACTATCCTCTCAGCAGTCATACCGACAATTGATTCGGGGATGGCCTATGAGCGTGACGGGAGCCTGGGTCTTTGTTGATGTGATCAAAAACGCATCCTTCAAAGACCCGCAGCAAGCGGGTTTTTTTATGGCGGTTGACTCTTATTCAGTCTAGTGCTATAATACACACAAGAGACAGGAGAACAGCAGATTTTGCAAAGACCCTACACTACAGCGGGGCATTTGCAAAACAGGTTGACCAGTATTGCATAACATGTTATACTAGAGACTAGTTAGAAAGCAGCACAGTGCATTGACACAGTGTGAAGAGTTCGTTAAAAATTTGATTTTGTATAGTGTACCCAGATTTGGTTCTGGGCACTATATGTAAGCACAGTTATACAGGTTATCCACACCGTTAGGCAAGTGAATCAGGATTATGGGTTTGAACCCCGCCTTAGCAGGCTACTCCCTCGCTGGCATGAAATAGGCTCTCACTGAGAAATCAGTTGATCTGGACAAGCGGCGGAACATGTGGACAGTAATGACAGCGGATGGGCACAAGAGTAGCTCTCTTGTGTTTGATCAGCACGTTCCTGAATAAGTGTGTTTTCATATAGTGGAGCATTCGTCTATCGGTTAGGACAGTGGGTTTTCAGTCCACTAAGAGCGGTTCGACTCCGCTATGCTCTACCAAGTTTTGCCACGGTAGCTCTCTGGGAGGGCAACGGATTGTCTATCCGACCAAGACGGGTTCGATTCCCGTCCGTGGCGCCAAACAAAATCGGCTACATGATCAAGTAGCAATGGAATCGTAACCATTACGTTTTTACTATACCATATAAAAACACATTGGAAGAGTATGCGTAACTCATAGGGCGTAGAATTATTATGCTCTGCAATTGACAATTGAGTGCCAGTGTGTTCCTATATGGTGGTAGATTAGTAGGAGAGTGCAGTCTTGTCAACAGGCTGTGGGCACAGGTGCAAATCCTGTTCACTATTTTGTTATATAAAAACACATTAGAAACATAGGCAGACCTATGGGGTCCTGAGCAGAAACTCAGGAGCGTAGTTTATCGTAAAACTCTAGTGTGTTTCTATATGATCAGAATCAAGTGGAAAGCAAGAGCCACAAAGTAAGCATTGCCGGGTCAGGGAGTGTGTCCGGGATGTATAGGTCGCGCAGCCTATACAAACAACGATGGGGTAAGAGCCCTCATAACATTGCCAGCCATATAAGAACACATTTTTTAACTAGGCATGCCCCTGCAAGGGTTTAACAGCAGTTTTGAGTGTGTTTCTATATGGTTAGTTGGAAATGAAAGTACAAAAACGCGACACACCTTGAACAAGTGTCAGCAAGTACGGTACCAGTAGTTGTCCTGACTGTTCGACCCCGGAGGTGCTAAACCCGTAGATTCAGTTCCTACGCTCTCGCTCCGGGGATGTCGCTGTGTCGCAGCAGCACTAATCACCAATTTTCGGAGACTGAAACTGATCTTGTGCAAGGCGCTGCTAGAACGGCGCGACTGCTGAGACCAGCGGATAAAGTGGACGGCACAGGTGTGTAGTGCATGTGTGTAGGCTGTCTCCACCAAATAATAGGCTTTAGAGTGATTGGAAATCCTGTCTCTTTGACATAGAGATGTTGCGAGGTTTGAGTCCTCGATAGCCCACCAAGTTTAGGGGTTCGTCTAGAAACCGGTAAATTGTAGTTTGGTCTACAAGCCCTTGATTAGTTTATGGGCTCTCAACGTGAGATGCGTTGGTTCAGAAGTAACGTTACTGAACTAGGAGTGCGGCGAAGTACCGACGGGGTCCACCAATTTTATGAGTAGAGCATAGATGCAGTAGAGACGGAAGTCTCCTATACTAGTTACTGTGAGGTGCAAGTCCTCTGCTGCTCAACCTTTTTTGTAGTTCCGGCCTGGTGCCGGAGTAAATGGCGTTGCGGATCCTTTAATGGCGTTAAACATCGAAGCGCAAACCAATTGAGTTATGTCTCAGCCTACTACATTTTTAGTTTTGAGAGTGTCAGCAAGTGAAGTCACGCTGTCTAGGTTTCTTCGAAGGACCAAAGCAGTAAAAGGTTAATGGGTTCAACTCCCACCCGCGGGCAACTGCGGAGGTCCGTAATGGGGACTGTACTGGACGGAGCCCAAGTGATATCCATCGTGCTCGAGGTCAGGCTAGGCGGCCGGTAAGTCCTGAATAAATCTACGATAAACGCGGCGTAGGCTCTCAAATTCAATTCATGCGGGATTAGTTTAATGGCAAAATTAGAGATTTCCAATCTCCAGTCAAGAGTTCGATTCTCTTATCCCGCTCCATGCATGCCAGCGAGACTTGGTAGTCAGAGAGGTCTTATACACCTTTTAGCGCCAGATTAGCGTTCTTGAGAGAGTTCGATCCTCTCCGCTGGTACCAGTTTAGATCAATTGCGCTTTGATAAAAAAACAGGTGTCTTGGGAAAGGGTACGGTATCAGCATTGGTTGTTTCGGACCAGGATGGCTCATCAGGCAACCCCAGATGCAAGCGTTCTAGATCAAGTAATAATATCAGTCTACGATGGTCCGTGAAGTTCCAGGCGCTGTGTAATCTTAGGTTGTTGAAGCCAAAGGATTCACTCCAATCAACCACTTCCCCATTGACCTCTAAGCCCAGATCACCATGGGGCACAATCAAGGGTACATGAACACGTATGAATTTGCCTTCATGATTTTCATGGTCCCAGTGTCTGGCTATGGTACTGTGCGGTTCCAGAACCGAATACGAAATTGACCGAACGACACTAAATCCAAAATAATCAATAATACTTGTTGCTGTTGGAAATTTTGCCTTTGATTCTTCAAAGGGTTGTGAGCCATAATATGGAGGTTCGCCAAAATAAGTACCTTTGATTTGCAATATTTCCCAAGGAGATCCAGGGTGGGTTCTATTGCCCAATGCCCCTGTGATCTTGTTTTGCAAGAGGTCTAAATTATGCAACGGCTCGATACTGTGGAATTCAGGATATTGTACTAGAAATTCTTTTATGAGATCTTCTTTTTTGCTTTCAAAAAAATCCACGAAAGGAAGTTCTTTGCCACGATAAATTGTTTGGAGTTTCATACTACAGAGTTATCTCAAGTTCACTGCTGGTATAATCTCTTGAGGGCCATATGTCACTTTGTTGTGAGTCTTTTCAAAAGGAACTGCATCAGCATTTGTTTCTTCTGTCCACGGAGGCGCATCAGGCAACCCAATGTACGAGCGTTTTATATCAATCATCAATACCAGTCTACGATAATCAGTGTTGTTCCAGACACTGTGTATGATTTGATTGTTGAATCCAAAGGATTCACTCCAGTCAACTACTTCTCCGTTGATCTCCATACCCAGATCACCTTCGGGTACAATCAAAGGTATGTGGCAACGAATAAATTTACCTGCACGATTTTCAGGTCCTGTGTGTCTGGCAATGATGCCGTTGGCTTCCAGTACAGAATAGGTCACGCTGCCAAGATTATCAAATCCAAAATAATCAATGATGCTTATCATGGTTGGAAATTTCGACTTTGATTCTTCAAAGGGTTGTGAACCATAGTAAGGAGGCTCACCGTAGTAGTTGCCTTTGACCTGTAGCAATTTCCAAGCAGTGCCTCTGCCCTGGGTGGTAGAAATTTTGGCAGTGATCTTGTTTTGCATGATCTCTGAATTGTTCAGCACTTCTGTGCTAGAGAAGTCAGGATACTGTGCTAGAAATTCTGCTACCAGACCGGCTTTTTTGCTTTCAAAATAATCCGCAAAAGGAAGTTCTTTGCCACGATAAATTGTTTTGTATTCCATGTATGACTCCGTTGTGAATTATTTATATGGTTGCACTACAGCAAACAGATAATTACAGTTTAAGCAGATCATGTGGCGGAAAAACTCATTGACGATGGGCCCAACTGCCAGGGACAACGATTAAATCCTGAACCTCTGACGTTTAAAGGTACGAGACTGATAGTCACAGTCAACTCATGCTCAGGAAGGTGGCAACACTTTTAAACGTATGGCAGTCACATGATCAGCTTATCCAAACCTGGTTGACAACAAATCAAATGTGTTGTATAATACACGCATAGGATAAATAATTTAGCGGGTAGGGTGGTCACCACTCCGGTCTCATAAGCCAGGAGCATCGGCAGTTCAAATCTGTCACCCGCAACCATTTTGGCCGTGAAGTATAAATACTTCACACGAAGTTATCTTTGGTGGTTGACATCAAATGATAAATAAAGTATAATAGGATTTAAGATGAAAACAACTCTCTGTTCACTGTTGACGAAACCCATGTTTACCCAGGTATCCGCCTGGTCACATGCGTATGGTCGCATGAATAGTATTCCAGGCGTTCCGGGATCTCTTGAGAGGTGTGATGAGTAACTAAGTTAACATCCGCAAATTCAAAAGACCCTGGAACTAAAAACTCCAGGGTTTTTTCTTTTCAGCGTTAGATAGTGTGTATAGGAAACGAGATCCTGACCCGCACTCAAAACATGGGCAAATGGGCGGCCTGTAGGATAGAGTCTCTTTTGTGAGATGAAAAATTACAGCGTATCGAAGCACTCTCTATCCGTCGGGAGACACGTGGGTCCATCCATGAAGAGTGCTTCGATACACACATTGAGCTGATCAGGGCTGTGATGCCGCAGACAGTGTGTAGAAATTTTGTATCTCTAGTGTAATGGCAGCACAACGGTCTCCAACACCGTTAAGTCAGGGTTCGAGTCCTTGGGGGTACGCCAGATATCGGTCCTTAACTCAACTGGATAGAGTGCTAGTCTTCGAAACTAGAAGTTGGCGGTTCAAATCCGTCAGGACCGACCAAGATAACGGGGGATTGGCGTAATTGGGAACGCAGTAGCTTTGCAAGCTTCAGTCAGGAGTTCGATTCTCCTATCCTCCACCATTATTAGGAAGTGTGTGCCGAATTGGTTGAAGGCAACGGACTGTAAATCCGCCACATAAGAAACGTTGTAGGTTCGAATCCTACCACTTCCACCAAGTCACTCTTAGAGGTTGGGTGTAACCTTCAAGTACTTTGATGTACCAATCGTGGCAAGTGAAAGGCTCCACGTTAAATTTTTCTAGCAGAGCACAATGCTGCTAAGTATTTTCCTGGAACGGTCCCATAATGGTATTGGAGCGGATTGCTAATCCGTCGAGTGGTGAAAGCCGCTTTAAGAGTTCGAGTCTCTTTCGTTCCGCCAACAATTTATTCCGCAGAATCCGAGCTAGGTGCACGGACTTGACTGTTAATCAATGATTAGCTGGGTTCGAACCCCAGATGCGGAGCCAAATATAGTTCATACTCTTCATCTTAAGAAGTTAGGTCCCTGAACTGTTCTTTTTCGCCCTACTAGTACAATGGCAGTACACTGGTTTTGTAATCCTGTGATGGCAGTTCGATTCTGTCGTGGGGCACCACTATATAAATAGTTTAAAGGAACAATTATGAAAATTATGCTGTCACCTGATACAGCATTGATCAATTATGCCAAATTTTAATGTTATTCTTTTTACTGATATAGTTCGCAGAAATCCTAATGACTCAGTATTTATTCCTGCTATTGGCGCATACAAGTTAGCAAATACTCTGCGTGCCAGTGGGTATTCTTGTTTAGTAGTGAATCATGTGTCCGAGTTTACTATTGATGAAATTTATACATTATTAAATCGTGCCGTAGGGTCAGACACATGCATGATAGGGTTTAGCACCACATTCTATGATTTGATTACAAGTGTTGCAACTGGGCCGACGGCTGGATCTAATTCTAATATTCATGGACAAAATTTTAATTTATTTCCGCAAGGAGCAGATTTTGATGATCAAGTGTTTGCACACATCAACAAGTTGAATGCTGCAATAAAAATTGTCGCAGGAGGTACGATAGTACGACCAGAATTACGATGCAAGTATGCTGATTTCCTGGTGCTGGGATACGCTGAAGCAAACATAGTAAATTTGGTTGATCACATAAAACACGGTGTTGTATTAAAAAATAGCTATAAAAATATCAACAACAACAAGATTATCATCAACAATGTGCTTGCAGAAGGATACGAATTTTCAAAGGATACCATGACATGGTGTGCTGAAGACGTTGTGAATCATACCAGATTACCTATCGAAATTGGCAGAGGATGCATATTCAGCTGTGCATTTTGTTCGTACCCTATGAACGGTAAGACCAAACTAGATTTTATTAAAGATGCTGCCACACTGAAACAAGAACTATTGCATAATTATAACAATCATGGAATTTGTATTTACATGATAGTAGATGACACTTTCAACGATTCAGTTGAAAAACTTGTGCAGTTAAGAGACATGATAGTATCGTTGCCATTTAAACCTGAGTTCTGGTGTTATGCAAGATTAGATTTGATTTGCACTCATCCCGAAACTATTCATATGTTATACGATATTGGAGTAAGATCAATGTTTTTTGGTATAGAAACGTTGGATAGAAAAAGTGGACAAGCTGTTGGTAAAGGCTATAATAGAGAAAAACAAATTGCAATGATATCAACCATTAAAGAAACATACCATGACATGAATCTGCATGGCAGTTTTATAATTGGAACTCCTTACGAAACAATTAAATCAGCTGAGCGCACTCTGAAGGCGTTGAGTACACGTGAAATAAAATTAGACTCGTTCGCCTTTAGACCATTAATAATTGGTAAAAAAGCAAACGGCGCAGTATTTGAAAGCAGTATCACCAAAGATTATGCAAAATTTGGATACCGCGAAATGCCCAACGCACCACATCATAATTTTGTAATATGGGAAAATGACCAAATGAATTTTTTCCAAGCTCAACGACTCATTGAAAAATATAATGATCTGCAAAGTAACACAGGTAGTCTCTTTTATGAAAAAGAACCTACTCCTCCCCATAAGTTTCTATCAGAATACAAAAGAAGATTACTTGAACTAGTTACGGATGAGAAGTATTTGCCAACATTTAGGTAATTAAAATGATCCTGAGCAGCTGATAGGTTACAAGAATATTTGATGTAATCCGGCTAAACTCTGTCGCAGAGTGTTATTAAACAACTGAAGTGCAGCATAAGCAGCAAAGAAGTCATTGATCGAGCCTACGCAGTGTCCCGCGTGAGCTGCCGGGACAATTCGCATTTGAGTTGGCCCCACTACGCGGGTTGAAATATTATTTTTTAAAATTTCTGCGCAAATTCACACGCAGAAAATAACAACAGTCACACCAAAGAAAGAACTATATGAAACGAAAATCTCCTAAACTATAGTGTCAACTCCAGATCCTGTGTAGGTCCGGGTTGGCACGTGAAAGACAATTTTACATACCAACCCTTCAAGATGTTAAGGCAGCATGCCGGACTCTTAATCCGTGACGTCCGAGTTCAAATCTCGGTGGAGGGACCACATGGGATCATAGTTAAGCGGTTATAACATCAGGCTTTTAACCTGTAAATCCTCGGTTCGAGTCCGAGTGGTCCTACCATAGATAAACGCACTTTCAATCTGAATTGACAGATACAAACAACCAAGGGGAGCCAAGTGTGTTTTTCTATGGTATTATATAAATGCTTTCTGTAGTAGCTACACTGGAACAACACTGAACTTCACTAGCCCGCGGCGTGTGAACAAGTGCCAGGAAGAGCAGGGCTACCGTGGATTCAAGCGCCACAGAGAGCACCTATATGGTATCCTTAGTGTAGTGGCCTGCACCCTGCTCTGTGAAAGCGGTAGTACCGGATCGATACCGGTAGGATACCCCAAATTTGGTTGTGTGACGTAGATGGATGCGTACCGCCCTCATAAGGCGAGGAGGTTGGATCGATACCAACCACAACCACCAAGTTTTATTCGGGTGTTGTGTAGTGGTAGCACAACAGACTTTGACTCTGTTAGTGAAGGTTCGATTCCTTCCACCCGTACCAGTTTTAGAATAGCCCGTTAGCTCAATGGCAGAGCACTCGACTGATAATCGAGCGACCCAGGATCGTTACCCGGACAGGCTACCAATTATTCAGATTGCTTGTATGCCAGGCTAAATAGGTTATATTAAAGAGTGCAATTTTTAACATGGCAAATTCTGATCTATTAGACATAAATCCCGATCAAGACGTGATAATTATTTCGCATCCTAGATCAGGCAGCACATGGCTACAAAGTTGTTTGCCTCATGTGAATTGTTCAGAACCGTTCAGCAAGTTTGTTACAGTTGATTTTCACGGCAACGATGTTACCTTTGATCAAGATCCGGAACCTACGCAGTATTCTGAATCTGAATTTGTTGCCATGATGTCTGACAGAATAGTTGGGTTATCCAAAGTCAGCAAGCCAAAATCAGTAAAAATTCATTCATTCTATCTGAACAGACCAGACATAGTTGACTGGGTCAACGCACAAAATGCCACAGTTGTGTTTCTGGAACGTCGAGACAAATTAAAAGCATTCAAATCATTGGCCATTGCATACACTCTGAATGCCTGGATGATACCCATAACTGCATCTTCTGTAACTGTTGACATGGACATGGTTGTTAATCTCTACAATCGAGTGATTGATCCAAATGTTGAATCAAACAAAAACAAACTAAAACACAAAATTCAAACAGCGTACTATGAAGATCTAATGTTGGAAAACAAACTGGTCAGCAGTAATCCTCCAGCTCAGAAACAAAACACAACTGATGTCACAATTGAGAATTGGAATCAGATACATGAATACATGTTGGCCATTAACTTGATTTAATCTACTATGCTACCTTATTACAAAACACTTGCTGCTCCAAACCTGCCACAGATGTCTGCTGAGATTGACACTTATCTCCGAGCCACTTGTCCGTTGTATGTGTCAATGTATGATACAGACACTACTTCAACTGGGTTGATTAACAACAATGAAATAGTTGATCACCGATTTTTACGCGATATCAGAAATCTTAAAAATGCATGTCCTGTATTTGCAGATTGGCTGGACAGCAAAGAAATAACACCTCGTGACATTTATTTAATTTCCTGGATTGTTATTGCCAGCAACGGAGCCCACATAGAAAGCATGCCCATACACATAGACTCCGACGTTGGGGATGCCTTTCCGTTGGATTTAACAGGTGAGGCTATCAATTTGCCTTTGTTGAATTTTGATAACTCTTATACTGCTTGGTACGCAGCAACAAAATTAGGTAGCGCACCTGCATCACCAGAATTTTTTGATTCACCTGCAGAGTTAATGAAAAAAATTGTAATGAATTGGTCAACATATGACGAATCTTCGGCCGTTGAAGTTGCTCGCGCCAGCTTGACTCAACCGATATATTTAAATGTAACTATTCCGCACCGTGCAATTAATCTAGGTAGCTTGCCAAGAACCACTCTCAGTATCAGACTTAGACGCAAACTGGATCTGGATAGTCTATGCTGACTTCCAATTTCAACAACTGGGACAAAGGAATTTTTAGTGTTGTAAATGTTCCTGGTGGGCCCGATCACACTGAAACCAGTTACTGGTATCGCAGAGATGCGCCGGGAGTTAATCCTGACAGTATCTACTCAGACACTGATATCACATACCAGTGGAACACACACGGATTTAGATCTGATGAATTTGTTGATGATGGCCGAGATTCTATAATAACAATTGGTGACAGTTGCACCATTGGCCTTGGGTGTCCAGTTGAACACACCTGGCCTGGCATATTGAGAACAAAGTTTCCTGATACCAAGTTGTATAATTTAGGTCTTGCTGCTGCCAGCAGCGATTATGTGGTACGAGCAATTGCCAAAACCATTGATGTGTTGCAACCACGGGCAGTGTTTGTTCAGTGGCCAGCGTTTTCGTCCAGAGAAATTTCTGTTAGACGTCGATTCTTGCCGTACAAAATAATACTAGGAAATCACGACGGTTATGCTAACATCATTGAGCGCCTGGAAAAGGCAGCTGATATATTCAATGACAATAGCTATATAAAATATCAATTTGACAAGAATCGTGCCATGCTGCAAGAAATTTGCAAAAATAGAAAAATACCGCTACAAGAAATTACATTGTGCAAGGACGAAGATCTAGATTCTTTTGACGTTTACACTTACGAACGAGATTTTGATCCTCGCAGATCTGACAATTTGTCAAACTCGTTGGGACACGAATTTGGATTTTCTAGAGCCCGAGACCGGTTGCATTTTGGACATGACTGGAATGTTTACTTTGCTGATTTACTGTATTCGCAGTATATAAAAAATAATATTTGCTAAATATTAGCAAAGATGATCCTGGTGTTCATCCTATAAAGGAAAATTTATGACAAAAAATGTTACAATTGTGTGGGGGACCAATTCCCCGTTGGATGAAAGCTATTTAGCTGCTCGAGAAATACGTCTAGCTTATCTTCAAACAAAATTTCTAGCTGGACTAACAACGGATGTTGCAGGTATAATCTCTGATCACACTGTGATCAGAGATTGGTTGGACCAAGCAGCAGCCGAGGAAGACGTGGCCTATGTTGGCACATTTGCAAACACATACGGACTAGATATTGTTAGTATAGCAATCTCTGATCCTGCGTAACATCCCATCCAAAAATATCCGCAGTTGATCAAAAGCTGCGGATAAACTCCAGTGCCGATTCTGTGTTGTTGAAGAAACGCAGAGTCAATCGGTTACTAAAAATATCATTGACAAAAATATAACAGGTATCGTGCTTGCTCATGCTCAAGTGGATATGCAGTCCAGTTGTGGTAATGTTGTCATATGTGTACATCAAGTATTTAAGCGACTAACACTCGCAGCCAAACTCTCCATAGCACACGGAGTATAATAGGACAAGTTGTGTGCGACTAATTTATGCCTCGTTCGTCTAATGGTAGGGCCGCGCTTTTACACGGCGCAGACGGCAGTTCGATTCTGTCACGAGGTACCAGATTCTCTCGGTAGTTTAATGGTAGAATTTATGGTTTGGGACCATATGACGAGTGTTCGATTCACTCTCGAGAGACCAACATCAAGCACAGGTGGCGGAGCGGTCCAACGCACCAGATTGCAAATCTGAAAAATCGTGAGTTCAAATCTCACCCTGTGCTCCACTCAACGGAAGGCCAACCCAATTGGCGATGGGATCTGTCTTGAAAACAGCCGAGCGTTAATAGCGCCTTTAGAGTTCAACTCTCTAGCCTTCCGCCAACAACATGCAACTTTAGCTGATATGGTTATAGCGGTGCCCTGAAGAGGCATTGAAGTAGGTTCGATTCCTACAGGTTGCACCAAATAATGCCCCGGTGACGTAATGGTAGCCGTGTGAGTCTTAGAAACTCATGTCCTTGTGGCGTGTCGGTTCGAGTCCGACCTGGGGCACCAAATCATTTGACAACAAGTCACAAATACTGTATAATGAAATCATGTACAAAGTAATCAGCAAATCAGGACTACCACTCAACTCATGTCCTACATTGAGCGAAGCAATCAGCTTTGCTCGAATTGTTGGCATGTTTGTGACCATTCGGGGTCCGGACTTTGAAGCGTGTGGCATATTTGGTGTGGATAGTGTTCAAGATGGAGTGTGCCCCGATGGCGTTGCATACGACTGGAACAAGGCCAGCAGAATTGGCGCCACACGACGATGATGGAATGGAACAATCCTGCCATGATCAGTGCTCTTGATCAGGCCGCAATCTCTATCACAACAAAGGAATCACTCATGGATCAGGACCCGGAATTTCAAGAATACGATGCTTTCGTCAAGCATCTTGAAACCACTTACCCCAAAATGTTTGCGGGCCAATACGGTGGCATTGAATGTGCTGCTGGATGGTGGCCCATTATTGCCAGCCTGTGCGCCAGTATCCAACATCATATTGACTGGCAGAACCGGCAGTCACCAGTGGTGCCCCAAGTGACAGTGGCACAGATCAAAGAAAAATTTGGCGGACTGCGTTTCTACTATGATGGCGGCGACAATGAGATCAGCGGTATGGTGACCATGGCAGCAGCCTGGGCAAGCCATGCCTGCGAAGAGTGTGGCTCACAGGGCGTACTGCGCCATGGTGGCTGGCTCAAGACCTTGTGCGACACACATCACAACCTGCGTGAATCACGCAAACAATCAGGAGTATAACATGTTGAGTATGAAAGAATTTATGGAACTGGTGGATTACCGGATCACCGAAGGCGACACATATGGCTGGCAGTGCTTTGGATCCAACAGCTATCAGTTGAGCTCCTGGAATGGCGTTCATGGCACAGGTGGCTGGAGTGCCAATATTGTGTTCAGCACCCGGAGCCAAAAGGTCTATTGTGTGGAAGTATGCGACTACACAAACGATCGTGCCTACAGAATGATGCATCCTGACTATGTGAAAAAGCATGACAAGGAAGCAAAGAATCGCGGTGTTAACATGAATGAAGCCTGGGATGATGTCAACTATGTTGATCTTGAGACAGACGATGACTTTGTTCAAAAGTTTCAGGCCATTGTGGCCGGTCAAGAGTATGATACTCGTGTGCAAGTGCCGGTGGACTTCACAGATGAAGAACTGTTAACATACATGAAGGCCGCACATGAACTGGATATCTCGTTCAATGAGTTTGTGGTACGAGCCATAACTCAAGCTGTTCAAGCACATGAAGCTGATCCAGTAGGATTTGGTCAGCGATATAACTACTAAAGCCCCGCTGGACAAATCTGGCAAAGTCGCTTCTCTCAAAAGGAAGAGTTCTCTCGGTTCGACTCCGAGGCGGGGTACCAAAAGAAAGAAACAAATGAGAAAAATCGATTTTGCCCAGGTGGCAGCGTTTATTCGAACACAGACACCAGAAACAAAAATTTACCTGGGCTGTGACAGTGAACGTGTGAAAATCAACGGTGCATGGCATGCTGACTATGTGTTGGCTATTGTGGTGCATATTAACGGCAACAATGGCTGCAAGTTGTTTGGTGAAGTACAGCGTGAGCGTGACTATGACAGCAAGCCCGGCAAACCTGCCATGCGACTCATGACCGAAGTCTACAAGGTTTCTGAACTGTATCTCCAACTGGCTGAAGTACTAGATGGACGTGATGTTGAAGTACACCTTGACATCAACCCCAACGAAATGCACGGTTCCAGCTGTGTTATCAGTCAGGCCGTGGGCTATATTAAGGGCACATGCAATGTGATTCCTTTTGTCAAGCCCGAAGCCTTTGCTGCCAGTTATGCTGCTGATCGATTCCGTAGCCTCAAGGTAGCTTGACGCCTGTGATGTTTGCGATAAATACTGGATGACTGTGTATCAAACTTATTATTGCGAACATTGCAGAGATCGATATTCCTGGACACAGGAACGATCTACGCCGGGCTTTTGCAGTATAAAATGTCAAGCAGATGATGCTACTCGCAAGAGTCTGACGCCATTCAAACTGCAACAGTTGGCAAAGGCCATTGAATCTGTGCCTGTTGCTGTCAAGGCTAGTGATGTGGTAGAACAACGCAAACAACGTCTTGCTGATTCAGCGGTGATTCGACCACAACGTTGTGAATGCTGCAACATTGACAGCTATCTGGGTCGACCCTTGCAATTTGTACTGCAACATCTAGATGGCAACATCAACAACAATGCCGCAAACAACTTGCAACTGCTGTGCCCAAACTGTGCCAGCCAAGCAGACAACAATTAATTTTTATAAGCGGGTGTAGCTCAATGGTAGAGCAGAACGTTGCCAACGTTACGACGAGAGTTCGATTCTCTTCACCCGCTCCAGATAATGAAACACGGCCCGATCCTCTGGCACATGGTCACTCCGAGATACTTGTGTGTTACGGTCGGGTTCTTCTAGCAGGTTTGCCAATCTGTGTCAACTCAACAACAGGTTACTGCGTTGTATATGTATGCAACACAATAATCAATCAGACTGTACAGATTCCAAACAACCGAAACGTTCTGAACCCGCCGAATCGGAACCACTCTTTCCCACCAGTTATGATTGGAGACAATCCAATTGTGATGAACGGCGCAGTGGTCCGTGTTGTCGTCGAGATGATCCGGAATTGACCAAGTATGTGCTTGATAGACTGGCACAGGCAAGACACCTTGCACTGGCCTGTTATCGTGAAATCCACGCTCCCATAGTACAGTGGTAGTACAATACATTGGTAATGTATAGACACAAGTTCGATCCTTGTTGAGAGCACCAATTATGAACTTGTTCGTAATAATAGTTGATCAGCATAACATAGTGTATAATTAATGCATGGCATTCAATTTTTCAACCAAACAATTGCTATCTATTCAGAATAGTCATTATCAAGACAGGGCAATGTATTGGACTGTAAAAAACTATGAAACCAATACCGAGACTCGGTTTGATTACAAAATTGATGCGGTGTTGTACCGCGATACGTTGCCACATGCAACGGCACATTTTCACTGGTACGAAGATGCCTTTGCCAGACTAAATCCATCAGTTGAGCCTGTTGAGACTCTGGCTGAGCTATGCCGTCAACGAGCTCAAGAGCTTCGTGACACCTATTCCTATATTAGATTATTTTACAGCGGCGGCGCTGACAGCCACACAGCCTTGGTCAGTTTTGTTGACAACAATATACATCTAGACGAAATTGTGGTTGATGTTAAACTAGACAAAGATGCCAACACAGCCGTAAACACCACCAATCGAGAGATAGCAATTGCTACTATTCCTTATTTAAAAACCATAGCTCACAGACTACTCAAAACAAAAATTACCATGTCACAGGCCACAGTCAAGGATGCCGATGACTGGTTTTCAATTGCCGATGATACAGATATACCCATTGGGCTGGATGGAAGTCACGGTATATTTTGGATGGACACCAGTTGGGCATGGCACAATGCTGTAAAAACTACCGACCACAATGATTGGTGTGATTTATTTGGTGGCACCAAAGCTAGATTGTTTAAAAAAAACAACAACTGGTATACTTTCAGTGTTGACAGTTCAGAATGGTTGCCATCAATCTCTGATCGGTACGAGGATTTTTTTGTTAGTAGAAATATACCGTCCTTATTGTTAAAAACAGCATATGCTCTCAAACACTATCACACCGCTAAACAATCAACTGATACAGTTGTTAATAGATTTTATTCCACGCTGGGAATAGAGTATAATCGTGCATTGGGTCGAGTGCCAACACACCATATAACTCAAATAAAACGATTTTTTACTGACGTTGACTATTCAGCTAAATTATGGGAAGACAAAAAAATATCAGGCTACAATAGCAATATGTTTTATAACAATGTTATTGGGACTGACGAAGGCAAACGTTGGTACAAAAAATTTCTTGCGATTCAGGAAGTTATGCACAGTGACAAGTATAAAAATATCTGGAACACCGACCGTTACGGAAACCCTGTGACAGCCGCTGGCACAAAAGGATTAATGTCAAAGTTTTATTCATTAACAGACGGCAAGACATATTCGTCAGACCAGGTGGGATTCTGATGGAACATCTGCTGGCCATCCTGGCTGGATCATTGCTGGGTATGGCCATTGGAATTTTACCTGGCATGGGCATCTTGATAGCCATGATAATATCTGCTCCGTTTTTAATAACCTGGGCGCCTGTAGATATATTTTTGTTCTATGCTGCACTAACTCAAATTAGTCAATTCACCGGTAGTGTTACCACCATGTACACAGGGATTGCAGGAGAACCCAGTGGCATACCCACAGTAGCAGAGCTACCAAGACTGCCAGCATCGCAGTACGGAGACACAATTGCTGCTGCCGCGGTCGGTAGTTTTGTGGCAGCAATCTTATCTATAACAGCATGTTGGATTCTTGCAGCACACTTGTCAGCAATGAGTTACTTCTTGCGTACTGAACTGATATCAATGTTGTTTGTGTTTGCCTTGATAGGTGTAATAAAATATTCTAGTGACGATTTGAAAACCAGTATTGGGCTATGCCTGTCAGGAATCTTGTTGGGCCTGGTTGGGTATAACTCTAATCTAGAGACAGGTATTCTTACCTTTGGAAATAGCTCACTCACAGCAGGAGTTCCCTGGGACATTGTGCTGCTGTGTTTGTTTACATTTCCTCAGCTGTATCGACTGTCTAATTCTGCTGTGACGGTGAACCACATACCAACATCAGTCAAGTGGCCCAGATTGAATTATCTGCGCATCACGCAATACAGTGCCGTGGGTTTTGTGGGTGGACTCATGCCTGGCCTGGCAATGATTTTTAGTTCAATGCTGAGCTATAACATAACCTGTAGAACCACCACAGATCCTAGAGAAAGAATCATATCTGCAGAAACAGCAAACAATGCAGGAGCGGTGTCGCAGCTGATACCCTTGATAATATTTGGGCTACCTCTGGTGCCCAGCGAAGCCATAGCGTTGTCGCTGATGGAGTTGAAAGGATTCACAGCATCAATTGCATCAGCGTCGATAATTTTTGGCGCAACTGCACTGCTGCAGATGACTGTGGCAGCAATTGGTTTGATCATGGCCTGGCCCTTGGTCACACAGGTACTCACCATACTAAGAACCAATTTGAAACTGTTGCGTGCAGGCATTTTGGCCATCTTGGTTTTGGCAATATTGTATCAGGCCTGGCTTGACTACAACATGGTATTTGTGTTACAATGCATGGTGTGTCTGCTCATACTCGGATGGGCACTACGACTTAGAGACACAACTGGACTGATATTTGGATACTTTATCGGTGACAAGTTGTTGGATTATGGACTTAGACTCCATTCATTGTATTTTTAAAAGGACTGAAAAAAAATGAAGAAATTACTAGCGTTGGTTGCGTTTGCAACCATGACCTTGGCTGCTGCGGCACAGGACATCACCATTGTGAACACTGGCTCAAAAACAGGTGGGTTCTATCTGGAGACCAGTGCATTGACCCAGGATCTGCAGAACCAATTCAAAATTGACTACATCAACCCAGGATCTGGGTGCCTGGCAACGGCTGTTATTGACAAAATAGATAAAAATATGCCTGTGCTATTTCCCTGGGCAGGCGACATAGACGCCGGTATCCGCAAACAAGGCTCTTGCAATATAATGACATTTACCGAAAAAGAATTGATTCGTGTACACTATGACTCTTACTATATCTGTTCAGCCAAACCAGAAATGAATGCTGCCCGTATGGTCACAGCTGGATCATCGTACAGGATTGGACATGCCATTCCTGCTAGTGTGATGGTCAATAGCATCAACAACGGAATCAATGCGTCATTCAAGACCACTCACAAACCTGTGCATTTTGCTGCTGGCAGTCCAAGCACTATCACTGCTTTGCTAAACGGTGAAGTTGACTACGGTATCATTGAAAGCAAGCTGGCAAGAAAATTTGCACAGTCAGGCAACGGCACATGCATGTATCGTATGAGCCCATCGTCAGCTGATGCCTTGATTCCATTGGCTGCAAAAGATCTTGCCAACAAAAATCTCAAGGTCGGCTACTATGTGCTTTTTATCTTGAAGAACGCAACTGATGCACAACGCAACAAGATTCAGGCTGCTATGAAGGCTGTACATCAGAATCCCAATTCAAACACTGCTAAAATTTGGGAAGGTAGTGGAATGAAGTTTGAGTGGGATACAAAAATGTCAACATTCAATCAAGACTGGGAAGACTCAGTTAACTCATTAAAATAAATAACAGTTAAGACTGTATGAAGTAGACAGAAAAGGATTCTGGACGGGGGTGCGAATCCCCCCAGGTCCACCATAAAGAATATTGCACAGGTTTTTGCGGATGGCAACATCCAACACAATTCAGTAGTATTCTTTATAATGGGCCTGCATAGTTTCGACAGGGTTAAGAGTACAGAAATGGACAGTCCGGCAATGTAGAAGCCGTTAGGGTTGGGGAAGCTCGGCCGTAGACACAAAAAAGAGAAATGCAAATGACTCACAATATTTGGTAGCAGCTAACGCTTGACGCCAAACGAGGTAGTTATACCTTGTAATCAAAAATAGCAATCAGCCCACTTCGGTGGGCTTTTTCTTGACCTATTGATGTAATAGGAATTTACAATTGAAAAATATCATTTTATAGTTGACTCCTATAGTAAATAGTTGTACAATAGTATTTTAACAGAAAGGTATCTATGTCGATCACAATCAAAAACTTGGAGGCAGCATTTGCTGGTGAGTCACAGGCTCATGTCAAGTATCGCTACTTTGCCAAGATGGCCCGAGCACAAGGCCACGAAGATGTTGCACTGCACTTTGAACACACAGCAGATCAAGAACTGCTGCACGCCTGGGGTCATTTAGAATTGCTGGTTGGTAAACCAGATGTCAAGCAGTGTCTAGAAATGGCCATTGCAGGAGAGACTCATGAGTTCACCACAATGTACCCCACAATGCAAGCAGAAGCCATTGCAGAAGGCAACACCGCTGCTGCCACAGAAGCCGCAGATCAAACAGCAGAATCAAAACAACATGCTGAAGAATTTGCCGCAGTTCTAGCCCAGGCTCAACGGCGTTTCACTGCCCTGGCCAAAGTTGAACAGCGTCATGCGGCAGCATATACTCAAGTTCTGGAGACACTATAATGGATCATGTGTGCGTTATTTGCGGTCATGTGCATGATCAAGAACTTGAAGGAGTCTGGGATGATTTACCAGAGGATTTTCCCTGCCCTGAATGCGGTGGCTTCAAAGAAGATTATGTAGAAATGTAATTCAAATCAGCCCACTTCGGTGGGCTTTTTGTTGACTTTGTGACAGCAATCTGTTATACTGCTAGCACAACACGCAACAGTTGTTTAACTCAAACTCAAGGACTACAAAATGGCAAGAATTACAAGTGATGTGGCTGTGGCTGCAATTGGCAACAGATACGAAATGATCCTGGTAGCTGCACGGCGTGCTAGAGAACTCAGCCGCGGCGACATGCCCCGAGTTACCAAGGTAAGCAGTCATGTGGTCACTGCCCTGCGTGAAATTGAACAGGGTTTTGTGGATCGTAGCTGGCTGTACAAACCACAGGATATTGTGAGCAAAAGCCACCATCGCAAGTATTGATCTCTCTGTGTGTGCTGTCAAAAGAAGATAAATATCTTCATGAGCACACACAATTTTCGCAGATATCTTGACCTCCTGAACGAGGCAGATCCAGTGCCGCCCAACACCAATGTGGCCTTGCCCAGCCTGGGCACATTCACCAATGATCAGGCCATAGCAGCGGCTTCGGCTCAGGAAAATCGCTGTGTCAAATGCGGAACTCCTCGAGCCCAGCACACCGGCCTAAAGCATGCTTTTGCTGCTGAACCAGGTGGTAGCGGTGGTGGTATAGCCAGAATAAAACAACTACAGCAAGAGCTCAAGGCCGCTGGTGCACCTCTTGGTGCCACTGGTGCAGGTCGTGATGGTATCGACGGCGCTCTGGGACCACTTACTCGTGCTGCCGCTGCAAAAAATCCAATAATTGCAGCCAAATATTCGGATGTGCTGGGCACAGAGACATCTACTCCTGCTGGCCAGGCCACTATATCTCAATTGACCACAGCACTTGATACCATTGAACAAATTCTGACCAAGTACAAGGTCAAGATGTCTGAAAGTCGATCAGCTGCCATGCCCGATCAAATGGCAACCTGGCGCAACTTGATGGAAGCTGTTCCAACCGCTCAACAACGTCGATCGTATCAGGATGCTATCCAACGCACAATACCTGCGGATCCTACAACATCTGCTGCGACTCCGGGCTTTGCACAATCAAAAATACAAAAAGGCGGTTATGTACCTCCTGCACCTTCGGCACCGGCCAATCCTTATGTGTCTAGACCGGGTGGCAGCAGAGAAGCTCAGGCATATCAGGCGCAAAGGGCAGCACAAACAGCCAGCACTGCTGCGACTGCTCCGGCTCAGGCAATGCCAAATACGCAGGCAGCAGGAAAGATTGCTGGCAAAGGTCTACTCAAAGGCGCAGTAGGTCGGGCACTGCCTGGTGTTGGTGCTGTGCTAAGTGCGCAAGATGCATATGACCGCTACCAGAAAGGTGACTATGCTGGAGCCGGTATTGCTGGTGCAGCAGGACTGGCGAGTCTTATACCTGGTTGGGGATGGGCCGCAAGTCTGGGAATAAATGCAGTGAACCTGGCCAAAGATGCTGTCAACGATCCAAAAATAAATATCTCTCCCGAAGATGCTGCTGTGCTGGATCAAAATCTCAAGGCTATTCAAGACCTGAGCAAGGATCCTGCTGTTGCTGCGGCCATAACTCCTGAGATCCGAACTAGACTAGAACGTGTGATCAAAGCAGCGGCCACAGTGATTGTGGCTGATACTCCTGCTGATGGTGGGCAATCTGCAACACCAGTGGCAGCACCAGATGACCTGGTCAAGAGTGTGGATGGCATTGAAAAAATTCTGACCAAATATAAATTTGAAGACGTTGAGTTGGCCAACAATGTTGACGTCATGACAGAACATGAACTGCGCAGTTATGTATTCAAAAACATGTACCTGCTGTCCGAGTCAGAACAAATGGCTGTGCGCCGTGACATGATCAATGAGATTCTTGGTACTGCTGCGGCGGCAGCACTAGCCTACAAATATGGAAAGTCTATAGCAGCCAAAGCAGCACCTGCTATGGCAAAGGCAGGAACAGCCGCTGCAACCACCGCTGCAACCACTGCTGGCACGTTTGGCAAAAAAGCCTGGACCGCAGCAAAATTAGGACTGGGTGGTACAGCACTCTACGGTACATATCAATTGTACGACATGACAACAGAGTTGATCAGCACTATGACTCAGTTGGCACGTAATGCAAATTCTCTTGGCCAATTTGGCCAAATTGGTCCAGCAGCAACCAACGATGCCGGCAACTATCTGACAGACCAGGAAAAAGCAGAACTAGGACAACATGCTGCGGTACTTGAAAAATATCTCAAGACTCCTGAAGATGCAGCCAAGCTGCCGCCAGAAATGCAGCAAAGACTTGCGGCCATAAACACCAGAATAAAAAAGTTAGCTGCTGCCGGCTTAGATCGTTGATTGCCACATGCCATTGACTTGTATTCCTTCTAGTGTTATAATCAATACTTAACACCAGGAGCACGAAATGGCAGGCAAAGCAAAATCGGTTTACTTAACAATAAACCCAAAAGGTACTCTTAAAACAGCATTCCACAAAGTGTTCTTTGATGCCAAGTCCTACAACGACTATGTCAAAACAGATGAATTCAAAGCACTATGGCCCACTGAAGAATTCACTCTAGTAAAAGAAATCTACTAACATGAATCTAGATCAAGCCGCATTCTTTTTCACAGGCAGCATTTTGATAATGCTGGGGTTTGTGGTTATCACCGCAGGTGTTGTGGTGATCAACTATCTCTTGCACACCTACTGGAAACCAGTGAGATTTTTCAAGTTCCTGGATCATCCGTACCCACCGCGCTTCATGACCCCCGAAGAAGAAGCCACTGCCAAAAAGAAATAAAACGGTTGACCATTATTACTCGAAATGCTATAATACACACATAGCAACAAGGAGTAGTAGATGACAGCAGCACCAGAAATCCGCGCCGCAGTTGGCAAAAATATCAAACTTGAACGTGAACGTGCCATGTACGGTTGCACCGAAGCTGAACTTCGAGAAAGTGTAGAGTCCAGCATCACATTCCGGTTCACTGGCCCTGCAATGGTTGTGGCCAGCATGTTGAGCGATTGCCAAGAGATGATGGCACATGGTCCTTATGACTCAGACACCTTGGCCAATCTTCAGGAAGATCAGCGCCAACTGCTGAATCGTGCCAAGTGGATCCTGTTTGAATATCTTTCACCCAAAGACTAATTGGTTGACTAATATTCACCGAAATGCTATAATACACACATACAGCAACAAACCGGAGTCAAAAATGGGTACACGAAGCAGAATTGGCGTCATGCATGGCAACAAAGTCAAAAGCGTTTATTGCCACTGGAATGGCAGCGTGGAACACACGGGTGCTGTCTTGCAAGCACATTATGACAGTGCCAAGGCCAACTATTTGGTAGCACTGGGCGATATGAGTGTGTTGTGCAAGAATATTGAAATTCCACCAGATGTTGAACATTCGTTTGACGCTCCTGCTGGAGACATCACTGTATTTTACGGACGCGATCGCGGTGAAAAGAACACAGAGTTCCGAGTAGCATTGACCTTTGAACAGTTCCTGGAACAGTGCGATGACTGTGCTGCTGAGTATTACTACATCATGCGGGACGGTATGTGGTACTGTGGCACCACATACGAAAACACACACCCGCTGAGCCGGACATTGACAGCATTGACAGAAGCATTGACAACTCAAAAGGAAGTAGCATAATGGGACAATTTAAAGAACTTGATATTGAGATCCAGGATTTACTGGCACAAGATGAGACTCCGGCCTCAATCAGTGCCTTGCTAGATGTTCCTGTCAACTTGGTCTACGACAGCATTCACATGCATGAACTTCGTGAACTGCTTGAGCCGGCCACAGTTGACCTTTAATCGTGTTAGTGTTATAATATAAACTTAGTAACTAGAAGGACCCACTCCATGTCAGATTCACGCACAGTCACAGCCATCCAGGCTCGTAAAAGCCTGCTCAAGGCATTTGAAGTCAAACGTCCCTTATTCTTGTGGGGTCCTCCGGGCATTGGCAAAAGTGAGCTGGTAGAAGGCATCACAAGTGATCTCGGCGGACTCATGATTGACCTGCGCCTGGGACAGATGGAACCCACCGACATTCGTGGTATTCCTTTCTACAACAAGGACATTGGCAAGATGGACTGGGCACCTCCTATTGAATTGCCCGATGAAGAAATGTCAGCAGCATACCCTATTGTGGTGCTGTTTTTAGATGAGTTGAACTCGGCTGCTCCGTCCGTGCAGAGTGCAGCATATCAGTTGATTCTGAATCGACGCATTGGCAAGTATCGTTTGCCGGACAATGTTGTGATGGTGGCCGCAGGCAATCGTGAAAGCGACAAAGGCGTCACATATCGCATGCCCACACCGCTGGCAAACCGCTTTATTCATCAGGAGATGAAGGTGGACTTTGCTAGTTGGCAGACCTGGGCTGTGGAGAACAAGATCCATCCCGAAGTGGTTGGTTACTTGAGCTTTGCCAAGCAGGACCTGTATGACTTTGATGCCAAGTCCAGTTCACGTGCGTTTGCTACTCCACGTTCATGGAGCTTTGTGAGCCAGTTACTGGACCAAGGTGCCACAGACGATGACACACTTACCAACCTGATTGCAGGTACTGTGGGTGAAGGACTTGCTGTGAAGTTCATGGCACACCGCAAGGTATCTGGACGCATGCCCAACCCTGCAGACATCTTGAGTGGCAAGGTCACAGACTTGAACGTGAAAGAAGTCAGTGCCATGTACAGTTTAGTAATCTCCATGTGCTATGAGCTCAAGGCCCATGTTGAGCTCAAGCCAGCAGACGCACAGTTCCACAGCATGGCAGACAACTTTCTGGGCTATATGATGAAGAACTTTGAGACTGAGTTGACTGTGATGGGTGCTCGTATTGCGTTGACCACATACGACTTGCCGTTCCTGCCTACCAAGCTCAAGAACTTTGACGCCTTCCACGCCAAGTACGGCAAATACATTTTGCAGGCAAGTGCCTAAATTAGAAAGGGCTGTTTAATCGCAGCCCTTTTTTTATAACTATGAAATATCTAGTAACCCGATTAGATCGTCGATACAGTCATTCTGGTGTCTTTGACTACATGTTGGAGTTTAGCAAGAATACACGGGGCAATGGCACCGGCGTGCTGGACTTTGATCGTGCTAGACGTTGGATGAATCGCACCTACGGCTGGAGCCAGGACGTGGAAATTCAGTCCGCGATCAAGTGGTTGGGATCTGTTCGCCCAGACGTTACAGTTCAAGTAGAAGACATGAACCAGTACTGGGCATATTCAGTTGCATACAAAGACTATCGTATCTATCTTGCCAGCGAAAAAGAACTGACATTTTTTCAACTGGCACATTCAGGAACTGAGTAGTGGGTCGGGTAACTGTAAAAAAGAATCTTGTGGTATTCCATGATCCTGCGGACTGGATGGAGATTCTAGATCTGTTGACTCAGACCTATGGCAACACAATTCGCATGCGGCACATAATGCGGCGCGAGCTGGGCTTTAGTTCTCGAGACCATCAGGGACTGGAACCTTATGTGCAGACTGTTCTGGTCAACGGCAACGTCAACGAAGAAACGCGGCATCACTATAGTCCGCAGGTGCACCTGGATTTTTTTACAGAAGCAGCGCACTCTTGGTTCCAGCTCAAGTATCTAAACCGCAAAGGTCAGGATCCCGGGCTGTTTTAACCGATTTGACCATTATTCGTTCTTGTGCTATAATACACACATACACAGCAACAAGGAGCCCGGAAATGACTTACACTGTTCAAGAACTTGCACTGCAATACGCCGAGAAACTGGTTGCATATCACCAAGCAAACCAAAGCAATGTTTACAACCAGTTTGCAAGTGATTTAGACAACCACCCAGACAATCCTAAGAATTGGGGCGGCGACCATAATGACCACGCAGCATGGAATGAGATGTGCGATGCACAGACTGAGTTGAACCATGCCTGCGAACGTGCCGCTGAACTGCGGGCTTGACTATTAATCACTCTTGTGTTATAATTACACATAAGCAGCAAAGGACACACATGACATCTACCACAGCCACTAAAGAAGACAAGAAAAAGTTCGCTAATTTGATTGGGCCTACTGAGCCCAGGGTGGACCGAGAAGTACGTGAACTCTTGATCACAGCCCGTGTGGGCTTGTTGCTCAAGGCTTCATTCTTTGGTAACTTGGCCACTAGATTGAAGTTAGTCAATGCTGATGAATGGTGCCCAACTGCTGCCACAGACGGACGTCACTTTTATTACAATAGCCGCTTCATCAAGATGTTGCGTCCTAGAGAAATTGAATTCTTGTTTGGACATGAGGTCCTGCATTGTGTGTATGATCACTTTGGACGGCGTGGTGACAGAGATCCACAGTTGTGGAACATTGCCAATGACTATTGTGTAAACGCAGACTTGATCAAGCACAAGGTAGGTGAAAAGATCACGTCAGTGCCTTGTTTGCATGATCCCAAGTATGATGGCTTGAGCTCAGAAGAAGTCTACGACAAACTGTACGAAAAAGCAGACAAGATTGATATTGGCAAATTGCTGGATCAAATGATTGACGAGCACCTGGATGGTGAAGGCGACAGTGAGGGTGATGGGGACGGTGATGACGAAGGCAAAGGCAAGGGTCGTCCCAAACTCACTGCTGAAGAACGTCAGGCCATCAAGGACGAGATCAAGGAAGCCATGCTGGCGGCGGCTGCCACAGTGGATGGAGCAGGCAACTTGCCCGCAGGCGTCAAGCGACTGATCCAGGATCTCACAGAGCCCAAGATGGACTGGCGTGAACTGTTGCGTATGCAGTTGGAGAGCACTATCAAGAGTGACTTTACCTGGATGCGAGCCAGCCGCAAAGGTTGGCACATGGATGCAGTCATGCCCGGCATGAAACTGGATCCCATGATTGATATTGCTGTGGCTCTGGACGCTTCAGGCAGTATCAGCGAAAAGATGCTGAAGGACTTTCTAAGTGAGATTCAAGGCATCATGGAATCGTTCCCGGCATACCGTATTCATGTGGTGACTTTTGATACTGAGGCCTACAATCCTGTGCAGTATGACAGTGACAACCTGGATGACATCTGCGACTACGAGGTCAAGGGTGGTGGCGGCACAGACTTTGATTGTGTGTACAACTACCTGAAGGAACATGAGATTGAGCCCAAGCGGCTGGTCATGTTCACAGACGGCTATCCGTTTGGTTCATGGGGTGATGAAAACTACACCGATACAGTGTTTATCCTGCATGGTACCACAACAATTGTGCCACCCTGGGGACAATTTGCCTACTACGACGAAAAATAAACTGAAATCAGTTTTACCGAAATCCCCAGATAAATTTATGTCTGGGGATTTTCTATTGTAAATATCTACATGGATGACACTACACTTCAACTCACAATCAACGATATTGCGGCATGCCGTAATGTGATCGATGCTGCATTCAAACGCGGTGCCTTTGGTGCCAGCGAAGCCCGAGAAATTGGAATCTTGTATGAAAAGCTAGATCAATTTGTCACCACCGCTATTGCCCAGGCTCAAGAAGCACAGGCACCAGTTGAAACACAACCCCAAGGAGAATAACATGGCAAGATTTTTAAAACACATTGGTAAACACAGCGATCGCAAGATTGCAGTAGTCTTTAGACAGATCCCCGGCGACGAGCACATGTGCTTGGTTATCTATCCTGACCTCCTGCCCATGCACATTCATGATCCCCTGATGAAGGTACTGGAAAGTCCTGTCGGACAAGCAGCCGAAGAATTGGCAGATGCACTGAATCGCAATCTGTTCCCGGATGGTCGCAACATGCTACAGGCTCTGCATGCTGAAAGATTGATGAAGCGTGTGAATACTGAACATGTTTTGGTAACACCCAGTCCCAATGCAAATGTTCGACTGAGCGAACTCAACAAGATCCTGAACGAAATGAAACTGGGATCTGATGCAATCAAGAAGATGGCTGACCTGGACAACAATGCAGGATTGGTAGATCCCAAAGTCAAGCGTCAAGCAGAAGCTGCCTACAAGGCACAACAAAATAAACCAACCACTGGTTATTCTGCTGCCCCAGTCGACGGTGCGTTAGATGATAAATCCATTGCTGCTGACATGCTTACCCAGGCGGTGCGCATGCACAACGAAGCAACTGGCATGATCAACGAAGCAGCCAGAATGAAGAAGGAAGCAGAAAAAATGTTTCCTGGTGTACGAATGATGGACTTGCCCAAGATGGCACCCATGCCAGTGATGGAAGCTGAGAAGCCAGCAGTGAAAAAGGGCCGACCTGCCAAAGCCAAAGTCGCTGCCCATGCCGCTGAGTGAAGAATTCCTGTCCAAGTGGGATCATATAATTTCAGAAGTAGAAAAGACCGAAGTTCCGTTAGAATGCATCAATAAAATGATCGTTCGCATAGATGGCAATCGTCAGAAGACCATCAATCTAGCTAGACTAAGACGGGACGGGCTTGACAACGATGAAATTGAAGAACTGCTTAACCGCAATCTCAACTCGCTTGGCGACACTGTGCGTACCATTGACTTTGTGGTTGATGTAAATGCTGTTGCCAATATTGTTCAACCAGCCACGGATAAATTATTAAAAAGTCTATGAATGTTCGACTACTCAGCTACAGTCAGCCCACGAAGGAGTTTGCAGAGTCAGGAATCGACAATGCACAAGAACTCATTGCGTATTGCGCCCGTGTGTCCAATCCTGCCAATCAGCTCAACACTGACACATCAGAAAAACTCATCCGATACCTGGTTAAGCATGCTCACTGGAGTCCACTTGAAATGGTTTCAGCTTGCGTGGAAATTACAACAACAAGAGATATTGCAAGGCAAATCCTTAGACACCGTAGCTTTGCGTTCCAGGAGTTCAGCCAACGCTACGCTGACCCAACAAAGGATCTTGACTTTGTACTTAGAGAAGCCCGACTCCAGGACACCAAGAATAGACAAAACAGTATAGAAACTGACAACGCTGATCTTGCACTATGGTGGGACAGCGCACAGCAAGAAGTTATTGATCTGGTTCGCAAGCATTATGCTCGAGCTATTGAACTTGGTATTGCCAAGGAACAGGCCCGAGCCATCTTGCCTGAAGGCAACACTGTGAGTAGACTGTACATGAATGGTACCTTGCGATCCTGGATTCATTTTATTGAACTCAGGAGTGCCAATGGTACCCAGAAAGAGCATCAAATTGTTGCGTTAGCCTGTGCTCAAGCCATTGCAGCAATCTTTCCAATGGCTGCCGATCTAGTTGCAAAGTGACCAATCATGTGTTACACTAACACATGGCCATAACTGCTGCACCAACTGACCGATCACACTGGAAGCCTCGAGAGTTTAGACTTATCAATGATCAATCTGTGGCGTTTTCGGACCTGGTTGTGCATTCTTTTTGTGTGTCTGAAATTGAAGATCCTGCGATACACGCAGCTGGTCCTTTGACAGACTGGGAACACAGCGAAGCAGGTGCCTGGGTAATAGCTCATGCTGTAGAAACTCCTTGGTGGACTCAACACTTGGATATCAGCAACTATTCATATCGATTCAGTATCATAGCCAGACTCAGCGAGCCCGATCAAACGTTTTTCAAACTCAAGTACACATGAACAGTGAATACATCGAATATCTAGATGTTGTGGCCACATCTCGTCCACCTGTTCGAAAGCAGATGTGGGATGGCACTAAATTTGTACCAATAATGGTGTATCGAACTTTTGAAAAACTCTCTCGAGATCAAGAGAGTTGGTTACAAAAAACATATGGAGCACCGGGTATAGTACAACCTGGTCGATATTGGGATTATGCCAGCAGTATGCATGGGTTGATGGACGAAAAAGTTTACATGATGTTTCAATTGAAATGGACAGGAAAATGAATATACTAGTAACAGGCGGACTTGGTCTTATTGGGCACAATGTGGTTCAACGACTGCAAGATCAAGGGCATGTGGTGTCTATCATGGACACACAAACCAACTACGGAATTATTCCTCAGCCTGAAATAGATTATCTGGTTGAAGAACGTATCAAGAAAATCAACTTGAGTAGATACTACAAGTATGACATTTGTGACAGCTATGCTGTGAACAAGGTGTTCAAGATTGAACAGCCGGAGATTGTGATTCACATGGCCAGCTTTCCGCGACAGAAAGTGGTCAATGCCAACCCTGCAAAGGGCAGTCGTGTGATGAGCGAAGGCTTGCTAAACTTGTTGGAAGCCAGCCGGAACTACGATACACGCAAATTTGTGTATATCAGCAGTTCCATGGTGTACGGAGACTTTGTGGATGATGTAACAGAAGATGCAGTATGTGCTCCGCAAGGGCAGTATGGCATTATGAAACTGGCAGGTGAATGGCTGGTACGAGACTACACACGCAGAGACAATATTGCACACACTATCATTCGTCCCAGTGCTGTGTACGGGCCCTTGGATGTGGAAGATAGAGTCATTGCAAAATTCATGCTGGCTGCCATGCGCGGCGGTGTATTGAATGTGAATGGCAAAAACGAAACCCTGGACTTTACCTATGTGGAAGATGCTGCTGATGGTATTGTGGCTGCTGCATTGAGCCACAACACTGATAACAAAACCTATAACATCACCAAGAGTCACAGTAGAACATTATGGGACGCTGCTAACTTGGCAGTCAAACTTGCAGGCTCGGGCTCTATTGTGGTCCGAGACAAGGACACAGACTTTCCCAGTCGCGGTGCGCTGAACATTGATGCTGCACGTAGAGACTTTGGATTTGATCCCCAAGTAGATGTAGAAGAGGGCTTTGAAAAGTATTATGAATGGCTTAAAAATTCCGTTTACTGGAATACCAAAACAGTATAACAATCTACGCACAGAAATTCTGGATGCAACAGACACTGTGTTGCGTTCAGGATCTCTCATGAGCGGTGAATATACCGAACAATTTGAATCCTGGCTGGCCAAAAAGAATCACAGCCTGTATGCAATCACATGTCATTCAGGCACACAGGCCCTGGAAATCATTGCTAGTTATCTCCATGATCTAGATGATGCGATAGTATCAGTTCCTGCAATGACCTATGTGGCCACTGCCAATGCGTGGCGACGAGCAGGTTGGACTGTGACCGTGGCAGATACCAATGCATATGGACTAATGGATTTGGCAACTGTTCACAAAGACGCCACTGTGATTTGCCCTGTTGGCTTGTATGGCCACGCCCTGGATTCCAGTTATGCGTCTGAAGGATACTCTAGAACCTGGGTTGAAGATGCTGCACAACATTGGTTGAGTCGCAACTGTGAACGCAGGGGGTTTGCGGCTGCTATCAGTTTTGATCCTACCAAGAACTTCAACAACTACGGCAACGGCGGAGCAGTAATTACTGATAGCATCCTGTTGGATCTCTTTGCTAGAAACTGGATTAGAAATCGATCATATCGCATTAGTGGCAGTGCGCAGACTGGCACAAACTCGCGAATGAGTGAAGTTGACTGTGCGCAGATGATGGTCAAGACTCGTTACATAGATGCATGGCAAACCCGCAGGGGAGAGATTGCGCGACACTGGATGGAGCAACTGAGTCAAGCCGGAATTCGTTCACTGATTGACGCCACAAACTATCGAGAGCATTGCTATCACAAATTTGTAATTGATGTTGATCATAGAGATCAGCTACATCAGGCGCTAACTGATCTTGGCATTGAAACCAAAGTACATTATCTAGATCCTATCCAGGCCTTGAATCCATATCAAGATTGTGCTGCTCCTGATATATTGGGTGCCTGCTATTCTCTAAGCCGACGCTGTTTGAGTCTGCCAATCTATCCTGAGCTCACTGACTCAGAAGCAGAATACATCATTGACTCGGTAATAGGCTGCGTTTGACAAACGCATAACTTGCAAGCCACTCCCACTCGTAGCTTTTCTTAAGAGCTGCAAAGTCACCGTTGACTTGATTGTAATATTCTACAGCATCTTCTGCACCAAGTCGGCTCCACTGCGGATCTGTTTCGTCACTGTTGATATCAAGCCATTTGTTTAGACGGTATTCATTTTCCACATCTGGCAAGCTGGCTTGAAGTTTTAGAACTTCTCTGAATGCTGTGCGCCATGTACTCCAGGCACTAGTATCGTAGTATGCCACTCCACTCAAGATGGGCACTACTTCATGTGGTGAGTCCAGCGTGAAGTCTAGTCCCACTCCTGGATTGTCTAGTACCAATTGTTTGTTGTATGCGATCATGGCCTGATGTCCGTATATTAGGCCATTGACCGGATTCCGAGCATGAAAGATATAGTGTTTGGCTTGTTGCATGCGATCAGGTTGCCATGCCCAGTCAAAGTCAAGATCAATTGCTAACTTACCAAACACAGCAAAGAACCACGGCGTAGTACTGGCCTGGGCTGCTGCATGATATGCTGCTGCACGACCATTCACACGATCGACTCTGTGTAGTTTATTTGTCTCTAGTCCTATGATTCTGCTTTCTAGAATTGTCCAATTATCTTCAGCGTTGGTTTCACCGTTGGAGATGAACACAATGTCCTGGCGCGGATCCAGTAGCACACGATGCGTCTTGTCCACATAAGGGTAATCGTATAGCTGTGTCTTGATATAAGGCACGGCTGTTCGAGGCACAATCACACTAGATGCACCGGGATTCAACGGAACTATAGTCTTGGTTTGTTCTCTCCACAATGACACAGTGACCAAGTTTGCGCTCATGTAGGCAGACTGTGTGAATACTGCTAGTGGACCGGCAAAGTTTCGAGTCCGAATCACATCTGCATGACTGTCTTGATCGTGCTGTACTATGGGCATGGGTCTACGTGGAACGCCAGTACTAACAAAGTTTAGATCATACCAATCAAGCAATGCAAATTGATCTATACGCTTTTGGAAGCTGGGCACATGCATATAGAATGTGTCGCCAAACTTTTGCTCGTCGCTAGCAAACACATGCAGCATGGTGTTTTGCCATAGCTCAGGATGCCAGGAGAAGTCAAAATTACTGTAGTCGCAGATACTACTGACAATCCACACATACTCGTGTTCACAAGTGTTGGCAATTCTAGCAAGTGTATCTTTGTAGTTGTCAAAGTAACGAACAGTGGATACAACTCCTGGAACTTGTCCAGCATTGCCGTCCAGGTGATTTATTTCAATTATGGGTGTTGTGCCAGACTTGACACTTCCTCTGACTTGATCGCAAAACTTCAGATCTATGGCACCTGCCACACAATATTTTGGACCGCCTGTGCGTTGATGCTGTGTGCCAAATTGATATACATAATCAGGTTCTGTTGTGTCAGGATGCCAGGAGAAGTCAAAACTATCTGCATCAAAATTGTCAGGAATGACCCAGTTGCTCCGGTCCTGTAACCGCGTCAGCACTTGGTCTTTTCTGTAGTTGATTTCAAAATAGCCTGACTTGGGCGCTAGATATGTACCTGAATCTTTTTGCCATTGGCTGGGCCAAGCATGACACTGATGACCTTGCCAAGGTGCTGGTTTCCAAAGGAAATTGAACCCTGTGTAATCCACTAAGTATGATACCATCCAGAAATATCCAGTGCGACTCTGTTGCTGTGCTTGTTCAATTGATTCAACCTCACACTCATGCACAAACAGGTTGGGTTTATTTCCAATATAAAATACGTCGAACATTAATGATCAGAATAGATGAAATTTACAACAACACTTTTTGGCCTTGGTTTCAACGGAATCGTCCAGGTTACAGAGTGTTTCATTGCGATCCGTTTGGGCGCAGTGATCCAGACAGTGTAGTTAGTTACGGTAGTGATACTGCTCACGAACACAATTATATATTCATTTATGACCAAGAGCCTATTCATTTGAGCATACACATGGAGACTTTTGAGAAAGTTATAACTCTCAATGCAGATATACACTCCAACATATATCTTAATAGAGTCACTGGCGCCTGGAGCAAGATACCACGTGCAAATGGTGAAATTCCTGGATACCTGTTGACCAGTGAACATGATAGCGAAAATGTTGAATATGTGTGTGCTCATTTCAAGTGGAAACCTGCTTACTATTTCTTTCATGGCTGGGCAGCACTGGACTGGTATCGCGGATATGACAAGACCTTTTTGATACAGCCAATACAAGAACGCACTATAACCCGAACATTTATTGCCCCTAATCGTATTGTGGCTGGCGAACGGCAACATAGATTAGAAATACTGTATCACATATTCAAGCATGATATGACGCACAATCATATCAGTTGTCCCGACACATGCCCTGCAGAAAACATCAGCATACACCATGCCATCAAGCCCTTGGCAGCAAAATATCCTGACATTGAATCTGTATTTGCGGCACAGACCTTGCCCATCAACTTTGTGAATGAAACCGACCATCCCATGCATAGCTGTTGGCTCAGCTTGTTTGATGAGGCAGCCGAAAGCCTACTATATCTTGTGACTGAAACTGTGGCTACAGGACGTAGACATCATTTGACTGAAAAGACATTCAAGCCCATTGCTCTAGGTATGCCATTTGTTGTTGTGGGCACACGTGGTAGTCTCGAATACCTGCGCAGTTACGGTTTCCGAACCTTTGGCAACATCTGGGACGAGAGTTATGATTTGGCCGAGGACGATTTGCGTATTACTCGCATTGCTGAACTGCTAAAGAGTCTAGACGTGCTGTCTACCAAAGCCAAGCAACAGTTGTTTGATGCAGCTCAAGAAGTAATAGAACACAACTGGAATCATTTCTACAAGGGTGGTTTTGAAGCAGTATTGTGGACTGAACTAAACAACATGCTGGCACAGATAGATACATGATAAATTTTTGCTACGACACCATGAGTGATCCTGAATTAGGATATCCTAATCTTGCTGATCTAGGTCTAGGGCCAGACGACTTTGACAACACCTGGCCCAGAACAATTGCATTCAGACTGCTAGTATATCTCAAACATGCAGGGGCCGTTTGGACCAGCAGCACAGTGGATCAAGCACCCGCAGGTAGTTGGTATCCGGTTGCGCTGGGCTGGCACGATTTTGATTGTGATTATTTTGGACTAATGAAACTCAACACTATTGCTAAATTGCAGCTGAAAGAAATAAAAGTATTGTTCTACTATCACGAAGGGGACAATCCTGATCGCATACGAGAACGTCTGGATAGTTTGTGTGTGCAACATCAGCTGCCTGTGGATTGTTATTTGTTTGTGAGTGCCAATACTGTGGCCAATTCTGTGGCTAGATGCCATTACTTTCCAGATCACGAATACTTTTTGAGTTATGTTAATCGTCGTCAAGGTTACACTCCTGTAACTGATCTTCCTAGACAGTATGACTTTACTGCACTGAATCGCATACACAAATGGTGGCGCGGCAGCATCATGAGTGATCTGCATGCCGATGGTATTCTAAACAACAGCCTGTGGAGTTACAATACTGATTGCACTATAGATGATCTGGAGGACAACAACCCTATTAGCATAAAGTCTGACTCGGACTGGGTCAAAAAACTACAGTTGTTCCTGGCAAATGGTCCATACTACTGTGACGGTCCTGATTCAGATGCACACAACGATCACAGAATGATCAATACTGATCTTTATCTTAACAGCTATTGCCACATCTCAATCGAAACCTTGTTTGATGTGGATCAAAGCGGTGGTGCTTTTATCACTGAAAAAACCTACAAGTGCATGAAGTTTGGACAACCATTTGTGATAGCAGGACCCGTGGGCAGTTTGGCGGCCTTGCGTTCTGCAGGATATCGTACATTTGATTCAGTGATTGACAACAGTTACGATAGCATAGTAGATAATACTCAACGTTGGTTTGCTGTAAAACAAACTTTGCAGCAGATCAAACAGCAGGACCTGCATCAATGGTATTTGAAATGCATGCCCGATTTGATACACAACCAACAATTGTTTATACAGCGTTCCAGGCCCAGTCTAGCTCGCTTGATTGACCGTCTTAGCTACACACAGTAACACCGTACAAGGCTTCGAATCGATCTGCGTCCGCGCGATCGTTGACCATGGGTTCACCGCGTATGTTCAGGCTGGTGTTCAGCAGCATGGGACAGCCGGTCATGACATACCATTTTTCCAAGAGTTCTCTAATGCCCGATGGCGAATCTTTTGATACAGTTTGTACTCTGCTGGTGCCATCATGATGCACAATAGCAGGATACAGTTCAGGACTGCGACAATGACTCACTGACTGCATGTAAGGACTGTGTTCCCAACCACGAGGCATGATAAAGTACTGATCAGCCAGTTCTTCCAGTATCACAGGAGCAAATGGTCGGAACTGTTGACGTCGTTTGATTTCATTCACACGATCTTTTATGTCTGGTCCTCTGGGGTCTGCAAGCAGGCTTCTATGTCCAAGGGCTCTAGGTCCAAACTCTGCACGACCTGAGGCCACGCCAACAATGCCAGTGGTAACAAGATTATCAAGTAGAAGATTAACAGGATAAGCACCGGGGATATCATGGCCAAGAAAAGCACTAGTCCAATTAACCCGCTGACCATAAGCCAACGCAGCGGCTCCCAGGCTAGAGCCAGCATCACCAGGGCAAGGCATAATCCAAATGTTTTCAAAATAATTTCCTATTCGTCTGTTGGCACTGCAATTGAGTGCAACCCCGCCTTGATAAACTAGATTGCTGCTGAACTTGAAGTTTCGAGCTCGCATCATGACGTTTAGAATCAAGTCTTCCGCTAGATCCTGTGCCCCTGCTGCCAGATCTGCGTCACTAAAATGTTCCAGATACTTGGGATCTAGTCCTGTGTGTAGATTTTCTTTGAATCTAATTTCCCATTCATCCTGCACCAGATTCATTCTCATGAGTTCGCTGATGCCCGGATTGCCATAAGCAGCCATGCCCATTAGTATGTATTCTTCGTCTAGTGGGTGTAGGCCAACGCGGCCAGTGACTGCACTATAAAAGAGTCCGATGGAATGTGGGTAATTTTGTTGCCACAGTTTTTTATAAATTGCACGACCCGTTGAATCATATTCTGCGCCCCATATAGTAACTGTTTCCCATTCGCCCACTGCATCTATTACCACGACTGTGGCACGATCAAACGGGCTGGTTTGAAATCCTGAAGCCGCATGGCTCAGGTGATGACTGTGACTAGATACTCGCTCTGGTTCAATACTGTCGCCCAGCTGAGACTTGAGTATTTGCCCTACTGTGAGTTTGTTCCAGTCAATGCCTTGTCCAGCATAAAGTTGACGCAGTTGCTTGGCCCAGGGACGTTCATAATAGGCCACATGCGCAGGTGCATACGGCAAGATATCATCCAAGAGCCCTGGACAGAAGTCGGCATCATTCTTGCGTTTGCTGTAGCGTTCGCTGTGTCCAGCAAACAACACGTCACCTTGTGAACTCAGCACTGTGGCAGCAGCGTCATGAAACCCTGCCGAGACTCCTAGTATATTCATTTATAGATAAAAGGATCACGCTTTCTCAATTCTTTTAATTTCTTTCGGTAACGATATTCCAGGGTAATTCTTGCCCATAAGTTCTTTAGCCAGGTCATTTCAATTTCCTTATTTGTTGTAGATCATAGTCTGGATCATTCCAGTGATATTCGTATGTTGCAGTAGCGGTGCTAGTACTTATTCTATGCACATCCTGGTGCTTGTATAACTGCGACCATATTTTTTCATAATCTGTTGTGCCAAAGCTGCGCACAAGATCCACTTGTGCTACCTTAGGATGGCCAATTGTCAAACTTTTATCTTCAGGATCAAAGCCGTTGGCCACTAACCATTCGCGAAATTCTTTGAGTGCCAAAATCTGCCACGGAAATGCACCCGGATCATTGGCCCATTCTATATCAAAATCGCCGGCTGCTTGAGTTTGTGATCTAAGTGTACTGGTTACCAGTTCATTCACACGACTGTCTCGGCCTTCGTCTGTGAACACTTCCCAATGATGTTTACCCACAGCTTTGTTTACTCCCGCATACACACCGCCCAAAGATCGATTTATTGTTTCTATTCCGAACAATTCATAATCTTCAGCATCTAATTCAAAACGTGGTGCTTGCAGCCAACACATCAGTTGCGATGGTCGCTGCCATACAGGAGCAGTTTTTAACTTGCGAATGCTTAATACCAGACTTTCTAGTTCATGACACAGCAAATTCAACTGACGTATGTGCCAACGAGTTGTATCATCTGCGGCTGTGTAATACGGACTCATTGCGCCCGATACCCCTTGAAGGTCTTCAAAATATCTGTGTAATTGATTCATGTGGGCATGATTAATACCAAGATTGATATCAATTGTGTTGGCAGGAGTGAAAAAGTCTTTTATAACATATCCTAGACCTGCTGAATTAACAGCATGTATGCTGCGATTAATTTGTGTACAGATGTATTCTGGATCACGTTTGCTGTTTGCCCATCCTATCCAACAGTAATTCTTTTCTAGATGATTCTGATTCTGAATCAACTGATTCAATGCTGCCAACCATTTGCGTGAGAGACTGTTATCCTCTACATCAATGTACACTGACATCACTTGATCGTCAGTGCTTCTCAGGTCCATCCGTATAGTATCAAGCATGTTGGTTCCACCATTCTAGCACCGCAGGTCTTGCTGACAGGATATCAGCCATCGAAGTTGATGATTTGCGTATGCTTTCTAATTGTAACATATATGCCCGGCCTTTTGCAAGACCCGAAGCATAGGTGTCTGGCCATTGTTCGTCAAATGTGGGACGTGATTTCAACTGCACCAGCACGTCACGCATGGCACCTGAAGTAACATCAATCAGCTCGTCCAGCCAAGGATGCAGTATTTCTCTTGGTAATGCCAGTGGGCTCATTATGATATCTGGACTGAAACTAAACACCACTTTGGCCAGCAGTTGCACACCCAATTCTTGGGCTAGTTGCTGTACCGCTAGGACCTGTGTCATACCCGGTAGAGTTAGTGTAAAGTCTATGCGCATTTGTCTTGGATGCGAACTGTACTCTAATCCTTGACGGAAGTTCGCAAGCCAGTGATCGTAGTCAAGTCCTGTTCTAATGTATTCTCCTGTGGCTTCAACTCCGTCCAGACTTGCGCATATTTGCCAATCGCGCATGTGAGCCAGTATATCACGAAATAAATTACGCCCACCGTAGTCAACTCTGCTGAGATTGGTATTGTACCTGGCATATACTCTGTGGCCATCATCGAGTTCCACAATACGAGCCATGTAGCGCCAGTGCTGTTCATACATCAAGGGCTCGCCGCCTACCCAGTACACTTCTTCCACACGATGTTGCTCTACAGCATCTGAAAATTCTTTTTCAATCTGAGTATCCTGAAACACAGCAATCTCTTGGCGAATCTCAGGCTGCATCCAGGCGTTCTTGGGATTGGTCCAGTCAATCATTTTATGCTGACGCTGTTCGCTTTCCCAGGCGCTGCTCAACATATCACCGCACATTCTACACTTGAAGTTGCACAGATTGCTAAAACGATAATCCCAGCTCACGGGCTGCATAGTGGTGCTGCCGTCTGGGGCAGTACTGCTGATTACTTCGGGCAGTTTGTGGCGGAACAGGTGTTCAAAATAGGTGCGGTACACATCAGTGTTCAGCAGTTGGTCATTGCACACTTCGCACTCGGGCAAGGTTTCTCCAGCTAGCATGCGTCTGCGCACACTTCGCATGTGTTCACCATTCCAGTGTTGCTCTAGTGTGATGGGAATATACCGTCCTGTGCCTGCGGCTGTGTCTATGTACTGCGCAAAATTCTGTGCAGGCTCTCGCGAAGCACAGCACATTCTGCGTTCGGTCTGCGGCGAAAGATAGGTGTGGACCCAGGGGGCCAAGCATAGTGAATCAGGTTTGGTCATGTATTTTGGCTAGTATTTTTTTTGCTAATGCTTCATGGGCGGCATCTCGAGGATGCCCACTAAATTGAAGATTTAATATATTTTTTGACCATTCGACAAACCCAAGGCCGTTGTCAAGAAATATCCATTTGTCAAGATCAAGTTTTGTTGACAGTAAATTTTCTTGATTTTGTATTCCTTGAGACAAATCGGTCATTGAACTCATAAAGATATGTGGTATATCTGCTGAGGTTAAAAGTTGTTGAGAAATGTATATTTCTTTTAAAGTCTTGTCAATATGATACTGTGGGGTTGTATCAATGTGTTTAAAATATTCTATTGACATTGGCATGGTGCTAGTTGGCAAAAGACTTATCCACCCTTCATCCTGTAAAAGTAACTCGTGTCTCACAGTGGCAGTCCACATAACTAATACCATGTCATGCTGTGTTAATATTGGAAGTGCTTGTATTATTCTTCTAGAAATTGCGTTGTTGGCATAGCTTCCTATGGCATGGCAATGATATTCTGCAGATAACTTATTAGCTACTAATCCCCCGTATGAAAGATTGCTCGGAGTCGGCCAGTTATTAGTAGGACAATCACTTAATTCATGCCCATAGGTAAAACTGTCTCCAAACGCAAAAACTCGATTGTATTTCATTTAAATTAGTTTCCTTGATTCAAGATTCTGCATATTCTATTAGAGGTTCAATGATTTGTGTTATTATACCTTGTTTACATAATTGTTCATTGAAAAAATGATTGTGATTGTGCTGTAGTTTTTGCCAGGTAATTGGAGAATATGGCTCCTGTGTGACTAGACTTAGATTTTCTATCACTAGTTTTAATCTTTTTTCAAAATTAGATTCCTGATCATAGCTTTCGTCAAATATATTATCAAATGTTTCAAACCCTTGGTCTCTTAGAAATGTCAACGAATCTGATTGCCCTATTATCAACATGGGCTGATAAAAAGCACATGACTTGTAGGTTTTATCTGTCAGACGAAAAAGTTGACCATGCTGGGCAGTTTCCACTACTAAATTTATACAGGTATCATTATACCATTGCGGATTCATAAAACGTTGATTAACGTCTAAATTGTCAATGGTATATTCATCATTGGGCAGTCTGTTATTTTTGTAACTCCACAACATGTGTTCTAGCCAGGGATGTAATTCTTCAACAATTCGGTCACGACGTGGACTAACTCTGTGTATGGGCATCAATGCAATTTTTTTATAGGTTTTTTCTGCGCTGTATTGATGATATCCTAGAGCTTGCCACCATAATGCTTCGTTCCATCTGAACCAGTTTGCGTTTGACAGTTGATAAAACCGGGCAAATGAAGTATTAGGCTCTTCCCATAAATTATCAACAATAACTTTATAACCTCGATTCAACAGTTGATTTGCCAATGGGTCTCGAGCATTCATCCACCAGAACACAAACAATGAATTTTTACTGTAGGTCTTAGATTCATCGTAAGTCTCAATATTGAAATATTCTTGCCACAACGGTTCCAGATACCAGCTTGTAAAACTGGTAAATTGTTCCGGTTGCAATACCAGTTTAGCCATTGAACTTGTACTCAATCAACTGAGCCATTTCGGGACAGATCACAGCAAAGTCTTGATTTCTTTTGCGGTCCAGATCTGCTATATTTGATCTCAGCATAACCCCATCTGTGCTGGCTCCATGATTCATGAAATCAATCACACCATTGATATCTTGTTGGTAGCGGGCCGGTCCAGCATTAAATTTCAAATAGTGTGTGATAGCAGTTTTAGCTGAATCTGGCAGAGTAGAGATACTAAAGTACCAGGCATCGTGCATGATATTCCAGTACACATAATTAAATTTCTGATCCTGGATCCACCAGGCCAGCTGATCTATGTAACGCACATTGAACACATTCACAGTTGAGCAACACTGTAGTTGAATGTTGGGATATTGTGTGCGCAGTTGTCTAAAGCGTTGTAGATTGTCACACACTTCAGTCCACACAGCATTGGTGCGCTGATATTCAAAGCGTTGATTCAGGTCATCAATTGAGAATGCAATTTCTACTGTTTTGAAATGACGCCATATTTCATGCGCCTTTTCTGGATATTGAGTACCATTTGTGTTGTAATGAATTTCAACTTGATGTGCAATTCCGCGATCCACAATACCTTGCAGCATTGCAAAGTGTTCAGCGATCATAAAGGGCTCGCCACCGGTGAATTCTATATAGCGTATGTCTGTTAGCACACTGTCAATCTGGCTCCAGAATTGTTCATTTTCTCGGGGCCAGGCACCGGCTCGCAGCATTTGATATGCATGAGAACTTTTTTGTTCTGCCCGCGGCATGAAGTTCAATTCTTCTGTGGCAAACTGACTTGAACTCCAGGGACCGCATATGCGACATTTTAAATTGCAGATGTTGCCCAGTTTGAGATCCAGGAACATCAATGGCCTGGCATCTGTAGTCCAGGGCTCATCTCTTAAAGAGTGTTTAAGGCGATCTAGGGTATGCATTCGTTTTGATTTGCGTCCTGCATCTTCTTCATTCCAACATTTTCTACATGTTTCGGGCCGGCTCCCTGCTAAGAATTTAATGCGTAAATCACGCATGTGATCACTGGTTTGTATGTCAACAAAATTGGCAGTAGATAATTCAAACTTGTTTCCGTTGTTGTCCAAAATTTCGTCATCGGCTAGGCAGCAAGGTCGCACAGTGCCAATTGGACTAGCTTCTAAGCTGATCCAAGGTAATATACAAAATTTATTGTGTGGTAAGTTCATATAACGCTTTTTTTTCTATCAGCAACGGTATCAACACTTCTTGACACCATAGTTCGTGTCCTATATGTGAAGGATGTAGATTATCTTCCCACAGATGATTATGTGTTTTTACCCATGTTCCTAGAAAATGCTTGTGATCAAAAAACAACCAAGGAGCATTATCTAATATCAGATTAAGTTTTTCAAGTTCTATGCCATAGTTGATCCATTGATTGGTTTTATCACCCTCACACCATAAATTCTGGTAGGCAGTGTAGTAAAACGTATAATCTCTTTGTCTGAGATAATCAGTTAACTGTGTCATGGCTAGCCAGGAAGTCAATGCCAAACTTTGATTGTTTTGAAATTTTGTATATTCTTTAAGAGCTTGTTCTACCAGTGATACTTGACGATTTGCCCACCAATTGCCACCTACTACTAATTCAGTGCAGTCTGAATAATCATAGGTAAATTGGTATGCCTTTTTAAAGTTGCTAAGTGTTGGATCAGTTATCCAATCCACACGCTCGATTCCGCTCCACATGACCATAATCAATAGGTCCTTGGGATTGGGTTTGTGTTGTTCAAGCCATAATATAATGCTGTTTTTGATATGTGTGTTGCCAGCCCCTGGTATTGCCAAATTGTGAATGTTTAATCCGGCCCAGTGTGCTAGATTGTTTGCCCATGAAACCGGAGTATGATAATTGTTATGCGTAAAACTACACCCTGACACCAGCAAGTTTTTATAAGATGACCCAAACATATTCATCTGAGTGCCGACAATTCAGGAATAATGTCCAGCATACGTTCGTTACGAATACCATCCAGTTCATGTGTTTTGCGCCAGAATGTATCCAGTAGGTGTGTGTTGTCTGTGGCTGTCATGTAGGTGATAGCCGATTCGAATCCCACTGTGGCTCGCTGTAATGGATCTTGCCCGCGAAGCCATTCAATGTGTTCGCGATATCGGGCTAGCAATATACCTTTGTATTCAGCAGGTGCTATGTCTATTCTGTAATGTGCAGGATCTTGCAGAATGTTTACATTGAGATCCTGTGCTCGAATCAGGCCTTTTGCAACCCAATCTTTGTGAAAGTCTGGCAAGTGTAGAGCATTCATTATGCTGAGTGTGGGACTGATATAAAAGTCTACAGCAGGGCAGATTTCAATCATTTTTCGACGGTTTTGTTCTACCACTGTCCAGCTGGTACCCTTGCGTATGTATTCACCGCGAGCACCGCTAGCGTCTAGACTGGCACCTACACTAACTGAATCAAACAATTTCCAATATTCAAATACACTCTTATCTTTGAGATTGGTATGCGTGAAATTAGTGTTGTATATTAATCGTACATTGAACTTTTTTTGTCGCACCAGTTCGTCTAGAATCTTATAGTGTTCTTCCATGAGCAATGGTTCGCCGCCGGCAAAGTAGATCTGTTCAACATGCTCAATATGATCCACTAATTGATCCCATGCATCAGTTTCAAATCTACCAGCATAGTTCAACACCTTGTGTGTTTTTTTCCAGTCAGGGCCGGCTAGTTTGGCTTGATCCTTGTACCAAGAACTTGAAAAAATATGGCCACAACTGCGGCAACTTAGATTACAGAGATTTGAAAATCTTATGTCCCAGTAGGTCAACTCAAATCTGTCTAGAGTTCCATCAGGTTCAGTTTCATGTACTCGATTGATAAGATGTCCGTGATGTTTGTTGGCACTCATTCTTCCACTGACAAATCCCGCCGACTCTTGCTCGTAGCACCTGTTACACGCCGAAACAGATTGTTCATTCAGCATCTGATTACGTATTTTTTTTATCGGTTCTTGGTTCCATATTTCCTTGATAGTATTCTTTCTCATGTCTCCAATAGAAAATTCCATATCTGCCTGGCAACATGGATATGCTGCTCCAGTGGGATAGGCATGAAAATGCATCCAGGGATACATGCAAAACGTAGAACTTTTGGTCAGTAAGAATTGTTCTTGTTCGGTGAGATCTTCTATATCAACTCTCATTGGACCTAGATAATTGTATTGATAACTGCCTGGTTTTATATTTTTGGTCATTTTATCTTGTGGCCGACGATCCGTGTGTTCAACCGTATAAACTTCAATTGTAAAAGGGACTGAATCTTTAGAAAGAGACTGGTAGTTAGCCGTATAAGCATTGCGCACAGTAACATCATTGGTCAGCAAGATGACAAAAAAATTAGATATGTCAATGTCATTGAGTCTGTGCTGTAGTTGTGTTAGCAATTGCCCTGCCGATTGTTCAACATCTTCATATATGTCACCACGCGACATTGTAAATAATATTCGTTGAGTGGTATCATAATAATCTCTATGTACCGATTGAACTGTTTTTATCATCCAGGGCTTTTTATTATAGATATTTAAATCATGCCAAGGGTCAAGATCAATCACGGCCAATACATCGTACTGAGATTGTAATTCTGTTATTTTTTCATTCAAGGTCATAATGTGTCATACCATGCGGCTAATTTAGGAAATGCGGCGCCAAAGTTCTTGTCTCTGCGGCCGTTGTATTGAGAATAGAATTCACGGAAGTCATTCAGCAGTTTGGGCTGTTCAAAAGCGTCCGAGTGCGGTGTCTTGACCACATCTAGGTAATCAATCAGACGCTGTGTGTGATTTACTTCATGCTCATGCAGCCACGGGTTGGCACGATTCTTGTACAGCCATTCTTCCAGCACAACTCTATAGCCGGTGCGAATATCTTCGGGCAACACCAGGGCTGACTGAAAGCTGGGAAAGCGTAGAATATTCAAGGTAAAGCTCACTTGATCGCGACCATACAATCGTTTTAGATCCATGAGTTGATTCAGCAACTCGGGCAAGCTGTTCAGGCACAAGGCATTTATAGTACACATCACATGCAGAGTTTTTACTGCACGACTCTGTAACAGAGTGTGTACATTGGCCAACCACTGAGCATAGTCCAGACCGTCACGAATGTATTCAGCTTGAGTACCCACCGCTTCCATGGATGTGTAAAGTTCCACATGCGGCAATGATTCAATTGCTGTGACAAACTCCTGTAGTTTGTGTGAATCAAAGCCTAGGTTTGAATTGATAGCCAACCGGGTTGTGCTGCGACCTTGGTTCTGTTTGAACCAGTCAATCAGCTTCCAGGTATAACCCGACATTAGCGGTTCACCACCTGTTATTCTCAGCTCCTGGAGTGTTTTATGTAGATCCGTTTCCCACCACTTAAAGAACGCTTCGACATAGGGATTAGTTTCATTAAAGCTATACAGTTGTGAGCTATCATGCCCATGCGTAAAGTGATTACGACCATCACTAACCAATCCTATGTACGGGCCATTATTTTTAATATCTCGTACCCAGGTGCTACTGAAAGCAGGGTTACAATAACTACAAGCAAACTGACAAGTGCGGTCAAAGGCGATTTCAAGAGTGCGTAAATTAACGTCTTGATCTGGTGGAGTTTCATATGCTTCTTTCAGTGTGGTAATAGGATAAATCTTGCTTTTGTATACGCGGTCGCTCACAGCATCTCGACCCATGTCTTCGATCTTCCAGCAGTATTCGCAACCTGCAGGACGCTCGCCTGCAATCATCCGGCGACGGTCGTCTTTCTTCTGATCAGTATTGTGCAGCAGCCTAGGGTTGATACTGACTTTATCTTTGTCGACCAAATGGGCTGGCGGGTGATGACAACTTGTGGTCTGTCCACTTCCTAACCAAATGGTAGCATTGTACCATTTCGCTGCACAAAAACTCTCACTCAGTGGGTCTAGCACTGTGCGTTTAAATTCTAAATCATTCACTGAAGGGTATGCTCTTGTAAAAAATCAAACAACCGCTGGGGAAAGTCGCGGCGTAGTTGCTCTCGATACTCACCGAGATGTTGTTGATTGTATTTACATACAGTGTAACACTCATTGAGAAATTTTGCAAGGTCTTGACTGCAAAGATCCTGTACAATTTCGACAATTCGATTGAGTCTATCTTGGGTGTTGTCAATCAAATCAAACGACTCGTCTATCACATGCCCGAATGTTTGAAATCCCAAGTTGCGAAGATCACGATAAAATCCAGCATTGCTTGCCACGATCCACGGATGTCCTTGTGCCAGCGGTTTGGCAATCTTTTCAGTTCGAAAACTGTTGCCGTGTTCGCATATGGTTTCTGTGACCAGACTAAAGTAGGTATCAGCATAGGGTTCGGTTTGTAGATAAATTTCACCCCAGGTGTTGTGAAACATGTCTTGCTTGATAAATTGCCGTTTGGGTTCGGTTATCTCCACTGAATTGTTTTGGTATCGTGCAACTTCGTATTGGGAATCCAGTTGACGTATAGGTGTCACTGTGGTCATTAAATCGACACTGCCGGACATGAGCGTTAGCTCTGTGCCTTTGAGCGTGGGCCTTCCATCGAGCATGGACCATATTGCCCGATCCAGCAGGCCCAGTTGATTCAATCGTTCCCACAGGTATTTTCTGTGTGGCCTTGCTCGCCCATTTAGGAATAAAAAATCATAAGGCTTGGATGTGGTATTGTAAATTTCGGGCATGCGTTCCATCTGCTGTAGATTTTCGTCATAGCCCAGTATCACATTAAAGAAATGATCATGTGTTAGTGCAGGATACTTAGCGGGCATGACACCGCCACTGAGTATCAGCAGTTGCTTGCTCAACACAAGATCTTCTATGCCCAACATGCGTATTTGTTCTATCAGTGTCCAGGATCCTTCAGCAGCACCGTCAAACACCATGCAGTATTGGTTAGACTCGCACATGGCTCTGATTCTGGGTCTATTTTCTACCAGTTGTTTGCGTCCTATAACATAGGTTGCACCCGTGACTGGCACATGATCAGCAAACTCCCAGAACTCCTGACTAGCAAAGGGTTTTAGTAAATCGTATACAACACTGAATGTATCTACTACTAGATTAGTTTTGTCTAGCATGGTACTCACATTCGGCCCACCAGGCTCGCATTTCAGGAAACACTTGTAAAAAATTTGTTCCGTGACGGCGATCTGCTTCGCTGAAAAAACGATAAAAGTCTGCTTGACTACAACTTTGATCCGCAGCTTGCCCTGATCGCATCCAGGCAATGTCTCTGTCTAGCCTGGCCACTTCGTAGTCTTTGAAACCTTTGAATGGATTTGCAGATGTTTCCAAGTGTGCAGCCATGTAGTCTTTGACTGTGTCAAGCCGTGCAGCATAAGATTCTCCCAGTGTTTGCAGGCTCTGCCATGCAGGTTCACGCAGCACAGGAGTATCAAACCACACACGCTGATATGTTGTACTGTGTTTTTTACGTAGTTCCAGTATGCCTGCCAACAATCGGTCCAGGCTTGACACACTGAGATTGTTCATTGTGACAATAAATGTCAGGCTGTTGTAGCTAGGCACTTGAGTAAGAAACTGGTCAACTCGATCCCACAACAGATCAAAGTCCAGACCGTGACGTATGTACTCTGCTTGAGCTCCCCAGGCATCTAGACTCACATACTGCATGAAGTGTTCTATGCGCCCATCACATAGTTGTTTCACATAGGCTAGATATTTTTGCCATGACTTTTCATCTACACTAAAGTTTGACGTAACATTCAGGTGTAATTTGGGACTAGGGTTCTCCAGCACATAGTCGAATACTCTATAGGTATTGCGATCCAACAAGGGCTCGCCGCCGGTCATTCTAAAGTGTTCCAGCTCAGGATACAAGGTGGGCCACCACTCCCAAAATGCTTCTACATAAGGATTGTGATCACGGGCTGGAATGGGCTTACGGTCACCAGAAAAATGCTCAGGAGCGTTATGAGGCACCAGAGTAGGATATGCACCGTGCCGATCAGTTTCTTGCTGCCAAGTGCTTGAGAACTGCGGGCTGCAATAGCTGCATGCAAGGTTGCAAACATTGTTAAAATTAACTTCCACATAACTGGGAATAACATCTTCATCTCCTGTTGAGCTTTTTATTTTGTCAAAATCTACTGCGGCCCAGGGCTCGCCTGATCTGTAGTGTCTATCACTCAGCTTGTTTTGTGCTTCCATGTTCCAGCAATAGCTACACTCCGCAGGTTTGACACCTGCCAGCATGAGTTTGCGCTGTTCTTTCTTGTGCGGAGTGTTATGCAATGCGGAAGGATTACGTCCAATGTCTTCGATGGGTATTCGGTGCAAGGGCGGATGATAGCATGAGTTATTGAGCCCTGTGGGTAGATGAAAACTGACCTGTTTCCATTTGGCCAAGCACAAGGCAGGACCAAGCTCGGCATGCATTTTTTCGGCTGAAGATAAAAAATCGCTTTTGCTCATATTATTTTTGTTATAGTTTTGTTGTAACTTTGAGACATTAGTAAATTGTAATTATGGTCCAGGATTGGTTGCATTTCTTTATACATGTCAACTAATTCATTCATTGGCCGGTTTGCTACATCACCAATAACTTGATATAGCCGAATCAACCGGTCTCTCCCTTCAAATCCATCATAATCTTCGTCCCAAAATCCGTGGAATGTTTGGAATCCCATCTGCCGAAGATACGCCATATGATCTTGTGATGCAAATGTTACAAAAGGTTTTTTCAGTAGCATGGGCCGGGTAGTTTTTTCTGAAGGAAAAAATGTTGTTCCTTGAACAAAAGTTTCTCCTACTACATCTATTAAAATACTTTGATAAAGCTCTGTAAGTTTGTCACGGAAATCATATTCAAGCGGTGAATATTGATTGTTGCTTGATTGTAGAATTGGAAGATGTTGTAGCAGAGCACTGGCGTCGGGTACACTAGCTGTATCATACGACAATAGCTTATCAAATTCAAATTTATAATAGTCGTCGGTGTCTGTTGAAAAATGAATTAAACTTTGTTGGTTGTACTTCTTGAACAAATGTCCTGCTAACCCCAATCTACCAGCAGTAGGGCGACCATAAAAACAAAAGAAAATTTTTGTTTGATCCCATGTTTGCAGTTGAGTGGGTATTTGTATTGTTTTTTTTAATACATAATTTGTATCTACCAATTTGATTTGATATTTAGGGTGGTATTCTAAAGGATTCCAAGTGTAAATGTTCACCTGTTTAAAACTAAAAAGATCTAATAATTGATATACACCAAGATTTGTCAGGCATGTTGCTTCAGGATTTATATCTAACTCAACTGTTTTGTCTTGGTTCTTGACAAGATAGTCGATCAACTCGAGTTGATTCCAAATTTTGTCATTGTTGCAAATTATAGTGAACATCTTATTGTTTTAAAAATCCTGATACTTGTAAGGTATATTTGTTTTGCATGCCTGCATTGGCTGAAAGATGTAAATGAGTAGAATCCCACATAAATCCTTCACCTACTTTCCATTTAGCACTGATGTCATTGTCATATTGTATAAACTGCCCTAGTTTCCAATCTTCAAGATAGATGTTGGCTCGGACTTTGAGTTCTGTTCGTTCTGGACAACGTTGATTGATTTGATAAAAAGTGTCTCGATGCAAAGGAACTATACATCCCGGAGGCTGGCATATACTACTAACAGTAATCACTTGCATGTTTAATTTATGCCCAATCTCATCAAAGTCAATGTCATCATTGGTCCACCATAACTGATGTATCTTTGTGTTTTCATAACAGTATGATCCTGGAAGACCGCCGTATGGCGCATAATCATCTGCTAACTCTGTGGCCAAATGACTGATGCAACTACCCTCATGTTGCGAATAGTCAGCAGATAAAATCTTTGAAAAATCATAATTTAAATAAATTGGTTTGAGCATATTACCATCCTTCTTGTTGTCGTATTACATCAATCTCACGAACCATTACGCCTTGATTGTGCCAGTTTGATCTATAGTGTCGTTTAAAGAATTCACTGGCTTCTACAGTGAGCATGTGCATGGGCAGATCCAACTGTGTGTGCAATTCGTCAGCAATTCTATTGGCCAGAATCTCAGGCTGTTCTGATTCCACAGTGTTCCATAGTTCGGCTAGTGCATCAAAGTTCTGCACCTGCAGGTAATCCCAGTTTGTGAGCATGGTCATGTAGGTGCCTTGTCTAGCGCCGGCCATGGCCCAGTAACCGTATTCTACATCTGCACCTATGTTGTGCCATATTGTGAGATGATCTAGATTTCGTTGATGCACTTGATCCTTGAACTCTGCTAGTGTGGGTCTTGCTCCACGATTCAGGCACATCTTTACACCTTCACGGAATCCTGCACGCCAGGCATGAAATGCTGATCCATTGGGATAGGTGGTTGAGTAACAGTCGTGCATGGGCCAGTATAACGGATCAAAACAAAACTCTACTTGTGTTTCTGTACGACCGTCTGTGTTTTCATGTGTGTTCATGTTTTGCACATATTGCCGCGTCCATGAGCTCAGTCCACCATTGCCGTACATGAGTCCATTGATGGCGTTTCTTGCTTTCCAACGAAACACAGCAGATTCATAATCAGCAGTGGGAAATATCAATGTTTGATTGAAAAATTTAGCATCAGGAATGTTATCTCCGTCAATCAGAACAAAACGCTCAGTAGTACTGGCGTCTGCTGCGGCCTTGTGTGCTGCGTCAGACCCTCGAACTCCGTCTACACGACGAGCCCATGGTATCATGTTTCTGATCTTGACCCAGTTTTCTTCTTTCTTGGGTTCATCATAGGTCAAGTATACACAATCAAGATCTGCAATGTCAATTTGGTTCATAAGTTTTCTTGGTCCATTTTTGGTGGGGCTTGTGCTCACTGACGATTACAGCGACATTGTCAGGATGACAAGGGGATCCAGAGTCAGCAGGCACAAGTTTAGTTATTCTATTAAACCGTTGGGTCACAATCTTTCCGTCAACAACTCTAATGTGCTTGTTGTTTGCATTATAGGTAGTCTGATCTATTTCAACATACAGTCCCGGAATATCCTCCATTGAATACGCCACAGGATAACCATCGCTGTTGTAGTATAGTCTGTAGAACACCGGCTCAGGTGCAGGCATGGCACTGAGTGCTGCCCAGAAATCATCTACACTGAGTGGCTGCTTGTTTGACATGATAATGAAAAGCTCCCCATTGTGCGTGTGTTTGTATCCGCAGTTGCTTGTTGCGGTATTCCCATACCAACTCCTGTGTCCAGTCTTCGGTTCGTGTTCCTGCATGATGCTGTTTCATATGCACCATTTTGGGATATGTTGCAAATGGCAAAGTGACTGATTCAGCACCTATAATTTGTGCTGCCATAGCATACACCACATCAGTGGATGGAACATCTTCAGGAAACTTCAACAGTTTACGATACTCTGCCCAATGAGCAAATATGTTGCGTACCAGTACAAAAAACTCCTGTGCTGTTTGACTAAGACGCCAGTAGGTGATAGCGTTGTATACATCGGGCAAGTTGTTGTCATCAAATATTTTTCGATAATGTCTATTGTGGCTGACTTGATCTCTCCAGGTTCTGCAGCCAGTTGATATCACAAGATCTCTGTGTCTAAACATATCCCACCAGTGGTCAATGTTGCTCACAATCCACATGTCTGCTTCCAGCTTGATGGTTTCACGAAACGGAGTTTGATAAAACGCCTGCCAGTCATTCTCGTATGGATTAGCAGGATTCGCATTGGTAATATAGCGCACATAATCAAACACAGGATCGGTGCATTCCGAATCTGTGACCAGGCAAACTTCAGCAGCAGGATTGTGCATTTTTAATGTTCGGACCAGAGATCTGGCACAGTCAACATAGTCAACTGTGGTGGAATTACAGGCCACAATCAAGTAGCCTTGTTCAGCTATGGGCTTCAATGATGTCTCCTAGATGTTTTTTGCCCATGGCATGAAAGTCCACGCCATTTAGGGCACAGTACAAATTTCCTCCATCAGACGCACGATGCGTAATTTTGAATGTTTCGTCAGTAGTGGCAATTTGTTCCAGGTCATACTCGGGCAGGATACTGGCCAAACTCCAGGGAATACTGTCGACTCTCCAGGTGCCGCCGCTGATGATTCCTAGAGCAATGCTCAGTGCAAAGTCATTGCGATAGGTACTTTTCTGAATCTTGTACAAGGCTCTGTAATGGTCCCAGTTGTGTCGCACCATGTGCATACAGTCAAATATGTAGGCAGCAGTGTTGCTCTTGCGAAACATCATCACAGTGGCCCAGCTCATGGGCAGGCGATGTTCGCCAAATGTGTTTAGTTCATCCAGCAATCGAGATTTTGCAATATCGTAAGCACGATCGTGACACATGAAATCACGATTACTGTCCAGCACCAGACTCAACTGCGAACTGGCCACCACATAGTCTGCATCCAGTACTAGCGTCTGTTCCCAAGGAGTGAGAGAGTATGCATCTGCTCTACCGGCATTGTGCCAGGTCACGGTTGAGTTGTAGTCTTCAAAAAATCTTGTGCCACCTGATTCAGGCTCTGCGTAGATAACTTGATCAAACATTTTGTTTAGTGCAGGATCTTGGCTGTTGGTCACAACAGCAACTGGTATGCCCAGATGGTGGCGAATACGACCTGCACTCCAGGCAGCCATGCTCACATAGTCGGTGGCTTCGTTGTTGAAGGCAAATATTAACGCACCGCAGGTCATCGTAGTTGACGTTGTTGATCAAGTTCCACTAGCCATGCATTCATTTGCTCTTGCCATAACTGCATGGCCAGGCCTCGTAGTTGTTCAGGATTGACCTGTACCGGAGTTTCATACAGGTCCAACACCACTGCATCGCCTGGAGGCACAGTGGCCAACAGTACCAGCAGTTCAGGATCAGCACGCCACATTCCGCCGCGGTAGGCAAACAACATACGGGCTTGGTATTTTTCTTTTAGTACGCGGCGAGCAGCCACATGATCAAAACGTACTCGTGCGTGGGCAATTAAAGCATCAGTATCCATGCTGTATTATACAACAAATCTAGATAAAAGTAAAGGGCCTAAGGCCCTTTACCGCTGGAATATTACCAATTAGGCAACAGTAGCAGCAACAGTAGGTGTTCCCCATGCAGCACTCAAATAGGTTGAGCTTGGTGGGAAATATGTTACCACTGTGGCAGGTGCTGTACCAAAAGTGATACCAGTGGTTGCTGTACCACCCGAAATGTTATCACTTGATCCTGTTACTGAACCTCCGGGATCTACCCAGGTTGTGGTCAATACCAATTGTGTTCCGGCGCCTGCTGTTTTGGCATTGATCTGTATGTACTGCCCGGTGTATGGACTGGTGTCTGCAAATTGTTTGTAGATAGTGGTATCTGTTGTGGTCAGGTCATACCAGCCAATTGTGGTCAACAGCGTGGTGGGAGTTCCTGTTCCGCCAACTTTAGTTGTTCCTGTGTAGGGTACTGCTGCAATTGTTTGTGTGCCTGCTCCGTTGCTGATATAGATGTCACCGACCAGTGTGTTGGCCAAGTCATTCCACTCTGTGTCGGCTGCGGTTGTGTCTGCGGTTTTGGATGTTTCCCATTTGACAAGCCCGCCTGCGTTCCAGAAGTAACGAGCAGCGTCGGCACTGGCCCAGGTAACTGTATTTGTAAATGTGATGGTCCAAGGAGTAGAGCCAGATCCAGTTGCAGTGGTTTTGCTTGCAGTACCTGTCCAAGCAGTGTATTGTGTACCTGATGCAACAGCATTGGCACTGCTGGTTGTCAAGTTTGTGATATCAGTGGCCACATTGGCCAAAATAGAAACAATATTTCCTGTCACAGGAGCTGTTCTAGTTGTGATGGCTTGGCCGGTTTGATTGCTGGCGGCGGCCAGGTTGTTGACCAGAGTTGCCCAATTGGTGGCTGTTACTACGCCGTCACCGGCACCACTCACAAAGGCAACGTTTGCCTGGCCCCATCCTTGAGATCCACTGACAGTGGTTCCCCAGAATGCATTGATATTGCCCGCAAAACCGTTGTAGTCTGCTGCTTGTATAAGGCTGCCAGATGTGTATGTCATTTTTTTTCCTGTTAATTTATTGTAACAATGGCTTCAACTGTGCCCAGTTCAGCAGTTGTTTTTCCAACTAGAGCACGGCCAATAACATTGAATGCTGTGGCTTCGCCTGGTGCAGCAGCACGAGCAATGCCGTCTCCTGCAGAAATTAATCTGTCGCCTTTGGCCACAACGCCCAATACCAACACAGGCACACGTCCTGTCATGGCAACTGGAGGATGAGTTTCATTGTCGCCAGCACCACCATTCATTGTGAATGCTGGTCTAGTAGAAATCACACCAAACACTCGATCACTAGCATCATCTTTGACACGAGTAATTTCATTTGTGCCGCCAAGTTCGACCACTGTGCCTGGCAGGTATATTTCGTCAGCAGCAAAACGTTCTGCAACGTCAGCATACAGTGCTGTGGTTGCTTGAGCAAATATAGTATTGAAATAGCTTGAGCTTGACCCAATGTTGCCTATTGCATTGCCTGCGCCATTCACAATGGCAGTGGCCACACCAGCAGTGTTTACTGTAGTTGATCCGCGAATAGCTGTCATGTTGTTTGCACCAAACAAGGTGACCATGGTGGTTGTTACGCCGCCATCGTTGATTTGCAAGTACACATTACCGTCGCTGGTTTGGTTACGCAGATACACATCAGAGCCTGTAACTGTTGCACGGAAGTCAGAGTTAGTTCCCACTGACAGTCCGGAATTATTAACAATGCCCAGGGTACCCGTTGTAGAGTCATTGCTGGTAGAACTCAAAAAGTCTGTTGAATCCAGTCCATCCAGCAACTGTGCATTGGTTGCTGTGCCCTGGAACAATTGTGGCACACCCGAAATTGAACTGGCCATTGTGACCCCAGGGTTGACTGTGGTAAATCCCGGGATAGCAACTTGAGGAGTAAATGCCAGGTCCTTGCTAAAGATACTCACAACACTGTCTTCCACATACATTTCAACCACAACGTGACTCACAGCATTGCTGTCTGTGATTGTGTTTACAATTGCGCCTGTGGTTCCTGTACCTGCTGTAAATGCAGGACCTACCAGCAAAAAGGCAGTACCGGTATAAACTTTAAGTTGGGCATTGACTGAATCGTACCATAAATCACCAGCCACATTTGATGTAGGCGCTGACGCACTTGCAGTGGCACCAGAAATTACTTTGAATGTAGTTCCATTGTAGACTTTCATGGTATCTGTGGTCTGATCCCACCACAATTGCCCTGTCAAGGGTGCGCCGGGCGCAGTGGTGTTTGAACCATTTTCCAACAAGTGGATATAATTCTCGTCCAGAAATTCGCCGTAACCGGCGTAATTTTTACCCACCAGGATCATGCTTGAACTGGTATTGATGGTACCATCTGCTATTACTGCAAAAATTGTACCGTCGGTAAGATTGATTGTGTATGACATATTGCTTGCTCCGAATCTTATAGGTATTTATTACCTGTTAATCTACTAATATTTATGCTGCGCTCAGGTTAGTTAAGGTCTGTATACGCACAGTATAATCAATTTGAATTTGACGATTCAAACTCTTCTGAACTGGATGGAAAATCACATGCGTTAACAAACGCAATGCGTTACCTTCTCCGGTCCAGGCCTTGAGTCCTAGTTCGTCAAACACATATTCCCCGTTGTAATTGGTTGAATTATCAAACGCTTGCTGCCCCGGTGGCTCGCCGTAGTCCAACAAACAGCTGACCAGGATATCTGTATACACTTGGCCCGAGGTGTGTAACACCGTCATGTTGTTGTTGATTGGATCAGTATCGGCTGCTGATTCATCATCAACAACTTTAGCATAGGTTTCATTGTAAAGATCAGCGTTTTGACCAGTGGTATTAGGAGGCAAGTAGGTGATAACACCAGTGGGGTCCACTGAGCTTCCTCCGTTGCCAAATGCCATTTCATAAATCCAGCCCTGATTTCTATGAGCCAAAGTTTCAGCCAGGCTAATACTCATGTTTTCATAATGAATAGCATTGTCTTTATCAACTAGTACTTCTCCAGTGACTGGATCAGTAATTTTAATGTGTCCTTTAATAATAGGACCGTAGGTGTTAATAAGCATGGTGTTGTTCGCTTTTTCTTTGCTCATATTTAATCACGCTCGCGTCTCCACAAATACTTGTTTGGTGTTGGGATCTGAAATCTTTACAAACCCCGAAACTGCAATTGACCCTTTTTCGTTTGGACGAGCAACAGGCTGCGGTTTGGGCGGCTGTGAGGGAGTTTGTTGATTTTGCTGCATGATTTATTTACCTTAGATTTGTCCTCGGAAAAACCTTGCTGCATCGGTATTGGTCACTTGCAGTGCTTGTCCGTCTGATGGATTGCCGTTGGCTGGTTGATACCAGCCAAATCCTTGGCGTACCAGTATAGAAACCTCGTATCCGTCGTTGGGTGCTGTGTCGAAGGTTACTGTGGCAGGCGCCACAGAATCCACAGTATATCCGACAGTGACACGGATGCCACCCACAAACACCAGAATTGCTTGTTCGGCAAACGACAGGGTCAACTGACTCAAATCAATGTTTGGCGCACTGAATGTAACTGCTGTTCCGTTGCCCAGAGTGTTGGTATACACCACATGATCCTGGTACTCTTCAGGAGCCAAATTACCACGACCCAGATTATATACTATTGCGCCTGCTGTATGCACATCTGGTGCTGTTCCTGCTGTTCCTCTGCGTAGTCCACTTACTAGGTTGTTCACAATGTCAAGGTAACGATACATAATTCGTTCACCGTTGATTGTTAGCACTCCCCAGACATTGATTGCCAAGTTTGGCTGTGTCAACGCTGCTGCATTGTCAACATAAATTATGTCCTGATCCAGGTACAAGTCCTGTGCCAGGGCAGTTGTGGTTGACGGTGTCATTCTGTAGGTGGCTTGTACTCCACGCATGTCTTGGAAAATACGGAATTCCATTTGTTCAGGAACAACACTGTCTGTAAACAACTGGGCAACAACAACATCTATAACGCTGATCACAGGGCCGTGTATGACCAACTGCTCACCAACTATCAAGTAATCATCACCGTAGAATATACGATTGCCATTTTTGGTCACTACCATTCTGGTTGGATCAGGCACAATTCTGCCCAACTGAAAATCATTTGTGGTCACCAGTTGTCCTGCTGAGTAGTCATAGCTGCCTGGTGATCCAGTTACTAGGCCCACGTCAAAGTCAGTTGAATCATATGGCTCAGGAACCACTACACCTGTTGTCACAGGTCCTTGATATACCAAAGTTACTATTTCTTGTTGGCTTGTGTCATTCCATGATGTCACAGAAATTATGTCTCCTGCAATAGGATAAAAGCCATTGGTAGTGCGCCACGCCAACACATTACTATACAAGCTGCTGCCATCACTTTGTAACACATAGTCTGCTTTGGTGCTTACACTGATCAGGACTTCTGATCCTGACGATGGTGGTGTTGCAAATTCCACGTCTCTGGTGTCGTCGTCGAGCACATAAGGTTCTACAGTAAATTCGCTGTACAAGGTAAGTTCTTGATTGTTGACCCACACACGAACATCGTTGTCTGCCACAAGAGCCAGGCTGTATCCACCACGAGTGGGTAGTGGATAAGCTGAGCTGCCGTCAGCAATGTAGTATGCACCCTCGGGTGGTCTTGCTCGGATACCATTTCGTTCAACAATTAGGTTGGCAGGATTGGTTCCTTGCAAGGAGTTGTCAAGATTGTAATCCAGTTGTCCAACGCTCACAAAGTATTGCGTTTGTGGAGTTGACCAACTGTTGGGCAAGGATCCATCTGTGGATCCTATGGCAGTGATGTTAAGTTCGTCGGCCACGCTATAGGAATTTGCAAACAAGATGTTTGTGGTATTGTTTGTTCCAGCAACAAATGTGTAATTGATTATCAATACGCCGTTGACAAAAATTACCATGTCTTCAATTTCGTTAACAGCCACAGGAATATTAAAGGTATTCCCCACAGTGGCGCCATCGACACTGGTTTTGTACAGTTGATTACCACCACCCATGCCGTATATGCTGACAACTAATACATCACCGTTGGCTGCTGGAGGAGCACTGACACTGGTCAAAATAGTCACAGTGTTGGAGACCCAATTTACAATGTAATCTGTTCCAAGATTTAGTTCACGGCCTTGTGTTTGATTGGTTACTCGCACCTGCACCGGATTTGGTATAATACCGTCAAAACTTTGACTGGCTGCGCTGACAGAATTATAGTACCACTTGACAATTTCCCAGGCAAATCCGTGTCCATTTAATTCCCAATCTGAGCCGGGGCGAGTGTACACACGGAAATCTAGTGTGTCGTATTCTGAGCCAGGTATCAGTTCTTCCGGAGCATGGCTTTCATAAGGACCAACAAATTCGCCGCCAACCACATTTACATCATAGGGTCTTGTGCCAAGATAGATATCAACAAAACGACTTTCGTAGATGGCATCTAGAATTGCAGGATCATATGTAGGAAGACCCTCGGGGCCATATGCAATATTATCAAACGGATTGATGTCAAAATTTCCAACATCAAATCCTGAGTTCTGATCAAATGTGGGTGCTGTAACTTGCACACCTGGATAATCAATACCATCAATCAACAAGGGTAAATCTAGCCCAGGTTCATTGGCAGTAGGCACATACAGACCCATGGTTCTATCCACGCCGGACAGGGTAGATGCACTGACCAGGGTCCATTGTTCAGGATCAAACGTTACAGATTGCACTGCACTTGAGTCGGCATTGCTGGCTTCCCATACTCTGTTGTCATATCGAACCAAAGTTCCGTTGTCGTACTGAACTGTTGGTTCCCAATCTAGGATGGTACTCACATATTGATATCTGTCAAACTTGATTGTGGTGTTGATGCTGCGTACCAGTCCATTGCCCATTACTGCAACAATTCTGCCACCCACACCATTGCCGCCTGACAATTCTATCAGTGCTGTGGTCAGGTAACCGGCTCCGGGCTCAGTTATAATTACTCCAGTAATTTTTCCTGCGCTGTTAACGTCCACAGTCATGGTAGCCTGTATCAAACAATCTCCAGTAACTGTGGCAATAGGAGGATCGGTATATCCAACGCCGCCGTCTACAACCACAATGTCTTGAATGCTTAGAGTATAGTTGTTATACCAGAATTTCCAAGGCTCTGTTTGCCATACCAGACTGTTGGGTGCTGTATCACTGTAGGTGTTTGATGTGCCGGTGCCCACCGCAGTGCTTTGAGTGTATGGTGTTAACACTGGACTCATGAACTGATTTGGAATTTGTATAGTGTTGTAAAAACTCGGAACGTCAAAGTCAGTCATAGTGCCTTGATAAACGTCAGAACCATCGTATATTAGATTGGTCTCGCGGATATGCACATGATATGGTTTGACTTCTTTGATATAGTCCACCACAAAGTCTTGATTGTCACGTTGATAAGTCTGGAATGGCAACAGTTGACGGATCTTGTGATCAACATCAACCAAGCTGGTTTTGCTCAACCAGTCAGGGGCTTCAAATTCACTGAGCACAAAGTTAAACATCAGTATTAGAGCTTTGTTTCGTTCAATCAACAATTCGCCGATCAGCAATTCTTGATTGATGGCTTGAATAATTTTGCGAGTTTCTATCACTGGTTCTTGATCAAAATATTGCGCATCAAACACTTCAGAGTCAAACCCAAAGCGTCCCAGTTGATAATCCCACAGTTCGGCAGCAATAGCAATGGTGCCATCCTGCAGGCCTACTCGATCCCAACCAGTGTCAGTTCGTAGATAAATTTCCCATTTACCTTGGGCATTGGCCGTGACTCTTACACTGGCACCAACAGGAACGGTGTATATACTAAGTGTGTCAAGACTACTATAGACCAGTACTTCGGCTACTATCTGACTGCTCTGATTGTAACCAATCAGATACCAGTCAATGTAACTCCAGTATTTGCGGGTGTCGTAATTTTGTACTCGCACCAGCATCAACGATGCAAACGTTTTTGTTGTGGTAACGCTGTATATGGTCCATAAACCATTTTGCGCAGAATCAGCTGCAACCAGATACTTGTAACCCACAGGTACTATGGCAAAATCTTGATAGCTGAGTTCTTCAAGATTGGCCACACGTTTGTCCCAGGCTCCTGTGCCCGCAGTTGGCTCTGGTTCGCTGGAATTCAACAAGGTAAAACTGCGAGTTTCTGAGATAGGAAATTGTACAAGCACACTGTTGACTCTTACAAAATAATTTTCTAGTGCCAGGAATCTGTTAGCAAACATTGACTGACGTGGTCTGAACTGAACACCGTAGCTGTTGGCCGGACTTAGATTTGGGTCCGGTACCTTGGCACCAACAGTATTAACACCGCACAAAGAATCCTGGAATTTGAGATACAAATTATCTGGCAAGAATCCATCGGCACGATTTTCTGGAATCAGGCTGTATTCCACGTGAACGTTGTCGTCGGTGTATTCTCTATCAAACTCAATGCTCAAAATAGTATCTTGTGCAGAAATATCATTGACTGCATTATAGATAGCAGTGGCACTGGGACTAACAAACGCCACATACGGAATACCCGAACTACGAGGTTCTTCAATGTATCTGGCAACGCCAGTGGTGCTGAGCGTTTTTCCTGCATTAGTGTCAATTGATGTAATGCCGCGGACCCAGAAATAATATGTTGTGGTGAAAAGCCCATCAAGATTTAGTCCAGTTGACAAATCGTAACTGACCAGACTTCTAGGAGTACCTTCGCCGGCGTAAGTTGCAGGCGGTTGGCTGCTGGCCACCCATTGATATACATCTACTGTGGATCCTGGAAACACTTGGCCCCAGCGGCGTGCCGCATACACAATGCTGTCTTGATTTGGATCAATAAAACGAACATTGTTGGTGTCCCACCAAATTTCTCCCACATGTACTTGTCCCCAGATTCTGCCATAGTTGTTGACTGGTCCCACATTGTAGGCCGCAGGATCTACTGCACCAATATAGTTGATATTTTCTCGTGCAGCACCGAGGATTTTGCCCTGCAAAGGATCAAAGAAATCAAAGAAATTGGTTTTTGCACCAGTGACACGATCATATGTGAATACTGAATTGACCAACTTGACATCCACCACAGGCAACTGTTGGTGTATTGTTGTCCAGGCCGGAGTCAGTGTGAGATTTCTAAACACAGCAACCCGACCATAATCCAGCTCGCTCTGAGTACTGTCGTCAATGTCACTGCCTGGACTACCAATCAACAATACGCCGTTGGTATAATCAATGGATGTTCCAAACAGATCTAGTTCTTGTACTCGTTGATCATATATTTGTTGACCAAATGCAAATTTACCCGGATTGCCGATTGAATCGCTGGCACTGGGCAAATAATCATAAGTGTATACCACGCCACTTTGTGTCAATGGACCACTTATTGTTGTGGTTCGACTATCAAAGTACGTGGTTCCAGCATCAAACGTATTTGGACGATACAGATTGCCACGAGGAGCACCCACTGTGAGAGTGGTAGCAAACGAATCAATGTTTACTGCTGATCCAAATCCGGCATATGCTGCAGGTGCTGGGCTTTCAACAGTTTGAGTGTATGCAAATGTTTCAAATACCAGGCGTTGGAATGTGGTTCCAACCAGTCCGGGCAACACTGTGAGTCGGTTGCCAGCATCAGCTGCCAAAATATTTTTAACAGCAATTGTTATCAGGCCATAGTTGGCTGTGCCTGCTACGCCAGCAGTGGCCACAACGTTGTCTATGCCTGCACTGTTGATGTCTTGTGCTAGCACTGCTGTCCAGCTGCTGGGTTGCCAGTATGTGGTGTTAGATAGTGCTGTTCCTGTTGGTACTGATCTGATTGAAATGTAGAGACTCAGTCCATAATCAACAATGGTATCCACTGTGTATGTCGATGCGCTGTTCCAGGCCACTGGCTGAGATAATGCAACCTCCTGGTCATTGATTCTAATTGTTTCACCAGGAATCAACCGAGGGCCAGGATTGGTACTGGCTGTTATACCGTACACTCGACTTTGATTTACATTGCGCTGGACCAAGCCTGCAGCAGGCAGTACTGATCCATCTTGTGGTGCACCCACGTACAAGCTGCAATTGCTTTTGCACAGGTCAATAGCAGCGCCAAAATTAGCACTCTGGAACGGAGCAATGGCGCCAACAATCTGCAGCAGATTAAATTTGTTTACTTCAATTTCAATTATGTCGCCCACTGCCAGTGGTGTATCAATTGTGACAGTATTTCTAACACCGGTGTTGATATCTCGACTCACGGTGAAAGTTCCTGTGACATTTCCTTCGGTATTGGTCAAGAATGAATTGTTTAGAATTACAGATGTTGGCTCAATTAGAGTTCCGTCGACCTTATAGATCAGCGTTGCCGCATTGGTTACAACAAAATTCTGCACCGCACGATCAAATACATATACTGCACCAGCATCAGTAGTTGCATTGTAATAGTCATTTGGTGTGCCAACCATGACCTGACGGCCATCAGTGGTACAACTCAAACTTTCGCCAAATCTGGCAGAGTCACCTAGTCTAGCAGTAATCGTAGTGGAAGCTACAGTTTGATTGACGTTTACCTGATATGTTCCTGCGGCCCCGGTGCCTGTCAACAACGCTGTGATTTTTGTTCCTTGAGCCAGGCCTGCACCGCTTAGGTTCATGCCCACAGTAAGTGCTGATGCTCCTGGTTGTACACTAGACACTGTTAGTGTGGTTCCTGATATTGATGCCGTTACTTGTTGTGTGAATTCAATAGTGTCAACAAAAACAAAATAACTCTGTGTTGCAACCGTGATTGTTGCTCCGTTGCTGGGTGCAGTAAAGAATATCAAGTCTCTGTCAACAACAGTACTATCGTCGTAATCAAAATCATAATCAATGCCTGGACGTTGCAACACACTGTTGACCGTAACTTTGAAACTGTAGATATTGGTAGCAGAATACAGGTATTCGTTTAGTGAGAACAGTGTGGTTGATCCGTTGCCGGTGTAAGAATACTGAGTTCTACGAACAATCTTCAAGACCAGATCTTTTGCAGGAGCGGCAGCAAACACAATGTTTGTTGCTGTTTGAGAATAGTCTACTCCGTATGTCAACAGTGTATTGTTCAACACCACAATAAGTTGTTGGTCATAGCCGGTATCAATTATTATATGATCGCTGAAGTTAAATGTAAATTGTTGACCATCAGCCACATACGCAACTGATTGATTTTCAACTTCAACCAACCCGTACGCAAATACTTTGTTGATACCCGGCGCACCAATATACATCCAGTGTTCGTCAGGACTGACAGCAACACTATATCCAAATTCTGCTGGCAATGCTAGATCTCTAATGTCTGGCACTGTTAGCAGATTGGCATTGATAAAACTTGCTGAATCTGGTTGGCGATATACAGCTGATGCGTATCCTCTGTTGTTGTAACTTGCTGGTGCGCCCACTGCTTGCCATGTTTGATTGCCAATGCTGACACTGGATCCAAAGCCCACAGTATCTACAGCGCCATCAAGTTCTAGTGTTGAATTTTCAGTAAACGGAGCAGATGATGTGCGAACATAGGTATATAATGCACCATCGCCGTAGCCTTGGCTATATGCAGGACTACCAACAATAGCATACAAGTTGCTCTTGGCTTGAGCTACGCTTTGCCCAAACTTGCTGTTGGTCACAGGATTCGTTGCTGTTATTTCTGTTGCAGAAGAAAATACTATTTGTTTTTCTAATACTTCCCATAGGCCGGCACCGTTGTTGTCGACCCATACCTTGTTGCCTGGCAATAAGTCATTGGCATATGGCAAGGTTATTATGTCGCTGGCTTGTGCCACACGCTGAGTTTGCAGCACAAATCCAATGCCAGTTCCTGTGGCCACAAGCTGGCCACCATTCGCAAAAGAAAAATCAACAACAATTTGAGTAATGTTGGGTACATTGATTACTCGGTACACTCCATCAACTTCTATGGAGAAAAATCTTACCACAACCTGACGGCCAACTGTGATGCCATGTGGTACAGTAAATGTCAACACCGCGGTTCCATCAAGATTGCTGCTTACTGAAGAAATATAACCAGGAACCTGGCTTGTTCGATAGATGTTCCAGTCGTAGTCGTTAATCTTGGCCACCCAGATAACTGTTCCTACACCAATTTGATCAAGATTTGCATCCAGACTTGCTGTGTTGGTGATATCAAATATAGTAATGTCAATGTCATCAAGATTAACATAGCCGGCACCTGGCAGGGCCACATCAGTTGGGTTGACTGTTGTGGTTGTAAGAATATCAGTGCTAGGTATCTTGTAGCTTTGTTTCCACAAGTTGCTCAACAATACTGTTTGATCGGCTTCGCTGGTTTCTCCTGGCTGTACCACTTGTATCAAGCTGGGGTTTGCTCCAAGCAAGGCTTCGTTCAATTGCAATTCGTAGAAACTACGATTGGCATTGGCACCATATGTGGCTCTCAGCACTGCCCAGTTTTCATAGATATCATACTGTGCAGGGCCGCGGCCCAGATCAGCAAACGAAAATAGTTCAGCTGCTCTAACAGTGCCTTTGGTGCCCAGGAACTGTTGATACAGATTGACCTGGCTAGTGCTGTCAAGATTCAAGGAAACCATGTATTGTCTAGGTTTGAATCCAATCAAGCCATATGAAAACAAGTCTTGATTCTGTTCAAGATTGGCGGTGTATGTGTTGTAGCTGTTGGCCAGTTGATTGCTCTTGTTGGCCAAATTGGGCAGTAGACCTTGTTGTATTTTGGTATAGTCCGAAATGGTCCATTCGTTGAAATCAAACTTGGAGCTGGGCTGAACAATGTCAATTGCACTGTAATAAAAGTTTTTGTACTCTACAATCTCGCCGCGAGCATACTTGACGTTCTGACTCCAGGGCTTGATGTTGTCCTGGTTGAGAACAAATCCTTGTGCATTCAGCTGGCCGTTCCACTCAGTTGTGGTTGTTCCAACCAATTTCACACGGTCTTGTCTTGCACCGGTAATTGGCTGATATATCAAGTCTGCAAAAATACTCACATTGTCCAGCACAACCATATTTTCGTAACTGGTAAACTTGATGTTCAAGAAGTTGATGGTTTCGTTGGTCACACTACGCACAGCAAAACGGTTGTCACTACGTTCAATCACAAGATCTCTAGCATTGAACGGTTTACGATCTGCATTGAGTATCATGTTTTCAGCAGTTTGAACAGCAATGCTATCAACCACTGCTCCGGCACGTTCTACTACTAGTTGGGATGCACCGGGGTTGAGATTGACGATAGCACCGTCGGTCCAGCCCTGATTGCTCCAGTACAGGAACTCGCTGACCATCTGGTTCCAGTCTAGCACGTATCCGTTTTCCAATATATTAAATGATAGGCCTTGACTCCGCAATAATGCGCCATAGCTTAGTAAAAAGTCTGCCACAAGAGTGCGATTGGTAAACACATAGCCATATGGTATTTGAACCACATTGTTGCTGTATTCCACAGGAACACGCACCGTACTACCGCCGGCTGAAATAGTTGCTAAATTGCCATTGATTAGACTTTGCAATATACTGAAGTATGGCTGAGTCATGTTGTAGCCATACACTGCCCAGCCTGTGGTTGTGCTTTGAACAATCACACTTGAGTATGTGAGTTGAGCAAATGGCACATTCTTGTAGAACAAGAGATTGTAGCTTTCGTCCGGCAGCAACAGAGTTGAGTTCAGACTGTTGGGACTGGATTTTTCAGTGTAAATTTCCAGGAGATTTTTACCAGTAAACGATGCCATTCTGTAGCACAGTCTCACGTCAAGATTTTTAAGATCAGCTGTGAGAGCAGTGGTAGAATTAATTCCGCTCACACGGTTAAAGTCCACAATCCAATCAATATAACTGGCCTTGCTGACGCCGTTGCCATACACTTCAATACCATTGGCGTCTAGTCTATAACGTCCATTGTAGAGATACTGGTTGATAGACGTGTCAAATCGATAAAGATCTCTGTCGGCAAACAATGAGAAAAATTCTGCTGGGCGAGTCAGGGCCAACAGTCGCATGGCAGCAAATGGATATGCACTGGAGGTACGCCAGGCGTTTTCTACCGGACCATCATCCCCTACCACCCAGCTCTTGCGGAAGTCATTGCTGTTGAAATTGCCTACCATCACTTGCATGGGACTCAACAAGGCACCTTCGCTGCCAGACGGAATCACATCTGTCAGCCCGGGACGAACGTATTCTGGCAGCACATACGGAGCCACAGGATCTCTAACCAGGCCTGCTGCTAGGTCTTCCCAGAGCACCAAGTTGCCCGAAGTGTAAGGGGCTGGTCCATATTCGTCTTCCCACCATACAGGTATAACACTAAAACCCAACATCTCCCAGGGTCTAGTGTTTGGATAAATTGTATCGTAGAAATAATTGTAAAGTCCGCGCCAGGCACCTACCACCAGCGGCTGGTTAACAGTCAACTTGTTTGACGCTGTGGAATAATTCCAGGTGAATTGATTGTTCTGTTGATAATCTTGTGTTTTGTAGTCTAGTTTGTTCCAGCCAACCCAGGTCAGAAAATCTTCGCTAAGAATGTCTGTTATCTCACCAAGTGTATAATCAGTAGTACGGAATTGTCCAGGCACAACTTCAGCTGTAATCAAGGGCACAGGATTACCGTCTAGTTTAAGGTTGTTATAGATTCTGGTCTCAAACTCCAGCAGCAATGCATCACGGAAATCACCAAATGCTCTGGTAATAGATCCGTCGTGTCCGCGAATAACAAAAACTGGATTTACGTAAGTTTCATCAAGAAAAATTTCTGGAATATATGCTGGATACAGGCCTAATTTGGTAGGAGTGTTTGGCACATAGCTGCCGTAGGTTGCGGAATATTCTTGTATGACAACTACATCTCCCACTGCCAGTGGCACTGTGATAGTAATTCTAGGGCCATCTGTGGCAACCACATAACCAATATCTCGAGTCAATAAAATATCATTTACATAGACCAGCAGTCCAAGATAGTTGGCTGAAGTATAATTGTACACCTGTGTGGTGTCAAATACCGCTGTAGAAATTGGCGTTACTGTGGTTTGTAGTTGTGTGTACACACTGCCGGTAGGCAACATGTCACTCCAATAAAATGGATTGCTGCTGGTACGGCCAAGTGTGATGTCAGAAATTACTGCTGTGAGTATTTCTGGCACAGTGAGATTGACATAATCATTGGTCACTGCTGTGTTCAACAATTGTGCTTTGAATTTTTCGTATTCTCTTGAGTTGTATGAAAGAGCAGCAAAAATTTCGTATTCAGGTTTACGTAAGAAATAACCGGCCAGAGTCATTGGCGAACTTTGCTGCAGAATATTCAGACCATAAGGAATAATATTACCAAGATCGCGTGTGTTGTTGGCACCGTTGACTTTGCCAGTCAATGCCACTAGATTCTGTGCAATGCTTTCGTAGTGTGTTCTTACTGTGCCCAGTGTAAAGTTTGCTGAGTTGCCGTTCAATGGGTTGTTTTCAAGATTGACAGGAACTTGATAAAAGCCCACAGAACTAATTTGATCACTTAGGGCCAGCACTTCAACAACATCGCCAGGTACTATAACAATGTTGCTGTTAAATGTAATTGTGGTAGTATTGGCAGTTGTGGTAAAGGTATACGCTGTGGGGTCCTGGAAAACACTACCTACATAAATTTTAACACTGGGCACGATTCCTGTTGGAACCACAGCCACATCAAGTACCAAGGGTGTGTCAACAACTGATGTAAAACTAAATTGTTGATAAATTAAACTTTTGGTTGCAGCACGTTGCCAACCAATTTCTTTTTCATACACTGTTCTATCAGCGTATTGACGAACAAATCCAATGCTGACGGGATTTTCAGTGCTGACATTGTTGTCTACATGAATAAATGTGTCTGTGTAAAAGTTATTGTCAAACACAATGTCACCCACATTGTTGATGCTGAGGTATCTTAGAGCAAATCCCAATACAGTATCTTCAACTCCTGATCCCACAGCATAACTGAACAATTTGCTGCCTACAAACGTCGAACTAGGATAGACTGCCCGATTACCAAGACTAAAGTCATCTTGATCATAAACATCAAATAGAGGTGCCTGGTTAACTGATGTTTTTTCTTGTGCTGTGATCCATTGAACACCATCGTAGAAAAAACTTGTTCCTTGCAAAGTGTTGCCGCTTGAGCAAACCGTGCATTGATCAATCAAGACATCTGCGTCAGATGCAGGCACTAGATTAATAACTGGTTGGAGTATCAACGTGCTGCCATCTGTGCTGGGAGTGATAAACTCCACTAGATAAATTTTGTTGCGAACCTGCGGGTCGTTGTCTGCTGCAAAGATCACTCGACTTCCAGAAATAAACGAATATCCGTCAACTGCGTATCCAATGGTGCCGTTGATAGTTGACAAAGCGTCGGTTGTTTGAAAATCTATGATGTTGACTGGTGTCTTGGCCTGAGTTCCCATGCCAAACAATCTTGTGCCACCACGGAATTCCAAGATAGGTCGCTTGGCACGAAACGCATTGTCTATTAGTGGAACTGTGTTGTTGTATTCTGCAGATGCATTGATGACGTCAATATGAAACCAACGATTAGATCTGGTCCAGGCATTACGATCAGGACTATCCAGTGCAATGGTAAGATAATCAGGCACCAGAGGTTGATTTAGGCTGGCATCAAAGTTGCCTATGTCAAACGGCAACGAATCAAACGGCACCGTGGCGCTTTTGGTGTAGGTCTCTGGAGTAACATAATCAGTGATTGGCAACAGTTGTATGGCTGTGCCTACTCCGGCCACATAATAGGTTTGATTCTGATAACCGGCAGGAACAACACTGCCTCTAAAGATAACTTTGAGATTGTTGGTAAACACCACGCCGTTGGGTGCAACATAATTTTTCTTGCCAAGGATGTCAGTTACTATGTTCAGTGTTTCGACCTGACTCTGATCAATCAGTCGAATCTGACCAAAAATTTCTGGGTTGGTTCCATCTTGATACCACAGCAGATCTTTGATTGCTGTGAGCAATGGTATTTCTTCAAAGTATCCTTCTGCATCACGATACCACTGAGTTCCTGCCCATTGGGTCCCAAACATCACGATAAATTTATTCAGCAGTGGGCACTGTGTTATTGATGACAATTGCAGGATGGCATTTCCATCATTGTCATACTGGTATTGTATTGCCCAAACACTATATCGTGTGTCAACATTAAGAATTGGCGTTGTTTGATCGTATACTTGTGTGTCAAAACTACCTAGCAATCCATTGTTGGTGGGAATCTGAGCCAATGGGTCAAATTGACTAGTGATCAACCAGCCGCCGTCGGTTGGGTCAGCAATCTGATTGGTGAACACCACTGTGCGTCCGTTGAGATTTGTGATGCCATCAATACCCGACGGATATTGTGCTAAAAATTCTGTCAGGTATATGTTGTTGATCTGATTGAATTTCAAATCAGTTATCAAGTCCACTTGTCCTGCTGTTGGGGTAGTTGGTACCAGTGTTAGATCATAATAGAATTGCTGAGCGTTTTTCAGCGGAACATTAAAAGTTACTGTGCCGGCGTCTTCGCCGTTGTTGATCACTCCAAGTACGTCTCTTGAACTGATATTAGGAGCATAAGGCAAGCGACCGTTGACACCAGGATCAGTTTGTATAAAAAATCCATTGGGAGCTTGATTCACCACAAAATCATAGTTGCCACCGCGAACCAGAGTGATGATGGGATTCTCACCGGCAACGCCTGAGAATTCATACACATCTAGACCGCGGGTAATGTTAAAACTATCTGTTAGTGGAATTACTGTGGCACCAACGTCCACTGACAACGGACCAGCCGGCAACCAGTAGTATTGACTGTAGTTTGCAAATTTGTCAAAACTAATAAACGGATCCCAGGTATAGTAATCACTGGTATACAATCTGTCTGAGTTGTTTGTCTTGGCACCTTGGCGAGCCAGTGCGTCAGTGATGCCAGGATAAGTTATTGCATCAGAAATATCTGTTGTGTCTGGAGTTAGGCTGATTACACCTGGTTCAAGTTGATAATTTGCTCGGGTGGCATTGGGCTCAATCACATAATAGTCATTGGGATTTACACCTGGGCCAACTCTGCGACCAACAAAACCTTGTGTCTTTTTAAACTGTGGCTCCTGAACCAATTGATCCAGAGTAGCTGCCAAAAACTGTTTGTTGGTAGCAGTTTGAAATATTGGTGGTAGAAAATCTACGGTTCTTGTTCTATCCATTAAATTACTCCACTGCCTGGTGCGGTTCTAAGATTGGTTGATGTCAATGCTGTGATCACTTCTACTGAACTGACGCCAGCAGCATTGACAAAAATTTCATCTGGGGCTGACCGTATTTCATACAGGTCACCAAAACTCTTTAATGGGTCCAGAGGTACTAGTACCACAGAACTCACAATGCCGCCCATATTTCTGTGGATGTAGGCTGCAAGTTCTGAGAAATAAAATGTATCTCCAAAGTCCCATATATCAATTGAAAAATAATCATTCAAGTTGGCAACTACTAGATTTTTAATTTCACTTTCGCTAGCTGTTGAATTGGCTGCACGAATAACTTTGATTGTGGCTCTGAGTTCTTGTGCTGCTTTGGCGCCAAACAGTGGCTTGAATACCACTGAATTTACAACCACATTGTCTGAAATCATCTTGTAGTTGTTGAGATTTTGATAAGCGGTTGACAACTCATTGATTGTGGGCACACTAGGTTTAGGCACCGTATCGGTGGTGTCTCTAATCCAGTTTTGATAAGCATTATAATAGCTTTGTGTGACCACATACAAGTCAATGATGTTGGTAGTCCCTGGGTCAATACGAGAAGTCAACGGAGCATTGTGTCTGTATTGAAAATACAAACTTTGACGGCCTATTCGTGCAATCCAATCTGACGATACATCTACAAGTGATCTTACAAATGTTGTACTAACCGCTAGTTCATAAAAAGCACCCACCTGGCCGGCCAGGGGTCCAACATAAATTTCTTGATTGTAGGCATAGAAAATTTGTCCTGCTACATATTCTCCCTTGACTGCTTCAATATCATTCTTGGTAGCAAATTCACTGACCACGCGGCCTGGCTCAACCAAAATATAACGTTGTAAATTGTCAAAGTCCACAGTCTTTTCAAAGAATACCAATTTTGAATTAGGAACAACCAATGGTGCTACAATTTCATCAAAGAAATCAGGATCATCTGCTACCCCATCACTATCAACATCTTGATAACTGACAATCACTTGATAGTCGTCGACATATCCGTCTGACTCAACTGGCTGACCAATGATAGAAAGACTGATGTCGCCCGGCAGGGGTTGATTGGAATCAGGCAAGCTGTTGGTTCTCAACACTTTAACAAAGTCGCTGATTGTTGTACCTGTGCGAGTGTCATAAATGCGTTGTCCCGATTCAAAGAAAAATCTTGTTTGCAGCACAGATCCAAAGTTGTATATTAGTGAACGGCTGGTCACCGTATAGCTGAGGCCATCTGTCAGGCATTGAATAACCCAGCTTGCATCTTGGCCTGTGCCCGATGTATCTTGTGCGTCGGCCAGACTAAAGTCCGCATTGACGGCAAGATTATTGGATGTAATCAGATACCAGGTCTGTGTGGTATTATCATAGCCAAGTCCAAAGTTTCTAAACAACAAAATCTGATCAGCAATTGACGATTCAAGGCTGGCCGGAATATCTGTGACCAGTAACGGAATTACGGACACAGGTATTGCTCCTGTGGGCACAAAATTATTGAGTGTAACTGGGCCGGTTCCGTTGTCAAAGTTGCCCTGACCCTGATTGGTACCATTCAAAACAATAATGCTTGGACTGGCCCAGATGGTCAGTGTTTCGTCTGCACGAACCGGAGTTCCTAGTTTGAGTCTATTGTTGGCATCAAAATAGTAGCCAGCAGGTGCAGCAAACTTTACCAGGCTACCTACTTGAATATATTTTGTGTTGTTGCTAGAAAAGGTGCCAATCGGAACAGGACCACCAGTGGCATTTACAAAATAGCCAGTGGTTTCATTGGCCATTGTGGTACTTTGATTCCAAGTGATGTTGAGTACCGCCAGGTTTGGTCTTGGAAAATTTGCATAATAGAATTGCGTAAAACCGTTGGTAATTAACAGTGGTTGTATCTGGTTGGTGATTACGCTAGCAATGTCATTGCGATTCAACCACGAGAATACAAACGTGGGCAGTTGATTTTGTTCCCACAAGGCACCGTCGGATCCAAAAATATTGGTTGAACTGTATTTGCCTGTGTTGTCCACCAGGTCAAGATATCGACTGGTACCAATGCTGGCACGATTCAGGGCCTTGCTTTTGATAATTGAGTTGTACAAGGTAAACGGAAAGTTGTTGTAGTCTTCACCGTTGACCATGCGATTTTGTGTGTAGTATCTAGCAGGGGCACGTTGCTTGATTTCGTCTAGAGTTTCTCTGGCCTGCGCATTGCTGACAGGAGTGGTGATGCCACAGGTGAATGTGATTGTTTGCAACTGACCAGTTCTGCTGATGTAGCTGATTGGCAAGACTACACTCTGCATTTCTTCAGGATTGATAATGTATTGCAGGCCGTTGGATGCACGAACATAAGCACGGAACAGTCCCACTGGAATAGCAGAAAACACACCATCACCGAATGTCAAAGTGATCTGATCGTTGGTTCTTGATGTTGTGGAAAACAATTTGCGTTGATCAGGTGTTAACTGTTCTGCTGCCGCAGCAAAAACTGATTCTACATATTGCCACTGGCTTACAACAGTACCCACATTGTCCAACTGGAACACCCAGCGGTCTTCATTGTTAACCCCTTCAATGTTGATGTTGACTGTGCGATTACTGATTCGTTCTGCCAGATTAAAATCTTGACTTTGCAACACACCTTGTTTGAAATAAAAGAAATAGCCAGTATTGGCTGCTGCAAATCCCAGCGAGTCGCTGCGGAACAGGATATTAAAAATGCCGTTGGCCACAGGGGCAGGCTCGTAGATGTAGTCTTGGCCCACGGATGTAGAATTTACTGCTTCAAACGGCATGTTGACGCCGTCCACAGTAACATTGTATGGCAACACAGGCAAGAATCCTGGAACCAGGTTGATAGCATATTCAGATGTGTTTACACCCACAATGTCTTGACGATTGCCTGGACGACCCACACGTTGAGTGTCCACTAGAGCAGCGTTTAAAATGGCTGTGAATTGTTCTGCCCAGTTGAAATTGGTAGGATCGTTCCAGTTGATAGTAACGTTGGCTAGGTCAATCCCGTTGAAGTCTGTGACATTTTCAGTGGTCTGCACTGAAAATACTTTGAGGTAACCTTGAGCAGCCGTATTTCTTTTGGCAGTGTAACTCACTAGGTTGGCCAGGCGCACCACTGAGTCTCTACGCTCAGCCGTGTCTATGTAATTTTCACGGGTGTTCAGATCGTTACGGAAGGCCATTGCCTGACCCATGAATGCAACAACGTCTAGTAATGCAATAAATTCTGAACTTTCAATGTAGTCATTGAATGTTTCAGGATAGTACTGTCGAAGATAATCTACAAAACTTTTTCGCAAAGTTTCAAAGTCGTAGCTTTGAAAGTCAGCTTCTCTAAAGGTCTGATAGATGCGTTTCCAGTCTTCAACGCCAAATACAACTGTTTGTCTAGTGGTGCGTGCCATGATATTCCGTTAATATGTTATTTACCGATAAAGTAAACGGCTACTTTTATACAAACGAAGCTCTGCGCTGTTGTTGATCAAAGAATACACTCAGCAACTGTGCATCTGCACCAGCCACTAGTTGTATCTCCAGTTCAATCAACACACCGTTTTCCTGTGGGTACACTTGTACATCATTTAGATAAATTCTAGGATCGCCGCCGGCTACTCTTTGTACTTCACGCAGAATATTGGCCATGGTAGTTTGATCCTGGCTTTCAAACAAAAAACTCCAGAGTGTGGTTCCGTATGACGGGCGGCCAGGCAATTGCCCTTGCCAGACATTGAATGCGTTCAGTAGGTCGCGCTTGATTAATTCGCCGTCTACCAGCGTGAATTTTTTAAATTGATTCTGTGTGTTAAATCCAATGAATGTGGCCATACAGATATTTAGCTGGTGCCTGGAGGTGCAAAATCTGGCACAGATATCTTGCTGTTGCCAATGACTTTTTTCACTGCTTCATTCAAATTAGATCGATTCACAGTGTTGGTAAATCCTTTGGCCACTTGTACCCCTGATTCTAATGGGTTGCCGCCGGAATCTCCAAAACCGCCAAATCCACCAAATCCACCAAATCCACCAAATCCACCACTTAGTAATCCACCAATGCCACCACCACTTAGTAATTCACCAATACCACCACCACCACTTAGTAGTCCACCAATGCCACCACCACTTAGTAGTCCACCAATGCCACCACCACTTAGTAGTCCACTAAATGACTGTGCAAATTCTGCTGATTTGGCAAAATTGGTCATATCGCCGACTATTCCACTAATGCCACCACCACTTAGTAGTCCACCAATGCCACCACCACTTAGTAGTCCACCAATGCCACCACCAATGCCACCACCACTAACTAAACTGCTTATTCCGCTACCTATTCCACCGTCACTTACTAGTGACCCCAATGATCCCAACGATCCTATTGACGGTGCGGTTTTGAGCCATTCTGTTGCATTGCCTAGGCCAAATTTTGTAGAGATGTTCAACAACGGACCCAGTTGCGATGCTGCTTCTGTGCCGCTGATTACTCCTATTTGTTTGAGTTGGTCAAAGTTCACATTCATTAGTCCTTGTTGTACTGTGGTTTGCAAACGTTCGTTGCCTAGTACAGAAGTTAAATCTGTAGCGCCTAACTTGCCCGTCCAACTGGTAGGGCTCGACAAGATGCTTGTAAATTTGCTGGGATCCAGGTTGATTTGTTCAGCCAGCCCTGGTTTGATCAAGCCTGACAATTGCAACTGATCAGCATTAAGGCCAAACTTACCAAGCCCTTTGAAATCAGTGATTGCTGACGCTGCTTGTCCAACTGACACACCAGTTTGTGCTATTAGACCTTGTATTTGTGTAGTATCAATTGTGCCAATGCTCTGTTGACCTATGGTTGTTTTGATAAAGTCACTTACTCCTATTGGATTAGGAATGGGTAATCCTCTTAGGTCTGGAAGATTAATTATATTACCTAGTTGTAGGGCCTGTGCAAATGATGCTGGTCCTATTTGCGCTATAGCCGATGACAAGCCACCTGTGGCTTGTGTAACTGCATTCACTAGACCGCCCACCGGGATTCCTACTAATCCGCCGGTGTTGATTTGTTGATCAAATACTGCTTTAGCCTGCTCCACAGTGGCACCCGATGGACCGTCTACATCATATACTTCACCGTTTGGTCCTGTGAATGAAAATTTACTCATGATTTTCTAACTATGCCCCAGCTGGAAGGAACTGGTTCAGCGTCTGGCGGTGGAGTAGGAGTTCCTTCAGTTAAACTCACGCTGACAGCTACACCCTGATTATGGTACGGATACGGTTCATGTGTTGGGGCGCGAGTAACAATACTTGTTAGTCCATTGGGTTTTACTTGCCAGCCGGTGGAATTATTAAAGGTAGTATCATCCAAGATTGTTTTAGGATACAGTTTAGGGGTTTTCACTGACGTTGCTGGTAACCCGTTGAGATCTATCCTTGCTGCACTAAATCTCAACGATGTGCCACCAGATATTGATGCAGTTGTTTTACCTTGCAAAGCCAATGATCCGTTAGCTTTTATTCCTACTGTGGACTGACCATAAATGACCATGGCTTCTTGGCTGGCTATGTTCATGGTAGTCACAGCACCAATATTAGTGGCTGCATTTGATTTCAGATTGATATTGCCACCAGCAAACATATTGATATCTTTGTCAGCATGTAAATTGATAGTTCCTTGAGTTCTTACGTTTACACTGTTGGTTGAAAAAATATCTACTGTGCCTTCGGACCCTAGTTCAATCCAGGTTTGTCCATTGGAATGAATGAACTGAAAAAAGTTTTCAGAATCATTCATCATGATCTGATGACCCTTGGCAGTTCGTAGTCTAAGCAAGGCATTGTTGCCGTCTAGATCGCCATCATCCATGACCAGTGTGTGCCCACCTTTGCGGCCTATCACTTTAACATCTTGCGGTTTGAGAGATCCAGAATTAAGTTGTTTTCGTATGGTATTGGGGTCTGCACCACTCTGATAGATAGGCTGGCCGGGTGTGCTAATTCCATACACTGTGCTAGGGCTTTCTCGTTGTGCATTTGAAATAATAGGACCACGTTCAGGATCTTTGTTCAGTCCTTGCTGAAAAAATATAGCTGCTTGAAAACTATGCACAGGCTTGGGTTGATCAAAGAATCGTGGATTTTTGTTAATTTCTTTGTTGGCAGAGTTGATTTCGGTAACAGGCAACTGAGGTGCATTGGCAAAATATTCTGCTTGTGACTTGTTTTGTGTGACATACTCACCTGACTTGGCAGCGCCAATGGCTGGCAGCATATGATTCAAGCTGTCTTCAATTATTGACCCAATATAGTAACCTTTGTCAGGATCACCTTCAACAAAAAAACACATAACAGATGTACCAATATCCGGTGGAGTAAACCACATGCCGTAACTTTGTTGATTTCCAGGGTATGTGCCTACACCTGCACTGGTGCTGGTTTTTTCTGTGGCTCCATAGAAGGGTGACAAATATCTTACCCAACGCCAGGTTTCAGGATTGGTGCTGGGTCGACCGCTGGCAAACTGTTCAATGAAAACCTGCAAGCGACCAGTTCGTGTAAGGTCCACAGTGTTTACAATACGACCAACAAATGGCCCCATTTCTGCAGGTGTGCCACCACGATCAAATTTATAATTGGGTGCGCTGCCCGATTGTTGGGTATTATTTTGTGCCATAAGTGTCCTTTAGGTTCCTTGATCGTCGTTTACTACACCTTGAGACGGATTCGGCGATAGATCGAATCCGCCAAGTCTGTTTTCTCCAGGTTTTCCAGAAAGAACAGGTGGCGGTTGAAATTCTGTGTTTGGAATATCTGCACCATCTACACTGGCAGGTTTTGCCGGCACTGGTTGTGCTCCTGAAACTGATGTGATAGAAACTGGCGTAGGTGCAGGCGATGTGTATTCTGTAACAGCCTGCAACGCCCGAGCAGAACCTGCTTGCAACACTTTTGATGTTGATTGTATTATTTGGTTGACAGGCGATACATTATTGGTTGCCGCTATTATGCCGGCGATCCCTGAGGTTTTTGCTGTGGTTGTTGGCGGAGTAGTGTTTCTTCCAGCATCAGCTGCTTTGGTAGAAAAAGTATTTTCTACCCGAGCCCCTTCAAGTTCCTGAGTAAATTTTCCTCCACGAAATATACTTTTGCTGGTAGTGGCCATGTATGTGACAGTTTGTTGCGCCAGTCCTGGTTTGCCCTGGATGCGATCTGCAAAATTATTATTTTTTCCTGTGTCCATGATTCCTGTGCTGAGATCATAGTCCCTGGGCCGATTCCATGCAAATTCAAAGTATGCGCCCGATGCACTTACATTTATAGTGCCATCAGCTTCAAAAGGTGCTGAGACAAACTTTCCTGGTTGCATGGCCTTGGGAGAAGGAATCCAGGCAGGATCTCCTACGATTACCAATCTAATGTCGGCCTGATCAGCTGAATATAGATAATCGGCTGCATTGGCACCGGGCTCGAATGTCTTGCTATCACCGCCTTGACGTGCCTGACCGCTGGCTGGCATTGGTCGTTTTTTTGAAAGTGATTCGCTATTTTGTCCAGTTTGTGATGATTGCGTAGCAGAGGCTATCGAAACATCACTGGTGATAGCCTGTGTCCATAAGTGGTTGAATGCCTGTTCAAATTGCAATACCTGAGTGTTTTGTCCAGTAAACCAATAGTTATAAACCTTATGCACTCCTCTGAATTCTCCACTTTCAAAATATTCACTGATCACTGGCGTTTGAAACGGCGATATGGTATAAATCATTTTGTACGCAAAATCGTTTTGTTTTGAATCATATTTCAATTGCTGTGCTTCACAACTGATATCAAACCAGGCAAATCTCTGAGGCGGGCCATTATCGTTCCAGGTGTAGGTATCTGGATTCCAGGTAACTTTTTGTTGAGCAGTAATATAACTGCTGCTGCGTAACACTGTGTCAATAAATTGCACAATCTGTTGTCCTGCTGTGGCAGACTTTTGACGCACAGTAGTGTTAATGCTTTGTTTTTCACTCAGCAGTTGATCTGCTGCTGTTGCTGTAGCTGAACCGCCTACTAGGCTTTTGTCGAAATAGTCGCCTGGAGGAACAAGGCTGGCATTTTCTAGTATGGGATCAGCAAATTTAATTTCATAAACGTCTGGTATAAATCCACTGCGTTTGGCCTGCTCTGCATAGTAAGCATTTAGTGCCGCACATAGACCGCTGCCAAGTGTGGTAGCACCAGGTTTAGGCGCTGCATCGGCCTTGGGAGGGGCACCAACACCGCCAACTGCATTTTCGCCTGGTTTGGTTTGTGGTACGTTGTCAGTTGCTGATATTATTCGAGGGATTGCGTTAGTAGCCATATTATTGTCCGGCCTCTAAAAGTGCTTGTGCTCGTTGTTGAGGATCTTGTACAGTGTTACTGCCCGGTGGCGATGATTCTATAGGAACACCAAGTCTGGTTTCGTCTCCTGCTGCCTGGCTTGCTGTTTGTTGTATCACAGTACCAACCAATATGTCCTTGACTGTGCTGCCTTGGAACTGAAAATTCTGTGGTATGCTGCCACGATTGGTACTTTTGCCAGTGATATCGCCAGGGCTTGCTCCTTTGATGGTGTATTCAACCAACTTGTTTGCCACTCGAAATTCAAGTTCAGTGATAATAAAAGGCACAAACTTTTCAATTGCTGCACGATTATCTGTGCTGCCAGTTTTTCGTGCAATAGGTTGTACAAGATTGCCATTGATGTCGTAGCCATAAAATCTTATGGCCATACAATATTGTGCCGCTGCGTAGTTTACAGGAGTTCCTGGCTTGGTTATATTTTTAGTTTCATATAAATCTCTAACAGCTTTTATTAAATTGCTCAACAGTGTGATTCCATTGGGCTCAGTTACTGTAAAACTCAAGTCCGTAAGTTTTGCTGCACCGCCGCTGCCTATAGAGCTGCCATACGCAGTGGTGAGTTCAAAATTGTCAAGATAATAATCCAACGGAAAGAACGGACTGCGACCAGTGCCCACACTGGTTGCACCGGTAGGTGTCTGTGTTGTAACACCTGCGCCACCACTTTGTGCCAACAAATAGTAGCCATTTAATGTTTTCTTTGGAGATTTCATTAGTGCGGTGTATGTGTCAGGATCCATTAAATACCAACTTAGACTATATGTATAGCTGGCATACTGATCTAGTACATTGTCTTGTGCCACAATGGCATTGGAGGCACCGCCATACAATTCATCCAGTCTATTACGAACCGCTGCGGTGCCGTTGACACCAGCAGCATCATCGCTACGAGCTCCTACCCCGCCTTGTTTAGCGTTGTTTACAGGAGTGGCTCCGGGCACTGCTCCTGAACCTTGTAATTGATTGAATTCTGCTCGCTGCGCAGGATCCAGGAATGTAGAAGATGGCGGAGATGGTAACGGGCCGCTTGCCGGAGGAGAAGATGTGGATTGACTATTGTTGTATGTAACCGTGGTTGCATCAGTGCCCGAGTCAACATCTCCTGTTTCTGTGGTCGGTGGTGGGTCAGCATTGGTTGGACCTGCTGTGGTTTTTTCAACTATTCTGCCATCAAACGTTTCAACCTGCTGAGGAGGAACAGGATTGCTTGAACTGGCACGGTCGTCCCGTGCAGTTTGTGCGGCTCTGGTGGTATCGGCTGAACTACTGGGTGGATTTATTCCAGCGGTAAGAGATTCAAATGAAGGTATATCGTCAGGTGAAATAAGATTGAAATTGATACCAGCCGGGGCATTGATGGCTCTGCCAACTTGCAATCCAGTCCGTATTTCTGCTATAGAAATTGCAGTGCGATATGCTTGCCGATCTTGGATAGAAGAATTCCAAGATTGATAAAATGCTGCTAGAAACTGCGAGATCTGATCCTGAGTGGCCATGCTTAGAATCCTAACACGCTGCGTAATGTGGTAATTTTTGGCAGATAAATTTGTACACCGGCCTTAAAGTCCAGGGGAGGTGCAGTCAGAGTATTGGGATTGCGTTGATAAAACACCCACCACAACTCTGGTGTGTCGTACAAGTCAAATGCCAGGAGATCTGGTCTATACTGATACGTGGTGTTGATCAGCATGACACGATCATCAGTTTCTTTGGGAATGGGACGATTGGTCATGGTGTCCAGAAAGAACTGACTATAGCCAGTGGCATAGTATGCGCTGGTTGAATCATAAGTGGCCATTACCAGAACCCTCCTTTGATTAGATCACCGTTGGCAAATCCCTTGACACTGAACTGTTGGCTGACCTGCGATCTAGTTTGTATTGGCAACAATACCAAGCTGATTTCAAGTTTTGTGGGCACATAGGTTGGTTCATTTTTTCCCAGGGTGGCCGGAGCGTCTGGACTGGACATTGCTCCTTTGCTTATGCCTTGACTGGAGAAAAGATTTGCCAGTCGATTGACTGCACTGGAGATAGGATTTGTGGGCAAGTCTTGTCGGTCTCTGCGTGACAACAGATTGGTTCCGTTGACATTGGTACTTCTGGCCCGTATATAATCAACATCGGCTGGCAGGCTGTATTGAAAACTGCTGACCACACAAGGATGCGCTGAAAACTGATACTGCCCCAAGCCTGTCAAGAACACCAAAGGAGGTGGTGCACCTCGTTCTGCATCTTGCCCATAGAACATTTTTGTCACTGATCTAAAAAAGTGTATCACTGCCAACATGTAATCTGCTTCAGCAGAATCTTGTGCTGTGAATGTGGCTGACATATTTACTGCATCAGTATAGCTTGACTGGTAGAAATAGCCCTTGTAGTTTGAGTGAGTGAGTGCGTATGGGGAATACTCAGCCTTGTAGTTGATCTCAATCTTGGGTGTGTAGGGAAATATTACTCCACCTGTTTTGGCCAAAGGAGCCAGTATTCCTGGAGGACTTGCATTGTACAAATAGGTGGCACTGGGAGCCAGGCTGAGTCTAACACGCCAGTCCCCGTTGTTGGTCATCTTGCGTTGTGCTTCCAGCGTGGCTTGACGCTGTGCCAACAGAGTGCCTGCCTGTTGTTTGGCAGCCGCTGCTATGGCCTGATCATTGGTGAAAGTGCCCAGACTGGGCAAGGCCACATTGGTGTTGGGTGGGATCAACTCTGGAAATATATCTACAGGAGTAGCAGAGGTTGTGGGTTGTGCTGCTGCAAGTTGTCTGGCATCTTCTTGATCTTGAAGGCTTTGATCGTTTGCTGCATCAACAGGGTCGGCAGCACTGGCTGCATTGGCTTCTGCAGCGGCTTCGGCAAGAGCAGCGTCACGGGCTTCGGCCTGCTGTTGCGGATCTAGAAATGTGTTCACTGGCGTTGCAGCCTGTGCTGCTACTGCTGCATCAACTCCTGCAAATTCATCAAATGGCGGAATCACAACTGCTGGCGGTGCAACAAATGGTTCAGCGTCAATGGTAAAGGTAGAAGTGTATCTGCCAGTGGCATCAACCACTGTGTTGGTAAAACTGCTGATTATTACAACATCGCCGCCCAGTGATGCGGCCACTTGAGCCCGTGCACCAGCTTCGGCCAGATCCTGAGCGGTGTTGGCATCTGAGGCAGTGACTGTGGATGAGAATGTAGACATAGTGATTCCTATATCTTATTTACCCAAAAAATAAACCACTCAGTTTATAAAGGTTGACAAAGTGGCAAAATATGTTATACTAAGTAATATTTTAAGGACCTGTCTTAATGGCAATCATCGCAAGGACCACACCAAAAACCAATTATCTCAACAACAGAGACATTCTCAAAGAGATTCATTCCAGCAAAAAAAACTACTGTGCCTATAGAGATCCTGATCTAGATCACCAGTGCGATATTATTCTGCCAAGTCTGAGCAAGATCAATCAAAAAACCATAGCGGAAGCCCGTAGAAATCGTGCTGATCGTATCAAACGTGAAACTGGTGAGATACTTGATCCAAAAAAAATACCCAACACAGACATTGTGTTTCGAATCATGACCTGGGAACACGTACCCATGGCACCCAAGAAAATCACCAAGGCCGAAGCAAAAAAGCGCAGCAAACTAGAAGATTTATTAGAGATAGACGAAGTGGTCGAAGATCCGCTAGCTGATCTGATTGATGCACCAATGTTGGATCCCACACATATTCGAGTGAACTTTCCTCCGTTTTTTCACTATCGTATAGACGACGCCAAGGTGCCGTTCCTGGTGGGCAAGAGCCACTGGAAAGGCGATCTTGAAACCGGAGAGTTTTCCAAGGATCACGGTGACATGACTAGAAAATTGGCCATGATGTTCATGAAACTGTGTGAACGTTATGCCACAAGATCAAACTGGAGAGGATACACCTACAATGAAGAAATGCGTGGACAAGCCTTGTTACAACTCAGTCAAATCGGACTGCAATTTGATGAATCAAAATCGCAGAATCCTTTTGCGTATTATACTGCCGCTATTACCAATAGCTTTACTCGTATCCTGAACATTGAAAAGAAAAGTCAAAACATTCGTGATGATATTCTAGAGATGAACGGACTCAACCCTAGCTGGACGCGACAGAATTCTGGCAAGCACTCAATGGCAGCCCTGAGCGGTCCGGTTACAATTACAACTTACAGTGTAGACGAATGAATCACATGGCAAAAGTTTTTTGCACTGCACCCTGGACAGGATTGACTGTTCGAGAAGATGGTCATGTTCGAACTTGCTGTGTTGGCGGCACTTCGCTAGGGAATCTTAATGAGACCGGCATCCAGGAGATATTAAAATCTCAGTCGCTCAAAGAGATACAACAAAATATGTTATCCGGTAAACCTGACCAAAAAAATTGTCAAACTTGTATTGAGTCTGAAACTCAGTCAGGGCTAGCTACTCTTAAAGAACACTACAATTTATTCTATCCTGATTTTGTTGAAGATCAACTGAATCTAAAATGTTTGGATATAAGGTGGAACAACGCCTGTAATCTTGGATGTGTGTATTGTAATCCCACTTTCAGCAGCGTATGGCAAGATCGGCTCAACATCAAACGCAGTTTGGTGATCAAGCCGTACCAAGACGATCTACTGCAATGGATATTGAGCCGGAGTACAGAGATAGATGAGATTATGTTAGTAGGTGGTGAACCCATGTTGATGAAACAAAACTACAAATTGATTGATAATTTATCTGACCAATGCAAAATCAGCATCATAACCAATCTCAGTTACAAATTGTCCGAGCTGCCATGCACGCCACGATTATTGAGCAGACCTAGATCAAACACCAAGTGGAATGTGAGTTTAGAAAACACTGGTGCAAAATTTGAATATGTTCGAAATATGGGCAAGTGGTCTCTAATTGAAGACAACTTACAATATCTGGTGCAACATTGGCCCGACACAGTCTCTATCAATTTTGTCTATAGTATGTTTAGTGCATTTGACATTGTAGAAACTATAAAAACTTTTCATCAGGCTGGAATCAAAAAAATCAACATGTTTCCGATTATCGACAACTATAGCATGGATGTGTTTAACATGCCAGAGTCTATTCGCAAAAAAGCCGCATACGAGCTCAAGGCAGCCAGTGAATGGCATTTTGAAAACTTACATCCCGAAGATAGAGATTTTTATCCTATACAAGGAATAGATGCCACATTCAATCGATTGACCAAATCCAAGGAACCAGCATTAGTCACTTTGAAAATGTTCAATGATCAAATAATCCAGTATGATCAATACAATCATCAAAAATTTCAAGATCTTTGGCCCAATATACTCGACTTAGTAGAAGAATACCTGTAAACTGTATTAATGACAAATCTATTTCGCAAAGCTGCGGTCTTCACGGACATACATTTTGGACTCAAGAGCAACAGCACTCAACACAATGAGGACTGCCTGAACTTTGTGAAGTGGGCCACGGCCAAGGCCATGGAACAAGGTTGCGAAACCTGCATGTTTCTGGGTGACTGGCACAACAACCGTGCCAGTCTCAACATTGTCACACTCAACTACAGCCTACAAGCACTGGAGCACATGAATGCTAATTTTCAACGTGTGTATTTTATTCCTGGTAACCACGATTTATATTATCGCGATAAACGTGACATTCAAAGCGTGGAGTGGGCAAAGCACCTCCCTAATGTGGAAATCTGCAATGATTGGGTTAGCCACGGTAATGTCACTATTGCCCCTTGGCTATGTGGAGATGATCATAAACGCATACCCAAACTAACGGGCAAGTACATGTTTGGGCACTTTGAGCTGCCCGGTTACTTGATGAATGCACAAATTGAAATGCCCGATCATGGCGAAGTGCAACGGGAACACTTCACCGGCTTTGAACATGTGTTCACTGGACACTTTCACAAGCGGCAGACCAAAAAGAACATTACCTACATTGGCAATTGTTTTCCGCACAACTATGCAGATGCCGGCGACGATGATCGCGGCATGATGATTCTAGAATGGGACAAGGAGCCCGAGTTCCATGCCTGGCCAGATCAGCCCAGATATCGTGTGTTTGGTCTCAGCAACATCATTGACAATGCTGCCACTATCCTGGCGCCAGGCATGCATGTGCGTGTGCAGTTAGACATTGAGATTTCATACGAAGAAGCCAACTTTATCAAAGAAACGTTTATCAAAGACTACGGACTTAGAGAGATGGCTCTGATACCCAACAAGTCTAGTTCGGTAGACACCGACATGTCGCCTGGTGAGATCAAGTTTGAATCAGTGGATCAAATTGTCACAGACCAGATTACCAACATTGAATCCGAATTCTACGATAACAAACTGCTGTTGAAGATTTATCAAAACTTATGATATCAATAAAAAATCTCACTGTTCGAAACTTCATGAGTGTGGGGGCTGCCACACAGGCCATCAACTTTGACCGCAAAGACATTACCCTGGTGCTGGGCGAAAATCTTGACCTAGGCGGCGACGGATCACGCAACGGCACAGGCAAGACCACAATTATCAATGCACTCAGCTATGCCTTGTATGGTAATGCTCTGTCAAACATCCGCAAGGATAATCTGGTCAACAAGACCAACGGCAAAAACATGTTGGTCAGCCTGGAGTTTGCAGTCAACGGTGCAGAGTATAGAATTGAGCGCGGTCGCAAACCCAACGTACTGAAATTCTATGTGAACAACGAAGCCACTGTGGCCACAGACGAAGCACAAGGTGATTCCAGAGAAACTCAAGACGCTGTGGAACGTATCATGAACATGAGTCACGACATGTTCAAACATGTTGTGGCTCTCAATACCTACACTGAACCGTTCCTGGGTCTAAAAGCCAATGATCAACGAACCATTATTGAACAGTTGTTGGGCATTACCCTGCTGAGTGAACGTGCTGATGCAATCAAGGAACTGGCCAGAGGCACCAAGGATGCTGTATCTCAAGAAGAATTTAGAATCAGAGCAGTAGTTGAAGCCAACAGTCGTATTGCAGAACAGATTGAAAGTCTCCGGCGTCGACGAGTGTTATGGCAAAAAAAGCAAGACAGCGATCTTGAATATCTTGCCACACAGTATGCTGACCTAACACAGATCAACATTGAAGCTGAATTGCTGGCACATCGAGATCTTGCTGTCTACAGTCAACAAAAGACAGCGCAGGATGCTCACACTGCCTTGGTGGCTAGATCTACAGCCTGGAGACAAAAACAATTTCGAGATGTGGCTGAATTTCGAGCCAACTATGATCTACTAAGTCACATTGACATTGAGGCCGAACTGGCAGCGCACACTGCTCTGACTGCTTACACACACCAGTCCAAGAACACAGCAGATCTTGAAAAGCTGATTGCTCGTTGCAAGTCTGATGAGATTCGAGAGCAAACCTCTATTGCCAAACTAGCTGCAGAGATTGCTGAACTAGAAGCACACAAATGCTATGCTTGTGGACAAGAGTTCCACGACGGAAGTCACGAAGCAGTACTGGAAGCCAAACGCAAGACCCTGCAAGAAGCTGAACTACAGATCTTGGCCACAAACAGTCAGCTGATCGAACACGCCGCAGCACTGTCTGCACTAGGCGTGTTAGGTGCAAAGCCTGTTACACACTACCGTACTGAAGCAGAAGCTATTAGACATTCAAGCGAGTTGGAAAATATTCAAAAGCAAATTGATACCAAACTTTTGGAACTTGATCCTTATGCTGAACAGATTTTGGAATACACTGAGGTTGTGCTGGGTGCTCAACCAGTTACTCATTACGACACCGAAGCCAAGGCCGTCACACACATGAGTCAGGTTGCTAATCTGTTGCAACAGATCACAACCAAGACAGCCGAATCTGATCCTTACACTGATCAGATCGACGACATGACAGATCAGGCTCTGCAGATTGTGAGTTATGATGCACTAAACGATCTCAATCGACTGCAAGAGCATCAGGACTTCCTGCTTAAACTGCTGACCAGCAAGGACAGTTTTGTTCGCAAAAAGATTATTGATCAGAATCTAAGTTATCTCAACGCAAGGCTCACGCACTATCTGGATCGCATTGGGTTGCCGCACACTGTGAAGTTTCAAAACGATCTCAGTGTCAGCATTGAAGAACTGGGTCGTGAACTGGACTTTGACAATCTCAGCAGAGGTGAACGCACCAGACTGATCTTGAGTTTAAACTTTGCATTCCGCGACGTTTGGGAAAGCCTGTACTCACCAATCAACCTGTTGTTTGTAGATGAACTGATTGACAATGGCCTGGACACAGCAGGTGTAGAGAATGCGCTGGCCCTGCTCAAACGCATGAGTCGTGAACGCCACAAGAGTATCTGGCTTGTGAGTCATAGAGATGAACTGAGTGGACGAGTAGAAAACATCCTCAAGGTTGTGAAGGAAAACGGATTCACAAACTACAACACCGAGGTTGAACTTGCGTAGTATTCAAGTCCTACATTTGGAACCCACGGACGTGTGTCAGGCCGCCTGTGCCCTGTGTGCCAGAGAAACTGATCTCAACTTCCGCAAGGATCGTCAGCATCATCTCACAGTGTCAAAGATTCTTGAACACTTCACTGACGAACAAATTGCACAACTTGACAAGATGTTCATGTGCGGTGTATATGGTGATCCAGCAGCTGGAAAACACACTCTGGACATTTACAATTATTTTAGAAATTTAAACCCTAACATTACATTGGGTATAAACAGCAACGGTGGCCTGCAAACCACACTATGGTGGCATGCCCTGGGCACTATGTTTAACCAGCCCCAGGATTATGCGGTGTTTAGCATTGACGGTTTAGAAAGCACAAACGAAGTGTATCGAAAGAATGTCAAGTGGTCTAAGCTAATGCAAAACGCACAAGCGTTTATAGAAGCTGGGGGCTCTGCACACTGGGATATGCTAGTGTACAAGCACAATCAACATCAAGTTGATGAGTGCGAACAACTTGCTCGCAACATGGGATTCAAATGGTTTCGTGCCAAGATTAGCCGCCGTGGATTCACAGATAGACTTGAAGCACCTGTAGGATGGCATCTTCCTCAAGTGATTTCTGCCCAAATCAATTGTCATGCACTCCAAGAGCAAAGCGCATACATTGATGCGCAAGGTAATATGAGTCCTTGCTGTTGGTTGGGTTCTAGACAACGAGATTTTGTCACAGATTTTGACAGTGTGCAAAGTTCCTGGAATAGTCCGCAGCCCAATATTGTTTGTGTAGACACATGCGGATCCAAAGATGGCGGCTCTAGTTTTAGTAACCAATGGCAAAGAGAGACTGAACTGCATGTTTAATTTTGATACCATTGACGAGTATCAGTTGGAAATTACAACTTACTGCAATGCTGCTTGTCCTCAATGTCCACGAAACTCACTTGGGCACGGACTCAATCCGTTTATGCCGCTGGATCATCTTGACAGAATGGTAATTGACACAGCATTCACTGACGAGTTGTGTCAACGATTGAGACAAGTGTTCTTTTGTGGCAGCTACGGTGATCCAATCATGCATCCAGACTTCCTGGGTATACTTAGAGATTTTAGAAGAAAAAATCCTACCTTGTGGTTGTATATCCATACCAATGGAGGAGTGCATGAGCCAGCGTACTGGACAGAGATAGCACAAATCATGAACGGGTATGGACAAATTGATTTTGGCATCGACGGCCTGGAAGATACTTTACATCTGTATAGAAAGAATGTAAAATATCACAAAGTCATTGAAAATGCTCAAGCCTATATAAATGCCGGCGGTAGAGCGCAGTGGAATTTTATTGTGTTCAAACACAACGAACATCAAGTTGAGGCTGCAAAGCAACTGGCACACGACATGGGATTTTTTAATATACTGATACGTAAAACGGGAAGATTTTTAAATCATGACACTCTGGAAGAACTGTCTGAGTGGCCTGTATCAAACAGTAGCCAGGTGCTAGAGCCTCCAGAAAATTCTGAATACAGAAACCGTAGTATGATGTTCCTGCCCATGCTCAAGAGTGAATACAAAAATATCAAAGACTATTTTGATACAACTGAGATAAAATGTGATTCCTTACTAGGTAAAAAAGTTGTGATTACAGCACAAGGTGTCGTGCTACCTTGCAATTTTTTCAATCACAATTTGTACGATGCTAGGTTCCGCAATAATTCGTTGCCAGGTGCAAACGCCTTGAGCCAGGTCAATGGCAAGAATCAAGTTCGTGAATTTTTAGAAAAATACGGATTAGATAATTTGAGCATACAACATCATTCACTTGATGCTATTTTTAACAATGCGTTCTGGAATGATCTGGTGAGCAGTTGGAACAATAAAAATAGGCTGTTTGAATGCGCAATGACTTGCGGGTCAAAATTGCAAAAAGTATGGGATCAAGGAGGATCCGTTAGATGAACACATTGATCACAGGTGGCAACAAAGGGCTAGGGTTGTATCTAGCAACTGCATTGAATGCACAAAGCATCAGCAGAGCAAACGGCTGGGATATCACCAAAGATGTTGAAAAAATTGCTGCCCACAGCATAGACTACGATGTGTTTATCAACAATGCATTTGACGGTCCTCCGCAAGAATCCTGGGCAAATTTTGCACAGTCACAGGTGTACTTTGCAGTGTATGATGCGTGGAAAACTGCTGGCAAGACAGGACATATTTTCAACATCGGCAGCTCGGGCAACAAGACCGTTGTTGCACCTGAGCCCAGATTTGAAACCTACAGAGTAGCCAAAGCTGCCTTGTCGCATGCCAGCAAGCAAGGTACACAGGCATTTAAACAAAATCAAGTGGGATTCAAAACCACACTAATAACACTGGATAGACTGGATACTGAGTTGACTCGTAGCCGCGCATCCTGGACAGGCAACGGAATCAATCTAAACGACATAAGCAATTTTATAAAATACGCTATCACTGTGGATTCAAACACAGTGCTAGAAGAGGCAACTTTTTACTGCAATCTCAACCACAAGGCATAACTATACTGCAAAGGTAATACAACAAATTTTCGCATGACATGGCACTATCAAAACACTCCAGTTGAGACACTGCCCGAAGAATGCATAGGATTTGTTTACCTGATCACCAATAATCTTTCTGGTCGCAAGTACATAGGCAAAAAACTAGCTAAATTTTCAAAAACCACATACAAAACAGTCAAGCAAAAAAACGGCATCAAGAAAAAAAAGAAAATTAGAACCAAAATTGACAGTGATTGGCGCGACTACTACGGTTCAAGCGAAAATCTTACTGTTGACGTAAACACCCTAGGCACCGAAAACTTCACCAGAGAAATACTTTACTATTGCACTTCAAAAGCACAATGTTCATACATTGAAGCTAGAGAACAGTTCAATCGCAAGGTATTGGAATCCGCAGATTATTACAATGGCCATATCTCAGTCAGAGTACATGGCTCACACATCATAAACAAAATTTAAGGCAACACAAACGACACTGTGCCGAATGTTTGGTTCGGCTCCATTGAGGAACGGTGAGATACCCGGTCTGGACTTGGACGTCAAAGGCAATTGCTAACTTAAGGCAACAAATGGTTTGGGCTCTGTGAAGAAGATACACCCCATGC